CTGTTTCATTGGGGAAAACCGAGCGCACCTTTTAAAATTGATTTTTTACTATAAAATATAGTAAAAATAGAATATGACTACCTATACCGATGAAGAAAAGGAGGTGATTAGGAAGCAACCTAATCACTTGTGGGAGATTATCAAGGCAAATCCGGATAAGCCAGGTTCCCCCTATCACTGGGACTGGCGCGGTATCTCTCAAAACCCAAATATTACATGGGAGATTATTCAAGAGAATCCGGACAAGCCATGGGACTGGTGTTACGCTTCTCAAAACCCAAATATCACATGGGAGATTATTCAGGCAAATCCGGACAAGCCATGGGACTGGAATTATATCTCTAAAAACCCGTCTATTACATGGGAGATTATTCGGGCAAATTTGGATAAGTCATGGAACTGGCATTATTTATCTCAAAACCCAGCTATCACATGGGAGATTATTCAAGTGAATCCGGTTAAGCCAGGTTCCCCCTATCGCTGGGACTGGCGCGGTATCTCTCAAAACCCAAATATTACATGGGAGATTATTGAGACGAATCCGGACAAGCCATGGGACTGGTGGAGAATCTCTTGCAATCCAAACATCACATGGGAGAATATTCAAGCAAATCCGGACAAGCCGTGGGACTGGTGGAGAATCTCTTGCAATCCAAACATCACATGGGAGATTATTAGGGATAATCCAGATAAGACATGGAACTGGTGGTATATCTCTCAAAATCCAAATATCACATGGGAGATTATTAAGGATAATCCAGATAAGCCAGGTTCCCCCTATCGTTGGGACTGGTATGGTATCTCTGGTAACCCAAACATTACATGGGAGATTATTAGGGATAATCCGAATAATCCATGGGTCTGGCATACTATTTCTTACAATTGTTTCCACTACGATAAAACTATCCTTGCTAGACTGGTAAAAGAAGAAAGAGAATGTAAGACCAAAGAAAGAAGAGACCTTTTTCGTCAGATATGGACTAGCGAAGGTAACCAAATGGTAAGAAATAGCGATGTATCTAGTGTGATTGAGAAGTTTATTGGGCATGAATAAGAGGGAAATCCGAGCGCACCACGAAAAAACACGAAAAAATTGATTTTTTACTATAAAGTATAGTAAAAATAGAATATGTGTAGTTATACTGATGAAGAAAAGGAGGTATTAGCAAAGCAACCTAATCACCTATGGGAGCTTATTAAGGCATTTCCAGATAAGCCTTGGAATTGGTATAAAGTTTCTTCCAATCCAAACATTACATGGGATATTATTAGAGATAACCCGGGTAAGCGATGGAACTGGTGTAAGATATCTCATAATCCTAATATTACTTGGGAGATTATTAGAGATAATCCTGACAAGCCATGGAACTGGTGTAAGATATCTCATAATCCCAATATTACATGGGAGATTATTAGAGATAATCCAGATAAAGATTGGAACTGGCATGAGGCATCTAGCAATCCTAATATTACGTGGGAAATTATTAGAGACAATCCTGACATGCCATGGAATTGGTATTGGTTGTCTTATAATCCTAATATTACTTGGGAAATCATTCAAGCTAATCCTGACAAACCGTGGGATTGGGATGGTGTATCTATGAATTCTAATATTACGTGGGATATCATTAGAGACAATCCAGATAAAGATTGGACTTGGTTTGGGGTATCTAGCAATCCTAATATTACTTGGGAAATCATTCAAGCTAATCCTGACAAACCGTGGGATTGGGATGGTGTATCTATGAATCCTAATATTACGTGGGATATCATTAGAGATAATCCTGATAAACCATGGGAATACATCTGTATATCTATGAATCCTAATATTACTTGGGAAATTATTAGAGATAATCCAGATAAAGATTGGAACTGGCATGAGGTATCTAGAAATCCTAATATTACTTGGGAAATCATTCAAGCTAATCCTGACAAACCGTGGGATTGGGATGGCGTATCTATGAATCCTAATATTACGTGGGATATCATTAGAGATAATCCTGATAAACCATGGGATTGGGATAGGATATCTTGGAATAAATTTCAATATGATAAGACCGTACTTGATAAGCTAGCAAAAGAAGAACGGGAGCATAAGATGAAAGAAAGAAGGAAACTATTTAGGACTGTCTGAACCAGTGAAGGGGGTTACCAGCTAAGAAATAGGGATATTTCTAGTATAATCGAGAAGTTTATTGGGTATGAATAATTTTCCTTTCCTGATAAAATGGTATGGGAAACCCAAGTGCACCACTTTATTTTCCCTTCAATTTAGCCTTATCCGAAAAAATTGATTTTTTATACCAACTTCGGTATAAAAGCAACCATGGCAATCCAACAAAATAATCATTACAAGGTAGTTATTGCCGGTCTTTCCGGTTGTGGCAAGTCACAGTATATTAATCGTATTCTTGGTAATCCATTTGAAAAAAGATGGATAACAGATATTCGTAATTATATTATGAATGTTAATATTAATAATTACAACGTTGAAATTGTCGAACAACCGGGTATGATGATGATAGATCGCAATCATATTTATAGAGGAATTGATGCACTTATCGTACTATATGACCACCGGCGTAATAGTATGAAGTATGCACTTGCATCTATCGAGGAAGCGAAAGAATATAACCCAGACGTCCGAGTGATTATTGTAAAGTCTAAGTGTGATGTGACAAGCGAACGCCCTCATGGAGATATCGGAATGCCTACGTATAATGAGTATTCTCGAGGCAATAATACGATTCCGGAATCGTTTTATGCGTCCTTGCCTAATGACATTATCCCACCTGATATCCCTCGTCCTAACCCTATCCATGTTAACCCGCCTAATAATCCGCCTAATATCCCTCACCCTATCCATGTTATCCCGCGTAATCCCCCTCGTCGAGCACTAACTGAAAGAGACCCGGAAGTACCTCCGCATTTTGCAGACCTATTTTATAGACTTAGACCGGAAGACCGTGAATGTTCTATTTGCCTACAAGAAATTTCTAGCAATTTGTTTATTACAAAATGTTACCATTACTATCACAGAGATTGTCTGAATCAGGTTAGAATAAGAAAATGTCCTATGTGTAATATGCAACTTTAAGTGGTGCACTTGGGTTTCCTCAGATGTAGAGAGGAAAAGCTAATGCACCACTTTTTTCTCTTATTATAAAAATGATTTTTATACCAATTCTAGTATAAAAACAACCATGTGTATCATCTGTGAAAATCAGAATAACATTCAGGCTATTATTAATCTTACAGAAATTAATTGTTTTAGGTGCAAGACTCTTGAAACAATTCCTATACTTCCAAATCTTCAACGATTATTTTTTTATCGTTGTCCTAAACTTACTTCCATTCCAATACTTCCCGCTCTTCGAGAATTAAATTGTCAAAAATGTCCTCTTCTAACTTCCATTCCGATACTTCCCGCTCTTCGAGAATTAAATTGTCAAAAATGTCCTTTACTTTCTTCCATTCCACCAGTACTTCCTGTTCTTGAAAGTTTGAATTTTTCTCATTGTCCTTCATTAGTATCTATTCCTATGTTTCCCGCCGTTCGACTATTGGATTGTTCTAAATGTCCTAGACTTACATCTATCGATGTACCTCCTAACATCCGAATATTGAGTTGTTCTTATTGCCCTCTTCTTACTACTATCCGCGGACTTCCTGAATTTCTCATTTTCAATTGGGCTGGTTGTCCTTGGCTTCCTCGAAATCCCAATTACAATGCCAATCTCGAAAAACTTTTATTTTTGCAAAAGGCCTTTAAACGTATGCTTTTCAGACAGAGAATTAACCGGTTTATTATCCTTAAGAAACATCTAAAATTACCTAGAGTCCTAGCAGGAATGATTGCGGGATACTAAGGGAAACAAAGTGGTGCACTTGGATTTCCCCTAAAAAGGTAAGGAAACCCAAGTGCACCACTTTATTTCCCTTCATTTTCTCCCCTTGTTCCAAAAAATAAAAAAATTGATTTTTTATACCAACTCTGGTATAAAAAGCAACTATGTGTATTTTTTGCACTTCTACCGTGGAGGAACTTCAACAGCTTGAAGAAATTCAATGCGGAGGATGTAAATCTCTTACTTCTATTCCTGAGCTTCCGAATCTTAAAATATTAAGCTGTTCAGGATGTACATCTCTTACTTCTATTGCTAATAATACAAATCTTCGGGGGCTGTATTGTAGCGGATGTACATCTCTTACTTCTATTCCTGAGCTTCCACACTTAAGACTATTAGATTGCCAAAGATGCCCTCTTCTTACTTCAATTCCTGCGCTTCTACCCCTTAGAAGATTGTATTGTAGAGAATGTATATCTCTTACTTCTATTCCTGGGCTTCCGAACTTAAAAGAATTAAATTGTAGAGAATGTACATCTCTTACTTCTATTCCTGGGCTTCCAAATCTCGAATATTTGAATTGCAATGATTGTACATCTCTTACGAACATTCCTGAGCTTCCAGCTCTTGAGAGATTAGGGTGCGGAGGATGCACATCTCTCATTTCTATTCCCAGCCTACCAAATCTTAAAGAGTTGAATTGTAACGACTGTACAAGTCTTGTTTTAATCCTTAATCTTCCAGCTTTAAGAGGATTGAAATGTGAAAGATGTACATCTCTTACTTCTATTCCTGAATGTTCGAATCTAAAACCAGTCAGGTTCTTCAGAAGTTTGGAAAGAAAATAATTTTAAGGAGAATCGCCCTTTTCTTGAAAATGGTAAATATCTTCCAAATCTTAAAAGTTGTATTGTGAAGAATGTACAGTCTTGTTTTAATTTTCTCCTAATTTTATTAATACGAATATAACAAGGATGCCCCATTGATTCCTTTTTAAAATGAAAAGTAGCTGGGATTGATTATTTTTCCAATAATTTAAGTGGTGCGCTCGGTTTTCCCTATTAAAAACATAGGGAAAACCGAGCGCACCACTTTGTTTTCCCTCCCTCTTCCTTATACCTCATACGAATATTTTTTCCATAACCTAATAAATGAGGACACTACTCTTTAGAGAAAGTCCGCTATTAGGTTATACGATTATTTTAACCTGTATCATATGTGCATATTATAGGAATCGACCGCTATTATACCTTTCTTTAACTATTCTCTTACTTTTGCTATATTTCTACCGCTATACGCCTACTAGTATAAAAATAGAAAATAATCAGGTTGCTTCTCCCGCGGAAGGTCTCGTTACAAATATTAAGGATGTTTATACCAATGGAATCAAGTACAAATACATAAGCATCTTTCTAGACGTCTTTAATAACCATACGCAGATATATCCGGTTAACGGTAAAGTCCTATTCCGGTACTATGATAGAACTGGCGTATTTAATCTCGTGATACATGCAGACAAGTCACGCTATAACGAAAAGAAGATGCATGTAATACGCATGAATAAAATAGGCAACTATACACCGCATATTCAACTAAGTCAGATAGCGGGCATGTTGCCGAGAGCTATAGTATCTGATGATGGACTAGACTACTATAATGCAGGAGATTACCTAGGTATGATTAAATTCGGTAGTCGTGTAGAGTTATTCTTAAGTCATTGTGATTATGTTAGGCTTAATGTGAAAGAAGGACAGAAAATTAAGCTAGGTGAACTAATAGGGGAATACGTGGTGCGTTAGGATTCCCCTTGTATTTCGAGGAAATCCTAGCGCTCCTTAAAATTGATTTTCCACTATAAAGTATAGTAGAAAATAGAACATGATTACCTATACCGAAGAAGAAAAAGAAGTGATTAGAAAGCAACCTAATTACCTATGGGAGCTTATTAAAGCTTTTCCTGCTAAGCCATGGAACTGGGAACAGATTTCTCAAAACCCAGCTATTACATGGGATATTATTAAGGCTTTTCCCGATAAACTATGGGATTGGTATTATTTATCTTGTAACCCAGGCATCACATGGGAGATTATTAGGGATAATTCTGACAAGCTGTGGAATTGGTCGGGTGCCTCTAGTAACCCAAATATTACACTAGAGATTATTAGAGATAATCCTGATAAACCATGGGACTGGCGAGGTGTTTCTTTTAATCCAAATATTACACTAGAGATTATCAGGAATAATCCTGACAAGGAATGGGATTGGTGGAGTGTTTCTTTTATTCCAAATATCACATGGGAGATTATTAGAGATAACCCAGATAAGCCATGGAATTGGTTGATTATATCTACCAATCCAAATATCACATGGGAAATTATTCAGGCAAATCCGGATAAACCTTGGGACTGGGATGGTATCTCTCGTAACGCAAATATTACACGTGAGATTATTAGGGATAATCTAGACAAACCATGGGACTGGCAGGGTATGTCTGATAACCCAGCTATTACATGGGAAATTATTCAGGCAAATCAGGATAAACCTTGGGATTGGGATGGTATCTCTCGTAACCCAAACATTACATGGGAAATTATTCAGGCAAATCCGGATAAACCTTGGGACTGGAATGGTATATCTGCAAATCCAAACATTACTTGGGAGATTATTAGAGATAATCCTGATAAACCTTGGGACTGGCGGGTCTTTTCTAACCCATCTATTACTTGGGAGATTATTAGAGATAATCCTAATAAGCCATGGGACTGGTGGCGTATCTCTTGCGACCCATCTATCATATGGGAGATTATTAGAGATAATCCTAATAAGCCATGGGTTTGGCGGAGTGTCTCTCGTAACCCAAACATTACTTGGGAGATTATTAGAGATAATCCTGATAAACCTTGGGACTGGCTTTGCATTTCTTCTAATATCTTTTACTATAACAAGACAGTCCTTGCTAGACTGGTGAAAGAAGAACGTGAGCGTAAGGCGAAGGAGAGAAGGAAAATGTTTAGGAAAGTGTGGACTAGCGAAGGTAACCAGATGGTAAGAAATAGTAATGTGTCTAGTGTAATAGAGAAATTTATTGGGTATGAGTAAGGGGAAACTGAGCACCCCTCTTTTCCCGCTTAAAAACACACTCCATTCTTATAACAAAATGAATACACAATATAACGCTATACTTTTCGCTACTGACTTTATAACTGATACTGTAAGTAGACTATCTCACGTAAAGGAACCTTCGCAGACTTTACTAGAACTATTTGCAGAAACGGAAAAGAAGGGCTCCGGCCGTTCAATTGACCTTGTTGCTTATTGGCCCGAAAGTAGGCTGAAAGATTCTTATAATGAAAGAATTAAACTTCTTCATAAGACTTTAGATGATATTATTCATGATATCGAGCTTTTTTCTGAATACCTAGTAAAGCACGAAAGTATTCTTACTCCCGAGGTAGCAAACGCATTCGCTGTTATAGTTGATAGCATTACCGCGAATGCTAGAGAACTAAAGACTAAACTTGTAGAAAAGCAATGAAAAAACGGTAAAGATTTTGAAATAAGATGTTGTTTCAAAAAAGGCGCACTTTCTTTTCCTGATGAAAACAAGTAGGGAATCCCAACGCACCACTTATTTATACTGAAAATTATAGGGAAAGGAATTTATTTTAAGATTATTTTTGGAAAAATTGTTATTTTTTCGTAGAATTATTTTAAATTTTCTAATCTTACAAAAAGGTGCGCTTCGTTTCCCTCTCTAAAATCCTCAGGAAAAGAAAGTGCACCACTTGTTTTAAAGGGATTTCAGGTATGAAATGAAAAAATCTAAAATTTGTTTTTGTAGAATTTTAGATTTTGCAAAATAATAATTCTAAAAATAATTTCTAAATTATAAAAAATATTTTTCTATAGAATAATTTTATTTTCCAAGATTTTTTTCCAAAATAGAATTTGCAAAAATAGAATTTCCTTTTTCCACAAAAGGCGCACTTGCTTTTCCTCTCATACATCCGCTAATATTTCTCCTGCACTACAACAAGTCTTTAGCCATACCTCACATCCACTTCCCTTTTTATACTCACTTAGCTTCTCGTCAAAGAACGCTGGTTTCACCAATGTACACTTTCCGCACTTGGTCTTTACTACCTTTCTGGGATTATCAGAGCTCTTCTCTATTATAGCCTGTATAAAATCCTGTGGATAGACTCTATAAGGTTCTACTAGTATAATTTTAGTATTCTCTTCAGGTTCACTAAGAACCGAGTTTATAAGGGTACCAGCGTCATCATAGTCCTTAGAGTACCCTCTTACAGTCAGAAGCTTCCTCAAGTCCGCAGGTATACTTGCTATATCAGAATAAGGAAGACTGGCAATAATATCATCTACTCTTACAGTCTGGTCTAGTATAGAGTTTATAAAAGGCCTTAGCTTTTCCATATTCTTAATGTCTAGAGGAAATACCACCACTACTCGGTTAGTATCCCCTTGAGGGAGTTTAGCGTATTCTTTCACGTATAATTCCGTGCTATTTCTGTGTAAGGAAATATACCTAAATACCCCATAATGAACTAGGAAAAGATAAATTAGCGTTACTATCGATGCCATCAGAGAAGTAAACAAAAACGTTTTTCTTTCCATTTTATTAACTAAAAATATTTATTATACGAAATTTCGTATAATAAAATGATTACTGTTGCTACTAAATTGGAGAGCTTAACAAACATAGATAACAGTCTAATTTTTTACCCTAGCGTTTTTGGCGACGCTGTAGTAAACGACGTGACTACCAATTTAGCTAATGACCCTGACGGAGTTTTATTATGTCTAACCGTTGGACTAGCATATATAACGGAAAAGTGTTTCCGCCCTAAATACTACGACAAGCAACCCGGTACAATAGCATGTGTATTTTTAAACGACCATAAAGCGAGAGAAGGTATATTTCCTAAAGGGTCTGTGCTACTCATAGGCGCTAATATGCGGTATTATACACAAGCTCTACCAAAAGAATGTGTAAAACTATATGAGGAAACCTTTCTTCCCTATGTTTTTCCGACTATACAAGAACGTCTGGTGTATTCTCAGTTAGTGAAAAAGGATTTAAAGGACGTTCTTAGAAAGCCTATGTGGGAACAGTGTGTACCTATATCGGACCTTGTAGAACTAGGAAAAGGGTGCTACGGTAGCGTGTACAAGACTAAGCAGGGACCGGAATACGCTGTAAAGTTCTCAAAGGTCAAGCCGGAAACGTACACAGCCAAAGATGTTAGTGCTTCTTCCTCTTGGCATGAGGTGTATATTTTAGGTGATATCATACGCCCCATAATAGAGAAGAAAATATGCCCTAATCTTCCCTTGCTTTATAACGTACTTACCTGTAAGAAAAAGGAAGGGGCTATAATCACTACTATGGAACTGGCTTCGGGAGACCTAAAACAGTACCTACTCTCAGAGGAAAAAATAAGCCAAGAAGAAGCCATGTCCTGTATCTTTCAGATATTCGCTGGGCTACATGCTATACAGATGAATGGGCAAATAATGAATTTTGACGTGAAAAAGGAGAATATTCTATACTATAATATTAAACCTGGAGGTTATTGGCATTATAAAATACTAGGAAAGGATTTTTATGTACCAAACACGGGAAAGTTATTCGTTCTAAATGACTTTGGAATTTCTAGAAGTATGAGCCCTTATTTTCCTATGTATAAAACTGACGAGGACAAGACCTTTAGGCTAGGGTCGCGATATGCAGTACTCTATAACGGGGCTTTCGTTCCTATACATTCGACCCTACAGTATAACCATGATGAGGAAAAAGTGGAACCGAATAAGATAACATGGGAAGACGATACAACCTCTTACGGGGCAGAGTTTAGGCTATCTAGAAGTAATGGCAAGGTGCTCCCTGTAGAGATTAGTGTACCAGACAATGTAACTTCCTATTTGAAAAAGGTAGGTATACCCCTTAATGTAGGAAGCTACAAGTTCTATACCAGGCCTGACATCATACCACCTTTCGAGTTCTTTAATGATACACAGGATGCTGTTAGAATGTTCGTGGGAGGCAAGCGCACTACTCAGAAAGGGAATCATAGGGTATACGGCGCTTTCCCTAAGAATATACTTTCTCAGTTAAAGCGGTATGTGTACAAAGCGGAAAATCTCAAAGCCGGAACGTTACCTAAAGACCCTAGTAAAGTACTCGCAGGGCAGTTTTTACTAAGCTTTTTCGGTGAAGAATCTGAGATGCGAAAAAAGCCGAAAGGAGTTATGCTGGAAAGTTATGGAGAAAAATAGCTCTTAAATTAGTAGGTAATTTAAGACTCTTACATCGTATACACATAATTTACAAAGGCATCACAATTCTCGCGCTTAAACTTATGGTGATTACCTTCCAAAATATGCCGAAGAAGATATTCAGTAGCAAAATTAGATGTGAAAACAAGATGATTTAGACCATCTCCAGGGCATATCTCATCATCATAATCTGGAATATCAGTGATAACATATACGGAATCATCGCCATGCTTACACATAATAGCCAAGTCCTTATTCATCTCGTCACAAAGGGCCTTTGACAATCTTCCATGGACCTTTACATACTCCTCTTGAGCCTCAATATAAGGAGTTACCTTATCGGTATAAGGGCGAACAATATTAGCAATTTGTTGGTGAACGGTAGACATTTTTATTTTCAAGGTTAATAAGCTTTGAAAATCATTTTTATTTTTAGATTCTATACACATAATGGATATACTCATCGATAAGCTCCCGTTCGAATTTATCAAACTGACCTCCAATAAGCTGGTATAGAAGATACTCGGACTTTAGATTCGCCTCGAAAATTAGCTTTCTCGGTTCAGTAACATAGCTACCGATATATAGGTTAAACCAATTTTCGCCAAAGTCATCTGCAAACTCAGAAATAAACTCCTTTAATTTCTCGTTAAACTCATGGTTCAGAGTCTCAGAAAGCTTCTGGTGTTCCTTAACATGCTGTTCCTGTGTTTTAATATAGTCTTTTGTCGCGTCGATGTAAGGCTTTAGTACATAAGCAATCTTTGCATGAATAGAATATGGCATTTTGTATTGTAGTTCCTACGAGTCCTTTAGAAATCATTTTTATTTCAGGTAAGAACTAGCCAAAAGAGAGTATACGGCATAATAGGTAGAACTTACGGCATCCTGCTCATGATAGGCAAAGACCTCTTCGCTATCCAATAGAGGACGAGAAACATATGCTCCGTTATAGTACTCGCCAATAAGGACCTCTCCAGGTCTTAACTGGTCTCTAAGACCTTGTAGGGTATATGACGGGTTTAGTCTGCGCCCTAGTTGAATAAGCGCTTCTTCATTAGTAAAATAATACATTTGCTTTATTCAAATTAAAGCTTATTTAAACTCTAATAAAATGTTATCTCTTATAGACAATACACGTACCGATAAGAATACTACACACTCTTATATACCGCTATATGAATCACTTCTGGAGAAGAGACGCGAAAAGGTCAAGAATGTACTAGAAATAGGTATAGACAAAGGTGGCAGTATAAAACTATGGCATGATTATTTTCCTATGGCGAATGTATATGGTCTAGATATTATGAAGAATAATGATGTATGGGATGAACTGAAGAATAATGGACGTATACACCTAATGACAGAGACGAACGCATATACACCGGAAGTTATAGATTCTCTACGACATATACAGTTCGATATGATACTTGATGACGGTCCTCATACACTAGAAAGTATGAAATTTTATGTACAAAACTACTCTTCCTTACTTGCCGATGACGGTATATTAATACTAGAGGATGTACAAAGCATGGACTGGCTTCTAGTTCTTTCACAATGTGTACCTGAAGACCTGCAGAAATACGTAAAGACTTATGATTTACGAGAAAATAAAGGCAGGTATGACGATATAGTATTTGTTATAGATAAATCAGTCTAAAAATACCGCTTTAAATTTCTCCATTACCTTTTCCGGTGAAAAATCCCTATAACAATTCATGTCCTTTCCTTCATACTCCTTCTTATCGAAGAAATAGAGAAGGCAGAAAAACTCTTGCAAGTTCGTAAAGTATAGCGCCTTATCCCCTAGTATAGCTAGATGCGCTGTATTCCATAGGTTATTACTCTTATAACAAATAATGGGTTTGTTATATGTACTCGCTTCCCCTATAGCTAGGCCGAAACTATGCCCTAGTGTACCGCATTCAAGGAAGGCATCAAGGGTATTCAAATACCTATTCTTATCCTCATCTGACGCTATCTTTTCCAGGTACTTTATTTGCGGGTGTTTAACTACCTGGTCAGTGTTAATAAAGATAAAATACATGTCCTTTCTATTATGTACTAGATAGTCTATAACGTCCCAGCAGTAGTCTATATTAAAGGTATCAGGTCCCCCATACCTACCAAATACCACAGCATCAGAAGGTATACCTAAAGACTCACGTAGATTCTCATTATTGATAGGCTTTATACCTATCATATGCGGGACATATACAGATGACCCGTATTTTTCAGCTAGCTCCTTGGACACACCAGCATATACGTCTCCATGGGATTCTGACATATCAAATACACAGTGCACCACGGTTTTCCCTTTATGGTATACAATATCATCTTTCTTCCCGTACTTCATAGCATAAAGAACATCACAACCTTCCCTCTCGAGAACACTCTGTAATTCATCCTTTTCTATAGGAATCAGGTCAAACCTGTTTAAGAACTTGACAAGGGCCACCATGTCATTCTGGGGTAGCTTATCACGCTCTATCAGAACAATACTTTTATTTCCCAGTATATCCTCGTTATATCTAGCGTAGTCATATAGGGCAACTGAAGTCCCCCTTACTCCTATAGTACCTACATAAAATGCTATTTTCATTTTATACAGAAATTATTATGTTTAATAGGATATTTCTAATAGTGATGCTCTAGAAAATATTAGATAAGTTATAAGAAAAACTGCTATACTCATAACGGAAGATAATAACACCACCTGCTGGTAATTTAGTATACGCCGACTCTTATGGTCTGCGTATGTTACGTTATCAGGCCTGGTAAGTAGTAGTGTTGTACTGGTACAGAAAAAGGCTATTAGAGCGAATACGGCATAAGGTAACCTCTCCTTCATTTATTAAAGGTAACTTTTACATAGAAAATAAATAACAATTAAAGACGCCTGAATATACACAGGATTCGTATAAACAGAATTTTCTCCCTGAAAGAAGCTTAATATATCCTAGACCCATGTAAACGAGAGACTGCGGTAATGATAGCGTGTAAAAATAAGCATGACTAAAATAGGCTATAGACATGATTAAACAGTTTTTTAGAGACCTATGTAATAGAGATGGGAAAAGACCGTTCAAAACACTCTCTTCTAGGAAGGAAAAGAGTAGTATATGCAGATAAGGTATGTTACTTTTCAAGAGCGTTAGTTTGACTAGAGAAAAGACGTATAAAATAACCAGTAGATGTACAGCTATACGTATCCCAAAATTCTCATAGTAAGGGATGGGTCTAGTTAGAAAGTTAATTTTTCCCCTTTGTAGAAAAAGGAAGAACATAATAATAGCAGAAATTATTTTTCCAAACATTTAGAGTTTGAAAAAAGTTATAAGAAAAATCATTTTTCATTATTCCACCAAGCTTTTACGGCCTCTACAATTACAGATTTTAGGAATATAGCGAGATTTTGTACTAAATACGTTACCCATCTCACAACTAACATAGGGACCACAGACATGGAAACATACATAACATCTAGTACGTCAAAAAAGAACTTTTGCCCTGGTACAGCACCCCATAGTATCTTTATCGTCTCGTTAGTGGGACTTATTATGTAGTCTACAGGTATGTAATTAATCGCTGTTGCATATGCCTCATAAATAGCCTGTCTTTCTTTATCGTAGTCTGGGTGTTGTACTATGACTACTACCCCTGCTATACAGAAACCTACCATAGTCCACCCCCATAGCTCTTGTAGTATCTTAAGTACACTATCTACTCTTTTTCCTACTAGTCTTAGAGGTTCTATAATGACCCCGTTTATAATAGCAACAGGCCCGGTTAGAGGTAGCATAAGAGTAGATACGGCTAGCCTTTTCAGTCCAGACACTAGTTTTATACGGAACCATTTTGGAAGGTCTCTAAGTTTAACATCATCCCAGTTCTGTCCTCCTAAAGATATGTTTACCAGTTTAGCTACATCGGCCTGTATAGCTTTAGTCGCATTTACAGATTCTATAAGAGCGCTTCCGTCTAGTTGTGTCTTTGTATCGGAAATAAGGGAAGACTGTTGCAGGGCCTCTAGCTGAAGATTGAGAGCCTGACGGGTATCATGTAGGAACTGTTCGTGCAGGGCAAGTACCCGCTGGGATAACAACTCGTTAAATTCTGCTCTAGTCTTTACGTTATGCTCTTTTAATAACTCTTCCCTATCTGATGACGTACGAGATTTCGCATAAAAATCATCTACCGCCCTGTGTATATCAGGTTTATCAAGTTTGTCTTCGTCTCCCATCCCCATAACGGATATGTCTGCAAGTTCCGGTATAGATTCTATACCTGCTCCAGAAAGTAGCTGTATATCCTCTTCTAGGAGTCTCAGAATATCTTCTTCGACTATCCCAGCTTGTTTTCGAATATATGCTATACGTTCCTGCTTATCAGGTCTGTTATAGGAAGATTCGGAAAGAACCGCTATTTGATACTTTGCAAAAAATTTTCTTAAAAACTGTTGTTCTGCTTTACTTTTATCTTTAAAATTTTTGGTTCCTTCCCAGAAAATAATAAATGCGAAATAATCATAACGATTCAGATTCATTTATTATAAAAAATTAATTATCTTCATCTTCCTCGGTTCTTGCATCACTTTCTTGCTGAGACTTTGGCTTTATATATACAGATATTCTACCGAGACTGCCTATGGCTGTCTTAATTAGTAGAGAATCGCAGTTCTTAGGGTATATTTGCATAGTGGGAGATAAACCTGAAAGCTTGGTTATCTTTGTAAGCTGTTCCGTGTCAAAATCTTCACTGTACTCCACTTCGTCTTCATCCGTATCATCCGCCTCGTCATCCGTATCGGAATCCTCGGTTTCTCCTAGGTCTGTGTAGCGCTTCATGACATCCCCGACATCGTTAAAGAAGCGTACCAAGAAACCCTTTTTAATAATACGGGTCATGGCCGAGATGTTTAGACCTTTACACATCTTCTGAAAGTCGGAAGAGGCTACAATAACCGGCTTACCATATCCTTCGGGGACATCTATATCTATAGCTTGAGCGTTTTGTATCTTGACAAAGGAAGTCGTTACCCGACTATTTTCCTTGGGTATAATCTTGATGCCTAAATCAGTAGAAGCGGTATCACTAATAAATAAGCGGACGGAATCGCGCTTCTTGACTAACTTAAGCATCTTGTGAAGATGTATAAGATTCAGGCCGATAGTCATCTTCTCGGAAAGTTTGTACTTGTACACAGAGAAGTTATCGGCATCTAGGAAAAGGTCTATTAAAATTATTCTATGGTGGTCCATCATACGTAATTTAATACCCTCCTGTCCAATCTCAAAACATGCGGTCTTAAAGTTATTCTGTAGCAACTCGGCTAGCACTTTTAAAGCGAATCCTTCTCTAGTCTTTGCTTTAAATATCATAGGCATTCTCTATAAAAACAAAGAGTTTTTAAATGGAAAATAAAAATTAATTTTTATTTTCTCAAGCTATAAGAAGAATTTTAAACCATACGCATAAAAGTATATCTTGCATCTGTTCTAGAAACTTCGAAACCGTAACTAGTGTAAGACCGTATTAATTTCTTAGCGTTTTTATCTCTATTATCTACAGAAATCATAGGAGTAACCTTGTATTTTTCCGCTATAAAATCGGTAGCCTGTTTCATAGCTTCTTTACCAATACCTTGGCGTCTATAGTTTTTAGAAACACATACACGGGAAAGTGAACCCTTATTGTCTGAACATAACACACCTACCAACTTCTTTCTAGAGAAGATTAGAACCCATAGCAAACTATCTAGGGAAGGGCGCTTGGTTTCCCCAAAACATTCTTCTAAGGATTTCTGAATATCTTTGATGTATCCCTTAAAGACTTCAGGCTTTTCGTTGGGCACTATAGGTTCCAATCTAAATTCTCTTTTCGCGGTCTTCCCTTCAACTGCCTTTACCTTACCCTGTACACCGCATTGGTTATCTATCTCAAGTAGGTCCTTTTCCTCAAACCAGTTTCGCATTACCTGACATAGCGGTTTAATACCTCTTACACCACCCTCCTTTGCGGTCGTACCAAAGTAGAGAATACGTCTTAACGTATCCCTGTCGGCCGTCTTTACCTCATCTTTAAAAGTCTGGTATAACTTTGCATCTTTTTTAATTCTAGCCTTCATGTCATCTATACTATCTTTTTTCCTAAAGGTATCAGGCGGGTCTATCTTGAGTCTATTAACTATTATAGTCATTAGTTCAGGTAGTTTCCATCCACCCGCGTCACATACCTTCCCTAAGTACTTTAGGCGCTTGTCACCACTTGCAGTAGACCTCTTTGCTCCTATCTTTTCTCTTACTTCTTTTTCCTTCTCCATATCTAGTATACAGAAAGCGCTATTTTGTGGGTTATACTTTGCTATGACACCGTAAGGATTTTCGCTTACAAGTTTCTCCTTGCGTTCCTCTTCCTTCTTCTGTATCTTTTCCCTATATTTTTCAGGGCAGTCAGCCCATACCTCGTCCTTATAGCATCTTAACTTGTCTAAGAAAGTTGATACTGTCGTATTCTTTACTTTCTTAATGTAGTTTTTGAAGAAGGATAGCACCTTATTTTTAATTTCAGAATCTTCAGCCATTACACCGGCTTCAATAAAATATTCCTGTATATTCTTAGGCAGACTGTTCATAAGGCGCGAAAATTCTTTCTCATTAGTTGTACTACATAACTCAGAGACTATAAGGGGTAAAGAAGAGGTGTGTAACGTCTCGTTTAGCTCCTCAAAAGATAAAGAGGCTGAAATGTTCGGATACTTAGTGTAATACTCCGTGTAAAAATCAGGTTCTATAGCTAAGCTATCCACGAGGAAGTACACGTTATTTTCCTCTCTAAGGTATGAGATGAATCCGTATTTGTTCAGTATAGGCATGCTTTCTTCTATAGCTTGGGATAATGCAGTTAACACCTCAAACTGGGTATAAGTAGGAAGCTGGGAAGCTATGGTATTAAAGTCTAACCTAAAATGGTCCTTAAAGAGGCCTTCAACTACGTTTAGTATTTTTCTTACCGGGGTACTAGTGTAGATATTTAAAAAGGTCTTGTAGTCTACCTCCTTGCCTTTTGACTCCTCCTCTAGTGCGTATAGAACGCTACGTATTTCCTCCTCTGTAAAGTCAGATTTTAGATTATTTACTATAGATTCCACGTCAGTCTTGATATTTTCCTTTATAAGTTTCTCTATACGTTTACGTATAAGACTAGTATTAGGATTCGCATAATAGAGTTGATAAGTAGAATAATCAAGTTCGTTATCTTCCAAGTCTAGATGAGACATATCTATACCATCACACGTATAGTTACATGTAGTATAGTCGCACTCACGGGAGCCTTTAGTTCCCTGTGTGTAGTTCCTAACGTAGTTTAAAGCACAGTCAAATGCGCATTCCATCAGTATACGTATAACAGAGCGTATACTAATATCCTTGTCCTCTGAAATTTTATACATCAAATAATCGATTGACTCTACGCTATATCCTGTAGGTATAGAAATGGGCTGGAGAATTCTTACAACAGGTTTCTCCCCTAGACTTAGTAGCATGTTATGAGAACCTATACGTATACCTCTGGCTATAGCCTGTGCAGTCTCTGAGTAGTTCCAGTGCGGGGTATTAATAGACTCGAAAATTACATTATAAAATGAAAAACCTTCGCTGACTGCCCTGCTACCTATAATGACCTTTATAAATTCTCCCTTTACGTTATCTGGTCTGTTAAAGCGGTCATTTATTTTCCTAATTTCTGCTAGTGTAGCGGTCTTATTAGTTAGTATACCATATCGTAAGCCTGGTGTCTGTTCAGTACCGTTAGCCCTAGAGAATCCTACTAATTCTAGTAGAAGACTAAAGAGAATACCACCGCTACCTTGTACTAGAGAAGAATAAACAAAGCAATTACCGTTGGCTTCTAGTATATTTTTTATTACATTATAATAGGTCACAGAGTGCTTCTTAATATTTTTTAGGGTTTCCTTTGTGTTCTTTCCTACTAAAGCATTTTTGAGTTCTTCCCCCATACTGAATACCATACCGGTTCTTCCCTTTTTTATGTACTTTTTGAAACCTTCACTTCCATAACTACCATCCGGGTATACGAATAGAGATGCCTCGCGAGACCCGACATATATACCTTTTTTACCTCCCTTGTCATTGTTATAGGCTTCTGCATAGTACTTACTCTGAAAGGAGGACATCTTAAAAGGCGCCACTGTGAAATGCCGTAGTTTATCGTATTTCTCCCCTATAAACTCCTTAGGCACTGAGGATTCTGCTTCTTTTAATACTGATACCTTTCCCTTAAAAAGCTCCTTAAGTTCCTCAGCTTTATCCTGACGTATGATATATGCACCATTTTTTTCCTGCGTATACTCCTCTATAAACTTGACTCCTGTTGGTAGCTGGATAGAAAGGGGAAGAAGTAAGTTCATTACACTAGCTATTTCATCCGTGCTATCCTTCATAGGGGTACCTGACATGAGTATAACCTTACAGTTGGTTATATTGTGTAGAAACCGGTGAAACTGCTGGTACGATTCCACACCTTCCTCGTCATCCTCATCGTGTATACGTAGGTTATGTACCTCATCTATGACTATAATCTTGTTTGAAAAGAGCTCCTTAATATCATTGTCTGAAAGAGTCTTTAGTCTCTTTGCGAAACGCGCAAAAGTCTTTGTCTGGTAGAATTGTATTTTTTTCTTGATTCTTCGAACTTTTTCCAGTTCTGTTAATTTAGAAAAATTCTCAGGATAATATTGTCCTGCTGTACATTTTTCTACAAGTTGTTTTGTGAAATTATCTAGGAGTTGCGAGCCTTTCGCAAAAATTAAAGCACCGTCGTAGTTACCACCTTCGCTACGTATCTGCTCTATAGACCCTATGGCTGAGCAGGTGTTATGAGTTATGATACCATTAGCTACATAAGAATGATGAACGTCGACCTCAAGGTCATATACCCAACCTGTATAAAGTACCTCTTCTACTGATACAACCCGGTCATAAAAGACCTCTCCCTTTAGGTATACGGCTACGTTATCACCCGGAAGCGGGTCATGTATCCAACCTCGTCTAGAGAATATTTTATGCTTTTTGGTGCAGTCTAACATATACCTATTCTGCGTGACTATTTTCTTTATCTTTTCTGATACGTACTGGCGGTATAACTTGTTTACCTTGGAGGGTGATACGGTATTTTTATGCACATCATAAGCAGGGACAGTACATGCCTCTTTAGGCGTAGTCCATTCCCCGTCATCTACTAGTATACCTGTCTTGTACTTTTCCCAGGCAGAGCTTATAGCCATTCTGGTACCGTTTATGACTATAGAAGTACTAGGTAACACACACTTACCAAGACCTGGGTCATGTACTAAAAGTAGCCTATCGTAAGGCGTATGACTAGAGAGAAAACGCACAATAGTCTTTTGGTATTTTGTTAGACCCCCCCTCTCCTTTGGAAAAGGTTCGAACTTTTCCAGTTTGTTTTCGTAGAATTCCTTTTTATGAAAAATCGTATTCTGAAAATCAGAGCCGTAAGGATTTAGAATATCATACTTAGACTCATAAATATTCGGATACTTTGGTAAAAAGTCTACTATATCCATTTATTCTTATTTGAAATATTTTTAACACGGAAACGTTTAAAAATTTAGCGATTACCAAAGACTCTCTCCGAAGAATGGGAAGAAGATGAAGAACGGGAACGTCTGTGCCTTCGGTGTGAAGAATGAGAAGATTCAGACTGGGAAGAACTGCGGGAACTAGATGAGGTATGAGACCGATGGGAAGAACTGCGGGAATTACGAGAACTCGAGCGTTCAGACTCTGACCGGGAACTTGATTCTGGTATTATTTCCCTAATTATAGAGGGGTATTCTTTAGCGAACGTATCGGGGTCTTTGAGGAATAGAGACACGCGCTTAATTAACGGGTCATCGTGATTAAATACCCTTTGTACCTTGTTGCCAGGTAGCAGGCGCCCTATAACCTCATAGTGTTCATCGGGGAAGCACATAAGTAGTATAGTCTTGCGCTTTTTTGTATCTAGGCTTTTAGATGGTATTCTAGTCCTGGAATCGAAAATAAAGATATCCCTATTTACAGTATTCTTCAAACAGGCTTTTATAAGCTCGGTGAATTTTCTAGAACAGTAGCCTTCTTTCTCTTTGCCTATTCCTTTGAATAGTTCTAAAGCTATCTTTTCCGGGTCTTCGCTATTATTAAAGATGCGCTGATTAATCTGAGGTACAGTGATAAGGCCAAAGATTATTTTATATACCTCTTTATCGGCTTCTTTAGTTATCAGTTTTTTTAGTAATTTATTATCGGTAATATCGTTAGTTATAGCGTTATAGAATTTCTCTAGGACTTCACGCGGATTTTTCCCAAAGCTTTTTGCCATCTTAATCTTTCGCTTGGTATCTACACTAGAATAATCTTTACTATAGGCATGCAGAATAGCATGTATCATAGTATTTTCTTGGCCTTCTATAATGCCAGTACGAACTAGGACGTCATCCCCTTCAAACGGTGAGTAAAACACAACGGTCTTTTTAACAGGGAGAGGAGATAATGGATGAGAACTCATTTTTTCGTGACTATTGCGTTTTTAAATACCTAAATAAATGACTAAAGATAATTGGAATATTTTTAAAAATATGGTTTTATCTGACATAGAAAATAGTGACTGTAAAAATAGTATCACTGGTAACTGCGAACACACGGATACTCTAGAACAGTGTATAAACCTATGTAGCGATAACCCAAAATGCACACTGGGATATTTTATACGGTCTAAAAAGCAAAATTATTGTGTGCCTCTTATAGAGAATGCTACTATACCTTATTATAGGTTAAGAAATAGGTCAGAGTATCCAGAAACGAAGAATCTAAATACTTACGTATTCGTCTCTAAAAAGGAGGAATATCCTCCGAGACTAACTAATATGCTATTTTATACGGATACATTTAATTTAGCTATAGATAACCTATACGTAGGGGAAGATAATGGGGATGTTATACTTTCCAATAACACGACTAGTATTCAGTTACTCCCTGCTAAATTGGCCCGTAGCAACTCACAGGGCTATGTACCTGTTAGAAACGGGGATGAGGTTATATTATCTATACCTAATACAGCGTTAACTATGACAAAAGAAAACAATATGTCAACTCTTCACTGGAGTCTTAGTGCTTCGGAAATAAATACAAATGCAACTACTTTCCAGATTTTTTCCACAGAAAATAAAAAAATCGGAGAAGAGCTATCTTACTCTGGGAAATTTTATTTTTTATTCCATAATCAACCATTGAAGTACGATTCTGTAAATAAAATATTTTATATAGGGGATAAGGATTATACAGTTTTTACACTAGAACCTAAATTCTTAGTATATTACTGTGATTCTGGCTGTAAGTCTGTAAATATGCAACTTACAGAGAAAAATGGTTTACATGCATCCTATCTCGGTCACGTTGCGTACCGTAATCCATACTGCTGGAACATGTGTAGAAAAAAAAGTAAAAATTACTTGTTTTTAGTATTTATAGTAGTTATTATTCTTCTCTTAAGCTGGAAGTATCTTGTATAATCTTAATTTCTTCATCTTCCTTAATCTTGCGCTTATGTAGCTTAATAAATTTATACAGAAGCTGGCGCAACTTTATAGGGAAATCTAAAAGATTAAAGTCTATACGGTCCTTAACAAGCTTACCGTCATAGGGAATAGTCATGGGACTACCACCGTTATCTGTGTAGTAGCACTTAATAAGAGCACATACGAGTTCATGCGTCTCCACGTCGTACTCCTTAATGCGGTTAATAAAGTCTAGTTTTTCAGTAACTGTAAGGTCTCTATTAGGAAGATTAGTTTTGATACTAGAATATAGGGGGAAATCGGACATTTTTTATTTAAACTTAACTTGAGCTTTTAATTCATTTTAAAAATTAAAAGGCTATCTTTAGTATATGCTTACACAATATTACTTATTACACGATAACCCTCGATACGGTGTTACTATATCTATAGCTACACTGGTAGCGTTCATAACTACTACGTTAAGTGACCTGTTACTTCTAGTTTTAACCTGTATATTATACCATAACTATCATGATAAATTTAACGAAGATATGTCCTCCTGCTCTACTGTGTACGAGGATGGTATTTCCTATACCTGGTGGTCTACTGCTTTCATGGTACTGTTTCTGGTCTCATTTTTTCACATATGTGCAAGGTCGCCAAGAAAGTATATGGAGCTGATAGAGCTATTTGCTGTTATAGCCTCAGTTGGTTCTACTATGAATATTATAATGTTTTCTATTCTCTACTCGGACGCAACCAAGATAAATAAAGATTGTGTTACCGCCCTACTCGGGGTAGACTATAGGTTTATAGCTATAGCAGATAGTTCCCTTTATTTCCTACTTAATTCCGCTGTTAATTTTATAGTATCGCTATTCTGTGCTTTCTATTGTTTCAAGTTTAATTAGAGTATAATTAAACTTATCTTTTAGGATTATAGGCCTTGCCAAAATCTAGGTAACATACCTTGTCATCACAAACAGGTACACCGGTAGTAGGGGAATTTACCTGTTGAATAGGGGTGCCATCCTTAACCCTTTCTCCGCCAGAGAATTGTTGCTTCTTCTGTAGGTTATCCGTTATCTCCTTTATAAAGCGTCTTATCTCTCCTCCGTCATGAGGTCCTCTATAGGCCATATAGGGACGCCCGTTAATATACAGGATTATTCTAGGGACAAAACGTATAGGGTCTATCGTATTTTGGGACATCATTACTGCCTCCTTATGCAGGCTGACGTTTACAACTCCAAACTGACAGCCCATAACGGTACCTGGTAGAGTCTTAAAAATCGGTATAAGTAGCTGACAGTGTTCACAATGAGGACTATAGAATAATATCAGAGAAAAGCCTGGTATCGGATGACACATAATGTCACCCTTGGCGCCTTTCTGTATACTAAAGTCCTCACTTGATAGAAACTGTAGATTACTCATTTATTGAAAAATTACAAATTATTTAAATAAGTAAATATCAGACTTGAATAAATGGATACAGTGAAAATATTTAACCCGAAAGAGATGCCTTTTGGTCCTCTTAGTAATAACTATGTACATTTTATGCATATAGATGGGAGGAAATGGAGCACTGTGACTAATTACGTATTAGCTAATCTGCTCGTTACTCCTATATACAAGACCTCTTTACAGCTCTCGCCTACATATGGGGATACTAGAGATATGCCTGAATCCTCTATAAATAACCGAATAACACAGCTCATAGCAAATACAGAGCTCCGACAGAATAGAGTACTAAATAAGCAGGAAAAAGAGCTTATTAAACAGCGTGTTCTATCAGAGATGTCTTTTAACAGGCTTGATATATTCCAGAAGTATGCATATTACCTTAACCTGGAACGACAGGAAGCTACTAGGAAAGCCGTTGAGGAAGCCTATATGGCCAAGATAACCGAAAGTCCCGAGTTGGCTAATTCCTTACTTCTCACTGAAAATTCTCCTATAGAATATGTCAGCGATAACGCCTTCTTAGGAGTAGGTAAGGACGGTAGTGGTATGAATGTCATAGGAAAGGTCCTTATGCAGATTAGGCATAACCTATATACCCAAAAAAGGATAGAAGAGAATATGGAAAAAGACGAAGAGAAAAATAAGCTTGTTTTCGAGACCTACAAAGCCTATATTATGCTACTGCAGGAGATTGGTCGCTTAAATAACCTAAAAGACTATATGAATCTTACCCCAAAAGATATTATAAGCTTATACAAGTCTAAGCACCCTGATGACGTAAACATTAGCAAGGCTAGTAAGAAAATCATACAGGATATGGTTTCCAAAGGGCAACTTCCTATAATTAAGGAAATTATAGAGAAGCCTGAACTAGCAAAATCTTTAGCTTCTCTAGTCTATAATGCTAACCGTAAGCATATCCGCCTAGGAATGCTAAATAAGCATAACGAGATTATAGCCAAGATATATACACAGTATATTCTAAAGGAAAAGTTCCCTGAGATGCCTAAAGGAAAAGTAAAGGAAGCCTCTCTTCAACTAGAACTGGTTACATCTACCCCGTCAGAGTATAAGGAACTAGTAGACAAGATAGTTAATAAGTACTACAGCGGTGACTTGCCGGGCAAAGTTGTACAAAAAATTAACTCGGCTCTCGAAGAGTATCCTTTAGATATGGAAGAAAAGAAGGAAAAAGATGAGGAAGACAAGGAAAGCGAGGAGAAAGATGAAAAAGAAGAAAAGAAGGAGGAGGAATCCCGAAGTTCTTCGGGAGATGTAGAGAGGGAAATACTACTTGTAAAGCTATCTGATTATACCGGTAAAGCTCCCCGCACGTATAGGGAATGGTCTACGGACAAAATACAGCGACACGTTCAGCGCTATGAAGGTGAAAAGGAACCCAAGACTAAAGGCGCTTGGAAGGTTATCATTAAGCATAGACGAAACAATAAGAAGGAAATTATAATGGTATCCGGTGTAAAACCTGACAAGGAAAAACTAGTGAAAAAATATAACAAGGAACATCCTGATACACAAATTAACCGTAGACAGGTACTGGTTCTCTGGGTTCCCGAAAGGAATCAACCTAACGGTGACGAAGATGATAAAGAACTAGAAAGTGAGGTTAAACAGCCTCTTTTTGAAAAAGTGGAAGGCAAGCCTATCCAGATATACGCTGATATCTCTAAGAATCCAGACAAGCTAAAGGAGCTAAGCCCTCTATACGAAAAGGAGTTTATCATTGCTAATTCTGCCTATCCATCTGTAAGCATATACATAACCGTGAAGCTAATGACTCTAACGGGTATGTCTAGTAATGTTAAGCAGAAGGGTATGTTCTCGAAAGGCATGTCAGTCCTTGAGGCTAGAAACGCTGTATTAGACAAGGGCCTTCCGTTTGTTTCCTCTGGTAAAAAGTTCGTAAGCCCTGACAAGGCTAACCAAATATACGCTGATGAGGATAGACGGGCTATGCATGAACTATTTAAGAACTTCTTAAGAGTAGCTCTAAATAAAAAGTTTGAGGATTCTAACCTACAGAATATACTTTTACTAACAAAGACTAAAAAACTAGTTTGGGACGACCCTACTGACCCAGCTAACGTAGTAGGAGAAGAGCTTATGTCAGTTCGCAAGAATATACTAGTTAAAAGGGAAGGAAAGAAATACCCTCTAGTTAACGTGACTGATACCAAGACCTTTATGCATAAGGACCCTTTTATGGAGAGTTGGCTGGAAATGCGTCTGAAGGAAATGTGTTCGGTAGTATACAAGGTAAAGCAGTATGTAGCTCCTGATGAAAAGTTAACACCTGTCTTTATAGAGAATGTACTGGATAATATTCTACATCCTTGCGAAGGTATAAACAGCCTAGCAAAAAATGTAGTAATCCCGGTAAGTAATGAGTTTATCACTATGGTAAAAGATTGCTACGGTATAGATATGCGTCTATCTACTGATTATGATGGACAGAAGGCTAACATTCTACGCCAAATACAAGCCCTCGAGGATGAGTTTACCGGAGTTAAAAAGGACTCAGACCTACCCGAACAAGATTCAGACCAGCAGTATAGACAGGAATGGGTTACTCTGCTTAACGAACTAGATAAACCTGCTCTTTCTATGGAAGTCATAGAGGAGAAACTGGCAAAGTTCGATAAGAAGCACGGCAAGGACCATAAAGACCGCAAGGCCTACTTACAAAAGCTCTACAAGCCCGGTATATCTACAGAACAGCGTAATGCTAGGATAGAGGAGCTAACTAAGAAGTATCGGAAAGCGAGAGGTGTAGCGATTGGTCAGATTAAGAAGGAAGAATACGCCGAAAAACTAAAGACGTACAAACAGCAACTAGTTGATGTTTCAGCTAATAAGAAGGAAGAGACGCGAAAGATACAAGAAGAGGTAAAGAGTATAGCCGAGGTATACTGGAATCGTATTATTACTATGATTGTTTATATTATAGAGCACATGAAGGATACTTCCCAGCAGGATATTAGACAAGTTATAGTAGACTCTGAACTTGTAACGTCACAGGAAGCTTCCTGTGTTAACATACCAGGCTTTACGAATCAGGCAGACAACTGCGTCGCGTCCGCTCTAATTAATGTACTAACAGCTATACAGAATATAAAGAGGGCTTATAACATAAAGTCTCTAAGTACAGGTGATATAGACCTGGCAGGGTCTATAATAATTAACCGTGTAGTATCCGAGAAACAGATGACTGAAGGTATACTGGAAGTAGAAGCTCCCGAACTTGCAGGTGAAGAGGAGATTGAGGATGCTAATGTAGACCAAGAGAGTGATGTAGAAGATGGAGATTATGGAGATGTTGACGAATCAGGTGATTTCGGCATGGGAAAGAAGGTAAAACTTACCCCTAAAGAACACATGAAAATAGTCCTAAAAGAACTCGCTTCGGGAGAGGCTGTAAGCATAGAAGAACTTTCAGAGTATTTCCTAGGTATGGTAAACGTTATAAAATCTTCTCAGCTTTCTCAGTACGTAAAACAAAATAGAATTAATTTCTTTGCTACGCTAGCTTGAATATTATTATTTCTAAAATAATAATACATATAATCTTTTTTATTCTCAATCTTGATATTCTTCGCATTCTTCTTCAGAAAAATCACTTACCGCATCTTCACTAAGGTCTTCGTCATCTACTTCTTCTTTTTCTTCCTCATCTTCCTCATTATTCTCCTCGTCTTCCTCGCTGTCGCTTCCCTGACTCTCATCACCCTCAATAATAAGCTCCTCATCGTCGTCTGAGTCGATATCCGTATTTTTCATCTTCTTTTTACGCGTATCCGATACGCATTCATAGGAAATTTCTGGGTCATCTTTCTCTTCTGTATCAAAGGGTAGCTTGTTCTCATAACAGGTATTTAACCTACCCGTTAAGCGGGAAATATCACAGACCTGAGGGGTGCTATCTACAGGGACAGTTTTAAGCGGGTCATACCCATTCTCTCCGTATGCGAATTGGTAGATTTTCCCACTAGCGTCTCTAACTGTTCCGTCATATCTAACCTGAATGTCTTCATTGGACTTTACCATCTTCCTTTGGATGTATCCGGACTTGGCGGTACCCATAGCTGTCGTAATTTCCTATGCTTTCACATAGGCGTGGACTATATCTTGAGCCCAGAAAAAATCTGAACCGGTTTCCGTTAACGACTGTATAACAGTCAAGTCTCTGAGGACAGGTCATATCCTAGTTAAATGGACGTAGACCTGGTGACCGCGGATTACCCAATCCTAGACGTTATTACCATACCCGAGGTCATTACCCTGGCCATCAGCTCCGTTTCCAAAGCTAACTTGGTAGTCTAGGCTCTAAGGGACTTCCCGACATTATAAGAAACCTCGCCTATATCTTTATAGACTAGCAGATATCACTGTTTATCCCGCAAGGGCAGTCTGCTGTTTGCGACACAGAAGTTTATCGCATACACCTTCTCTACCGGACATCGCATGGAAGAAGCATTCTTCAGGTGAAAGACCGTGAATAAATGAGTTCTTAATAAATCCTCTAGACTCATACTCTCTATCCTTTTCTAGTTGCCCAAAGGGATAGTGTGGGATGGTTCTCTTCCCGTGATTTAGCATAGGGGTCACACGTCTTCCCTCAAGATTCTGCTGACCCAACAGACCCGTAATCTGTGCAATATTGAAAAAGTCACCCTTTGCACCTGATTTCACTGCAACTAGAAAGTTATTACTTGGACGCATAGAATCCTTGGCAATCTTCATACCTACGTCCTTTGCCTGACTTAGCGAAGCCGTTACGCGAATCTCTCGAATACCGGGATTCTGAGTAGTCTGTTCGATACCTTCAGCCTTTGCGTAATACTTCGTAAGGGTATCTTTGATAGCAAGTACGCTTTGTTGGGAAGTAATCATACAGTCTTCCAAGCCGATACTAAACCCGTGTACAAGTAGCCAAGCTGTACCAATAAATTGGGCATTATCGATAAAGTTAGATACCACCTTATACCCATACTCTTTATTAAGGAGTTGGATAATAGACCCGTGAGCAGGTCCTACAATACTCTTATCGATAGTGCCTTCCAGGTATACACCTTGGCTAATTTTCACAATAGGTTCCTTTTCGTCAGCATCGTTCTTCTTAGTATAATTAAAATCTTCTGGCAGAATAAGGGAAATCAAACCTCTTCCGTTAAAGATATTAGGCTTTTTACCATTCTTCTTTAGTACATACTCGATAGTCTTAACTCTATTCGGGTCCCATAGCTTGGAACCATCTACCCTTTCACCCTTCATACAGATATCGAAAAACTGGTTTCTAGTAAGTGGAAAGTCCCTATTAGTCATAAGATACATAGCGATAAGGGAGTCTTGTTTAATAGCTACGATAGGCTTACTTTCCTGTGCTGTAATAATCTGAAAATTGGCAGAGCTTAACATGCGTAGTTCAGCTTCAGCCTCATAGGACTGAGGCGCGTGGATGTTCATTTCATCTCCGTCAAAGTCTGCATTAAGGGATGCTGTACACGCTAGGTTAAACCTAAAGGACTTAAAGGGCATTGGTACTACTTCCATACCGAGCATACTACCTCTGTGAAGGGTAGGCTGTCGGTTGAAAAGGACGATATCACCCTTCATTAGGTGTCTATCTACTACATCACCAATATTCAGATTAATACGCTTCATTTCTGGATAAACGGCCTCTACAAATTTTTTATTACGTACAAGCCTATCACCTCTCTGAAGAAGTTCGCTACCAGTTTTTACATGAATAAGAGTAGTACCTTCCGGTAGTTTTTCAGGAATCACAACTTCTCCTTTCTTGACCTTAAATTCTCCTTTTCCGCGAATAATAATATCCCCATAGAGTAGCTCAGTTCCTTTTCTGAATCTCGCATAAGACAGGTTAATCTTGGTCTTTACGTTATCATCCAGTGTCTCGTTACAATCATCACTCTTTTTCGGCTTACAAGTAGTGACAAAGTTCGCCTTCCCATTATTCACTAGTTCGGTCAACCATTCAATGTTATAAGGGGTAACTATCTCTGGCTTGGTCAGGATAGAACAGACCTCATAAGGTACACCTACCTGGTTCATCTTAAGAGTAGGTTCGGCACCGATAACAGTACGAGCAGAATAGTCTACACGCTTACCCATCAGGTTATTTCTGAGGCGCCCACCCTTGCCTGCCAAGCGCTCCTTAAGGCCTTTTAGAGGTCTACTGTCAGTGGGGTGCTTTGCCTTTCCCTTTGAGTTATTATAGAGCGTTGTAATGCGGAACTTTAAAGACTGTACTAATTTCTGCTTTTTCTGGTCTGTAAGCGTCTCCGTTTCGATTAGCTGGTTATTAATCTTAATAATCTCGATAAGCTGATATGTAAGGTCATCGTCACATACATTTCCATCTGCCATTACATACGGTCTAGAACACGGAGGAATAACAGGAAGAACAGTAAGAACAAGGTTCTTAGGCCTAATTCTATCGGGATTGAAACCTAACGTAATAACATCCGCATCACTTACCCCGTCAAAAATCTTCTTAATATCCTCTACATTCAGAATAATACCAACCTTGTTATTGGCATCTCCCTTTTTTAGCTTATATTCCATGCCAATAGTCATATCCTTGGATTTATAAATAATCTTCGGCTGAGGAGAAGAGCAGTGAAGACAGATATCCATTTTCTCTAGCTTCTCCAATATCTTATTAAAGCGCTTTTCTCCCTGTAGCTTGGACAGGCCGGAAATAGATATCTGTTCCTCTGAGAGAAGTAGTCTATAACAATGTTTGCAAAAGCACTTGAGAAAAGTAGCAGTCATCTTATAGAACATTGGATGCAATACCGGCTCGGCCAAGTCGATATACCCGAAATGCCCCCAGCAATCCTTTTTAAGACCACATGTAATACATTTCTCATTGGCGTCTAAAACACAGCCCATTCTCTCATCATATACACTACCAGCTCCAGTCAATTTAGTACTATCTATCTTACAGACAGCCATACTCTTAATATCTTCTGCGGAAAGAATACCGAATTCAATACTTGCAACGTCATGGATGTCTGTCATTTTGGATTTTAGAATATTTTCAAACTTTTTTTCAATTTGAAAATTAATATTATTCTATGCGTTATTACATAGGTGGAAGATTGCTATTTTTTGTTGTATCATTATTGTACACGATAAAGCCGTCATCCGTTGTATGTGCATTGCCCGAAGCGACATCATCATTAATAGTTCTCTGACGGTATCCCTTCCACTTCTTATTAGTAGGTGTACCCCATGCCCTGGAAAGATAGTCTTCGACCTCATTCTTAACTGGAACAGTATGACCCGGTAGACTCTCCCTAAACCAGTCCTTGAACAAGCTATAAACTTCAGTAAGGGTAATAGAAGCACCCGCATCCTCTGCGATAAACTCTTCGATAAACTGCCTATAAATATCGTTCTGTCTCTTGTACACTTCGGTAGCAGAACGAACTTTCTCAGGCTCAATTCTGGTCTTAATCTTCTTACGATGTTCTAGTAGAAGCCAAGCAAAAGGCTCTAGCATACCCGGAATCTTCTTACTAAATTCCTTGTCCATAGGGAAGCGCTTCTGTCTTAGTTGTTCTTCGTATGATTCAGGCGCTGGATTCTCAGGTCTACAGAAGGTAGTTTCAAACGGTAACACTCTGACACGATTCCAAACAGCCTTGTCCGCATGCTTAATATGGGGGAGTTTGTTACAGTTATGCGATACGATACCTTCGGCTAAGAAATTACTATATGGTTCCGGAACAGAGATATCGTAGACATGTACAGAGCCGGCATTTTCTCTAGAGATAACAGGCATAGAGTACATCATATTTTCGTAGTCAATCTTTAGGAAGTGAGTATATTCTGTATAAGTACCGCTTCCATATCTAATAAAACTAGCAATAATACTAAGATTAAAGCTTTTTACTAGGGAATTTCTAAAGCCAATTTTCTCAGCAAATAATAGCATACCATCCTGGTTAATAATAAGGGAAGAATCAACTAATGTAGAATTAATAGAGAATTTTCCCAATAACACCAGTACCTTTTCACAAAGGTCTTTCACACATGTTAGAGTAATACTATTTTCTGTAAGCTCAGAATGATGGGTGAAAAGTGACGCTAGATATTCCCTGTGCATAAAAGAAGGGTAGTCATCGATATCCTGACTTTCTGAACCGAGTAGCCTAGCAAAAGCCATAGCCTTATTTCTATCTTCTTGCCTAGTCAGGTCAAACACGAAATTACCGGCCTTAATAGTGTACGGGTAAGATTCTAACGAATCAGACACGTCAGGGTAATCCGGGCCCATCCTAAGTCTAGTCTCTCCAGGTATGATATCACCGGCCTCAATCCATGTATCATTTTCGCATAAGAACTTATGGTTAGGTGTACACGTGATTTCTCTGCCATCGTAAAGCGTAAGCTTGACACAATCCCTTACACCTTGGTCAAAAAAGGCTTCCTGCTTCAGAGGAATAAGACCTGTACTATTATTCCAGGAAAGAACCTGATTCATACCAGTCATATCCTTAATTCTCAGACTAGTACCATTTGCAAGGCTAATTCTAGTATCTCCTGTCAAGCAAATAAAGATAAGCTTAAATAAGGGTTGAATTTCCCTTCCATCCTTACCCTTCTCAAACAGGTCACGAGCGTAGAAGGAATCGTTACCGCTGAGATTTTTAAGCATACCGGTATTAATAGCCTCATCTCCATCAGGCTCCTCGAGCACAGCCCATCTAACACCTCCGCCGGCTCTGGCCAAATCTGCAAAAGCCGAACCTGCCGAAGGCTTCTTTCCCGTAATAATAGTGGTATTGAGCTTAATGGCAAGCTTACCTAACATCTTCTCAAATAAGCATTGTGTGACTGACTTGCCGTTATCACCTTCACCTGTCCAAAAGACCACAGTCTTTTGGTGATTACCTCCGACAAAGATATCAGAAGAAATATCCATAAAGTACTGGCGTAGAGACTTGTCAGGGAATACCTGTTCGATAAAGGTCTTTACATTCTGTACTCTATCATCATCCTCTGTAAATTCCGTATAATTAATAGGCATGCTCTTGGAAATATAGTCCTCTGGCCTACCCGGTCTAAATACATTTTTCTGTAGGTCATAAACACCATTCTTAAAAGCAATAAGATAAGGGTTCATATCCAGCTTCTCCTTAAACTGCGGGTCAAAAAAGACCTCACATGCCTCTCTCATAACATTATTCTTAAATGAAGCATTTTTCAGGTTGGAAATCATCTTATTCAGTTGCTTCATCTTGTGGGTAATCATCATCTCAGTAGCCTTATCAGCTTCTCTCTGTTGGTCAGCGAGTAACTTAATAGCCTCGGTGTATTTGTCTACAAACCTACCTGAAATCTTTTCTCTGAGAAATACACCTTCCTCAATCTGCTCCCATTTGTGATTAACGAACTGGAACCATACTCTATTCGTGATGGAAGCACATGTGAACACATCACCATACTCCTCATTAAGAGCCTTTGCGATATCATTATGAGAGCCTTCTAGAGAGCTCTGAATATGCTTAGCAGAGCGCTCTTCCACGAACTTTCTGTATTCTGCCGGGTTGTCTAGCTTAGCGTAATATTTCAGCGTTCCGATACCAACGTCTCCCTTGGTCATACGCTCCCACTGGTAAATACATACGTTTTCATCATACTTATCATCGCATCTAGAAGAGAACTCACACCATAGGTCTAGGGCATCTGGACTTCCCTCAGAGATGTTATAGAGTACCCAGCCGATAGTAATCCACTCGTTGCGGTCCTCGGCTCTCCAGTCAGAAAGAAGCGGTACAAGCCTTCGAGCAATTTCCATAGCTTTCTCTATTGGAATGGCTCTATTTTGCACACTAGACTTTTTCTCCTTCTTTTTCATATTTTCCTTTAGAGGAGAGATAAGGCCCTTTCTGAGTTCTTTAGTATCTCTACCATACGGAAGAATAGACAGGATACGCGGAAGGTACTTTTCTACCTGCCCTTTAAGGGGAATAAGCTGTTCTCTTTGGTCATAGAGCTTATAATTCTTAAAGGCCTTTTCCAAGCTAATAACAGAAAGATTTTCATCATACACCTTTGTAACCTTATACGGTTCGGCTTCTTCGCTTTTCCTAGCCCCGTAAAGAAGCCAAGGAACACGACAACATACCTTGTCTACAATCTCACCAGAGTCCTCGATACCTAGGTTACGGAATACCGCAAGTTCCTTCATAGAAGTCTTTACTCTAGGAATAAGGTGTGTCTCTTGACTTTCCTTGCTCAGAAAACAATATGGGAAATGTAGGTGAAAACCATGTTTATAATATGTAACGTCGGTCTTAGTCTGCATATACATCTTTTTCTCTAGTACGACACAAAGCAGGTCTTCAGATGTACACCGGTCTACAATCTGCTTAATCACAGACTGGTATACCTCTACAACAGTCTTTAACTGGTCCTCTGTATACAGAGAATCCTGTTCAAATGGAGTTCCATCATCTTTTACACGTAAATCAATATCAGCTAATATAGGGAGATACTGCTGAGGTTTTTCAGCGATACCGTACACCCCTTCTTTATTCTCACAATACACGTCCCAGAATTCCTCCAATGCCTGACGGTTAAATTGAAATTTACCCCTCGGCTTAATCAGTGATACGTGGGTATGGAATACACCGTCCGTATCTACCCGGTTAACCTTCAATATTTTCTTAATGGATGGGTCCATGTTGCTTATTTTTAAGTCTAAAAATAAAAAATTATCATTTTTATTTTGGAAGAAGCTGTAAATTATACTGAAAAAGATTTAAAACCTTTATTTATATTATTATAAATGTCTGATGCAGAACCTGAAATTATTAATTCTGAAGATTACGAAGAGACTAACGAAGGGGGGTACGAAGAGACTAGCGAAAACCCAGAGACTAGACAAGAAACAGCGCCTGTAACGCCTAAGGAAGCTGTAAATGTACCTGAGACAGAGGAAGAAACCAGAACTATAGGTTGCTTCGCTGAAATAAAAAAGTCCCAAATCTATATTGTAGAAGTAGACGGTGAAGCCATCTTCTATAACCGCAAATTCCAAATGGCCCGTAGACAGGCCAAAAGATACCTTCAGGACCTAATTAGCAAGGGACCTTGTTACCGTAACTATTATATAGACGAAGTAGATGAATATACCTTCTCTCTGATTAGCTATAACAAATTTTGCATTATCCAGTACGATACGCCTGTATGTAATGTGACCATTAAACCACTCTACCGAGTTAGAGAACTATAATTTTTATACATCTTCGTATAAAAATAGCTTATAGAAGTATGTTTTTTATAAAATGTCAAAGGAAAGCACTCTAACCTCTCCCGAGGATAGAGATAAGAATAATAGATTCCGTCTAGATACAGGCGTCCCTCCTTTAATTGACGAGCAGACGGCTTCCGCTATGAAGGTGCTAAATATTACCAATCCATTTCCGGTCGCAGAGCGTACCTTTGCGGACCCCGATATTCCTCTACAGCGAATTGGTCTAATCTCCTTTATTCCCGCTAGAGGCGCTACCCCTAACGAGAATGGTATATTCGGTTTCGCTAAACTCCGCGGAAACTATGAGAATGAGGACGAGGCCTCCGCTAGGGCCGAGCTACTGGTTAGAAACCATGATTCTTACCATCAGATTTATCACACCTACGTAGGCCGACCGTTCCCGTTAACTACCTCTTCCGATTTCTCTAAGGAAATCCACAAGGTAGATTTTAAGAAGGAAATGGCATCTGCTATAAGTGACGATGTAAAGACTAAGCGCGAAAAGGAGCAGAAGGAAATAGAGGAAATCCAGCAGAGAGAAAAGGAGCTTCTGGCAGACGTCAAGAAGGTAGAGGAGCCTTCTCTGGATAGATACACCACCCTACACGTTAAGAAGGCTCAACTCGTCTGGACCTATAATGAGACTAAGAAGAAGATGGCACAGATGTGTACCAATATAGCTAGGTCTATTAGAGAGATTCAGGAGTTGGACGAGAAAGAACCCGAACTAAAGCACCAGTACTATGAGAAGTATATGGAAGCCCGTAAGGCGTCCGGTCTCAAGACTGACGAGGAGAGCTTTATTAAGTACCTCGTTGAGGATATACGCATTCCTGAAGTTGAACAGGAATATAATAGACTTTATAACGAGGATGAGAAGGTTTAAATTTTATACTTGTTTTTTGTATAAAATTACGCACATTCTTGACACTTTTTAACGTAGAGAAGATATAACATAACCAGAATAGATATTATAGTCACTGCTATACTTATCTTAAATATGACCTGTTTTCTTTTTCGGTCATTTTTCCCAGCTGTAACGCCGGCAGTACCGGCTCCCACGAGCGCAGTGATACCAGCGACACATGCGCCACAAAATTCTTCTTTCTGTTCCATTTATTATAAATAATAAAGATGGAAGAAAGTATTATTCCACTAAAAAATATAATCCTATCTCCTAGAATAGTTGAAGCTGTGAAAACATACAAACCTGATTTTAATGAAGAAGAATATACCATCATTTCGGACGGTACCTTTGGTCTGAATAAAGACCGCTTAGAAAGTATACTAAACGCTATGAAAAATGAGATACCTCTTCCACCGGTAGATATTCGTGTCTACAGTCCGGAGAAAAAGGCATGGCGTCCAAAGGGACAGCCTGAAAAAATTATACCAGCTTTTTACACGGTAACTAATGGACGGCACAGAACGGCAGGAGCTCTTATATTGGGTGCTTCCCATATAAGAGGCAAGGTATATATGTAGATTACTAAATATTATAAAACTTACTTAGTTTTTAGCAGTATCTTATTTTTCTTAGTATCTTTATTATCTGTTTCAGGCTTCCATTTATTATAGGCCTTCTCGAATTCGTCTAGTTCCCTAAGCCAAATATCCTTTTCCGATATAGAAGCTAACTCATCCCGCTCCTTAATAGTAGAAGCAATATCCTTCTTTAGCTTGTCAATCTTTTCCACCGTAATAGAACTAATTTGCAATCTAAGTAGATAGTTATATCCATTTCCTTTAGTTTCGCTATTTTCCTCGTTGTCATTATTTTCCTCGTCTGTCTCCTCGGTTTCCTTATCATATCCACGTTCCTCTAGTTCTGTGATGATATCACCGGTCTTTCTACTCTGCCTTTTTCCCTTAATTTCTTCAAACAGCTTAATAATACCGTCTCTAACCTCCTCCAAAAATCTCTTCTTATTTCCAAGGTACTTTATCTTATTTTCCAAGTCGGCCAGGAACCTAGCCTTGCGCTTAATATAATATCCGTATCTAATAGAACAGAAGGTATCAATAATCTCATCTGTACTATTATACTTTTTCAGTGTACCATTAGCACCAAATAGTACCATATTACTAGTCCTAATGTACTTGTATAGCTTAAGCCCGTCAAGGTCGCATGTAACTCCCGAAGGAGAAGGTTTGATAATATAGTGTATCTTTTCCTCCGAAGAATAGTTCTTAAAAGTACCAATTTGCTTCTCTTCTCTAAGAGTCTCCAAGTATTCTGTAAAGTCTCCCGTCCAATACCCAACAGGGAGTTCGGTAACGACTGCATTACCTTTAGCATCCTCATACAGTCTTCCCCAGGAAACGTATTTAGTCTCGTCTTCCTTAGTCATTTCCCCTGTATGTTCTCTATACCATGGCATGATTTCCGGTAACTTTGAAAAGGTAGTACCGTCATCATTTTCCACAAAAACCTTCCCGTCATTTTCCAACCAGACCTTAATAGACGCTACAATATCTAGAGGATTGTAACAGGGAATGGAACACGACCAACCTGTACCGATACCCGCAATGACTCCGTTAATCAGAATCATAGGGACAATAGGAACGTAAAATTTAGGCTCTACTTTATCTCCGTCATCTTCCATATGCTCTAGAAGGATATCATCTTCTTCCCTGAAGATTAGGCGAGTTAACGCGTCTAGCTTTGTAAAGATATATCTTCCATTCGCCGCGTCTTTTCCTCCGGATATTCTACTACCAAAGCCACCGTCTCTAAATAGAAGAGGAATATTATTGCTACCTACATATGCATTCGCCATATTGGTAATAGTAGTATTTAGGTTCTGCTCTCCGTGATGATAGGCGGACTTTTCGGCTACAGAACCGGCCAGCTGTGCGACCTTCATGGTCTTTCCACTGTATTTTAGTTTCCTTAGAAAAGTGACATATAACACTTTTCTATGCCCTTCTTTCAAACCGTCAATAAGGTTTGGAATACTCCTCTTACAGTCATCGATAGAGAACTTGATAAGCTCCGTCTCGATATAGTCAGAATAGGAAATGTCCTTAATCTCCTGTGTATCTCCCTTCCACTTCAGGACGGTCTTGGTCGGGTCATATCCCTCTAACCAATCCTTACGCATATCAGCATACTTATTACTAAAGGCCTTGTTCATGGTATCGAAGGTTTTTTCATCTGTACGGAATTGCACTACCTTCTGTCCAAAAGTCTCGCGTACATCACTTTTATTAGAAGAACCGAGACCCTTGTAATATTTCTTATCGATTTTCTTTACGTTACTTTTCTGTACAAATTTTCTATACTCATTCTCATCGTAGAAAATCAAGTCCTTCTTATTCTCATATACACGGACGATAGGCGTCTGCATGCAAGTCAAAAAAGGCGGGTCTCTTTCTAGTAGAGTTGGAAACAGGGAGTGGAAAAGATTTTGCACCAGCCCATTAATATGAATACCATCAACATCGGCGTCTGTAACAATAAGCACCTTACCGTATCTAAGCTTTTTATAGTTCTCATCCTGTCTATAATCGGTACCGTATCTGAGTCCAATCGCCCTAATAATATCCGCTACAATACTGTTTTTGGCTACAGTGACCGGCTTGGCGTTCCTACAGTTTAGGATTTTTCCGCGTAAAGGAAGAATGCCGATAAAGTCTCTACCAGTCTTGCCAAAAACACCTTTCTCTAGCCCTCGTGTAGCATAAGTCTTGGCTGAAAGTCCCTCTACAAGAATCAAAATACACTCTGTAGACTTTGCAGTTCCCTCATTATTTGCCCTTTCTAGACCTTCTACCTTTTCATAACCGCGCTTTTTCCCTTCTGTCTTCTTTAGTACTACCATCTCCTTACTCCTAATAATATCCTCAATTCTCTCCATTACGGACCATTTAAAGATGTTATTCATCTGCGTCTTCTTTACAACGGCTTCAACTGCTGGCGCCTCAAGCTTAGTTTTAGACTGGGAATCGAACTCTGGCTTCTTTACACTGGCAACTACGAACAAGCGGAAAAACCTCTTTACATCTGAAATATTAAGCTGAGGCTTTTTAGGCTTATTTAGCTTGGTCAGAATAGGCCTAAAAATCGCCTCAGCCCAAGCATCTACATGTGTTCCACCTAAAGGCGTCCAAATACCATTGGCGAAAGAAATGGCTTCATATTCACCAGCTGTAGTCAGTACAACCTCACAGTCTGCGGACTTTAGGTTAATACATTCTACTTCTTCGGTAGAGTAGAGCTTAGAATATTCTACTAGAGACTTTACCGGGATTTCCTCATCGTTCAGGAATACGGGAACCTTAGTAATCATAGCCATATCGACTACAATGCGCTTATATAGGCTTAGAATATCATCTGTAAAGCCTTTAATACCGAACTGCTTAAAGTCCGGCTTAAACGTGACCTTTGTATATCCCTTGCTTTTTGTAGCTGTAATTTTAGGCTCTCCTACTTCCCTCATGTTATTCTTCCAAGTCTGCTTGAAAAGCTTCTTATTCACATTGTCAGCGCCTTCCACACTAAATTCCTTAGAGAAGACATTAACGGCTTTGATACCGAGACCATTTCTACCTGAAATATCTTCTCTGTCTTCCGTATCATCATAGTTAGAACCAGTGAGAAGTTGCCCAAAAATTAGTGTATGATTATAGCACCCTTCTTCCTCGTGTTCTTCTACCGGAACGACCTCGCCGTCATTCCATAGGGAAATTTCTCCTTTATCAGAGTCAATAGTAATTGAGATACGAGACACTTTATTTTTTCCTAGTCTACTTCTCGAGACATTATCTACGATATTGGAGATAGGCTCGATAAAGATACGAGAGATAGCAGGGGAAATTAAAATGCTCCTCTTCTGAATATGGAAGGCGTCGTCTACTACCACGAACTCTTCCACGTTCCTAGACCTTGTAGACCCAACATACATATCGGGCCTGTCCAAGATGTGATTAATCGGGTCTTTTTTCACGTATTTAGGCTTTCTAGACATTTTTTAAAATTCCTAAAAAGATTTTTAAAATTCATTTTTAACTTTCATTTAAAACACAGAAAAAATATAAAAAATGTCTCTAGAACTAATATCCGATTATGAATATGTTTCTATTCTAAAAAATTGCGAGCGTTATTTTAAATCTCTAGCTATCATAGCACAGGCTTCGGGTGAGGCTCCTGAAGGTAGTATATTATACCAGCATATGAGTCATCATATAGATACTACTAAGGATAACTTACGTAAGAACTTAATATCCCTAGCAAAGGTTAGTAACAATATCCTAGAAATTGGATTCAATATGGGGCATTCGGCTGTACTTATGTTAGTATCTAACCCGAATGCTAAAATAACCTGTTTTGATATCTGTTCTCACAAGTACGTAGACCCGTGTTATATGTACCTAAAGATGCAGTTTAAGGACCGTATCACCCTAGTGAAAGGCTCTTCTACTGAAACTGTACCAACTTATAGAGGAGAACAGATAGATTTAGCCCATATAGACGGTTGCCATGACGGGCCGGTAGCTTACACGGATTTTATGAATACCATTAAGCTAGTCAAACAAGGCGGATACGTAGTATTTGATGATACTTGGTTCCAGCATCTAAGAGCACTATGGGATTCTTTCGTATCTAATAACTATGTGGAAAATGTGACCATACACGAAAGTAACCAGCATTCTATAGGAAGAAAAATAATGGAGACTTGTACTGAGCCCATATCTACAGTTTATACTAAGAACTCTGATATAGCCATCTGTTCCCTATCCGCTGGGTCTATCTACAAGACCAAGGTAAAGTATGGTATACAGACTAGAGCAGAGTATTGTAAAAAACATGGCTACGATTTTCGCGAAGATGAAGACGATAAGATTATAGACACGACTAGACCGTTAGCCTGGTCTAAGATTAACCTTATTCTAAGATGTCTAGAAGATGGTTATAACTATGTGGTCTGGATTGACGCGGATACGTTCATAATGAATAATACTATACCTATACAATTTTTCATAGACAATTACCTACAGAATAAGGATATACTGGTAACTAAGGATTATATTGACCTAATAAATTCCGGTGTAATGTTTATCAAAAACACAGAGTGGAGCAAGACCTTCTTTACTGAGCTCTATAACCAAACGGACTTTATACATAGTGCTAACTGGGAACAAGACGCTATTGAGCACATGTATAAAACTAACATACTAGATTCCGCTGAACATATCGTTGCTCTAGATAGAGAGTATCAGAAGCTATTCAACTCATACCATTTTATGTATACTTCAGGGGACTTTATAGTCCATCTAGCGGGTTGTTGGAAACATGCAGAGCCAGAGGCTAACCAAGGGTTAGAATTTATGATGAATCGCTTCTGCCCCGTAAGGATGGAAAATGACTCAGATGACTCTTTCAAACAACGCTTAGAATCTCTAGGTATTTCTGGACTTTAAATTTTAAAATTCTAAAAATTTTAAACTCATTTCACCTTACAAATCTAATAATACGGTATAACCTGGTTTTTCGTTTATTTTGTAACCAATTATTTTAATCTCTTTCTTAGGTTCTTTTTTAGAATCTACTTGAACAAGCTCTATTTCATCTTTGTTTTTATAATTGTATAAAAGGAAGCTGTAAGACTTTCTAATTTCTTCCGTTCCAAATACACCTGGATTATAGCTTTTTCTATTCCAAGTTATAGCTATATCTAAAGCGGTCTTTAGTTCCGTTGTATTCTGCGCCAAGTATACCTGACTATCTACATTAGGATTCTTAAAGAAGTAAGGTATATAGGTCTGCTGTATCTCATCGTATAACTTGTAGGTTATTCTACTCTCCTGTATCCATTTCTCCACGGCATCTTCTCCCTGAAGAATAATTTCACCGGTACGCTTGTCAAAATCGGAAATATCCACATAATATTCTACTATACTAGAATGCTCATGATATTTCTTTATTTTTTCTGGATTCTGTAGAGAGACTAATTTTAAGACGTAGAAAATACGCTTCTGCATTTCTGGAGAAGTTAGTACTAGTTTTTTATTGGATAATAGTCCTGAATCCGTAGTGAAATTTTTAGGTATACTTTTCGGATACTCATACCCTGGTATAATAACCGTATGTTTATCCCCGAACTTTGCCAGTACTTTATTAGTCAACTCTGTCACGTTTTCCTTGGTCAAGTACCTAGAATATAACCATATAGCGTACTCGGTCAAGTATCTAGCGAGTTTCTTATTATAGTTAAACTGGTCAAGATAGGAAATTTTCTCTATCTTATGTAGACTAGCTAAGCCTGTATTACTAATAGGTATACCTTCTATCTTAGGTGTGTCTAGCACAGGAATAGAAACTATAACATTACCTATAGTTCCTACTAGTTCCTTTACGCTATCCTCAATTACGACCTGCTGTATATCTTGGCCAAATTTGGTCAGGAAATCCATAGCTGTCTGTACCGATACGTGATAAGGGTCTTTCTCTGTCTTTACAGTAGCTAGAGGAGGTATAGGAGTAGTATATAGAGTATAGGTATTATTCTCATACATAACGTCAACTCGTCGAGTCTTTCCGTAACTATCTATTTGTTGACCTATAACTTCTACAATCCCTTTTATGGGTAATAGGATACTCTTAACCGGCTTGTTTAACACGTATGAATTTTTCATGTAATTATAGACCTTTCTTAAGCTTTTACTTATTTTCTGTCCATATGCAAAATTATACTGGATATCTTTGCTACTTTTCTCGTTCCATTTTACTATAATCTCACACTGAGGGTATTTAGCATGGTCCGATTCGCTCCCCCAGTGCTCGTACACGAATACATAAGGCGCTACTTTCTCGTATGTATAATAACCCTGTGTATACTTGGGCAAAAACATTTGCTCATTATTGAACAGAAGTATATGACAGTTATAGTATTCTTCTAGTAACTGGCAAAATAGCCTGGGCTCAAAATATGTTTTGTCCGACCTTATAGTATTTATAAGGTTTTTAGTGTCAATATCATAGGTAGATTGGGAAGTTAAAGGAAGAGTATTTTCTGACGTAAATTTCTTCTTGGTCTTTTCCAGAAATTTTTCAAGTTCTTTCTCGCTCTTATCTAGAACATTGGTATAATTATGTAGTCCTGTTAGGACAGCTGTTAAGAAGCTGTTATAATCCCTCTTTACACCCATTCTAATATATTTGTAACCGGGTTCTAGGTCTAGCAAGTCAAATAGCTTCTGTAACGCGTCCGGTATCTTGCCGTATTTACCATGCCCAAGTATCTTATCAGTTATAATAAGGTCCTGTTGCTTGGTCTCTTTTACTTCTAGGTCTTCCCCTTTGTAGTAGTGTCTGTATATAGAACCTGGTTTAATAGACTGGTCATTTTTAAAGCAACAAGGGACATATGGGTATATCTCCGAATTGGCTAACCTATTTTTTTGCAATCCCGGATAAGGGTACTCCGGATTGGTACAGGTATAATACTTCTGATTCTTCCCGTCACTAGGATAAATTTCCCCTTTTTCTGGGGTATCTCTAGGGAACTTTATACTTTTCTTTTTCTTCGCATCTTCTTCCGTTATGACAGGCATACGATTTTGCGCGCAATTTCTAGTATAATTTTCGATAAAGATATCAGGGGAAAGAGATTTTTCTTTTCTCTTTTTTACCTTTGTTTCTTCTATTATTCCAAAATCTGGAAGATATTTTTTGTATATAGCTACAGTTTCATTATATTTTTGAGAATATAGCGAAAGTAGCTTGGAAAACATCTCTTGGAATTTTTCTACACTAGCTTTATCCTTGGCGCGCACTCTCACACGAATGTATGGCTCGCCATGAGGGAAAATATCTGGGTCTTTAGCCCTTATTTCTACATCATTCCTATCCGCTAGCTTTTGAGTTATACCGGCCGTTACATGCCCTGTAGAAGGATGGGTAAAATGCAGATATAGCCAAGGCTGTGTAGAATCTGATTTCCTCTTCGTGGCCTTCTGAGACTCATCTATAACTATCATAGAAGAAAAGGTCTTATCTACAGCTACCAGGTCAGAGAACACATAGGTATTTAAGCGGACTTGAGGAAACTCAAAAACCCCAGTCACTTCCTTCTCGTATAGAGATGAGTAAGATACACCAGAAAATACGCTAAGAATTCTAGAAATATATTCAGGTTGTGACAAGTTTCCTTTTTCTGTGTTTATTTTTAAAGTACCGAAAGGCTTGTTATCTTTTAGAAAAATAGAACTTGTAGAATAGTCTATAGTTGCTATTTTAGAATTAACCTTTAGTTGTACTTCATCTTGACTTGTCTTCCCCCACTCTTCTGACGGGATAAAGTCAGTTAATATTTTGTAGTATTTTTTACAGGACGCAAAGGGAACGCTCTTGTTTAGCTGTATCATGTTAAAAATCTCTAGTAAAGATACATCGGATAAGTTTAGCTCTATATCTATAGTAGCCTTTTCTAGGTTAAAGTCCGTGTAAACATACCCTTCCTCTATAGAGTCAAAAGTACCGTATATCTTTATGTTATTCTTGTCTAGTATCTGTTGATACTCAATTTCGCCTTCCAAAGCTTTTTTTACTTTCTCCTTGTCTTCAGTCCAGAATTTAACAAAATCTTTTGGGGCGCTAAAATACCCATCTTCCGCTAGTGTATCTCCTATACTCTCCAGAACTATACTGTCAAAAGAAGCCATGTCCTCTATTGTTTTGTTGTATACTAGCCAAGGGTATAGGATGTCCTTCTTTACGTTTAGAGTTGGCAACAGATTTTGTACAGTTCTGGAGATTTTTAGAAAATCAGCAGATTCTTCAGCAGATTTTTTTATATCTTTTAAAATATCCTGTACATAATAATTTTCTTTTAATTTTTCTAAACCTGGAGAAAAAACAAGATATTTTGGCAAGGTTTTTAACCTGGACGCTACACGGATTTTAAACGTCTCCGCGTTATCCATGTCGTACACTGCTATTTTTTCATTATTCACAATAGCCATTTATTTATGACGAAAAAGTTTTATATCTATAGAACATATAAAACTTAGTTTAGACTGGAAGCAAACTGCTGTAAAGATTGTACATCTCTACCACCGGAGTGTACTGAGGCTAGCTTACCGTTGCTGTTAAAACCCAAGTAAGCGGGTACCCCCTTAGAATCGTATAGCTGTGAGACTAGCTTACTAGCCTGTCGCTCGCTAGGACTTCCGTCACTTTGTATCGTAGCTACTACACAGTTATTAAGGGCCTTGGCTAGTTGAGCATAAGCGGGCTTCGCCATGGTGCAGTAACCGCAAAAGTTACCTTGTACCATGACTATAACGGGCTTTCCCTTAGTCACATGGGGCTTTAGGCTCCCGTCCGGATTAATATCAGAACTTTCTAAGTACGCGACACCGATTAATATCTTGTCCATTTATTTTAGAAAGGAAATTTTATAATAAAAATCTAGAAATCGGTTCTGTAATAGCTACACGGAAAATCTTCTGGTCGTAATCTATCTTATTTGCAGGCCACCCTGATACACGTAGATTTACAGGGAAATCTATGTTTACCTTTCTAACATATTTGCTAGAAAGCTCCCCCTCATACCCGTTAATACATAATATCTCTATATTAGGATTATACTTGGATAAGCAGGAAATAAGCTCTTCCATTTTTTCTATAGGAATAATAGGCCATCTGGTACAGATAATAAAGGATAGATTTTCTTCGCTGTGAATCAGGTCGTACAAAGCTGTAAATTTCTGTATATAATTCTCCGTAAGAGCCTCTACCTTGTCTCTAACGAAGCTTATATCGTATTTCTTACTTCTCACATATCTTTCCCCATTGTATAGTGTAAGTATCTCTGTTTCTTCTTCGCATAAAGACTTTACTAGGGATGGTATTTCTTCTTTTGACAAGTTTGCTAACCTAATAGTCAGGTCTATTATAGAATCTATAGTATTCCCGTCTATGGTATCGAAGGGAAGGCAAGGGGTATAAGGCGTAACTCGTTGAATCGCTTCCAAAACATGCGTAGTATTAGACAGAGGAATAATCTTGTTATTTTTAGACTTGTACTTTATGGCACGAGAAATATCATATTTACCATTTACGAGTAATCTCTGGAAAAATCTCTGCTCCTTTATTTCTTCGCTAGGCTCTTGGGTTAATATAATTAAGTGAGAGGTAGATAAGGGGTAAGAATACGTAAATTCAGTCTGTAAACTAATAGCATCTACCCCGCTATAGATAACGCAAAAGACTTCTTTGATGTTAACAAGACTTTTTGCCGTGTCATAATCTGTAGTAGTTTCAACCTTGCCGAACATAGAGAAATACTGTATATCCCTATTTAACCTATCACTTACCGGGATTGTAAGGGACGTAAAGTTATTCTGGATATCTGTATCTTTACTCGGGTTAGTGGTACAACATTCCGCATAGGCTAGTTGAGGGATACAATAGTATACATCTAAAATATCAGCCGATTTCTGTTGCATAGTGTCTATAGCGTTGGTCATACCTGTCGTGTTTAAGAAGTCTAATAGTTTCTTAGCACCTTGTCTAGTTATTATGTACCCACTAGTACCTCCTATAGAGGTGCGTAAAGACTGTTCTCGTCCCCACTTTTCGCATACCGGTTTCTTGGTCTTGTCAAAGAATTCAGGATTATTATACTGAGGCCATAGATGATATGATAAATAGCAGATATCGTAATTTTCTAGTGAAGACAAGACTGTACAGAATCGCTCAAAAAAGTTCGGACATAGCTCCACGTCATCTTCCATAATAAAATAGGCATTGCTATTAGACTCTAGAAGTTGTATGTATAAAGCTATTTGAGACATGGCACACGCTACCATACCGCTACGCATGTTATAATCGTTCCCGTCAAAGATACGCTGAAGCTGTTCAGTGGGCTCTAACCTAGAACCATCCACAGCCGAATACCGCTTTATATTCAGCTTGTTTACAATATGGCTATTGTTGTTTACAAAAGTAGTCCATCTGTCTGTGCGCCGGTCTAGGTTAATTACGTACGTTTCTAGCCCGTTTAATACAGTATTCTCCTTGCCGGAAAATTGAAGCTCATTGTTTAGCTTGTAAGCGTTTAGCTTGGTCTCGTCGTTAATTTCCGCTGTAAGTCTACCAGTATGCATACAGTGAATGGTATCTAAAAAGGCAGAGTAAAAACCCGCTTTAATATATCGTTCAGCATACTCCCTTTCAAAATGGGAAACGAACGTATTAAACTCACCTAGACGCTTAAGTACACCAGTCCGTATAAGAGATGGGCGAAAAGAGAAATGAGGCCAGTAAGCACAATTTGGACAAGGTCCGTATTTGTCCACAAATTTCTTCATACCTTCCTCGGTACCGTAATACTCATGGATTACATACGTCATACCGGTATGTGTATGTTTATAGAAGCCACCGTTTTCCGCATAGTGTTCAGGTGTTTCTCCGTAGTTTTTGTTAAGAAGACACTGGCCGATTTGCGAGTCCTGACTAAGGACCTCTAAGCACTGTGTTAAATAGGGCTTTTGACAGAAGAATTTCCAGTCATCTTCCATATGGAAAAAGAAAGGAGATTTTATGGCGTTTAAAATTATATTCATACTCTGAGGATGCCCTTTGTCCTTTTCAGACTTGAAAATAAACGTAAAGAATGGGTAGAGCTCCTTCATCTTCTCCCTGTCTTCTTCGGAAGAATTGTCATCTACACATATCCATTCGTCTATTAGGTCTAAATCTAGGCAACAGTTTAAAAATGAGTTCATCGTATCCTGGAAAAGGGACAAGCGTTTACATGTGGTAATTGTCAGAGTAATAATAGGAGTTTTGGACTTGTGTTTTTTCAAAATTTTCTGCACTATTTCCTTGTTATAATAGGTATAATTATTACAGATACTATCTATCGTATCTTTTTGTAGGCCATAAATATAACTTTTCATGGTATCGTTTACACCCGGCTGAGAGGATAGCTTTTGACATAGCGCATAACACTCGACCTTTTTCTGTAGTTTTAGGCCCGCTACTATAGTTAGTGTAGCAAGCTCTATATTAGTAGGGAATAATTTGACAAGTTCATAACCTACAATATACGCTATGTTATAGTGTTGTTCCTGTATCTGCTTATCAATGTAGCGGATAGACTCGGTTAGCGTACCATTTTCAAAAAAGCTTTTTAGGTCATCGTCAGACATTTTATAACTTTTCTATTATTCTCTAAGCTGTAAAATATACTCCAAAAAAATGATTTTTGAAAATAACTACTGTGGAAAATCAACTATGCAAAACCTCATGGATTCTATTCAAGATTCTCTTAATAACGCTATTACCAAGTATATCGAGCGCGTTGCGGAAAAGTATTCAGATGTAGACGTTGACGACCTTACCGAAATGTGGAAGGAGATGACTATTGAAGACAAGCCGGTTACTAAGGGTAAGATGCAGATGAAGGCCCCGGCCCCGGTCAAGTCTAGCAAGATTTCGACGGCATCAACAGTCAAGAGTACCGCCACTTCTGGGTGTGTCTATGTTTTCTCTAAGGGAGCTAAGAAGGATACTGCATGCGGTGGAAAGCCTAAAGACGGAAGTAATTTCTGTTCTTCTCACCAGAAGTACGCAGATAAGGAAGTAAAGCCTAGAAAGGTAGTTCCTGTCCCTCCTAAGTCTTCTTCTAGTAGCTCCAAACTCCTTCGGGTTCTCAAGACCCACGAAAAACTGGATGTAGTGTGGAATCCTGAAACTAACCTGGTCTTCAAGTCCAAGGATAACAGAGTCGTGTGTGGCAAGGTGGAAAATAACAAGGTCGTTCCTCTGAACGATGATATTATCGAGCTGTGTAAGAAGTACAATTTTAATTATGAAAATGATGATATGGATTCTGACGATGAGGACGAGACCGAAAAGGTAAAGCCCCTTACAAAGGGCAAGATGGTTTCGGTTAAGGATGACTCAGACGATTCGGATTCTGAAGATGAGAAGCCAAAGGGCAAGGTAGTCGCAAAGGGTCCGGTAAAGACCCCGATTAAGGCACCAGTTAAGGATGACTCAGACGATTCGGATTCTGAAGATGAGAAGCCAAAGGGCAAGGTAGTTCCTGCTAAGGGTCCCGTAAAGGGAACAGTAAAGACTCCGGTTAAGGCACCAGTTAAGGATGACTCAGACGATTCGGATTCCGAGGAAGATGAGAAGCCAAAGGGCAAGGTAGTGCCCGCTAAGGCTCCCGTAAAGGGAACAGTAAAGACTCCGGTTAAGGCACCAGTTAAGGATGACTCAGATGACTCAGACGATTCGGATTCCGAGGAAGAGGAGAAGCCAAAGGGCAAGGTAGTGCCCCCTCCCAAGGCTCCCTCTAAGACTCCGGTTAAGGATGACTCAGACGATTCCGAGGAAGAGGAGAAGCCAAAGGGCAAGGTAGTGCCCCCTCCCAAGGCACCGGTTAAGGCTCCCTCTAAGACTCCGGTTAAGGATGACTCAGACGATTCGGATTCCGAGGAAGAGGAGAAGCCAAAGGGCAAGGCACCAACAAAGTCACCAGTTATCTCTAGTGTAGGTAAGCCCACGGCCAAGCCCGTACCTAAGCCCCAGAACAAAACCGTATTTGAGTCAGATGATGATTCCGATTCCGAAGATGAGATGCCCAAGACCTCCCTACAGAACAAGAAAAAGGTATCAAATAGCCAGGCCGAAAAGAAGAAGGAAGAGGATGACAGCGACCTAGAGGATAAGCTGGAAGATGCCACACCAATTAATAAGCATACACACAAGGCCATGGGTGTCGAACTAGACTCGGATGCGGAGATTTCAGATGATGAATAAAAAATATCTCTTGATTATTAATATTAAAAATATTAATAAATGGATACGCCCACAATACGTAAGAAAATAAAGGAGCTATCTTATACAGTTACGGAAAAAACACAAGAACTACAACATAAGCCATACATACTATTAAGTATAAGCGCACTAGTTTTCCTACTAATAGTACAACCGGACTTTGTAAAGAGACAGGACGGATTTAAGCGAAAACTATGCTTAAAGAAGATATTAATATCTTGGCTACTCTTCAGTATAGTTCTTTCTACAGGTTACTACGCGTATACTAATTAGCCTTACGTACTAGGTACATATTTTTAATAGCAAAGTACACTATCATAAAAGCCATAGTCTTTACCGCTAATAATATATAGGGGGAGGTAGTAGTGGATGGGAAAAAACGTTTAATGACGTCTTCAGCCTGAGGAGTACTAAAGGCTAGAAAAAGTAACCCTGCAAGGGTAATATCCTGTGTTTGTGATAGGATTTTCTGTACAGCCGTCTGCTGTTCTTTAAATATGCCATTTAGCATCTGCATTTCAGTTTGGGTTAATGTACTCTCATCAACCGGAAGTGTATCTATGTAGTCAGCGACAGACATGAAATTTACTATTAAAGTTATTGTTTTAAGTAAAAAATAACTTTAATAAACCAATGACCCTTAGTATAGCCAAACTACAGGAATTACTCACCTCTAAAGGGTATATTCCTACCTGTTATTTTACCCTGCGAAAATACTGCATGTTCGTAGAAATCTACTCTATCAAGACAGCAGACCTATTCCTTATGTACATACCTTCCAAGTATAACTTTCGCGTATCTTCTTCTCTAGAAGATTCCTACAAGTTAGAGGAGATAGACATGACTACTTCTGACAACGTAGCAGATGACTACGGAGATGATACAGAGGCTACATTGGAAAAAGTAGTGTTACTTCCTAGTAAGAATGAAAAAATGGAAAAGCACCTTGAAAACAACTACAAAGACGAAATAACCTTAAAGGATATTTCAGACCAGGATACAATTATTTTAAAATCTGTATATAGACAGTTGAAGCGTCTTTCCTACTCTGTGAAAAATATAGACTACAAACTAGGAATTATAGTCAAAAATTACCTCTGTGTTATTCGCCGGGATGATAGTATTAACTGCTTCTATATTAAAAAGTATCCTAGAGATACACAGAAAAAGCTAAAGATTATTTTAGACCTGGAATTATTCTACGAAAAAAATGACTCCATTCTGGAAGATATTTATACCGTGAGAAATAGTATATATACTATTCTAGAGAAGAATCAGGGAAATCATACCAATCTTATTACCAAAATTTTAGAGGATAAAAAACAGCTTCTAAGCATCCCTACACAGATAGAAATTAAAAATAAGGAGTATGACGCTATGATTTCTAAGCTGGAGGGGATACTACTACATACACTAGAAAAAGAAGAGTCCCTTACGGAACAGCTAAAGGAACTAGTAAAGCCCTCAGCATCCCTACAGAATGACATATCCCGAGCTCATACACGAAGTAGACTGGAAGCCGAAATGGACAAGGTACTAAAGACTAAGACAGAGATTACTAAGACTATGGTAGACATACGTACCAAGAAAGAGGATATGATATTAACCATAGATAAGCTTCTATTTGACAATACAATAATGTTTGACGCTATAGCGAAAAATTTCAAAAAATTAAAAGATTTTTGTAAATAAAATGTACACGTACGATAATAATGGAAATAAGAAGCAAATCGTAGAGAACTTCCAAATGGCTCGTTCGGATTCTCCCAAGCCGGAAGATGATAAGAAGAGCAAGATGCACAAGATACTTATGATTGTACTTGGCGTAATCCTCGCAGTGGCTATAATCGGTCTCGTTATGATGATGCTTAAGAAGCACAGTAATTCGGAGTCCGCCCAGGCACCCGCCGAGTCCATCATGTCGGCCTTTGGCATGTCCGGCAAGCGTGGTAGTCGCTACGGCTTTAACTTTTACTAAACTTAATATAACCTTATACTAAGCTTAGAGAATGACCTTATACTAAGCTTAATATGACCTTATACCAAGTTTAAAGTCTAGTTACAAATTATTATTAATGAATAGCTTAATTTTTGACACTGAAACTACAGGCCTGCCTAATAGAAGGCTAGGAAGATACTACAACCCGAAAAATACAGCACAATATGATAGCTCCCGTCTAGTAGAAATAGCATGGATTGTTATGGATGAAAGCGGGGATGATGTCAAGAGAAAGAGATATATTATTTTCCCTTCTGACTTTACCGTAAAGGGAACCGAATTTCATGGAATAGACCACGTTCAGGCTGAGAAAGAAGGGAAAAATATAAATATGGTTTTAGATGACCTTCTATCAGACCTTAAGGAGTGTGATACCATAGTCGCTCATAACCTAGAATTTGACTATAATATTACCCTCTCAGAATGTTATAGAAATAAGCGCCAAGACGTCATAGATGAGATGGAGAACAAAGCACAATATTGTACTATGGAAAATGGTAGGGAGTACTTAGGAACGTGTAAATATCCAAAGCTAGTAGAACTATACAAGAACATCACAGGATTAGACTGGAATCAGAAGCATAACGCTATGGATGACACAGAAAAATGTTTAGAGTGTTATAGAAAAATGAAAAATTAAGATATTATACAGAAAAAGGTATAATGTCTAAACTAACTTCGTTAAAGATATCTAAACCTAGAATTATCTATACCGACGGTTCCTGCTGTCCTAATCCCGGAAAAGGCGGGTGGGGTGCTATAATAGTCTATGATGATTTCGATTATTATCTTTCGGGGAAAGCCGAGCGCACCACCAATAATATGATGGAGTTAACGGCAGTTATAGAGGCCCTAAAAGCTTGCACAGAAAAGGACGTAACTATCTATAGTGATAGTAAGTACGTAATAGAATGTGCAAAGGGTAATTGGCAACGCAAGAAGAATACAGAGCTATGGAAGTACTATGATAGCGTAGCGAAAAATAAGAATATAAAATGGAACTGGGTAAAGGGGCATAACGGAGATTATTATAATGAATTAGTAGACAAGTTGGCAAAAAGTGAAATCTGAAAAATTTTTATTAATTATCTTGACAACAATAAAAAATGTCAGTTCCTTCATCTGATTATGTTAACTATTCTGCCGGAGGAGCGCCATGCTCGTACGCTGCGCTCGGCACTTACAACGACGGCTACTCTATGAACATCGCCCCTCAGGGTAAGCAGGTATCTGGCGTGTACATTGTACCCACCTGGAACCCTATTTCCTACGACTCGCTAACGAACAAGGTCCCTAGCTGTTCGGGCTATTCGGATATAGGCCAGGCGTACGGTAAGGATGCTGGCTCCTGCCAGACTACTTATCGCACGTCTCTCTGCGGTAGTAGATAAATATTTTTACCTTACATTATTACCTAATAATGTAATTTAATCTCTATGGGTGTGTATTTGCTGGGTCCTTACCTGTAACACCCTCTTTATACTACTTCCATTGGGCTGGTCTATAGGCGATACAATTGTCATATCCCTCTCCTCTACAGGTTCTTTAAGTACTATTATTTCCGGACCGGTATAGCTTTCTATACTTATTTTTAGAGCATATGCAAAACATAGAATAGCTAAAATAGCAAATATAGTTTCAAGTATCATTTATATTTAAAAAAATGAAAAAATAGCGAAACTTTCACCTATAACCAAAATGTCTTCCTTCAAAGAAAAGCATGTTTGGCGTGTTCTTGAGGCTTATTATAAAACTAATAGTGTCTCCCAACACCAGATTGATTCCTTTAATGACTTTGTTAATTTCGGTATGCAGGAGATTGTAGACCAGGAATCTACTCTGTCAGTGGGAAATTATTCTATTAAGTTTGGGCAGATTTCTCTAGCTCCTCCTCAGGTTATTGAAGAGGATAGGTCACTTTGCAGTGTGTACCCTATGAATGCTAGACGTAGAGACCTAAATTATGACTCGGCTATCCACTGTGATATTTCCGAGAAGTATATTGAGGCAGATGGAACCGAGGATATTAAGCACCACAATCGTGTAGTAATTGGCCGTATGCCGGTTATGCTAAAAAGTTGTGTTTGCAATCTATCCAAACTTACACCGGACGAACAGGTACAGGCTGGTGAGTGTCCTAACGACCCGGGAGGATACTTCGTTATTAAGGGGAATGAAAGGGTGCTTGTAGCCCAGATGAGAGCTAATTATAACCAGGTCTTTGTGCTGAAGCAGAAGCCCGGTGACAAGTATAGGTATATCGGTGAAGTCCGTTCAATGTCTACGGAAACAGGTCATTCGGTACTCATTCAGGCCATGGTAGGGCAAGATGACCGTACCGTACTATTTTCCCTTCCATACATTAAAGAGCCTATTCCTGCCGGTGTAGTCTTTAAGGCTCTCGGTTTCCTAGAAGATGAGGAGATTTCTGACTTGCTTGCTCTTCCAGAAAATAAGTATATTAAGTATATTCTTAGAGACTCATTTTTCTGCAAGACCAAGGAAGAAGCTTTACAACATATTGGACAGTACGCTATGCATATTATTAGCGAGGACAAGAAGGAAGCTTATGCTTGGCAGGTTGTAGAGACTGAACTGCTCCCCCATCTCGGCATTACTGGTACTGTAAAGGAGCAAGCCTGTTTTCTCGCGAACATTATTCGTAAACTGATTTTGACCAACTGTGGGTATAGAAACGAGGATGATAGGGATAACTATGCGAATAAAAGGGTGGAGTCAGCTGGTCAACTTATGTACGAAATCTTTCGCAATCTCTTCAAGAAGTATACCCAATTTATTAAGCTTCAACTAGACAGAAAGGGAAGGCCTGATATTCTCTCTATCGTTTCTAGGATTAAGAGTATCACGAAAGGACTTCACCAGTGCTTAGCTACGGGAAACTGGGGTGTGCAGAAAAACGCCAGTTACATGCGAACGGGTGTTTCACAGATTCTTGACCGTATGACTTACTGCGCTACGTTATCACATCTTAGAAGGGTGATTATTCCCGTTGGAAAGGAAGGAAAAAATACCGCTATGCGCCAGTTGCATGGAAGTAGCATCTTTTATTGCTGCCCTTCCGAGACGCCTGAGGGGCAGAAAATCGGTATTGTGCTTAATCTAGCTCTTCTCGCAAAGGTTAGCAAGAAGGTCTCAACTGTAGAAGTAAGGGGTGTACTAGACAAGGTCAAGAGCATTACAAAGGTTGATGATATGGATACAGCCCTTATTAAGGATAGCACAATCGTCTTCCTTAATAACATCATTATCGGTTTTACACAAGACCCGGAAAAGACTGTAAGAGATGTAAGAAGACTAAGAGAAAAGGGTATTCTAGACCATGAGGTATCTGTTTCCTATGATAGTGTGGATAATAACGTATCTATCTACTGTGACGAAGGGCGTTTTATTCGCCCTCTTTTCACCTTGGAAAATAATACTTTGAAAATCCAAGGTGAGAAGAAGTATAAATGGAGAAAGTTGCTTAAGGAAGGCTACGTTCAGTATCTTGACCCATCGGAAATTGAAAGCTGTGTTCTCGCTATGTATCCTAAGATGCTAGAAAAACAGCATAGTGATTACTGCGAAATTCATCCGTGTACCATGTACGGCATCATGGCTTCAATGATTCCCTTCCCGGACCATAGTCAGTCGCCGAGGAATTGCTACCAATGTCTAGATGAGAATGAGGAGATTTTTATGGGTGATGGTACCTTAAAGAGAATTGGCGATGTCCGTGTAGGAGATGAGGTCATTACTGTAGACCCAAAGACGTGTGAACAGAGTATTACCAAGGTCATTAACCAGTATGTAAAAGATACGGAAAAGAATATAGTAAAAATTAAGACTATTTCAGGCAGAGAACTAGTATGTACCGATGACCATCCTATTTTGACTTATAATGGCTGGAGAAAGGCGGGAAACCTAGGAAATCAGGATTTGGTATGTATTTTCCCAAATCACCAAGAAGATAATGTATATTACGAATTTCTTCTATCATTGGGAAATTATTATAAAAGTTACAATGACTGGTGTGATATCATTAAGCAAAAGGGAGATGCCATCTTTGTTCCTGTTTCTTCAGTCACACAACATCCTAGAGTACGTATCGCAGATATTACTACAGAATCTGAGAACCACAGCTTTATTACCTCTTCAGGTATCTGCGTTCATAATTCTAGTATGGGTAAGCAAGCCCTTGGTGTACCTGCCCTATCTTACAACCTTAGAACAGACACATGTTTACACGTACTGCACTATGCACAAAAACCACTTGTAACTACAAAGCCAGCTGAGATTATTGGTATTAATGATATGCCTTCGGGAATTAACGCGATTGTGGCTATCGCATGTTATTCGGGGTGAACCTTGGTTATGCCCCTGTCATGCCAAAATCATGGCAAGTCTGTCGTAGCAGGCTACGTATCCAAATTGCGGGAAACTCCTAAGTTACACCTCTAGTTACCAAATTACTCGAGAAATCCGGTAATGGCTCTAGCTAATCACTAGAGGTATGGTAAAAAGACTAGAGGACAGGGACAATCCGCAGTCAAACCTCTAAATCCGGTATGGGTTGATTATTCAACTCGCTAGGACATGAGGGAGACTCAACGACTGGATGGATACGGGCATGAGGATTCTAGCAAAGTCCTGTGATTGCTCAAGGTACAGTCTAAACCCGCTTGAGAAAGCGTCTGAATGTAGTCATGGGGTAGCTACGTATATTACTTCATGGCGAGTTTCAGAGGAGAAAATTTCCCCGGTACTCTCTTGATAACCAAGAGGATTCTATTATGATTAATTACAGCGCAGTACAGCGAGGGCTATTCTGCGTGACTTCGTATCATACCCTAGATTGTTCAGAAAAGAAGAGGGATACCTACAGTTTCGAGGAGATTTGCCTACCCCCTCAAAATAGCGAAGCTACAATTAAGCAGGGTCAATCAGGCTATTTTAGAAGGAAGAACGCTAACTATAGCCTTTTAGATGAAAATGGTATTATTCGCACTAGGACGGAGAAAGGGGAAGCGGTATACGTAAAAAAGGGCGATGTTATCGTTGGCAAGCTTGTAGTTACGGGGAGCAAGTCGGGCGAGGAGAATAAAGTGGATGCTAGTGTTGTTATTCAGCCCGGAGAAGAAGGTGTTGTGGATAGAGTCTATACAGTCATAACGCCTAATGGGTATAAGTTAGTAAAGGTTGTTATCCGTGTTATGCGCATGCCTACACTGGGTGACAAGTTGGCTAGCAAAATGGGTCAGAAAGGTACTATCGGTATGATTTACAGGCAAGAGGATATGCCTTTCTGTCCTTCTGGTGTAGTTCCGGATATTATTATTAGTCCCAGTTGTATCCCGTCTCGTATGACTATTTCACAGCTTATCGAGTGTGCCCTTGGAAAAGAGTGCGCAGTTTTTGGAAAATATGAAGATGCTACCCCTTTCACAGAGAATAGCACTAATGTAGCGGATAAGCTTGTCGATAGGGTAGGGGAAGTAATTCAGGAGTATGGTTTACAGTCTCAAGGATTCGAGACTATGTATAATGGTATGACCGGGGAACCGATGAACGCTCGTATTTTCATCGGACCAACCTATTACCAGCGTCTTAAGCATATGGTAGATGATAAGATGCACGCTAGAGCAACCGGGCAGATTACGGTATTAACTAGACAGCCTCTAGAAGGAAGAGCTAGAGATGGAGGACTTAGGTTTGGGGATGCTAAAACGCCCCAGTGGTATGTAAAAATACTGCTAGTCTATGTGCGATAGGCTACATCTTCAAATTCAGGGAACCCTATTGGCTTATAAAAATAAACGATGATAAAAAATGTGGAAACAAATAGATGAAACTAATTATGAAATCTCTAGTGATGGACAAGTAAAAAATATATTAACACAAAAGGTCCTAAAACAACATGTCAAAAATGGCTATTATACGTGTTGTATAATGATTTCTGGTAAAAGAAGTACATTCCTTGTACATAGAAAAGTCGCAATAATTTATATACCAAATCTTGGTATGAAATCATGTGTAAACCATATAAATGGAAATAAACTAGACAATAGACTAGAAAATTTAGAATGGTGTACACATAAAGAAAATTCCCAGCATTCTCTGAGGGCAGGATTGACTAAAATTAATACAAGAAAAATAATCCAAAAAGATACAGAAGGTAATATTATAGCCTCATATAATTCCCTGAAAGAAATCACAGAGAAATTTGGCTATGATAGGTCCTCTATCATACGCGTCTGTAAAAAAATACAGAAAACTGCTTATAAATACATATGGGATTATGCAGACGCGACAAATAGCATATCTATACCCAAAGGTATGGTATTTGAAGACTATGATAATTATCTTATAGATAAAGATGGAAATATTTTCAGTCAAAAAACACAGAGAATTTTAAAACCCATAAAAACAGAAGCCGGGTATACATATGCGACTTTGGTAAAAAATGGATACAAGCGAAATTTCTATATACATTATTTAGTAGGGATATTGTATGTACCTAAACCAGAAAATACACGTATAATAATACATAAAAATGGTATTAAAGATGACAATAGAGATATAAACTTAATATGGGTTTCATCGTATAATAAGCCAATAAGCTCTAAGATACCAAGTCACAGTGAGAAATCATGTGATGGCCCTAGGGAAAACTTAGGGGTAAGGTCATAACTCTTAAAGTATGTGGGAATCCTGAACCAAGCTTCTAAACCCGTTATGATAGGGCATGAAGAAGGTGCAACGACTAGACGGAGATGGGCTAGAGGGTACTACCAATACCCAATGAAAGCTTAAGGTATAGTCTAGGCCCACCCGAAAGGGTGCTATATTGTAGTTATGGTATTCTCGCATCTTGGGATATCGTAACGAGTATATAGGGACGATGACGCTAGGAGCAAATGCCTAGCCGAGTCTGGTACTTCCGAATGGAAAGAGATTGTATGATTGCCCATGGAACTGCCCGGTTCCTCAAGGAAAGACTCTTTGACGTATCCGACCCGTTCCGCATATCTGTGTGTAAAAAGTGTGGTACGGTAGCTTCAAAGACTAATGAGTGCCAGTGTTGTAAGAGTAGTCAGGTAGTAGCTTGTAATATGCCATATGCGTCCAAGTTGCTGTTTACAGAATTGAATGCAATGGGACTCAAGACGGTAATTAGACCTAATAATTAAAAAATAGGTATGTTATTCATGATATTCATGATATTCATAATAAAAATAATTATGAATATTTCCAAAAATGATTTTTTTACCTTTCTTTCAGTTTAAATTAAAATGTCCGGCTTTCCCATTAGATGTTTCTCCTGTAATAAGGTCATTGGACAGCATGAACAGAGATACTATAAATTACTGGCCAAAGGTCATAGCGAAAAGGTTGTTCTAGATAAACTCGGTATGAATAGGTACTGTTGTAGGCGTATGTTTATGGGACATGTACCCATTCTAGAGCAGTTGCTGAAATTTCCTACAGATATTAATCAAAAATCTGATTAAAGTATTTTTTTAAATAATTTTTATTCTCTTGTTTTGAATAAAAATGTATGCTATGGTAAGAGGTAAAGCTGTAGTAGTCCATCTAGGTAAGGATGGTAAATATTACTATGTAAAGGCCGGTAAGCGAGTCTATACCAAGGCCAAGATTCTAGATGGTGTCAAACCCAAAAGCCGGGTATCAAAGGCCCGTAAGAACATGGTTAAGAGCAAGAGTGCTAAGCGCAAGCGTTCACTTAAGAAGCGTTCTAAGAGTGCCAAGAAGTCACCCAAGAAGAGCGCTAAGCGTAAGCGTTCTACCCGTAAACGCATCCGCAAGACCAAGAAGAGTCCCCGCAAGCGCAAGGTAGGCCGTCCGCGTAAATCCCGTAGCGTAGGCCGTCCGCGTAAATCCCGTAGCGTAGGTCGCCCGCGTAAGCGCAAGTCGGTAGGCAGACCTCGTAAGCGTTCTTCTAAGAAGAGCGCCAAGCGCAAGAGTACCCGTAAGCGTTCGCTTAAGAAGCGTTCCAAGAGCCGTTCCAAGAGCCCCCGCAAGCGTGTCCGTAAGACTAAGAGCCGTTCTCGTAAGAGCCGTTCCCTTAGTATCCCTTCGGAAAAGGCCGGTTCGAACCGTCTCGAGGGTAAGAAAGTCGTCTTTAGTGGTTTCAGAGACCAAGACCTAGTTGACAGAATAGAACAACTCGGCGGACGTGTAATGGCTAACGTAAGTGGCAAGACCGATATGGTTGTCGTTGAGGACCTTTTTACTGTGACAGACAAGACCTCAAAAGCTCTTTCCCTAGGCATTCCGATTAAGGAAAAGAGCCTGTTTGTCGAGTCTTATCTTATGTAGAATGATTACCCCATATAAATATATAATATCTTAATTATATATTTTACTACAATAAATGACAGATATAGTTTATCTTTATCCAAAAACGTCATGTTTATGCGGAAGTTGCGAGAGCAAGTATACAGCTCCGAAAGGCGCTGAAACTAACCTTTCTGTAAGAGGCGGGAAGATATCTCCTTTTTTTAACTGCTATGATGCCGTAGAAATTAATAACTCTATACAGCCTAGTAACAAGAGTGGATGGCATGACCTAAATCCCCAAGCGTATACAAGCAAGATATCACCAGGCTTTGACAGGGTAGCTTGTCAGACTGCTTCTTCTTGCCCTACTTCATCCTATATAAGCATGGACCCGAGGCTATACAGTACTACTCGTATGGACTACCTTCCTCTTGATAGACCTCCTATGAATGGCGATGTAAGACTAAGAGACGTGTACAATGATGAGTATACTAATTATGGGGCCGGCTTCCAGCCCTATAATAAAATACGTGACGGTGATATTACCTACTATATAGACAAGAGTATAGAGGATGCCTTTTACCATCCTGTCTACACGGAACCAGCTAAGCAGACTACAATTTTGTACAAGGACCCTATGGGAGCTATGAAGCCTCAGCATGTTAGGACGCCTCTAGTCAATATAGATAATCCGGCTGTTACCAATGCGGAAACGTACCCTAACTGTCTCTCTTTCCTACAGGACACACAGTCTTTTAGAGAGGACTTGATTTCTAGGCAACAAACGAAACACAATCAACAGAAATGGTCTGCTAGATGGAATTAAAAGAAACTTTCCTATAATTAATAATGGACACGAACTCTACTGAAAAGCTAGCTTCCGTAATGCACCAGATACTCTATAATATCCAGAGGGAAAAAGAGTACAAGGCCATGGAATGGGAGAATGACACCAGGGGAACCGGTAACATACAGGAGATAGAAAGATTTAGCGCTATTCGTGACCGGGAACTAGACGAGTTAAAAAATAATTTAGAATATACTGTAGAACAAGCTAACAAAGATATTATAAATCCTCAGCTGAAATTCCCGGATGATTACGCTGAGAATTTTATAAAGGGACTGGTAGAGTGAAGGAGAGAAGGAAAATGAAATTTTTTCACGAAAATAACTAGTGAAAAAATAATGTCTACGAATAGTAAAAGATTTTATATACTAGTCTGTACCTGTGATAAGTGCGAGAAAATGTATGAGCTATATGCATTAGACTGCCTTGAACCTAAAAGGCCGTGTTTATGTGCGGAATGTTATCTTACAGAGGACTGTGGGAAAAATACCAAGAAATTATGCGGAAATATGAAGTGTAAAAGATGTTTTGATAGAAGCTTTGCTTCCCATCCCAAGGCTAAGTACTGGGACTATGAGAAAAATAAGAAGAGTCCCAGAGAGGTATTTAAAAGTGCTATTTCTAAAGCTTTTTTTAAGTGTGAAGACTGTTTACACGGGTTTGAGATTAAATTAAATAGTGTTTCTAACGATAAATGGTGTTGTTACTGTAGTAGTTGTGTATTATGTTCCAATTCAAACTGCACTTTCTGTCATGAAAAAAGCTTTGCTTCCCATCCCAAGGCTAAGTACTGGGACTATGAGAAAAATAAGAAGAGTCCTAGAGAGGTATTTAAAAATAGTGCTCAAAAGGCTTTTTTTAAGTGTGGATACTGTTTACATGGCTTCGAGAGTGTAATACATCGTGTTTCCAATGGAAATCGTTGTGGTTATTGTTACGGAGACAAATTATGTACGGATTTAGCATGTACTTTCTGTTTTAATAGAAGCTTTGCTTCCCATCCCAAGGCTAAGTACTGGGACTATGAGAAAAATAAGAAGAGTCCCAGAGAGATTCGTAAAGGTAGTATGTCTATTGCTTTTTTTAAGTGTGAAGACTGTTTACATGGGTTTAAAAGTTCTGTATGTAGCGTTTACCAAGGATATTGGTGTTCCTATTGTTTTAGTAAAAAATTATGCTCCGATTCAGACTGTACTTTTTGTCACGAAAAAAGTTTCGCTTCCCATCCCAAGGCCAAGTACTGGGACTATGAGAAAAATATTGGTTTAACACCTAGAGATGTGTTTAAATGTAGTGATAAAAAAATATGGTTTAAATGTAGTGAAAACAATCATAATTTTCAAAGTATAATATGTAACGTGTCACGTCGTAATAGCTGGTGTCCCCATTGTAACTATAAAACTGAAAATAAGCTATATAACTGGCTTCTGGAAAAATTTCCATTGTATAATATAACAAGACAGGTTAAATTTGACTGGGGAAAAAATCCAAAAACAAATAAAGCTTTACCATATGATTTTTTTATAATTAGAGATGATAAAAGTCCTATTCTACTAGAGCTGGATGGGGCACAGCATTTTAGACAAGTCTCTAACTGGGACAGTTGTAAGGTTATACAACATAGAGATATAATTAAACAGAGTTTAGCTAATAATAACGGGTATACAGTTATTCGTATATGCCAGGAAAAGGTGTTATATGGTACAGGATGGGAAGAGCTATTATACAATACCTTATTAGAAGACTATAAAGAACCTAGACTTATTTTTATAGCAGATGACGGGAAATATGCTTATCATGTATAATTTTTCTAATACAAAAACATTAGAAAAATCAGCGCTGTCTCGGGCCGATGGGAAAAAGCCTGCGTTCCCAAGCCTCGCTGTTTATCTTTCTCATACGTCTCTCAGAGATGTCATTTCTGAACTGGAGAGAGTCCCTTAACCAGCTATCCTGAGCTAGTGCCCTGATATTAGGCGTGTGTATATTACCGAATTCGGAGTTTTCCTGTATGGGACCGTATTTATCGGCATATGGTAAATGGTCTATCTTGCTTCTAGTAATGTAAGCTGGATGTCTGATGCTATTGATATCATCGTACATAAACCTAGGTTGCCCTAAATTTTGGTCGATATATGAGCGGTAGCTGGTTCCGTATCCATAGAATCTAGGGTCGTACACATTATCATAAGTCGCTTGTTGTTCAGATTCTAACGGAGTCGCTTCATCACTAGCGGGCTGGATTATTCTAGGGTCATGCTGTGTATACGTTAATCCTTTATCATCCCTAGAACAGGTAACGGGTTCAAACTGCTGTTGGAAAGATATACCTATATTACTAGAGATAGGTTCTATAATCTGATTGGTAGTATATACTCCGGGTGTGACCGTCTGTGTAAATAGATTCTCATTGAACCTTTTTAACTTCGGGTCTTGCATACAATTTCCCGCGGGAAAGTTAGATGGTAGACCAGACCTGTATATTTGACCAGGATTGTACCCACATGAGGTATTTACCCAACCGGGCTTGTCAGGTTGCACCGCGACTCTCTTTGGATTTTTCACAGTATTCAGGTCAGCATATTTAGCAGGCGGGTTATAATTCTCCCTTACAGGCATCTCAGGTACCCAAGGCCTTTCGTCACTAGGATAAGGCGCCTTTATTCCACCACAGTAATCCTCTCTCACCCGCATCTCAGGTACAAAAGGCCTTTCGTCGCTAGGATAAGGCGCCCGTATACCGCCACAATAATTTTCCTGCACCTGCATCTCAGGTACATAAACCCTCTCATCACTAGGATAAGGAGCTTTTATACCTCCTCCACACTGATTATACTCCTCCTTAAAATCACTACCGCTTATACTAGTCATTCTCTTCACGGGCTTCCTAGGTATCAATTCACTACCATCTGGTAAGTAGTCACAGCAGGTAGAAACACCATACCCTGACAGGTACATATCTTCCTGAGGACCCGCCCTGTTAATATGTGAGTTTTCTACTAGGTTATTCTGCTTCCAATAAGATAACTCATAAGAGGGTGCTACAACCACGGGTGCAATTTTAGTTAATGGGTTACAGCCGGCCGATAGTTGTTGCCCATCGTTCATATTAGGCTCTTTCCCCGTGGAAGGAGGGGGTGCATACATACCATACTTTAGATTTTGGTTAAGGTTCACCGCGAAACTGCTAGGCGGGTCTATACTGACCTCGTCGTTACAAAAAGCAAGATTCTGCGGGCCTTCTATAAAGGTATCTTCCTTCCAGCTTCCATTAACTAGGACCTTTTTAGACTGGGCTAGATTATTTAAGGATAAAGGTGTAACCTTCTCTATAGGCGCCTTGTCGTATCTCTGGAAGGCAAAATTTTCTACAATCTTGTTCGGGTCATTTTTCGTACAAGTTTGCATTGTCTTTCTTTGAATATAGTAAACAATTATTATAAATGATAAAGAAATTACTAGGAATTGGACGCTATACTTGAAATTAAGTAGCAACATCACGACGAAAATTATAAGTATGAGTCTAGATAGGGCATTTAGTTGCTCTTCCATAGTCATATTTCCCATAGGAAGTACCTGTATGGATGAGAAAAAATGTTTTACATCTTCTAGCCAAAAATTAGGCATTTATTATAGGAAATAAAAATGAAATTTGGATAAAGTTCCAGAAAAAAGCAACAATGTCTACTGAAACAAAGTATGAAACCAAACATGAAAACAAGTATAGAAATGCTCTTATCGAGCTTAGAAAGACCCTGCTTCAGTATTGCTGGCTTATTGAGGTAGAAGGGCAGGCTCGTGTAGCGGAAAACTGTGATGCAGGTATTTATACAGCTAAAGACGCCAAAGAATATAGAAAAGAAGCAGATAATGCTAAAGAGGAAGTCGCGAAGACCCTAGATGAGTGCCTTATGAACTATAATAGCCTAGTCGGGTCAGAAGATGAGCTAGAGCTTAGAGGACAACATGAGCATATGATGGATATTTTTAACGATATCTAAAAATGAAAAATAATTACTAGTATTTTTCATTCAAAAAATGCCTCGTAAACCCAATTCAGCTTTAAGAGAGAAGTACGCCTTTTCTTTATACGGTATTAACATGGAAAAGGTAGATAATAAATATAGTATCGCACATAGTACCAGTGTAGCGGAAGAACCTATTCCCCAGAATACGACCAAGATAGAGGACCTTACTAGTAAGAATAACACGGAAATAGTATCCTTTCTGGACGAGTCTAAGCGGGTAAGAAAATGCACCGTCTCTTATATAGATTATGACAAGAAGATTAAGTATAGATGCTTTTGGGATAGGAACCCGATACCTGATAATATGCACCCCATTGGTTGTCCTATCCGTTTCTTGCCTAGCAAGGCTTACAAGTCCTATAATTCCGAGATAAGTAAGGAAAAATACGTTATCTCTGAGCCGGTCTCTGAGACTAGGGCCGATGAAGTCCGAGAGCGCCAGGATAATAGACTATATGTAGAGAATAAAGGGGAATATGAGTGTGACGGTATTTTCTGTTCCTTTAACTGCTGTCTGGCTTATATTAATGCTCCAGAAAATAAGCACAATCCTCAGTATAAAAACTCTGAGAGACTGCTACTACAACTTTACGCGGATATTAACGGGAAGCTTATTAGTATTAAGGAACTCATACCTGCACCACACTGGCGGATGTTAAGCGAGTATGGAGGGAGTTTAAGTATACAGCAATTTCGGGATAGTTTTAATAAGGTAGAGTACCTAGACCACGGTGTTATTTCTTCTGTCTCGTTAGGGAAGCTATTTGAGAGTAAGATAAAGTTTTAAAATATATTAGTAATGTAATATATTTTTTATACTGTCCAAGAAACCGCTCCTCCATACATACCATCTATAGCATTACCCGCCCATTGTATAGCACTACCTCCTACGTCATTTGTAGGATATAGAGTAATATATGACCCTCCTGCAAAATATGTTATGCGTAGCGTTCCAGTAGATGGGAATCCGTTATTTATAACAACTATGGGGAAATAATAGTCTGGTGTAAATCCTGACCGCATGAATCTAGCGGGTATACTTCCATCTTCGCTCTGGAATAAACATGTACCAGTTAAATTATTAAAAAAATCTGAACCAAAGTAATCATGCCAGCTTAGTGTGACAGTTCTACCAGTTCTAATAATTTCAAAAGTCATAGTTTTATAGTCATCTGCGAATAAATTATATCCAACAGGAGAATTCTTATTAAATGTAATATATAATGGTAATACTTCCTCATAATAATTTAGATTAGACGCTGTACCCCCTGATGTTTCAAACTGTAACTGTTCTATGTAATTTATACCATTAGCGTAAATACCGTATGGATTATTACCTGATTGAGATGCTATGTATATACCGTATGTTTCGCTTGAACCATTATGAGGACCGACATACATACCATAACTACGTAGTGCTCCAGTACTCTGAGATGTTATATAAGAACTATATAAACTACCAACAGTTGTTGGATATCTTATAGATGGACATGCTATATTTAGGCCAATAATATTATTGGCTGTACCTGTGGAAGCAGGTACTTCACATGATACTTTGAGAGCTGATAAATAATTAGCATTTGCCCCAGTAGCTAAATTCATAGTAGGGTATATATTAGTAGCCCAGATATCAGCATTTATCATATCAGTCGTCATAGTGGGAGATATACTAAAATAAGTCAAGGGAGAAACTTGAGCTGTAACATTTTGCGAATACTCATGCAGAGTATAAGGACCTGAACTAAAGGTATAGGACCCTAAAGATATAGTATTATTAGTATAGAATACACTACCCGTTACACCTGCTACCTCGTTTTGCCTTAATTCCTTAGTAGTTGTATCATAAAAGGTTATAGACCCGTCTGTTGACGACCTAACCGGGTCAACAAAGAAGCCCGCTTCATTACTATCTCCCAAAGCGGTAGAAGATGCATTTAGAATTATACTAGCCTGTTTCTGTTCGGTTCCACCTGCATTAGCTCCTATGGCTATAGCAAATGGAGGCTGGTTCTCTATACCCGCGTTAGAACCTATGGCGATAGCTCCTATACCTTGTGCGGTTTGTCCTGCATTTTCTCCTATAGCTATAGCTGAAGCTCCTTGAGAATCTAAACCAGATTGTTGGCCTATTGCCACTGCATAACTTCCTTGGTCATTTAATCCCGTTTGATATCCTATAGCGACTGCATAGCTATTTGGCATATTATAACCAGCCCTACGACCTATGGCAATATTACCTATAGCACCATCTTGCATTCCTGCCATAGCCTCGGCTCCTATAGCTACGTTATTGGAAGCGCTATTTATAGGTTCTCCTCCGGCCATTGCACTATACCCTATTAATACGTTATCTTGTATCGTCCCGTTATTAATAAAGCCATTACCTGCATCAACACCGAAACTTGTGTTGTATTGTACCGACGGGTCTGATGAACGAACAGCAGTCATAGAGTAGAGGTCTGACAAGTTATCTAGACCATATTTAATTACACTAGTCGGGCCGGTGGGACCTGTAGGGCCGGTAGCACCAGCTCCTGTAGGACCAGTGTGACCTGTAGGACCAGTTCTTCCTGTATATCCAGTGGGACCAGTTCTTCCTGTAGCTCCTGTATAACCAGTATATCCTGTGACGCCTCCAGGTGCACCTTGCGGGCCTGTGTTTCCAGTTGGACCGGTATACCCAGTATACCCAGTAGCTCCTGTGTAGCCGGTGTACCCAGTAAAACCACCAGCGTTACCATCGGGACCGGTAGGGCCAGTATAACCGGTGTACCCTGTAGGACCTGTATAACCTGTGTATCCAGTCACGCCAGTAGGTCCTGTATAACCTGTAGGTCCAGTAGGACCTGTATAGCCTGTGTACCCAGTAAAACCACCAGCTCTACCATCAGGACCTGTAATTCCTGTTGGACCAGTGTAACCTGTATACCCCGTGTATCCTGTGGCTCCTGTAGCACCGGTATTCCCGTCAATAGAGTCAATCAAATTAGTTATGTAATTTTGTAGTATTGGGTCATTTCCTTGTACAAATCTTGACATTTAATTAATGTCAAGATTAACCTTTTTAATTACTTTATACAACATAAGATACGCTACCCGGAAGCATAATACAATTTTTAGGCCATACAACAACTTTATCGATATCTACATCAGGATGTAAACGTAAGAATAAAGCTGAAATCTTAGACCCTATACCACCTATAACCATACTACCCGTAAATATCTCATTATCAGCTTTGAAAAGTATAGGGAAAATAAAGTACTGACTATGTTTAGTAAATCTCTCAGGGAAAGAACATGCGAAATTACACTTTAGGGTTTCCTCGAATAAGTCGGGGGAGCTCTGAGACCAGGATATTGTAACCTGCCTACCTACACGTACGATATCAAAGGTCATATTTCTCATTTTATTTTTGTTTAGATACATGTTATATCCAGCGGGAATATTATTATGGAAGGGAAAGGACTGGTTTATACACTCCTCGTAGTAGTTTAATCTAGAAGCCTTTCCGTTAGGCGTAGAAAAAAGTAATTCTTCAACGTAGTTATCGCCTTCGGAAAATAAACTAAAATTATTCTTAGCTCCTGTCTGCTTACGTATAATAATTCCACATTTATTTTCTATAGGATATGCAGATTTCATAGAATTATTTTTAATTTCTATTCCACAGGATTTTGTAACTTCTTCTAGATTAGAATCTATAATTATTCCTGTATACTCATTATCTTTTCCTGGTAGTTTTACAGATGGGTTTAAATTCAGTGTAGAAATAACACTTTTTGTATTGGTAGAGGTTATAGAAGGATGAAGATGCATATATATACCAGATGAGAGAGAAGAAGCGTTATTTTTGTAGTCATGAATAGGCATATTAACTTCTTCTTTCGTATAGGTAGTTATTTTTCCGGTTAGTATGCTAGGTCCTGCTATCTTGGTCTTTGTATTATACGTAAACTCTCCAGAATCCGGGTTATAGTGACATAACTCCCCGTTATCTTCCCTTACTGGCTTTACAAAAAACCCATATTCCCCGTCATCATTCATTATCTTTCCTGTGGCGTTTAGTATAATACTACTAGCTCTCTGTAAAGAACCAGCATTATACCCGATTGATATAGCATTATCGGCCTGGTTATTTTCTCCCGCCTTTTTTCCTATAGCTATAGCGTGATTACCTTGGTTATTGCGCCCTGCATTTTCCCCTATAGCTACTGCGTGATTTCCCTGGTAGTTTGTAGCGGAGAACATACCTACAGCTATAGCCCCATTTCCTTGGTTCGTAACGCCAGAATTATAGCCTATTGCTATAGCTCCTGTTGATTGGTTATAGCCTGCATAATGTCCTAGAGAAATAGCCCAAGAAGACGAGGCTAAACCTGAGTTGTTTCCTATAGTAATAATGTTGCTACTCGCATCTTTTCCTGCATCTTTTCCTATCGCTATACAATCCTTGACTTCTATACCGTTAGAAAGACTGTTATGTCCTACCGCTGTACTATTAAGCGAAACTGTTGCAGAAGCAAGCGCCCGGTTTCCAAAACTAGTATTGTAAGAATAAATTCTAGAATCTTTTAAATTTTCTAAAGAACATACACCATAACTAGTATTTCCTTCATTATTTAAAATTTTTCTAGGATTATATACATCTAACAAATTATCGTTTATTTTTATAATCGCTGGTTCTCCTTTAGGACCTCTACAGCCTGTTGGGCCGGGTTCTCCTTGTATACCCTGAAGTCCTTGCATACCGGGAGGACCTTGAATGCCCTGTTGACCTTGAATGCCCTGAGGACCTTGAAGACCCTGTGGACCTGGTAATCCTTGTGGGCCTATACATCCGGTAGGTCCTATTATAGATTGCCCTTCGGGACCTATAGGGCCTGTTACACCTTGATTACCTAAAGGGCCTGTAGGGCCTATTTCACCTTGTATACCTTTAGGACCCATTATGCCAGGTAATCCTTGAGGACCAGGTAATCCTTGAGGACCAGGTAATCCTTGAGGACCTTGAGGACCTTGAGGACCTCTAATACCTATAGGTCCTTGCATACCGGGAATTCCTTGAGGGCCCATAGGACCGGGCGGACCGGGCGGGCCTAATGCACCTGTGTGACCGTAAGGACCCGTGCAACCGGTACTAGTAGAAAAGCCGTCTAATCCCTTAATACCCTGCGGACCGGTAGGTCCTAATAATCCAATAGGTCCCGTTACACCCTGAGAGCCTATTTCACCTTGCGGACCAGGATAACCTCTATCACCCTTAAACCCTCTTTCTCCTTGAGGACCCGTAGGACCTGGTAATCCTTGTATTCCTCTTTCACCTTGCATTCCTATAGGTCCCTGTATACCTTGGGGACCCATAGGGCCTTGTATGCCTTGAGGGCCTCGCTCACCTATAGGACCAGGAGGACCTTGTATACCTGGAGGACCTACAAAGCCTCTTGGCCCTGTCACACCTTTACCTTGAGGACCCATAGGACCTTGTGAGCCAGTAGGACCAATTAATCCCTGCATACCTTGCGAGCCTGTAGGACCTTTCGGGCCGGGAGGACCCATAGGACCAGGCGGACCTTTGTAAGAACCAATAATGTTTTTTATAGTATTTACATTGGTTTCTATAGGAACACTACCGTTATCCGGTTTATCTGTTCTTCTGATAATCATAATTGTAGAAGAATTATGATTTTTTATATAGGAAATTAATTACAATTGTGTACATGTCATAGTTAAATCTGACACAATTATATTAGTCGCAGTATCGTTAGTACATCTTATATCAATTACATCATTTTGGGATATAGTGGCGATTGTCATAATAAACACCGACACCGTAGTCGAATCACCTGGTACTTTCACTTTACTGGCTTCTTTAACCTGACCTGTAGAAGAAAAGTGGAAGCCAAATTCACATACATTTCCCGCTGTAGTGGTGAAATCTATAGAAGCCTGTAAGAGATACTTTCTAGAAATTTCAGAATGGCATGTAATAGCTGTAGTACCGGTAGTGCCAAACTGTAAAGTCTCAGACGTTGAAATTGTCGTCCCTAGAACTGGTGTAAAAGTCCCTATAACCGAGATAACTGTAGGCGTCACGTTTTCTCTCATATATAATTCCGCTGCCGAAAAACTATTCGTAATACTGGTACAGTTAATAAATAATGCCTTTTCATTGGTACCTGTTACGCCATAAAGGAATTTACCATCTCCTTTAAAGTCTACATTGTTTAGCACATAACCTTGATTGGGACATGTAGCACCAGTCGAAAAATATATTCCTGTAGAACCCGTGGACACGTTAAAAGTAGAATCGGTTATAACAACAGCCTTTGTTTCAAACGTGTCAGGGAACTGCATAATTGTCACATCTCTTATATCTGTCACATCAAAAAATGTAGACTGTATATCGACATATTCAATATTCTGGTCAAATGTTATATTCGATACACGTTGAAAATCACAATTTTGCATATAAAAATTATTATAATTTCTTATAGTGCCAAAGTTTGGACAGTTATCGAAAGACAGACCGTACCAATTTAATTCTGAAGAAATATTTCCAGTTAAATCTACTGTAGAAGCAGATGACCCATTTATATTTTCTATACTTAAAAATCTCATATCTACAGCTCCAGTTGATTTTATCAGCGGTTGTCCTGTTAATCCGGAAGACGTTATTCTTGAATTATTACCAGATAAACCAAGAAGAGTATTATCCCCATTACCTGCTAATCTATTTCCGTTTAGGTCTATCTCACCTACGAATAGATAAGATACGTTATTTTCTAGTACTATTACACCTCCTGCGGGTGTAGGTAAATCGGATAGCTTAGTAATGACCTTTAGACCTGTGGCACCTATACCAGCAGGACCTGTATAACCAGTGTAACCTGTAGAGCCTGTAGCACCCGTATAACCCGTGTAACCCGTGACTCCTCCAGGTGCACCCTGAGGACCTGTAATTCCTGTAGGACCAGTATAACCCGATGGACCGGTATAACCTGTGTATCCAGTAAATCCACCAGCTCTACCATCGGGACCTGTATTTCCAGTGGGCCCTGTATAACCCGTAGACCCTGTATACCCTGTGTAACCTGTCTCTCCTGTATAGCCCGTATAACCAGTAGGACCAGTATACCCTGTGTATCCTGTTGCACCACCAGGGTCTCCCTTAGGACCCGTATAACCAGTAGGACCCGTATAACCAGTATACCCTGTATAGGCATTTATATTATACGAGTACAAAGCCACATAATTCTGTAGAGCTGGGTCATTCGTTTGTAGTATTTTGAATTTATCCATTTATTAATTCAAAAAAGAAACATCTTTAATTTTAGTATTTTTCTAGCATATCTTCGCATTTTTTTACTAGTATATCATTACCATATTTTTTAGCTAGAGGAAGTAGAGTTTTCGGAAGATGATAGCTATATATCATATACCTATTATTCATGGTATTAGGCAGTATAGGCGTTTCTATAGCATGTTTTAGGTACAGATAAGCTATAGCATCTGCTCCGAAATCCACATATGCACTTCCTATCATGAATAGGGCTTCTATCTTGTTAGGATTATAGTTATAGCAATTTAAGTATAGAGCATGGCATAGCTCCCATGGCTGTTTTAGGTTCAGATGTGCTATGACAGCCATCTTATATAGCGAATCCTGAGTTTCCTCGGAAAATCCTGCCTTCATCTCTGTACGCTTTTTGTAGAATGTATAAGCATTCTCCCAGTCTTCTAGGCATAGGTACGTTTCTGCTAGATAATAGTATAAGCGAGAATCTTCAGGATTTGCCTTTATCTCTGCATTTAATAGCTCCAAATCCTGTTTTTTCCGGTTAGTAGTCCTATCCTTCATGTAAGGGGAAGGTCTATCTTGTATATACGCAACTTGTACAGGAATACACCCATTAAGATTAGTTTGTATTATCTCGTGTATCGTATATACGTACTTTAGCTTTCTTTCAGGCTTGGTAATTCTATTGGATGAATACATAACATCAGTATCCTTAATATATATGCTTAAGGATTCCATCTCGTCATCGGCTCTAGCTATGGTAAGAAACTCTCTAATATTACCATGTATAGTATATGTATCGTCTAGCATAATGTTAAAAGCACAATCTTCTCCGGCTAGTTCAAGAAGCCTATTTCTACTATCTCTAAAGTTTATAAAAGGTTCCTGGTATAACTTTCCTGGAATATCGGCAAGTACATCCCTTATAATAGATAAAGTATTATCAGTAGAGCCGGTATCTAGTATAGTCCATGTATCTATATACTTCTTATTATTCTCTAGAACAGCCCGGAAATCGTCTCCTGCATTCTTTACCATAATTAGCATATTAATTAGGTTATCAAAGGTAAAAACTGAGGACTTTATGCAAGAATAGAACATATTTTCAAATAGTGGGTAGATAGCCTTTTTAACATATACCACTCTTTTTCCCCAAACAAGTCGGGTATAGTCGGGCAAAAAGCCTATATCATCTGAGATTATGACGTTACCTATACCATGTGATAGTTTATATGTAGTACCAGGGTCATACCTAATAATAGCCTGTGAATTTTTAGGGAAAGAAAGAGCCTGTACAGCATACTTTTGCATATTAATAGCTATATTCTGGGGTATGTTATGAAGGTGTATAGTTGTGTATGAAGGGGCTACTAGTATAGGTACGTACCCACCGTGAGAAATACCTATATTCTCGAAATACTGAGCGAACACACGTAGTTTCTTAATCAGAGCAATTTCCCTATCCAAATCGGCTACGTCCTTCTTAATTTTTAGGGGAGCGAATTCTGGTAAATTTAAGGTAGAAAATTCATCGCTATTTACAAGTAGGTCTTTTCCATGTATAGTTGTACTATTGAACATTTTTTTTATAGGTATGGTTTTTAAGCTAGAAATATGTATAAGGACCATCTCCGTGTATATACGTATCTTTTAGTATTTCTGTACATATTTTTTCTCTAGTCCCGTATACAGTCCAATCTACCTTTGTAGGTCCTTCGGAATAGATGGTAAAGGTCCCGTTTTCTACTTCGCTACAACACACAGCATATTCTGAGTAAGATGTTAATATTATAGTGAAATTGGTAGCCAAAGAAGGTACATAATCCGGTAGGGAAACTTGTATAGACTTATTTAGTATAATAGCGCTACCCCTATAATACACGCCTGCTTCCGGTCCTTCTATACATGCATGCACAAGATAGTGCTCTTGTTTTTTCGGATGGTCTATAACAAACGTCTTTACACCCGATGTAGTGTATATAAGCTCATTAGTACTAGGAATATAACACATATTATACCCCGTTGCATCTCTAACCGGTCTAGTATAAAACCCATTCTGAGAAGTAGATATGTTATTACCTATGGCAATTGCGGTATTGTTTACTGTAGTATTAATTCCTATTCCTATACCGTAAGCGCTTTGAACGGTACAGAATTCACCGATTGCTATTTCGTTATCAGCGTTACATGAACTTATATATCCTATAGAAATAATATTATTTCCAGCATTGTTAGGAGAACCTAATATAGAAATTGTATTAGTTTTAAAACTAGTAGAGAATGCTTTTATAAAAATTCCGTAAGTAGGAGCAAAATTAAAAATATCACCGGCATTATACCCAAGTGCAATTGTGTAGTCTCCTAACGATGGTTCGAAGCCTTCAATATGATACCCTAAATCTATAGTTTCTTGGCCTTTACAATAATAATTAGCATTAGCTCCGATACCTATACTATAGTGTATAGTAGCACTTTCTGGTGAAAAAAAGGCTAAATTACCTAACGCTATACAGTTAGTAGCGGTTACACCTCGTAATGACTGTACTCCTAAAACAACGCTATAGTCACCGGCAGGACCTGTTGACGCTATACTATTCTGATTGCCTATTATAATAGAGCTATTGCTGGCTCGTGTAGCAGAATTAACATTATTAGTTCCTATTGTTACTACGTTGTTACTACTGTTATATACAAAATTTTGGTATCCGATAGCTACACATCCCGAACCTTGACCAGAATACCCGCTATTATATCCTATAGCTACTGAATACTGTTTCTGATTGGCATAACCACAGTTATACCCGATGTTTACACATCCCGTTCCTTGGCCTGTGTATCCACAGTTAGTTCCTAACGAAACGCTATTCACGCCCATATCATTATTGTTCGTACCTACAGACACCGCTAAAGACCTTTGATTCAAAGCGGAATTAGCTCCTATACTTACACAGCCAGCAGATTGTATAAAACCAGAATTGGCACCTATAGCTACGGAAAATAGTTGTTGGGACAATCCCGAATTATACCCTATAGCTACACAGTACGAAGCCTGTTGTGTGTAACCTGCTGTAGAACCTATAGCAATAGAATACGCCCCCTGTGTATTATAAGCAGAATTATACCCTATAGAAACTATACCAGTTGAAGAAGAATTATACGAAGAATTATACCCTATAGAAACAGATGAATAAGAGTTTCTACTTTGAACTGAACTTCCTAACGCTACAGATTCTTGACCTTGAGAAACTAATGTATCACCCGCGTAAGCTTTATATCCGCAACTTGTAATATTATTAACGTCTGCATTATTAATCATACCATTCCCTGAAAAATATCCAAAAGCTGTATTTTTCGAAGCTATAGTTCCAGGTAGTAAGGTATTAAGTGCTCCCGTGCCTCCTCGTGTATTAAATAGACCAAAAGAACGAATACCGGAACTTGCATAACCAGTTATACCGGTCTGACCAGTAGGACCTAACGGACCTGTAGAGCCCGTTGAACCAGTAGGGCCAGTGTAGCCAGTTCTTCCTGTAGAGCCTGTAGGACCGGTGTAGCCTGTAGAGCCTGTAGGACCGGTGTAGCCTGTAGAGCCTGTATAACCTATGTATCCAGTATATCCCGTGTAGCCTGTATAGCCTGTAGTGCCTGCAAGACCTGTATATCCAGTAACTCCTGTGGGACCTGTATAACCAGTGTAGCCTGTATATCCGGATATTCCCGTCGTACCTGTGTATCCTGTGTAGCCGGTGTAACCACGATATCCAGTAGAGCCGGTTATTCCCATTGGACCTATATAACCTGTATATCCGGTAGAGCCAGTATAACCTATATAACCTGTAGAGCCAGTATAACCTATATAACCATGATACCCTGTGTAACCTGTAACCCCGCCGATTCCACTGTAACCTGTGTATCCTGTAACACCGCCGATTCCACTGTAACCTGTGTATCCTGTCACACCTATAGGACCTGTATAACCAGTGTAACCCGTAACACCGCTAACTCCTGTAGGTCCGGTATATCCCGTGTAACCCGTAACACCGCTAACTCCTGTAGGGCCTGTGTAACCCATGTATCCTGTAGGACCCGTATATCCCGTGTAACCCGTAACACCGCTAACTCCTGTAGGGCCTGTGTAACCCGTGTATCCTGTAGGGCCTGTGTATCCTGTCACTCCGCTAATTCCAGTGTATCCAGTGTATCCTGTATAACCAGTGTATCCAGTGTATCCTGTCACTCCGATAACTCCAGTGTATCCTGTATAACCCGTATATCCTGTATAACCAGTGTATCCTGTCACTCCGCTAACTCCTGTAGGGCCAGTATAACCAGTGTATCCTGTATAACCAGTGTATCCTGTCACTCCGCTAACTCCTGTAGGGCCAGTGTATCCTGTATAACCAGTGTAACCTGTGTATCCTGTATAGCCTGACACACCACTAACTCCTGTCATGCCAGTATAACCAGTATATCCCGTGTAACCCGTAACACCGCTAACTCCAGTGTATCCTGTATATCCAGTGTAACCCGTGTAACCCGTGTATCCTGTCACTCCGCTAATTCCAGTAGGGCCGGTATAACCTGTATAACCTGTATAACCTGTATAACCTGTAACACCGATAACTCCCGTATAACCAGTGAAAGACATACCTGTATAACCTGTAGTTCCTGTAGGTCCTTCCGGTGCAACATGTATCGTAGCTATTTCAGCTATAAAATTTTGCAAAGGCGGATTATTGCCCTGAATAATCTGATTGTAGTTATTCATTTATTTACGTTAAGAGTCTAATATTACTTTTAAAAGTAATATTTCTATGCCTTATCAATCCACTTATAAGGACCGTTTCCTTTTGCTTTATATTTTGATTTATCTATTTCTGTAGAAATGTTTGCACGTTTTCCGAAAACAATCCAATTAAAGCTACAAGATTCTCCTTTTACGATAAATTTATTATTTTCTACTTCTGTAGGAACTATTTTAGCAAATTTATTTATTGGTGTAATATTAACCGTAAAATCTGTAGCTAGTTTTTCTACATAATCAGGAAGAGATATAATAGTTTCTTTTTCGTTCTCTTTAATTTCTCCCTTACCTCTGTAATAAACACCGGCTTCAGGCCCTTCTAAACAAGCGTGAACCAAGTAATATCCTTCCTTTTTAGGATGGTCTATAACAAAAGTTTTAGCGCTATTATACGTTATTTCATATGTAGCGGGATTGTAGACTAACGCATTCGTAGTAGTTGCATCCTGTCTAACCGGGTTCACAAATAAACCTACCGTGTTATTATCTCCTAGAGGGGAAGAAGATGCATTTAAGATAATACTAGCTTGTTTTTGCCCTGAAAAACCAGCTCTATACCCAATAGCTATAGCATTTGAAACTTGACCAGTATAACCAGCCTGATAACCTATAGCTATAGATTGCGTACCCTGCCCGGTATATCCAGCTTGATAACCTATAGCTATACTGCTTGGACGTTGGAAATAACCACCAGCTTCTGTTCCTAATGATACCGCATTATCACCTTGACTTATTCTTCCTGCATTGTATCCTACAGCTACAGAACTACTTCCTTGGTTAGATAGACCTGAATTACTTCCTATAGCGACCGATTGAGTTCCTTGGGTTGAATTTCCCGCGTTATAACCTACAGCTAAAGAATAAGTTCCTTGTGATGTTTGTCCGGCTTGGTAACCTATAGCGACGGCTCCATTATTTTGTATATAATTTCCTGCATAAGAACCAATAGCGACGGCATCGCTTTTCATAGATATATTTCCTGCTTGATATCCAATAGCTATAGCATTAGCTCCTTGGGTATTTTGTCCGGATTTTTCACCTATAGCGATACCATTAGCTCCTTGAGACAATTGACCTGCTTCTTTTCCTATAGCGATACCATTAGCTCCTTGTGTATCTTGTGCCGTTAAATAGCCTATAGCGATACCCTGTGTTCCTTGTGTTGTTTGTCCTGTATTAGTTCCAATAGCTATAGCATATTGCCCTTGGCTAGTTTGCCCTGACAAATAGCCTATAGCAACTCCATACGTCCCCATTGAATATTGTCCTACATTAGAACCTATAGCAACTGCATAAGAAGATTGATTATTTTCACCCGCACTAGCCCCTATGGCAATAGCAGTTGCACCTTGTGTATTTTTACCGGCCTGGTAACCTACAGCAATAGAGGAAGATGATTGATTTGTATACCCTGCTTGGTATCCTATACTTACTGTATTAGCTAAGCTGTTATTATAAGCACATTGGTAACCAAGTCCTATAGAATTGGTACCCATATTTAAATAACCAGCTTGGTAACCTACAGCTACTGTATTTGATTTTACACCAGTTAAACTCGTTTGGTATCCGATAGCTATATTATCGCTTGAATTACAACTTTCTAGGGCTGAAATACCTATAGCGACATTTCTTTCTACAAGTGTTGTTGGGTTTGCAATAGCATTAGAACCGATAGCTACATTTTTACTTATTTGAGCTGATGATGTACTTGATAATGCATTATATCCAATTGCGACATTATCACTATTTGCTGATACATCTGTTATAGATTTACCAGAATTATAACCTAACGCAGTATTTCTTGCGCCGTTTGTTCCAGGCAAAAGATTTTGTAAAGCACCCGACCCTCCTGCCGTGTTTCCATCCCCGAAACAGTTAATTCCGGCTGGTCCAGTGTATCCAGTGGACCCGGTTACTCCCGTGGACCCGGTAGGCCCTGTAGCTCCCGTAGGGCCAGTGTAACCTGTGTAACCAGTAACTCCTGTAGGGCCAGTGTAACCAGTGTATCCAGTAACTCCTGTAGGGCCAGTGTAACCAGTGTATCCAGTAACTCCTGTAGGGCCAGTGTAACCAGTGTATCCAGTGACTCCTGTAGGGCCTGTGTAGCCTGTGTATCCAGTGACTCCCGTAGGGCCAGTATAACCTGTGTATCCAGTGACTCCCGTAGGGCCGGTATAACCAGTATAACCAGTGACTCCCGTAGGGCCAGTATAACCTGTGTATCCAGTGACTCCTGTCGGGCCAGTATAACCTGTGTATCCAGTGACTCCTGTCGGGCCAGTATAACCTGTGTATCCAGTGACTCCTGTCGGGCCAGTATAACCTGTGTATCCAGTGACTCCTGTCGGGCCAGTATAACCTGTGTATCCAGTAACTCCCGTAGGGCCTGTGTAACCTGTATAGCCAGTGACTCCTGTCGGGCCAGTGTAACCAGTGTATCCAGTGACTCCTGTAGGGCCTGTGTAACCAGTGTATCCAGTGACTCCTGTCGGGCCAGTGTAACCAGTGTATCCAGTGACTCCTGTAGGGCCAGTGTAACCAGTATATCCAGTGACTCCTGTAGGGCCAGTATAACCTGTGTATCCAGTGACTCCTGTAGGGCCGGTATAACCTGTTACTCCCGCAGGACCAGTGTAACCAGTGTAACCAGTGTAACCTGTTACTCCCGTAGGACCAGTGTATCCAGTGTAACCAGTGTAACCAGTGTAACCTGTTACTCCCGTAGGACCAGTGTATCCAGTGACTCCTGTAGAGCCAGTATAACCTGTGTATCCAGTGACTCCTGTAGGGCCTGTTACACCTGTTACACCTGTAGAGCCAGTATATCCTGTGTATCCAGTGACTCCCGTAGGGCCCGTTACTCCTGTTACACCTGTAGGGCCAGTGTAACCAGTATACCCAGTAACTCCCGTCGGACCTGTATATCCAGTGACTCCTGTAGGGCCAGTATAACCAGTGTATCCAGTAGGACCTGTTATTCCCGTCGGACCCGTATAGCCAGTATAACCAGTGTAACCTGTATATCCAGTTACACCGCTAACTCCGGTGTAGCCAGTATACCCAGTGTATCCTGTATACCCCGTAGGGCCTGTTATTCCACTAGGTCCCGTAGGTCCCGTAGGTCCTTCATCACCTGGAATTCCTCCAGCTATAAGAGCAATAAAATTTTGTAATGCAGGGTCATTACCGTAAACAATTCTTTCATAAGCTGACATTTATTTTAACATATATATTTCGCTTAAGATATATTATAATTCTAACTTTATCGAATTATAATATTTATTTTTCCAACCAAGTATATGGTCCCATATTTGAAACTTTAACTTTTTCTTTTTCTATTTCTACAGAAATACTTGCTCGTTTTCCGTAAACTACCCAAAAGAAGCTAGTAGGATTACCGTAAACAGTAAAGGTATTATTTTTAACTTCACTAACACCTATAGGGGTAGGGGTACCTATCGGGGTAATATTAACGGTGAAATCCGTAGCTAGTTTTTCTGTGTAGGATGGTAGGGAAATAGTAGTTTGTTTTTGCCCTTGTTCTATTTCTCCCTTTCCTCTGTAATAAACACCCGCTTCAGGGCCTTCTAAACAGGCGTGAACAAGATAAGAATCTTCTTTAATGGGATGGTCTATAACAAAAGTCTTAGAGGTATCGTAAACTATTTCTTTGAATACCGTACTGTATACAACTACTCCGGTCGAAGCTGTGTAACCACCATTTCCTCTAATGGGATTTATGAAGCAACCAGCTTTATTAGAATCCCCTAATGGGCCAATAGAGGCATTTAGAATAATACTAGTTTGGGTTTGACCTGAAAAACCGGCCTGGTTTCCTATAGCTATAGAATATTGAGCTTGTCCTGTATACCCAGCGTTAGGTCCTATAGCTATAGCACCTGCACCCTGACCTGTATATCCGGCTTGATATCCTATAGCAACAGTTGCAGGTTGTTGATTGTATTGTCCAGCGCTAGTCCCAATCGCTACATTCTGTAAAAATTGACCATATTGTCCGGCTTGGTATCCTATAGCCACACAATTAGTACCTTGGCCTGTATATCCGGCTTGATATCCTATAGCTACTGTATTAATAGCCTGATTAAAATTACCTGCGTTAGCTCCTATAGCAACACTACCAGTTCCTTGGTTATTTTGCCCTGCTTGATATCCTATCGCTAAAGAACCAGTTCCTTGACCAATTTCACCAGCTTGTAACCCTATAGCTACTGAATTAGAACCTTGGTTTAAATTACCCGCATTAACTCCTATAGCAACACTGCCTGTTCCTTGATTATTTTGACCAGCTTGTAAACCTATAGCTACTGAACCGGTTCCTTGGCCTGTTTGACCCGCCTGGAAACCTATAGCTACTGAGCCAGTTCCCTGACCTGTAAAACCTGCATTACTACCAATAGCCACAGCATTAGCACCCTGGTTAAAGCTACCCGCATTAACTCCTATAGATATGGTATTAACTCCTTGGTTAGTGAAACCTGCACCTACTCCTATAGCTATTGAATTAGCACCTTGCCCTGTATATCCAGCTTGATACCCAATAGCTACCGAATTAATACCTTGGTTAAAATTACCCGCATTAGCTCCTATAGCAACGCTACCAGTTCCTTGATTATTTTGACCAGCTTGTAAACCTATCGCTACAGAACCAGTTCCTTGTGTAGTTTGGCCAGCCTGATACCCAATAGCAACCGCGTTAATAGCTTGATTAAGTCCACCTGCTTGATATCCTATAGAAATAGCTTGGCTAGATGCATTAGTTTGACCAGCCTGATAACCTACAGATATATGATACCATCCCTGTTGATTATTACCAGCTTGGTAGCCTATGGCTACTGAACCTGTTCCCTGTCCTGTAAATCCCGATTCGTTACCTATAGCAACTGCTAATGGTTTTTGGAATATAGCCCCCGCGCTAGCTCCTATAGCTATAGTTTGCGCCCCTTGTTGAGTTCTTCCTGCGGAACCTCCTATAGCAAGTGCACCATCTCCTTGAGTATTTTGACCTGCATTAACACCAATAGCAATAGAATTTTGACTTTGATTTAAACTTCCTGCATTATATCCTAAAGCTAAAGCTTGTGTTCCTTGATTTAATCCGGCATTAGAACCTATGGCTACTGCTCTTTGAGCTTGTGTCGTACCAGCACCAGCACCTATAGCAACACAATCAGGTGATTGATTTCTACCTGCAGATGAACCAATTGCTACACTTCCTATGCCAGATTGTGTCAATCCCGCTTGATATCCTATTGCTACACAACCAGAATTTTGTGTATTTATTCCAGCTTGATACCCGATAGCGACACTTTTAATTCCTCCAGCTCGTTGAGCTTGGTAGCCAATAGATACGCTATTATCTTGATTTAATCCTGCATTTTGACTTGCTTGGTATCCTATAACTACATTATTTGCACAGCCCGTAATACCTGCAGAATTTCCTGCCAAAGCTTGATAACCAAAAGTCGTATTTGAAGTATTTGAAGCATCTCCAATCATATTATTTAAAGAGCCAAAACCGTAGCTAGTGTTAAAGTTTGTTACCAAGCCTGGTCTAGAACCCGTTTGAGAATATGGGCATTCTAAATTAGTACCATAAAGAAGGATACCTGTCGCACCTGTAGAGCCGGTGTATCCTGTAGCTCCCGTTGGGCCGGTATCACCTGTATATCCAGTGTATCCAGTAGCTCCCGTTGGTCCGGTATCACCTGTATATCCAGTGTATCCAGTAGCTCCCGTTGGTCCGGTATCACCTGTATATCCAGTGTAACCAGTATATCCCGTTGGACCCGTGTATCCAGTAGCCCCAGTAGGACCTGTAGGGCCAGTATATCCCGTTGGACCCGTGTATCCAGTAGCCCCAGTAGGACCTGTAGGGCCAGTATATCCCGTTGGACCCGTGTATCCAGTAGCCCCAGTAGGACCTGTAGGGCCAGTATATCCCGTTGGACCGGTGTCACCCGTTGGACCAGTATATCCCGTATACCCAGTAGCACCCGCTCCTGTAGCCCCTGTGTAACCAGTAGGTCCTGTATACCCAGTATACCCAGTAGCACCCGCTCCTGTAGCCCCTGTGTAACCAGTAGGTCCTGTGTAACCTGTATACCCAGTAGCACCCGCTCCTGTAGCCCCTGTGTAACCAGTAGGTCCTGTATATCCCGTCGCACCAGTAACTCCTGTAGGACCTGTATATCCAGTATATCCGGTTGCCCCCGTTCTTCCTGTCGGTCCAGTCCTTCCCGTTGCTCCAGTATACCCAGTGTATCCAGTGTATCCAGTCGGTCCTGTATCTCCGGTTACACCTGACCCCCCTCCGCCTCCTCCAGACCCAGCTAACATAGTTATAAAATTCTGTAAAGCCGGGTCATTCCCTTGTATTATTTTTGTAAATAAAGATGCCATCTTTTATTAATTCTCAAATAAAATTATGTATTTATATTCTAATTATTGCAAGTATATCTAATTAGAATTTATTTGTATACAATCCAATTATAAGGTTTTTCTCCTAATAATTTCACATCACTCTTCTTCACTTCTACTTGAATAGCATTTCGTTTTCCATATACTATCCAGAAGAATGTACAAGGTTTTCCGTATACGGTAAATTCCCCTTTATCTACCTCAGAAACACCTTCTATTCGGTTTTGTCCTCTTCCTATAGGTGTAATATTAACTGTAAAATCCGTGGCTAGTTTTTCTGTATAGGATGGAAGAGTTATAGTAGTTTGATTTCGATTAGGTAAAATCTCTCCTTTTCCTCTGTAATAAACACCCGCTTCAGGGCCTTCAAGGCATGCATGGACAAGGTAAGAATCTTCCTTAATGGGATGGTCTATAACGAAGGTTTTAGATGTGTCATAAACTATTTCTTTGGATACCGTACTGTATACAACTACTCCGGTTGATGCAGTTATACCCGCGTCGCCTCTAATAGGATTTACGAAGCAACCAGGAAAGCCACCATCTCCTAGCGGGGTATTAGATGCATTTAGAATAATACTAGTATTAGTTTGTCCTGAAAAACCAGCTTGCCAACCTATAGCTATAGCATATGTAGCTTGCCCTGTATATCCGGCTTGATAACCTATAGCTATAGCTCCAGTCTTTTGACCGGTAAATCCGGCACGGAAACCCATGGCGATAGCATAAGGCATTTGTAAATTATTTCCGGATTCTGTACCTATAGCAATTGCACCTGTACCTTGATTAGTTCGACCACTGTTAGTACCTATAGCAATAGCACCCGTTGCTTGTGTATTGAGACCGGCGGCTGCCCCTAATGCTATAGCATTAGCACTTTGTGTATTAGTACCAGCACTAACACCTATGGCTATGGCGTTGGTACCTTGTGATACATTACCAGCTGTATTTCCTATAGCTATAGCATTAGTACTTTGTGTATTAGTACCAGCACTATTTCCTATAGCTATAGCACTAACGCCCTGAGATACATTACCAGCTGTACTTCCTATAGCTATAGCATTATTACCTTGTGTACTGACACCAGCACCATTTCCTATAGCTACTGCAGTAGTACCTTGTGAATTATTACCAGCACTAACACCTATAGCGATTGAACTACCTCCTTGATTAGTTCGTCCGGCATTACTTCCTATAGCTATAGCATTACTTCCTTGAGTTGAATTACCAGAGGTAGGACCTATAGCTACTGCATTAGTTCCTTGATTAGTTCTACCAGCAAGACTTCCAATAGCTACTGCGCTAGTACCTTGAAGAGTCTCACCGCTTCTCGTCCCTATCGCTACACAATCTAATTGTTGATTGGTTTGTCCCGCATTAGTTCCTATAGCTATACAGCCATTTCCTTGTGTTCTTTGCCCTGCATTTACTCCTATAGCAACTGCGCTTGATACTTGACCACTTTGCCCTGCATTTACTCCTATCGCAATAGAATTAAAAGATTGGTTAAATTGTCCCGCGCCTACTCCTATAGCTACACTCGCACTAGATTGTGCAGATTGCCCAGCATTAGCCCCTATGGCTATAGACCCTGTACCATGATTAGTTTGCCCTGCCTGATATCCTATAGCTATAGCTCCTGTACCTTGGTTTAATCCTCCTGCCTGATATCCAATAGATATACTATTAATATTTTGGTTAGTTTGTCCAGACTGATAACCAATAGTTATCGTTTGAGTTCCTTGGCCGTTCTGTCCTGATTGGTATCCCATAGCAATGCTTTGGGCTCCTTGTCCGGTAAAACCTGCTTGATATCCTAGACTAATAGAAGAAGCACCCTGGAAACCATTCCCGGCAAGACTTCCTATAGCGACTGATTGAATGCCTTGGGAATATCGCCCCGAAAAGGCACCGATAGCTACCGAATTTTGCGACATACCAGTTTGCCCTGCATATGCACCTACTGCTACTCTCTGATATGGTGTAGTAGAATCAGATTCTATAGAGTGTGAACCTATAGCAACATTTTCATAAGGAGTTGTAGAAGTATCTGTAAATAACGAATAATACCCCAAACTAGTATTATCATATATACTTGTACTATCTGTAAAATTACAAGAAGAATTGTAGCCTATCGCCGTGTTATTGTAAAGATTAACAGCAGTTGGAACGAGTCCTGTCATAGCCCCACTACCTCCTGCTACGTTTGCATTACCAAAGGAAAGGGAGCTTCCTCCACCAGCAGGGCCTGTAGGACCTGTGTATCCAGTTGGCCCTGTATACCCTGTAGGGCCAGTATCACCTGTTGGACCTGTATACCCTGTATACCCTGTAGCGCCTGTTGGACCGGTATAACCTGTAGCTCCTGTTACACCCGTACTTCCGGTGTATCCTGTAGCTCCTGTTACACCCGTGCTTCCAAAGGTATTTGTAAGTATAGTTGTATGCACATGCGATACTGTACTATCTCTAAAATCAAGTGTCAATGTCCTATTATTTCCTACAAAATTAGCATACACCTTTATTCTTATTCTGTAGGTAAGGTCAGGCAGAACTGTATAAGGAACATATAAACCATATGTGTATTCTCCTTGTACTGTAGAAATTTGCGTTGCAGTTAACACAGTTCCCTGAGCCATAGGTACTTCACTTCCAGGCGTTCCGGCTGCGTCACAATAAAAAGCTGAAAAGTAATAACTTACGGCTGTGTTATTAGAAGATACACCGAATAGACTCATGTCCCACTCCCCTCCAACTATAATTGTGGTTACAGTTGTGTTAGGAGGAGTTGTAAAAGTTCCCATTAAAAAACCCGTTGCATTAGTCTGCGTGGTTGTAATCGTAGTTTGTGCTCCTATATTTGGAATAACTAATAATTCACCAGTTTGAGGTGCTGAACCCCCAGTTGTATCCATGAACAAGACTAAACCACTAGAAACGCCATTTAGACCAGTAGGGCCGGTGTATCCTGTATATCCAGTAACTCCTGTAGGGCCAGTGTAACCTGTACTTCCGGTATAGCCTGTTGGGCCGGTGTCACCAGTATAACCCGTACTTCCTGTATAGCCAGTAGGTCCTGTTGGGCCGGTGTCACCAGTATAACCCGTACTTCCTGTATACCCTGTAGGGCCAGTATCACCAGTGTAACCTGTACTTCCTGTATAGCCAGTAGGTCCTGTTGGGCCAGTGTCACCAGTATAACCTGTACTTCCGGTATATCCTGTTGGGCCGGTATCACCAGTATAACCCGTACTTCCTGTATACCCTGTAGGGCCAGTGTCGCCTGTGTAACCTGTACTTCCGGTATACCCTGTAGGGCCAGTGTCACCTGTGTAACCTGTACTTCCTGTATACCCTGTAGGGCCAGTGTCGCCAGTGTAACCTGTACTTCCTGTATACCCTGTAGGGCCGGTGTAACCTGTATAGCCAGTCACTCCCGTACTACCAGTAGGACCAGTGTAACCTGTATACCCCGTAGCTCCTACGCTCCCTCCTCCGCTTCCAGAAACTATAGTTGTCTGTAGAAAAGAAAATATGTTATCCCGAAAGAAAAAATCAAAATCCGTAGTATTTGTACATGTTACATATACTTGAATAGCTAAATAATTATTAGGACTAATAAAACTATGATAAGGAACACTTAGATTATTTGTATATAAATTGGTAGCTGTTCCTATCTCTGACGCCGTCAATGAACTACCTTGAGCTATAAGCGTTCCAGCACTTAGACCATCTGATTCATAGACACTAAAGAAGAATTTAGCATTACTTGTTCCTGTACTTGCCTGTGCATATACACCCAATTGCCAGACACCAGGAACGCTAGCTATATTTGCCACAGGGCTAGTAGTTATAAACGTACCAATAAGTCTATTTTCATTACTGACGTTTTGAACCGATATAGTTGTTTCTGTACCAGAAACAGGTGACGTAAGTAGCTCATTAATAACTGTTGTAGGCGGACCAGGCGGTACGTTATAGTTATCCGCATCTAAATAATACACAGTGCCATTCGATACTCCATTTTGTCCTGCCGGTCCAGTAGACCCAGTATAACCTGTAGGTCCCGTATATCCAGTATAACCCGTGGCACCTGTCCCTCCTGACCCGCCAAAACCGGTAGCCGAAGAATTTTTAATAAAAAGTTCTATAAAATTTTGTAGAGCGGGGTCGTTCCCCTGTACAATATGCCTATAGTTTTCACTTTCCATTTTTATTAAATAATCTTATAAGATTATTTAAACCAAATACTTAGATAGTACTAAATTCTTCTAGTAATTTTACACTATCCTCTTCGCTAATCCCGTCAAACAATCGCTTAATAGACTGTAAGACTTCTTCGCTTGTATCTTCTTCCTTATTAAACTGCTTACGGATAGTCACGTCATCACTTCTAAAGTCGAAAGCATCCATTGTAGTTACCATAATCTGGTTATGCGTAGAAATTAGCTTTCTAACTGTATTACAGACCATCTTATTTTTAGATAAAGTCATTATATTCTTAATCAGTTGCACCCCATCATGTTGTAGAATAACGGCCTTTTCCCTATAATCTTCCCTATATGTATTATTCATAAAAATATGATAGTATATTTTCCTAAATAGCTGTATACAGTTTTCTCTCATGTAATCCGCTATATTTTTACTAAAGTTGTACAGTCTATTTTCCAGCTTCCAACATCTTTTTCCTTCCTTGATACTTTCCAGTATATAGTAACTGTACTTGTCTTCCGCATTTTCATTATCTAGCTTAAGATAGACTACGTTAGGGAAATTATAGGGATTGGTAAGGATTCTTTTAACTAGTTCTTTATAGGGAAATAAGGCCAGATTGTACACATGGAATTTACTGTATAATTCTGTATAAGAAAACGGTACGTATCTTTTAGGATAATTCATGTGTAGCATAGCGGAAACCTTAAAGCGCTGTATTTCATCCACGTCAGGTACGGTATCATAATACTTTCCGTAGAATAATAGGCGCTGTTCTAGAGGAGACAGAGCGGAAGAAATGACTTCGGTGAACTTTTTCTGGTCTATCTTCTTTTTATGAAGCAAGTCCTCGTATCTCTTAATATGGTTATTTACTATCTTAAGATACGCGTCAAGGTCTAGCTTTCCTATTAGCTTTACCCTTTTTCCCATAATAATAGTCATTAGCTTCTTATACGTGCGGGTCTTGTATAACTCGACAAAATCCGCATCAATATTTTCTACGGTCTCTTTATGGGAGATATCTAGGCCTATGTTACGGGCCATTTCCTCAAGCTTGTTATCTATATTTTTCGCATGTTCTTCCTGGTGCTCTGGGTTTTCCTCTTCCTGTACTAGTTTCTTAACGGTCTTGAAGGTAGTAGTTCCTTTGTTTTTCCTTTTACCTTCGACTCTCTTCTTGACCGGTAAAGTACTTACTTCCACTTTTTCGGGATTATTATAGGTGTGTAAAAACATCTTAATAGGCTCCCCTTCGATATCGTACAGATGTATACCGTCCTTTTTAATCTCTATGTTTTTTATGTTTTCTATACCTCCCTTTTCTAGTTTATTTAGCATCTGTTGTACAGCAAGACTTCTCTCTAATCTTACTATGTATTCCTTATGGTTCTCAATATCCTTCTCTAATTTAGCGTATTTTTCCTTATACACGTCTTCCATATCTTTTAGACACTGGAGAACTTTTGTAGCACAATCCAATACGCTTTTTTCTTGTAACATTTTATATTAAAAAATGCTTTAGCTAAAAATCATTTTTAGACCAAACTAAAATGATTTTTATTTTCATTTCTGAAGATAAACCGAACATGAACGATACCACTACTACAAGTATGTTTAGGGTAAGACCTGACTACTTTTTCAACCTGGAAGAATGTACCGCTTCCAATAAAGGAAAACAGCAGTCTAATCCTAGATATAAATTTTTTAATCAGACACATTTTACAGCAGGAGACGTAGACCAGTTTGAGCAGTACAGAGATGCGACAAATGGGCAACTCTGTATACCCGAGCTTAAACTGAAGAAAAATGTGTTTAGGAATACGGAACTTCCCCCTTCTGTTTATTGGGAAAAATATAAGGACCTAAACGCCTTGGCCGTGGACAATACCTTTAACTACCTTTTTCACAAGTTCAAGAAAGGTATTTTTATCAAGATTAAGGAAGGGAAAATGCACGTGTTCCTTCCCTTTAGTAAGAAGAATTTTGTGAACGAGTGGGGAAACAGGATTAAGATAGACCCAAAGTATGGGAATCTAGACAATTTTATTAGGGATGTACAAACTAAACAGGGATATAAATTTTTTCACAAGTCCGTAAATCACATGACTGATACATGGTATGCGAATAACTGTCTTGTTAGGTATGAATATCCCATACAGGAAGGGGATACTAATAACCCAGTAGCTAGCGACATGTTTAAAGTCCTATGTGAAGAACGTCAGATTCCCGATATGGAATTTTTCGTGAATAGACGTGATTTTCCTCTACTTAAGACTGACGGCACCGAGCCCTATAATCATCTATACGACTCCCATACACAACCGCTACTTTCCCATAACTACTCTAAATATGCTCCTGTTCTGTCTATGACTACAACAGATACACATGCAGATATTCCCATCCCTACAAGCGATGACTGGTCTAGGGTATGTAGAGCTGAAGGGAAATATTTTGGGCATACCTGTAAGAGGTCTTTCGATATGGTAGGAAAGCCGTGGAAACAGCGCAAGCCCGTAGCAGTATTTAGAGGAGCGTCAACAGGCTGTGGAGTTACAGTAGACACTAATCAGCGGTTAAAGTTAGCTTATATTAGTTCTGTTACAGGTAAGGACAAGGATGGTATGCCTTTACTGGATGCAGGTATTACAGAGTGGAATATTAGACCTAGAAAGCTACAAGGTCAACCCTATCTACAGACTATTAATACCCAAGCGATGCCTTTTCGGCTTGTTCCTAGACTAACACCAGAACAGCAGGCGGATTATAAGTATATTATAAACGTAGATGGGCATGTATCCGCTTTTAGACTTAGTCTCGAGCTATTTTCCGGGTCTTGTATATTAAAGGTAGATTCCCCCTACAAGGTCTGGTATAGCCATCTACTTAAACCATATGTTCATTATATACCTATTAAGGCCGACTTGTCAGACCTGGTAGAGAAGGTAAAGTGGTGTAAAAGTCACGATAGCGAATGCGAAAAGATAGCGAATACAGCTAAAGAATTCGCGGAGACACATCTTTCTAAAAAAGGTATACTAGATTACTTACAAAACCTGCTTTACAATATTAAGAAGGTGAATGGTGTATATCTCTATAATTTTATTAGTCTAACTGATATACAAAGTGATATGGAAAAAGAATACCTGAAAAACGAGAAAGTACCTAAAGGTGATAAGATAGTATCTCTTTCACCTGATAGAACTTTCGGATTTTTGAAAGCTGTGGAATGGCTTGTTAAGAACGAAGAAAATTTTAACTGTGCAAAGGTTCTTTTTCAAAATAAAAATACTACCGTGAAAATCTGTGAGATTGGCGGGTATAAACTTCTTAGTAAGGAAGGTGGAAACTTGACCCACGAGGTATTTGTGGGGAAATCCTGTATAAATAACCTAGCAAAATATATACCGAACTTTATGTATATTTTTGGCATGTCCGATAATGTAGCTTATACAGAGTATATTGAAGGTGAATCTTTTAGGGACTACTTACATAGCCCTGCTTTCCGCTTTGAAGAGTACCTTACTATTCTTCATCAACTTGCTATGGCTTTGCATGTAGCCCAAAGGTATTATGGCTTTGTACACTACGACCTAGCACCTTGGAATATTATTCTTAAGAAGTATAGTGAACCTCAGGTAATAGAGTACCCTATTGATAATGTAACAATATTTAGGGTAACTACCAAAATTGTACCAGTTATTATAGATATGGGAAGAAGCCATGTTATTCATGACAAGACCCATTACGGCGATGTTTTTCCATATAATTTCTCTAGTATACAAGATATCCTTAATATTCTGGTTACATCCCTAAACGAGATATGTGAAGGAGGAGAAAGGGGGAAAGACGTTGTGAATCTAGTTAAGCTGTCTAATTTTCTAAGTGGTACAGAGTACAGAAAAAGACCCTTTGTGGCATCCGGAAGGGATGGGTTAGCGGACCTGCGCTTTTTCCTTAAACGAGCTCATAACTATTCTGAGCTACTTAACAGCCCAAAGTATGAGTTAGAGAAAAAGACGCCTATAGACTTTATAGAATACCTGGTAAGAACGTATACATATGATTTTCCGGTAAAGGTATACGACAAGATGACTTATACCCGTTTTGGGTTAAGCCCTAAATGCGTGTATAACATGGCTTTCTGTAATACGGAAAAGGAAAGGCGACGAGCCCTTAAACAATCTATAAAAGATATTTTAGCCTGTAACGTGTCTAGTAAAAATAGATTTTTTGACGCTTATGCCAAGTCTGTGTTACATACTATTTTGGATAATACTGTAAAGAAGCTTGGAAAAGACATGAATATTTCTCAGGAAAAGAGCGGAGCGGTACATGCTATAGAATATGATATTCCAGATATACCTGTTATATCCTATACGAAGGATACTTTTCTTCTGCCTAAGAAAATCCTTAAGAAGATACAGAGTAGTATTAGTCTGGATAACGACATGACAGAGAATATACAGTTAATAGACACAGCCTTTTTACTAGATACACCTTATTCCCTTACAGATACAGAACGTATTTTTTACGGGGAAAATTTCCGAGTGTTACTGGATAACGTACTAACTCTAAAGATAAAGATAGCAGATTCTAACACTATCAGAAAAATCTCTAGCGTTCTGTACAAAGATAATCTAGAAAAAATAAACGAAGATTGTAAAGCTGTAGAAAAATATAAAAAATATTATTCCCAAATTTTAGAATCTGTATAAGTTTCAAAAATAATTATTTTTGAAAATCTAAAATCTCATCCTTCCACGGACCTTTATTTTTCTCACTACTTTGGAGACGAGTTGCCTGCGTTCCTTTCCTACCTTGTCAAATATCCTATGTTCATAGGTATCATACTCGTGTATACGTAATATACCCCCTCTCAGCTTCTCAAACATAATAATAGGCTGATTAGTCTCTTCCTTCTTTCTTCCCATGAACCAGCAGTTGCGCCAAATATATCCCTTATTATTTGGCATGTCTTTTAGGTTCTCTCTGATATAGTCAGGAAGAGAATCGTCTATCTTGTAGTACTGCTTCAAAAAATAGTTATAGTCCTTTGTAGCGTATTTTTCAGAGTAGTCATTTTTATATAGCTCGGTATTCTCAGGCTTCTTCTTAGTAAAAATCTTTTTTACCCTTTCTACAGGTTTGGAAATTAACTGTTCATCGTATAAGCCATTTTCAATATCAATTAATTTTTTACGTAGCAAAGTAAGCTGTTCTTCTCTTTTTTCTATTTGAAGCTCAAGTTCCTCTTTCTTTTTTAGGCTTAACTCTGCACCAAGATTAAGCGACCGTAGTTCCTTAATTACCTGCCTATCTCTTTCCTGGGCCTTTTCAGTCCTGGTAATATCTGTGTATGTATTATTAATAAGTGTTCTTCTCTCAGACATGCTTAAATTAATAAAATATGTTTTTAGATGCCTGAAATAAATGTTATCTCTTCAAGCTAAAATAGAAGCTAGACCAACCCTAACTATTCTTAGGGATAGTACGGAACAAACACAAATACAATTTGACAAATTACCAAAGGCTACTACTCTACGCCCTATATCAGTTCCAGATATCTTTGATGGACGAGAAGTATGGCATGGTTTACTTTCCCCTATATTAGACCAGGGAAAATGTGGTAGCTGTTGGGCATGGGCATCTACAAGTGCGTTAGCAGACAAGTTTAATATACAGTCCTTAGGCAAGATGAAAGTGCGTTTATCCGCTACCAAACTAGTTCTCTGTGATTTTCTTGGCGACGAGTTTGATATTATACATCCCGAATTTAGCACAGACCAAGTACGAGAAGTGAATGTAAGCGCTATTAAGCGCGGTGCGTGTGGAGGTAATACACTAGTAGACGCGTGGAGATATCTATATCTAATAGGAACTAATACGGCATCATGTGTACCCGATAATATGGATAATCTAGGACTTGACTTTAAAATAGATAGTATTTCAAAATACACTAAAGATTCTAAACTACCTTTATGCCTGGATATAAATGGCCCTATAGGTGACATGTGCGCAGACTACGGATTAAATAGCTATACCGGAACTGAGTATGGTACACCTGCGAGATTCTATAGGTGCTATCATTATTATTCTATAGCTGGTACAAAGGAAAATGGCGGTAGTGAACTAAATATACGAAATAATATATACATCTGGGGACCTGTATCTACCGGTATGGTAGTATACCCAGATTTCTATACCTTTGACCCGAAAACGGAAATATACGAGTGGAATGGGGACGGAGAACCTGTAGGTGGGCATGCAGTCAGAATAGTAGGATGGGGCGAGGAGAAAGGTGTAAAATACTGGATTATAGCAAATAGCTGGGGAACTGACTGGGGAAGAGACGGATACTTTTATATGGTACGAGGTAAGAATAACTGCAAGATAGAGGAAAATATAGTAACAGGTGCACCTGATTTTTTTTATCCTGTTGGATATGAGATACCTGGTATAGATGTAATATGGGGTGAGAGTATTAAACAAAAAGACCAGAGAAATGAAATATCTACCCAGCTGAGTATAACTGGTGGAGGTATAGACCCGACTACTGGGTATACGAGACGTGTTATGAGTACAAAGCCGTGGCTGGACTTTAACCCACCTATTACTCTCGCTGAATTACCTAATTGGGATACATTCATAGCGGGTATAGATGCCAAACAAAAGAAAAAATCCCATCTATTATTCTGGATAGTAGTTGCAATTATTACGCTGTTTGTAATAATAAAAATGAAAAGCTTACTATCTTTTTGAAAGAATAAAAAATGACTACTCTTCTAACGTATCTAAAGTCTGTTATTCCTGCAAAATTTCCTGCCAGAGAAATCTGGACTAACGGCAATAGGTTCTGGTGCTTTGATTATAATGCTGACGAAAAAAATACACATATAACTCTAACTGACGGTGTGTATAATGATGGTATTATTTCCTTTGAGAGTGTAGAAAAGGTATGTGCGGACGTTGACACATATTTAAATGAGGAAATTGCGCATAAATCATCACAAGGATATAATTGCGTCTCTATGCAACTTTTCGTATAAATTATTATGTATATAATAAATGCCTAATTTATTATGTAAATATCGTGATTCTCTAGGAGAACCTGGTGTAGGGATGCATAAACATGTGCTAGGTTTGGCTATAGCTGATATCATAGCTACTATATTATTATGTTTAGTAATCTGGAATATTACGAAGATTAATCCTATTATAATAGGAGTTAGTGTAGCTATTCTTACTATAATAGTACATAGGTTATTCTGTGTAAATACCACGGTAAATAAGCTTATTTTTGGTACCGTGTAATTACCAACAGTTTTCCGGCGGGCTCTCTGTACTGTAAATAAATAATCCAGTATCCCCATACGAGAAGCTACATTTCCAACCCAATGCTTCTAGTTCTGGTATAAGTTCTCTTACCATTCTCTGGGTAAGTTCCATATCCTTTACGCGGGTATTAAACTCGTCTAGAGAAAAGTACTCGTTCTCTTTGTGAGAAATTATATGCTCATATAGGTCCCGCCTAAGATAGCATAAAATACGGTTATAATTTATCTTTGCAAAATTATCCTTATTAGTCACGTTTAACTTTGACGGCAATTTTTTCATTTTAACTATAAAATGAAAGTCTTAAATTCACTTTCGCTTCTCATATAGCTTTTTCTTTAGGTCCTTGATTTTTCCGTATAACTTGTCGTATGTTTCCTTATTTTTCTTACGGGGACTTTCGGGAAGGGGGAAGTCATCGGAAGAGCTAGTTCGGGAAGAGCTAGATGATGAATAGTACTCATCCTCAGAGGGTTCATATAGGGCTCGGAACTTGCTAGGCTTCTCAGAGAACTTTTTATAATACTTTCTTACACCAGAATCGGATGACGCTGTTGAGCTACGGGAAGACTGGGAGGAAGACGACTCGGAACGGCTAGAGTTGGAGAGGGAAGAAGATGAAGAAGAGCTATCACGTCTCTTAGTCTTGTGCTTGTCTTTTTTATCCCGTCTATCTTTTCGGTCAGTCTTTCTATGTTTATCCCGTCTGTCGTGTCTATCCCGTCTCTCGGATTTCTCCTGCTTATCAGGTTTATCCCGTCTCTCGGTCTTTTCCCTCTTTTCCGGTTTCTCCATCACTTCCCTTTTACTATGCTTACTCTCCCTATCTTCTCTCTTACTATAACGCTCCTCAAAGTTACGCTTTTCCTCCTCGAATTTTTTCCGCTGTTCTTCTTTCGCCTTTAGAAGGGCTTCATCTTCTAGAGTTTGTATAGTAGACGTTGGGTTCTCCTTTCTTCTTACGTCTTCATCTTCATCTTTGTCTTCGTCTTCAGAGACTGAAACATTTTCAGGCTCTATATCAGGCGTTCTTTTTCTAGAAAACTTTGTATGTTCTTCCCTCTTAGAATCTTCTTTCTTGGGTTCTTTCACTGCCTTGTTACTTGTCTCTTTAGGTTCTGCTTTAGATACCGCTGAAGTACTTCCCTTGCTCTTTAGCTGTATCTTAGGCTGACTCTTAGCTTGACTCTTAGGCTCTACCTTTAGTGGGACTACGACATCGTTATCGGAAGAACTAGAGCTTTCGCTTATAGCCCTATGGTATTTTTTCTGTTCCTTACGGGACTTTGCATGGCTCTGTATCTTTTCTATCTCATTATCAGACTCGGTACGCTGTCCTAGTCCTTCTACCAATTTCTTAAGCTCCTCTTCCTTGGTCTGTGGCACAGTCCAACCAGGACCGCCTTTAAGCCTTGAATTCCAACGCCCGCCGAGACCTTTGATTATCGTAGCGTATTTCTCCTTATCACCTCGTACTGCAAAAGATTGTTTATTATGAACTTGGTATGTTAATTTTTCGCTCATTTATCGGGTTAGACATCATTTTAAATAAAGAAAAATGATTTTTACACGTATTATATCAGAGACAATAATAAAATGAAGCTCATTCTCAAAAATTTTCGCTGTTATACTGAGCGCGAGTTTGACTTTGGAGAACACGGCTTAGTACTTCTATCGGGCCCATCAGGGAGCGGAAAGACTACTATTATTATGGCTATTAATTTCGCCTTGTACGGAAAGGGTACCAAACTGACTACATATGGGAAAACTAGCTGTTCCGTAGAGCTAGAATTTGAGGACTTGCATATTATCCGCAGTAAGCGCCCTAATAGACTTGTAGTGACAAATATAGCGTTAGGTCAGGACTACGAAGACGAGTCGGCCCAGTCAGTTATTAACGAGAAATTTGGAACGGCTTTCGATATTACTTCTTATGTACAGCAGAATGCTATTAATTCCTTTATTTTTATGAACCCATCGGAGAAGCTAGAATTCTTAGAGAAATTTTCCTTTCATGGTATAGACCTAGCGAAAATTAAAGGAAAATGTCAAGCGGAAATTAAGAAGAGAAACGAGGAGCTTATTGCTGTATCATCTAGACTAGAGATGGCTAATGAACAGTTAAGTAGTATGGTAAAGCCGGAAAAGGTACCTTTTCCGATAAAATGCACAGACAGAGAAAAGGCTATGAAGAACGAGGAGACTCGCCTAAAAAATACCAAGATTCTTATTAAGCGCTGTGAAAGGGAAATTTTGGCTTTGAAAAAGGAACTAGAGGAGACTAGGTTATTTTCCGCAAAGATGGAGACCCGGTTAAGTACCCTTTCTACCCTAGAAAACAAGATGGAAAAACTCAAGATAGAACTTTTGGCTATAGACTATATTGGGGACGAGGAATTAAGTACACATGAAAAAGACCTTGCCAATATTCTAGGAAAAAGGCAACTGATAAATTTGAGAGAAAAATACGAACAGGATAAGAAGCGCTTTGAGGATATGCAAGAGACCGAAGAGGTAGAGAATGCCGAGATGGCTGAGAAGATACGGGAAAACCTTTGGAAGGAATATACAAACTCTGAAATAGCTGGACTTATCACAGACCAACAACAGGTACTAGCTGACGTAGAGAAACGGGACCGGTTAAAAAGTGAGTTAGCTGTGTATAGTAGTGTAGACGCCGAGAAACTAGAGAAGAATAAAGGGTTATTAGAGCGTAGTAAACAGGAACTCGCGAATAAAAGGGCTCTAGAGGTAAAGGTAAAAATGCAACAGGATGTACATACATGCCCGGCTTGTAATACCCAACTACGCCTTCAGGATGACGAGCTATGTCTGTATAACGAAGATGATGTACCAGAAATAGAGCTTGAGGATATTAAAAAGGACATCCTACTTCTTTCTAGACAGGTTACTAAGCTAGAAGCGTCCGTAAGAGAAGACCAGACTAAGATGGATAGAAAGACGGAGCTAGAAGCACAGATTACTGATATTGAAGACCAGTATGAAGAGCTACCAGAAAAAAGTGAGACTCAAGACAGTATAGATTATCTAAAAGAGTATAAACGGTCTCAACTTGAGCTTGAGAAAAAATTAAAAATATTAGAGTCTGATAAAGGGGAAAAACTCTCTTCATCTCTAGCGACCTTTAAGAGCCAGTTAGACAGACAGCTAAAGACTATACAGAACCTAGAAAAGTCGTGTGAAAAAATCAAGTGTATCTATAAGGAAGAGGAGCTTAGAGACCTTATCAGTACCCAAAAACAGAATAAGGAGAAATTGGCTTCTCTTGAAAAACAAGAAAAGATTATGACAAGTGAGCTTGTTTCCCTTCAGAGAGAAATTAGGGATTTAAAGGAAGGTTTTAGTGATAATTATTCGTGCGTAAGGGATATTAGCGAACTAGAGAAAGAGGTAGGTGATAAAGAAGGGGAACTTGAGACGCTACGTAAAACCCTAGAAAAACACGAAGTTAACATGGTAAAGATAGAGGAATATAAAAAATATAAGGAGGAGCTAAATAGGTATAAGGAATGGAAGGGTAAAGTGATTTCTTTAACAGAGGAAGAAGCCGTGTGCAGAAAGCGCTATTCCGCTTCTACTATGCTAAAGGAGAAAATTCTGGAAGCTGAAAGTATCTCTATTCTGAACGTGATTAATTCTATTAATCTACACGCTCAACAGTATTTGGAACTATTCTTCCCAGACCATCCTATCGTTGTTAGACTAAGTACGTTTAAGCAGACGAAGAAGAATACAAAGCCTCAGATTAACCTAGAGATAGACTATAAAGGTATGGAAGCCGATATTAGTATGCTAAGCGGTGGAGAAACTAGCCGTGTTAACCTAGCCTTTACATTGGCTTTATCAGAGCTGTTTAACGCCCCTCTAATTATGCTTGATGAGTGTACGGCGTCGCTTGACCAAGACCTAACTAATGATGTACTTGAGGGAATCAAGAAGAATTTTGAAGGGAAAATGGTGCTAGTCATCGCACACCAGGTCGTGGAGGCCTCTTTTGACACGGTAATTTCTATGTAGGAAAAAATTTGAAAATTATTTAGTTTTAAATAATTTTCCGAAAAATATGGCCGAGATTATCTTTATAGACGCCTGTAAGAGCTGTAATAAGGATTTTGAGGAGTATGAATTAGGTCGAGAATTTAGTGTATTAGGAGACCTGGAACGGACGTGTGTAGACTGTGTATTTACTGAGACGTGTGGGAGAACAGGGAGGAAGGCTTTGTGTGATAACATGCGGTGTAAGGATTGTTATACACGGTCTTATGCTAGCCATAAACGGGCTAGGTACTGGGACTATGAGAAGAATGAGAAGGTGCCTAGGGGTATAAGGAAAGGTTATAATGAAAAGGTATGGCATGTATGCGGTAATTGTAACCATAATTTTTCTAGTAAATTAAGCAATATAACGAGTAATAAGAGATGGTGTCCCTACTGTTCTAATCAAACTAGAAAATTATGTAAAAATAATGATTGTTTACACTGTTATAATAGGTCATTTGCAAGTCATAAAAATGCATGTCACTGGGACTATAAAAATAATGGAAATATAACACCTAGAGATATTGCGTTAAATTGTACAACTAGATACTGGTTTATCTGTAACATGTGTAATCATAATTTTTTTAAGAAACCTAATGATATAAATAATAAATTAAAATTAGGATGGTGTCCATATTGTGCCAAATATAAAGGCGAATTATGCGAAAATAGTGATTGTACACAGTGCCATAACAAGTCCTTCGCGAGTCATGAAAAGGCTCAGTTCTGGGACCCTATAAAAAATAAAGGCTTAATACCTAGACTAGTCCCTATTTCATCTAATAGTTTATTTTGGTTTATATGTGATAATTGTAGTCATAGTTTTAACGCAAGTCCAAACAATATAACTAGTGTAAATTCCCCGTGGTGTCCCTATTGTTGCATACCTGGTAAATTATTATGCGAAAATAATAATTGTTTACACTGTTATAATAGGTCATTTGCTAGTCACGAAAAAGCTAGATACTGGGATTATGAGAAAAATAATGGACTTATACCTAGAGATATAAAAAAAGGAACAAATGTTTCGTATTATTTTATATGTAAAAATAATCATAATTTTTCTGGTATAATATATAATATTGTTAGTAACGATTCATGGTGCCCTAAATGCAAGAATAAAACCGAGAGAAAGTTATTAGAATATCTTACTGGGAAAAATTACGAAGTCCTACACCAACCCAAATATGACTGGTGTAAGAACCCAAAAACAGGTAAGTATCTTCCCTTCGATTTCTCTATAGAATCACTACGTATTATTATAGAGCTAGACGGTATACAACATTTTAAACAGGTCTCTAACTGGTCTTCACCCGAAGATGCCCAACAACGCGACTTTTTCAAACAGGAAAAAGCCTTAGAGAACGGCTATACCGTAATCCGCATCTATCAGCCTATGGTACTCAAAGACTCAGGAAATTGGCGTGAAGAATTAGAGGAAATCCTAGTGCACCACGAAATTCCTAGTAAGATATTTATATGCGAAGACGGTAAGGAAGTTGTGTATGAAGAATATTAAAGACCCAGTGGAAATCCAAATGCACCACTAAATTTCCCTATAATTTTATAAAAAATAATCTTATAAAAATACTACTTAATCTCTTCCTACTAATTCTCCGAACTTTTTATAGGACTCAGACGAAAAGTCTACTTTATGACCATTATCATATACAGCTGAAAATTTCATAGCATTAAAGCGCGTCTTTGCTTCTTCTACTAAAAGGAAACGGGCTTTACGTATAGAACAAGTCAAAGCTGTAGCACGTATACATGATGTTTCATTAATTGGAGGTATAGTTGAAATATCCGGACCTTCCTCCATGTCTAATTTTACTGTTAGTTCTCCTATCTTAGAAACTGTATCTAATAGAGCCTTTAAGTGATATTGTTGGACTTGTATTCTCCCTTTATTTTTAACATTATGTGCAAGTATACCGTTTATAAAGTTTATTACATTATCATAGTTTCTTTCTAGGTTATAAAAAACGTAACACTCAATAGCACTTAGTTCTTCCTTGCTAATGTGTATTAATTCGGTATCGGTCTCATGGCTATCATCGACTAGGGTCACCGCATTTTTCAAGTCTATATATAGCCCTTTGGCTTGTTCAACTAGCTCAAGTCTCTTAGATACTCCCGTAATGTTTAAAGATAGCTCATTAATACGCTCTTGGTCTCTTTCATTTTCCTCTATGGCATTTAGGATAGATTGGTATTGTTTGGAGTCCTCACCTAATTCTACCCGTAACTTGGTAGTAACTACCTCCTTTAATAATTCTGGCGTCTGGTCTAGTATATCCTCAATATGAACAGCAAGTTCTGACGTTTCGGTAGATAAAAGACATTTACTAACGAGAGATGCTAATATTTCTTCCCTTATTTTCTCGGTGCGCTTTCTTATTCTATCTACAAGTTCAGTACGTTCGGTATAATTTCCGTAATTACTCCTGGCTATATCTTCTATGGTATTAATTAAGGGTTGCAAAGCAGTAAGAGGTACATATTTATATACAAAGTTAGTAATAGGTCTTCCTTCGTTATCTAATTCCTCATACTTACCTAGGACAACCTGGTATAGTTTTGATAATAATTTATCGTTCTGTACCATCGGGTCATAATAAAGGTAGTGTTCTATATCTGTAAATATACTATCAGAAATCCTTACCATTTTCTCGGTCTGAATCGAGGGTTCCTTAGTCTCAGTCTCCTTAGTCTCAGTCTCCTTAGTCTCAGTCTCCCTATCACTAGAATTCTTGACGCATTCCCTTTCCTTAACTTCGGGTTCAAACTCATAACCAGTCTTTATAAGGGATGGGCAGTTCGTAAAGGTATAGTTTGTCATCTTAGGCATATACGGAACATGACAAAGGGAAAGGTTTCCAGAACAACGTAATTCCTCTAGCTCAGGTTGATAAGGCATAACAACTAGAGAAGAACAGTTATTTAACTCTAATCTCTTTAACAAGGGGAAAATAGGTATAGTAGTCAACTTCGGACAGTTAGTACACGTTAGACTAGTTAGATTAGGCATATCGGGGGGCTCCTTGATATCCTTATCATCTGAAATATGTATGGATGTAACAGCGTTAAAGTTCATTGTTATGGAGAAAAAAGCCCCTTTTAAATAGACATATATGCCTAAATTCTAAAATATAATTTTTATAGTTAAGGAAAGCTGAAAATTTTTTAAAATAAATCAAGACTGATTATAATATCTTTAAAAAAACAAAAATCTAAACATTCTATTTAAGACATTTTTCCTTCTAATAAAAATGTCTATACATCTTCTACTTATGGTAAAAGATGCGGAAAATGTAATCTCTACTACTCTACAGGCTATTACACCGTACATAAAGGAATATACTGTTCTGGATACAGGCTCTACTGATAACACCCTTACACTCATACGTAAAGAATTAGCATCCTTACCCGGAGCCATACACACAGAGCCTTTTATAAACTTCGGAGCTTCCCGTAACAGACTACTAGAGCTGGCTAAAGATACACATTCTGACTACTACCTTATGCTAGACGATTCTTATGTTATACGTAACGGGAACTTTCTACCCAAAATAATAACTACCAACAAAGACGCTTACGAACTACCTATTTTAAATACGACTAACGACCTCTATTATTCCCGTAGGCTATTCCGTGCCAAGTCTGACTATACCTACAAATATAGAGTACACGAGGTCATACAGACCGGAAGCAATATAGAGGTGATACCTTTCACAGAGAATTCTCTATATATCTATGATAATGAAACGGAGATTGGCAAGGAGCGCTCATCCCAACGTATGAACTACTATATAGACCTACTTAAGCAGGACCTTCAGGATTACCCTAATGACCCGAGACTAATAAATTACCTAGGCAATACTTACTTTGGCCTAAAGGACTATGATACGGCTTTACCCTACTATAGACAAAGAACCCAGATTCTACAAGGAAACGTAGAGGAGATATACAGCGCCCAAGTCATGATAGCTACTATCTATACACTACAGGAAAAGCCCTATTTAGAATCTATTCTGGAGTACCTTAGAGCGTATCAGATTGACCGGTCTAGAATGGAACCGCTCTATAACATAGCCAAACTCTACTATAAGAATAAGGAATACGACAAGGCCTACCAGTACCTACTCAAAGCTATAAAGATTCCTATACCTGATAGGGCACTAAACGTATCGCTAGATACCTATAACATAGACTGCCCTTTACTCTATATAGAACTATGCCTTATACAAGGGTATAGGGAGGAAGCACTTACCAGGCTAGCTTCCCTAGATAAAACAAAAATTTCCCCTTTCTCTCTCGCTAGAATAAATAATATAATTATAGCTACCGAAGAGAAGGATACACGTGTGCAAAAATCTTCCAAGTACTCTATTACTGTACACGCAGGAAAGGATAAGGATGGGTTTGCAGACTACTTTATTAGCTCTATAACTGATAGAGATAGGGATATTATTGTTTTTCGCTCAGCTGACCAGAAAAAGTATAAGAAACATTTAGAACGTACGTTTGTAAATACCCTATTCGTGTTTAATCATACGGAGAATCTAGTATACTACCCGGGTACCCAGTCAGTCTACCTAGTCTTAACGAAAGCTCTTCCTATAGGAGAGGCCTTCCAGACGCATAAGGACAAGTTCAAGGGTATTATAACCATGTCGGAAGACCATAAGAGGTATTTCTGTACTAATTTTGGCTTTCCTACTAACTTGGTTCACACAGCACAGTGGACTTTCCCAGAATCGGGCTTTAAGGTTCCTATTTCCTCTAAACTACCATATCGCTGTGTAGTCGTTACAGAATCGGAAGGAGCTTTTTCAAGGTTTACACAGCTTTATGAAAAATTATTAAAACTTGAACCTAGATTAAGTTTAATTGTATTTTCTAAAAAAGTACAATCTAAATTTGTAGTTATTTCTAAATTCCATAAAAAAGATATTCTTCTTGAGCTTGAAAAAGCTGAATTTTATTTTACAGTATCAGACGAGGATGTTTCTGGAATCTTAGAACACGAGGCCATTTCTAGGGGCGTGCTCTGTGTTTCCCACTCCCGGCTAGTTCCCGCGCATGTACACTACGATGATATAGAGAGTGCCGTGAGAAAAATGACGCTATTGATTACAAAGCCGGATGTACTAGCTCTTGCAAAAAAGAAAGATTTTCCAAATTTTGCAGAAAATAATTTTAAAACTTTTTTGGATTTATAAATTTTTCTAAATATTATAGTTTAGAAAAAATAAAATTTTTACTTTACGATTCTGTAGGAAATAAATCCGTTGCGTCTCGTAATCTTAATCACATCTCCCTTTGTAAAGTTGTAGAAGCGGGCAATTGGGTCTGACCTTAGAATAATCGGGATATCCTTGCCAAAACGCTCCTTAAATACCTTGGTCTCATCCTTGGGAAGTCTCTCGTGTAGAGGTACTAACGTGTGTTTAGTTGGGTTATAAGCGAGGTCTTCGGCGTTAAAGAGCTCGATAGTTAACCCGATATTTTGTGTGTTAGAAATCACAGTCTTAACTGTAGGTGTAGGGGTATTGTTATAGACTAGAATAATATGGGTTACACCTTCATTCTGCATAGTAGAAATCTTGGCATGTATCTCAGCGACGTTCAGTTTATCGATAGGGGTGCAATACGCCTTGACTAGGTTCCCGTTATCATACCCGGTATAGATATTTTCCGCATGATTATACTGAATGTCCGTGTAAAGACGCTGTTCAAACATCTCAAAAATGGTATTGTTAGTCATGATTACAAATTATAAAAAATTTGTAATAAAAATCATTTTTTAACTACACCGCTCCACTAGTCTCGCCATATGATTAATACTTTTCTGAATCTGCCTAGCTCTCTCTAGGTTCTTTTCGTTTAGAGCCTTTTCCAGCTGTTCCTGTAGTTTCTTAGTATTCTGCCGATAAATATACTGTTGCTGTTGCTTATGGATAGAGTACAGAGAACCGAACATGATTACTAATACGTAATATTTTTTTAAAATTTCAATTTTAGGCTCACATATCTTCTTCTATCTTTTTGAAAAAGTTAGTTAGTTTCTTAGGTGCGGACTCTACAATATCCTGGTTAATCTCTAGGTCTTTCCCTTCTATCTCTTTCTGTATACTATAGAGCATATTCCTTAGCTCTTCCTCTTTTCTACGGTTTTCATCTGTAAGTTTCTGGTGTAGTTCTTCTTCCCTTTTCTTTAGTTCTTCCTCCTTTTTCTTAAGGTCTTCTTCATGTTTAGATTTCTTGGCATCTATTTCCCTCTTGGCATCGTCTACAATTTTCTTAAAGTTAGCCTCGGTCTTCTTCTTGGCTTCCTCCTCCTTTTTCTTCAGGTCTTGTTCATACCTATTTTTCTCCTCTTCTAATCTGGTCTGTTCCTCTCTTAACTTCTTATACCGCTCCTCTTCTATCTTCTTGGCTTCCTCTACCTTCCTCTTTAGTTCTTCCTCGGTAGAAGCTAGTTCTCTCTGCTTCTTTCTCTGTTGTTCTTCTTTATACGTAACTTCCTCTTCTTTACGCCTGACTTCTTCAGCTAATTTCTTGGCTTCCTCCTCCTTTTTCTTAAGGTCTTCCATAGCCTTCTTAAAGAGCTCTTCTTTAGTCCGCAAGTCCTCCGCTGAGCGTCTCTCTATTTCCACCTGTTTCTTCTTACTTTCTTCCGCAAGAACGAATAGCTGTTGCTGAAGCTCAAGTTCTCTATCCCTATTTTTTCTAAACTGCTCCTCGGCCTTGGCGCGCTCCTCTTCCCGTACCTTTTCTAGCTCTCTGATACGTCTAGCATCATTCTCTCTATCCTGTTTCTCCTTATTCTTGGCTTCCTCGTTACGGCGCTCTATGTCTCTCTGCTTCTCTACCTCGCGTTCGTGTACACCGCGCATAATATCTAACTGCTTAGCAAAGTCGGCTTTGATACCATCTATCTGCTGATTGGTGTTAAGTAGTCTAGTCTCAGAGTCGTGTAGCTTTCTGTTAAGCTGAGAAAGCTCGTTAAGGTGTTGTTCCTCTATCTTTGCTCTACTAATATTGACGTCATTCAGCTTAGTCATTAGTTCTAATATCTGGGAGTCCTTATTAATCATACCCTGACACTGCTTCTTGAGGGCCTGAATCTCTTCCTCCTTTAGAGCGCTTTCCTTAGAGATGTTATTAAGGGTAGTCACAAAGTTCGCTTTGAGTCTATTAATCTCCGTCTTTGCATCCTCAAGCTCCTTTTTAGCTTCTCTAGCTAATAACTCATTCTTCTCAGACTGAAGTAGTCTTTCTCTAAGTACTTCCTCGTCCTTCTTGAGGTCCGCGTATCTGTCCTTAAGAACTTGCGTCTGGCTGGTTAACATAGCTCCGGCATTAGCAAATTCTACTTGTAACTGGTTTAACTTTTCCTCGGCTGTATTTACCTGCTTCTGTAGGGTGTCGCGCTCCTTCTGTAACTGTATTATACGCCCATCGTACTTAAGATTATGCTCCTGTGCCTCTCGTAGTTGTTGGGTCCTGGTATTCAGGTTATTTTGAACCGTTTGGAAATCAACCTGTAAAAGGTTAAATTTATTTTCGATATTAGTTAAAGCTGATTGTAGGTTCGTCTTTTCCTTATTCAGTTTCACTATGGCATGTGGTAACATCTTGGAGTCCTCTATGGCCTTGTTTACTAGGGCTTCGTTATTACGTAGGTCATTCTCCAGTTCAGTAACCTTCTTTTCTGCTATATCTTTAGCTGACTGTAATTCCTTATTAGTCTCTGATACCTTTTGGCATATGGTGCGTAATATCTTAAGTTCTTCGTCATTTTTATTATAATCGTTCATCTTTACCTGCTTTTCTAGCTCTAGAGTCTGCACCCTCTTATCCAGGTCATCCTTAGTAGTTGTCAGCATCTTGTTAGCTTCGCTTAATTTCTCGTAAGCTTCCCGTATCTTGGACAACTCAGTCTTCCACAGACTGCTTTCGTAGTTTAGTTTTTCGTGTGTAAACTTTAGTGTATTATACTTGTCGAATGATTCCCGTAGTTCGTCAGACAGGCTTCTAATCTTATTATCCATATTATTAATCCTCTCAATAGATTCCTCACCTAGTTTCTTCAGTTGCCACTCTAGGTGATTAATGGCCTTGTCTCTGGCCGTTATCTCTATATCAGCTAATTCCTTCTGCTTGTTCAGGTTATTAATAAACTGGGTATTCATAGTCTGGGTACTATCCTGATATTTTCGCTGGTTCTCCTTGAGCTGGGAAAGTTGTTCCTTGAGTCTAAAGTTAAGCTCTTCGGTCTCTCCTATCTGCTTGTCAGTTTTAAGCTTAAGTTCTTGGTAGTCCTTTTCACGGTTTTGTAGCTTTCTATTAAGGTTATCTGAGAGTATATCTATATTTTTAGTATATTCTGCCTTGAGGTTTGCTATAATAGTCTCGTTATCTTTTCTAGTTTTTTCTAGTTCTGCATTGTGATTATGTTTTTCACTGTCAAGTTTAGATTGTAATTCTCTACGGACTATTTCTATGTTCTTATTCATATTTTCTAGGTTATCTGTTAAGAGCCTGTCTTGTGTCTTCTTAAAATTATCCATCTGTTGCTTAGAAAGGGCTACAGTCTCGTCTCTCTCCCGTTCCGCTTCTCTTACACGGCGTTCTAGCTTCTCTATGGTAGTCTTTAGAGCCAATACAGTGTTATCCTTTTCAAAGCGTATCTTGGATAGCTCCTCGTCCTTCTCCTTTACGGCATTGTGAACGGCCAGCTTAGACTCCATCGTAATCTCGCTATCCCGCTTCTGCATCTTCTGTAGAACGGTCTCAAGGTCGTTTATAGTCTTCTTATAATGGGCTTCCCGCTGAACATAGAACTCATCAGGACCTTCCTGGTTCTTCTGGTCTAGCTTCTCCTGTAGGGTAGCTATCTTATCTTCTAGCTTCTTTATGAGAGGTTGGGTATCACGCGCCTGATACTTCTTCTCTAGTAGTTCTTTCTGCTTGTTATACTTCTGCTCATACTGCTCCCTAATAGTCTCTTTTTCGTCTGTTAAAGCCTCTCTGAGCTTCTCTACGGTATTGTAGGCCTTGTTTCTCTCATCTGTTAGCTCTGAGAGTTGTTCCTGGTAGTATGCCTGTGTTTTCTGTAGCTCTGTTTTATGCTCCTTGTTTTTCCCTTCTATATCGCTAATCAGTCTGCGAAGTTTATCCTTAAGCTCTGAACGGTCTTTCGCAAGCTTTTTAGCTATTTTACGATACCTATCATCCTCTACATCGCTTATACTGGCCGTAGACCTATTACTTATACGGGTAGAAGTTGACATAATAGACTCGTCAGAATCCTTACGAGAATTCCGCGAGCGTGATACGTCCCTTTTCTTGCTTGACATTTAGGATAAATCAATAATTCTTTAAATGTTGAACCTAAATAAATGACTAGAATGATAACAAGGTCAGCCCGTAATATAAAAGTCAAGAAAATCCGTGTATCTTTCGCTTTCACTCCTCCAGACTCCTGGGAAGTCTATACAAAGGATGGCTGTGGGTACTGCGAGAAGGCTAAGAAGGCTCTAGCAGGTAGGCCTAATGTCCGTATAATACGAGGGGAAGGAAATATGGAGCTACAACAGAGAATGAGCGGTATAAATTTTGTTACTTGGCCTAAAATATTTTTAAATGGAAAATTTTTAGGAGGCTATTCAGATTTAGAAAAAACGCTAAAAAGGAAAAATGAGCTTGTTTAATAATCCGGAAATAGAACGTGTGAAATCTCAGCTATCCCCAGAGGTAGTAGAAGAGTATAAGAAAATGGGTGAGTATCTATATAATAATGAGGCCTTTCAGACTGTGCATATGAGTAATCAGATACACGCACCCGCCACTGAGGAGCTAGTGGCATATGCTGACTGCGCCTTACGGTCCGGTCTACAGCCTTATGAGCTATCTCAAGAGGAACTACGGCTTCTCGGGGAAGTATATGGCAAGACTTGGTATAAGCGGTATGGTTTTACAGAGAAAGACCTTGCGAAACCTAAGAAGCCTGACGAGCCGGTACACATAGAGACTAAAGAGGAGATACAGGCCAAGCTAAAGAAGCGTATTAAAGAGGAGAAAAATAAGAGGAATAAACACTAACTTTTAATTTACCTGAAATTAAAAGGAAATATATGACACGGTCTCTTAATTATACTGGGCTTTTAAGCGTACTTCTTCTTAAGCTTGTCCGCGTCCTTTACCTTTACGAACTTGTTAAGGTTATGTCCGCAGGACTTGCAAGAAGCGGAAAGCATAGGGACTTTACCCCGCTTCGAATTCTTTACCTCACGGTAATGAATCTCATCACCGCGCTTACGTCCTCGGCAGGAAACACAATAGAATTCCTCCGCGCTTAGCTTCTTCTTTAAAGATTTAGGTCTAGGCATTTTTATTTAACCTAAGAAATAAAAATGATAAAGTATTTAAAAAATAAACGCTTTTTAAATAGAGTTTATGACCGAACTAAAGCTAGACTTCCCCAAGTTCGAAGATATCCCGGTAAGCACTAAGACGTTTATTGTTGTGACTAACATTACTATTAACATACAGGCGCTCTTCGATTTCCTTCCTATTACAGATTATATCATAATTCCCAAGAAGAGAGGCAGAAAGAAGAAGGCTATTATAGATGACCCGAATACTGATATTCCAGATGGGTCTATTATCACCCTGGACATGGCAAATAAGGTCAGAGGCGTAAGCCTGAAAAAGAAGAAGAAACGCGATGGTAAGACTTCGGATTATTTCCGCAACTCTGTGACCGTTGTGATGATTCTAGAGGGCAAGAAGATTAACTTTAAGATTAGTAGAAACGGCAAGGTCCAAATGACTGGCTGTAAGTTTGACCATCATGCGGAACTATGTGTTAAGTATATATGGACGTATATTAAGGATAGTACCGGTGTGTATACTATCCCGGAAAATGAGTCTTTTAGGGCCCTATTTATTCCCGCTATGAGGAACATAGACTTTTCTCTAGGATTTACTCTAGACCGAGAGAAGCTAGATGAGTACTTTAATACCCACACAGATTATTTCAGCTTACTAGAGACTAGTATTGGATACACAGGAGTAAATATAAAAATCCCAGTCACAAAGCCTATAGGAGAAATGCCTATTAAGGAACTAATCTATAACAGTACTGTTAAGAAGTGGAAGAAAATTAAGACAATTCCTTATAGTTCTTACTTAGAGACGCTAAAGCCAAAAGAACAGCAAAAGAAGGTAGAAAAGGAGAGGTATAATACCTTCCTAGTCTTTCACTCGGGAAAGGTCATACAGAGTTCTTTATGCGAAGATTTCGCTAGAGATGTCTACTATGAATTCCTAGAGATTATTAGTAAGAATTACAAAAAGTTTCAGGAAAATATAACTTAAAAAATCGCGCCTAAAATAAAATGTCATCTATGCAGATTTTTGTGAAAACTCTAACGGGAAAAACTATCACGCTAGAAGTAGACGCGTCTGATAGCATTGAGACTATTAAGCAGAAGATTCAGGATAAGGAAGGTATCCCGCCGGACCAACAGCGCCTTATTTTCGCAGGTAAGCAACTAGAAGATAATAGGACTCTAGCAGACTATAACATTCAGAAGGAGAGTACTATACACCTGGTGCTAAGATTACGTTAAAATATATGTTATTACCATATATTTTCAGTTATTCTTCTATCTTTTCCTCCTCTAGATTTTTCAGCTCTTCCTGTCGTTCTTGTAGCTTACGGCGTCTCTTACGGCTACTTTTCTCGGCTTCTTTATTTTCCTTCTTCTCGGCTAGTTCTTTCTCTAGCTTAGCTAATTGTGCCTCCTCCAGTTCTTTCTCTATCTTTTGTCGTTCTTTCTGTATCTTTTCAGCTTCCTTCTTATCCACACTCTGACTTTTTATTATTTTTACAGCGACTAATATAGCGAAAACTACACCGGATATAGCTAGACCCCATATATTTACCATCTTATGGGTATCCATATCGTCCGTCTTGCACTCGTCTGAAATCTTGCTATATATACTCTGTATGATTCCTTGGAAAATTACATTAGTCAAGCAGATGACCATAGAAAGTAATAGTAGCCAATCAGGAATGCCTTTATTCTCTCCCTTGCAGTTATACTTACAGACAGCATAAGACGCGTAGGCGGTTATAGCTATTACGTTTGTGACTATCATAACCCTAAGAGTATTCCGTAGGTCATCGTTCTCACACGAGACAGGTATAATAGTATATCCCCATATAGAAACTACTAGCATAAATATGGATAGTAATATAAATAATCCAGAAATTGCGACGTAAATTCCTATAGCCATTTATATTTATGAAATATTTTTATTTCATAATATCCTATATCTGAAAAGCATCTAAATCAAAACCTGCATATTTATTCTTTTTGAGCTCTGCTTTGGCTTCTTTTCCGGCTTCCTTGAGCTCCTCTACTTCTACCTTTAAGGCTTTCGGTATAGCACGTTTTAGGTATACTATAGCACTAGTACTTCCCACAAAGACTAGTACAGATATGCCAAACATACCCCATATGTTAAACTTGAGTCTCTTGGCTACGCTGTCATACTTGTTACAATCAGGGCTTTTCCCCATTGAGTTGCCTACACCGGCGAGTATACCTATTAATAGTATAGAGATGAGCAGACAGACCTGTATAAAGGTATTAGCCTTGTCTCCTTCCTGTTTGGTATAGCACTTGTGGGATTTTATACACATGCCATACGCTATAGCCATAGTAACAAGGATAGCCCCTATGCTCATTACAGCCGTTAGCCCATAATATACTGTAGGATTAGTACATTCCTTATTCATAACTCTATAGGCGTCTGCTGACATGCCAAATAATATTAACCCAAATATACCGAAGATAATCATAAAAATCGTGTCTATAGTCTGGGCAATCATTTTTTGCTTAGAAGCAATATTTTCAAAATCCAAAGAATAAATGTATTCCCTCTATACAATATATACCTTATATGTTATATACAGGCATCTCCATCTTCTTCAGTACGGGTACTATGCGGGAAAGACTATACATTATTTTCTAGCAAAACCTAAAGAAAATAAGGATAACGACGAAGACTGGGTTTTTATAGAAAAAGGTGAATCATATATACTAGAGACTATAAAAGAGCCTAGTTAAACTGTCCAGTCTCGTACATAGAGATAGCCTGTCGGAAATACAGGTCAAAATCCGTATCGCTGATATGGTCCTTAAACTCTTCGAACATCTCTTCGCGGATTCCAAGCATGACTTTACGGAAAAAGCCTAAGAAATGCATACGGTCTTCATAGGGTCCCTCTGTAGACATCTCGGATAAGATTTCATCGCGTTCCTTCTCGTCCTCTAGTTGCTTTAGCTTGGCATTTAGGCGCCCGGTCAGGTTACTTATAATCTGGTCTCTCCAGGATATAACCATATTAAAGTCTCCAAAACCTGAAATACTGTTTAATAGTCTCGTACAGTAGCCGGAAGAGCAGGTTCCGGCCATCTCTACCAGTTCCTCGAGTAGTCTCTTCTTCATCTCAGTCTCGTGTGTGTTCTTATTTATATAGCTCCAGACCTGAAGTAATATATGGGATAGCGTACAACTATAGTTACTGTATAAAGCCCTATCATTGGCTATACGGTTCAGGGCTAACTTTATCTTTGCGCTATCGAAATCCTTATACAGTTCTAGCAGTTCTATTATTTCTTCTTCTACATACTCAAAAGTTATAGTCTTCCCCTTTATCTTCATAATATCGAAATTCTGTAGAAACTGTAATGCTTGCTTTACGCTGTCTTCTATCTCCTTTACGTGTACATTCTGCTGATTACTATACAAAGAACCAGCCTTCCCGTCCGTTCCTAGTTCCATTATAAGTTCTCTAGCGTGAGCCTTTCTCTCGTCGCTACCTAACTGAAGAAGGACGTCAGTAGCATCAGCGCGGGTATTATACTCAACTTCTGAGTTAGTTCCTATGCTATATAAACAATCATATAGCTCCTCAGTATGTTCGTCTGCTAATTTTTTGACTAGAATATATTGGATAGCTAGTATACAATAGGATATAGGATTTTCTTGGTTACGAATAAAGGCTAAGCATCCATTCTTTATAAAATAAGCGTGTTTTTCTATATCTAATCCTAAAATAATTTTATACCTATAAGAACAGTCTAATTTCTGATTATTTATTATAGAGCTGAAATAACCTTGTGTTTGTTCTTTTATTTTTTCCGAGTTCATCATAAGTATTAATAATTCTATTTTGTACGGGGTACCTACACTATCCTGTAACTCTGGGTATATAAAGGCGAGAGCTTCATACCCTATCTCATCCTTTTCGTTAAAGACGCATAGATTTTTTGCTATAATACTCTTTAATAGAGGAGATAGTATACTATCCTTACATATAGAGTAAAGATATTTCCGCATAAGCTTGGTACCGCCTATTTGGTATAGTGTGGATAGCTTATTTACAGTCTCCACTGTATTCTCCCCTTCCTTGGTATAATAAGCATTTAAGGCTTTTATACGGAGTTCTTCAGGTACAGACAGGTCTACTATAGTCTTACTAAGATTCTCATCGAGGAGCGCGTGTTTTTCCTCTAGGTTATCCTTGTTTTCTAGGTTATCTAGGTTTTCATCCAAAAAGATTATTTCCGTTTTCTTTTCCATTTTTTCTAAAACTATTTTACTTTTAATTTATATATAGAAAAATAGCATACCTTTCCTTTTTCCTACTTCTAAAACTGTGTTATAATCTACTAAAACCAGCTTATATTTCTCTCCGCCGGGATTGTCATCATAATGATACCATAAATTACCGCATTTTATAAAAGCAGTGTAATGACCTCTAGAAAGGGTAATTATACAGTATAGAGATAGTACTTTATTAATCTCTATGCTATCAGGTATACTAATCTCTACGTCGGTTAATCTCTGCACGTAAAAAATAGCCATATCGGAGGCCTTTATACTTGTCTTCTCCACTCGTCTAGAGTACGTAGAGCCGTTTATTTTATAGAGATTAGAAGCATCTAAAATAGCCTCGTCTCTATGGTTTAGAAAGTCAGTTAAATCATACCTACCCGGTTGGTATAATAATACTGGTATAATAGGCGTATCCTTGTACTTGGTCTCTGAGACCTTGATTAAAGGCCCATCATTCCCTACATAAGTCCTTCGCTTTTTCGTCATAATATCAAACTGAAAGATAGTGAAAAGAAAGCTAAGGAATTCCCCAGCATCCTGAGGAATAGGCTTGTGAAATTCTTGAGAAGGATTGTACTGGCTTAGTACAGCTCTAAAATCACTACAAGTAGTAACCTGCTTCTGCCCTCTAAAGGTATTATATATTTTCTGCATTTCTTTTTGAAGGGGTAAATACTTTTCCTCTACTTTCTTGAAAATTAAAGAGTCTTCTATTAACTTGGTCTTTAGAGCAAATAAAGCAAAAAATACCGTATCCTGGTAGCAACTATTTCCTATATAGTTCAGTGCGTCTACTATGCACCGAGGGGCTATATAGTCCTGTGTAGATAGCCATACATCTAGTAAATCTAACTTTCTCACATATACCTCGAAATCCTGGTTATTCTTCATGGTCTTGCATAGACCTAGAAAAAGTAGAGCGGAAAGCCTTTTCATGTGTATTCTGTTTAGAAACTGCATAAGCTTAGTCAGAAGTTGTAGATTCTTGACCGAAAATAATTCTCTAGAATCTGACGCGTTTACATCCCAGTTCACTACATCTATAATAAAACCGAAATCTAGGAAAAGCCCTACAGTATCACTTATGATTACTTTTCTTAGGTTATCATCGTCACACAGCCTTTCTATCTGTTTTTTAGTTAATTTTTCCTCTAGTAACTCTGTAATATTTCCCATCATTTTATTACACCTCTAAAATTTAAAATGAAAATTAGAAAATATTAGTATATAATAACACAATGGCCGAGTTTGAACTATTTAATAAAGCTCTAGAAGAGTATAATGAGAAGGAATCCGATTTAGACCTAGGAAAATTAAGCCTATCGGACACGGAGACCTGCCCTCATGATAGTGTAACAAATGAGAAAGGCGTATGTGTATGTACGGATTGTGGTGAAGAGCTCTCCCAGAAGATAGAGCACGTCAAGGAATGGAGATATTATGGGCAAGGTGATACTAAGCATGTTTCTGACCCAAATAGGGTACAGATGCGAAAGACCGATGAACGTACTATCTACAAGGATGTGGAAAATCTAGGCTTTAGTGAGAGTATAGTTACCAAGGCTAATAAAATCTATGCTCAGGCTACAAAGGGAAAAATCTTTAGGGGAAACTCTAGGAAATCCATAGTATTCGCCTGTATATTTCATGCTTACAAATTAAGCGGAAAGCCTCAGTCTCATGAAAGGCTAATAAGCGTTTTTGGGCTGAACCGCAAGAATGGTCTAAGAGGCCTTAAGTATGTAAGCTTATATGCACCCAAAGACTCTAAGATAAGGACTACTTATATAACTCCTATGAACTTGGTAGAGGAAATAATGGAACAGTTTAGCGCTTCCAAAGAACAGAAGGAAGACGTTATCAAGTTATACGAATCTATTAAAAATAAATCCTCCAAGCTAAATAGGTCTAGACCTTTATCGGTCGCCGCCGGATTAGTATACTATTGGGTCTGCTCTAATAATAAGGAAATCACTCTAAAAGATTTTGCGAAAAAGGTAGGTCTGAGCGAACTAACTATTAACAAGATAGCTAAGGAAATTTCTGAGATACTGGAAACACCGTACATTTTATAATTTTATTTTATACTGCAATAGTAGTATAAAATTATAAAATTCAATTTAACCTAAAAAGGAGCCTTTAATATAAAAATGTATGATGTAGATTATTGCCTTATTATCATTAAGGAACTATATCAATTCTTACGGAATAAAAATAAGGCTCTTTCTATAGATGAAAAGATAATAGAAAGGTATATGCCTGAACTCTGGTATAACGAGGTACCGGAAAAATATATGGATTACGACTTTTTCCTAGACAAGTGTGCCTATATCTATGAGACGATAAAATATGACTCACCTAACGCTGTTATTTTTCTATACGCTTCTTACCTTGTTTTCAAGGTAAAGAATTATTTTCCAACTCTGACTCTAAAAGATATTGTAAAACCTTGTTATTTTGATAGCAAATTATGACCTAAATTTTAAGTAGAAAAGAATAGCGAAAATAAGTACTACAATGACCAATCCTATTAGTATATAACTCTTGTGTTTCTGCGCTAGCGTCGCTTGTGTAGGGTACGTTTTAGTTATCCATTCCTTATCTAGGTCTGATAGCTTCGTATTATGAGGAAGTTTGACTGCACCACAGAAATAACTAGGGTCAAAGTAGTAGTGCATGATAGAGTAAGGGTCGTATGAAGACCCGTTAAATTGGTCTACCGGTATCTGCTCGAATACGTTTTCGTTTACCATCTGCTTACTCCAGTTATTGGGAGGGCCTCCCAGGGACTGATAGACCGCATTGCAGTTCCAAGGTAATTTGGCGTCAGCTCTGCTATGTTCGTGTATCATACCTATCATATGACCAAATTCGTGTACAATTACAGCGCCTGTATTCTTGGCCTCGGGAAAGTCGTAATTGGTCTCATCGTCAAGCCAACCAAGGTTCATAGTAGGTCCTGTAGGCTGGTCTAGCGCCTGTTTACCTATCATAGACCAAGCTCCAAGGGCCGGGTCAAAAGTAATTCTTACGTCTGCTTGGTTAATATCTACATCCCAAATAAATTTCAGGTTAACGAGAGGTACAATATTTTTCTCTATACATTCCTTACACCAAGTAGCCTTGTGCTCTGTATAATTATTATCTCTATAGAATCCTATTTTAATAGCATGGCCTTGGTCCCACTGGGTACCTTTTAAAAAGGCTGCCTTTAGTTTATTGCTTCCCTTTATATGTTCTGGAAGCTTGGTGAAGCAAGTTCTTACGTCACTCGGTACGGGTTTTATAGTTTCGCAAGGAGGACAGTTACCGGCTATACAACAACTCATTTTATTATAAAGTATAATAAAATTTAGTCTACAAATACCAAGATAGGATTTTTCCTATAATAAGTTATGACCTTTTCCATATTTTTCGCTATACGGGCTATAAGAGGAGTAGAAACCGAGTTCCCCGCTAATCTGTATAGGTGACTATCTACTATAGGTAAATTAGGCACAGTTAGACCTTGTAGATTAAAGCACTCTTTTGGCGTCAGCTTCCTTATACCTTTAGAGTCTAGTATAAGTGGGACATTATGACCTCCCAGGCCCATATTGGCGGTCAGAGTAGGGCAGACACCGGTTTTATTTTCTCTTACATAGTGTCGTCTATATTGGTAGACTACATTATTTTTAGTTATACTGGTTTTGAGCTTGTCATAAATTTTAGATTCTTCAGTATAATAATACTTTGAAGAGATATTCTTTTCTAAATAATCCTGTACAGAACTTGTTAAAGGAATTTTAGAAGGAAAGCGAAATTTTTCAGTCATTTCCCTGTGAAGAAATCCTACAAGAAATATACGCTCTCTATTCTGAGGTAAATTAGCATACTCCGAAGAGTTCATTATTTTGGCTTTGAAAGTATAACCCAGAGAACAGAGCTCCTTTTTTACTATTCTATACGTGTTGCCGTTGTCATGTGTTTTTAGGTTCTTTACATTTTCTAGAAGGAAAGCTATCGGTCTCTTTTCTCTAAGAATACGTATGATATCGAAAAATAGCTGTCCTCTCTCATCTTCAAAGCCTTTCCTGTTTCCTGCTATGGAAAAGCTTTGACACGGAAACCCGCCAAGAAAAATATCAAAGTCGGGTATATCACCGGTTTTTAGGTCTGCTATGCTAGTACTGTTTACGGTATCCTTAAAGATAGCCTGATAAGAGGTAATAGCATGCTTATCTATATCATTAGAAAAGACACACTGGAATTTTGGCGAGGCCTGTTGGAAGCCCATTCTGATACCACCTATACCGCAAAAGAAATCGGCTATGGATATTGACATGTTTTCCATTATACACGTATTTATAATATTATGGATAGTATCTTTTCGCAATATTTTAAAGTCAATGTATTTCTGTATCCTAGCAAAATCCATTCTTGGTCTCCTGCCTTGTTTACACTGGTCTCCAAATGTACTAGAACTACTTACCGGTAAGTTTTGCCAATTTTTACTGGTATTAGACTCGGAATTTTCGTATATTATTATTACTGGGTGATTTCTCGCGTCTACAAATATGATAGAATCCCATTTTTCTGTAGGCCCAAATGACGTAGGTCCTGTACTAGAAAAACACTTTACTTCTATTCGCTTATTACCTGCCCATAAATCTCCTGTTTGTCTTTTTTCGGCTTTAATACATAGCTGTACTAGATATTCAGATATCACTTCAGGGAAGTTACTTTTTCGGCTCTTTTTCTTAGAAATTTTATTCAAGGCATCAACAGCTTGATTATATGCCTGAAATTTTTCGTAAATATTCAATATAAGCTCTGCGGTCATTTCGAATTTAAACTACAAAATAAGCAGTAAATCATTTTTATAAGTTTCTTAGCTTATAAAATATAGTTAATCTAGTCTGTAAAATCTAGTTACCGAAATCCGTAAAATCCCAGGCAAACCATTGTTTCTTATCCGCGTCAGTGGGTCGGCAACCTACAGCGGAGGGGTAGTCTAGGTCCCCGGGAGAGACCTTGGACCAACCTCTTGAAGGGAAATTGGTACTTTCCGTTAATTGCCCATCATCATACGCCTTTTCTACAGCATCGGTATCCTGGCATACTCTATCTAGCGGGCCGGTACTGGTACATACACATTTCTTAAATCCCTCTTTGTTATCCTTTTTGCGTAGCACAAGAGCTACTATAAGAGATATTAGAGCGATAACCGCCACACCTATAATAACATTTTGTTCCATTTATTCTTAAAAGATATAATAAATGTCTTTTAGCGTAAAATCGATACAAGGGAATGACCCTGTGCTACAGAATTTTATAGAACTTTTCATAAGAAATTCTTCCATTGCTGGAAGTGGTATAGGAAGCACTGGGTATACAGGATACACGGGTTATACTGGCTACACGGGACCGGCAGGAACAGGATACACGGGTTATACTGGCTACACGGGACCGGCAGGAACAGGATACACGGGTTATACAGGTAACACTGGTCCTACAGGTGCGACTGGATACACTGGATATACAGGAGCTACTGGAGTAACAGGATATACTGGTAATACGGGTCCTACAGGTCCCAGTATATCTTCCAATAGTTCTACTGGTTACTTAGTAGTCTACTCTACGGGAACAAATCTACCTTATTACAACACATCTTTCGCTATCAATAATAATATTCTAAATACTGGAGGTGATATTATTCCTATAACATCCATAACGTATAATTTGGGAAGTACAGGTGCACCTTTCTCGACTCTACAATCTTCAGGTATACAAACTAGTTTTATTTATATGAATGGCACAGGATATATTTCTAATGTACAAAAACTAGGAATAAATACAACTACTATTCCAAACAATACAACTACACGCGCAGTAGTTTCTATTAAAGGTCCGCAGAATACTCAAACAGCCCCGGGTATAGAATTTACTAATGAGGTTAACGTATATCCGAAACTTCATGTAATTAGTAATAGCGAGACAGAACAAGCAATTATTTTTAATGGCTATTTATCGGGGAATAACCAATATAATTATTCCGATAGCGCAAATTTTCCTCTTTCTCTGCAAAGTAATGGAGAATACCTACTTATGAAAGGCCCAGAAACCATAGGCTCTCAAAGTGCAGTGTATACACCTTATAACTTGTTAAAACTAGGTAGTTATACACGACCGATTGTTATAGGTGCAAGGGCTGGAGAAAATACACAAACTACCGGTAGCATAGCTATAGGATACAAAGCCGGTAGTACTCAGGATATGGGTGGTATAGCTTTAGGAGCGTTTTCCGGACAATCACAGCAAACTGGAGCAATTAGTATAGGTTATGAAGCGGGGAAAACATCCCAGTTATACGGCGCTATAGCTATAGGACCAAATGCGGGTATGAACCAGCTTCAACAAAGTATAGCTATAGGTAACGAAGCAGGTAGAAGCTCTCAAAGAGAATTTAGCGTATCTATAGGTAATCAGGCGGGGTATATAAGCCAGCAAGATTATTCGGTCGCTGTAGGTTTTCAAACAGGATACGCAAGTCAAGGTTCTAGCTCGGTTGCTATAGGAAGACAATGCGGTTTTTCCGGTCAAGGTAATTTTGCAGTAGCTATAGGTTTTCAAACGGCTATGACTAAACAAGGTAATGAGAGTATTGCTATAGGAACTAATGCAGGACAATCTAATCAGGGGGTAGATAGTATTGCCATCGGCTCTTCAGCGGGTAAAACCAATCAAGCTTCTGGTTCCGTGGCTATAGGGTATACAAGTGGTCAGCTTAATCAAGGAACTGGTAGCGTATCTATAGGAACTGAAACAGGATTCAGAGACCAAGGTTCAAATTCTGTAGCTATAGGAATGCAAGCAGGAAAGTCTTTTCAAAATAATTTTAGTATAGCTATTGGGTACCAATCTGGATTTTATACACAAGGTTCTAACTGTGTAGCCATAGGTAATCAAGCCGGTTTAACAGGACAAGGTATTAATTCTGTAGCCATAGGATATCAAGCAGGACATACTGGTCAAGCTTCTTATGCCGTAGCCATAGGATATCAAGCAGGATTTTCAGGTCAAAAACAATCTAGTATTATTCTAAATGCTTCATCTTCTCCCTTGGGAGATAATAATACAGCCGGTTTATTCATAAACCCTATTAGAAATAGTCTAGCTACTACATCTGTCTTAGGTTATGATACCTCAACAAAAGAAATCATTTATGATACCAATAAGACATTTGTTATAGACCATCCAACAAAATCCGATTCCTACCTTGTTCATGCCTGTTTAGAAGGTCCTGAAGCGGGTGTTTATTATAGAGGCAAGGGAGAGATACAACATAACGAATCCCGGACTACTATATCTCTACCAGACTACGCAGATAAAATAGCTACAGATTTTACTATAAGCATAACACCTATAGGAATAGAATTTAAAAAATTAACCTGTTCAGAAGTATCGAATAATAAATTTTCTGTATACGGTGATAGCTGTACCTTTTTCTGGTTTGTATACGGCGTAAGAAAGCGTATAAATGTAGAACCAAAGAAAAATAGTGTGGTACTCTCCGGAGAAGGACCATATAAATGGTTACAGAATTTATAATTTTCTAATATACATCTTAGAAAATAAAATTTACTTATACTTTACTAGAAAAACTATTACACCTACTATTCCGAGAATAGTTAGAATTATCATAAGTAAAGAGCTAGAATCTCCACTAGAAGCGCTTACAGAATCGGTAGAAAGCAAGGCATCCGTTAATTCTGAGAATGGCATTTATTAGTATAGATTTTTCTTTTAATTACAGGTTTTTTTAATGTCCGGCTTCTCTAAAGGACCTATATTAACCGGCTTTCCTAATACGAATAGGTCATAATACATCTTATCCTTGACCGAGCGCCCTTCGTTAAACCTATTCAGACAGGAAGGTAAGCAGGACGTGCTGGTAGTATTCGCAAGTGAGGAGTAAGAGCCCTTTTGCATACATGAAGTGCAAGGGCTTGAATCACTGTACATATTAGACATTTATATATAGGATTATTTTAGAATTTTTATTCGCGTCCGCACATCCCCATAACCGCAGACGATGGGGCATTTAGTCCGCCTAGATAATGGGAAAGAACATACACAGGGCTAAACAGCATAGCCAGAACTAGGTGAAGAACCCTTTCACTGTGAGGCTTGACCTTTAGGGCTAGTAGTACAGCCCAGATAAAGAACACAGACCATAGTATAATATATACATAAGATACACTCTTAACATCCTGGTCCTGGTTATACTGAACGGCCTTTCTTAGCGCCTGGTTAAAGTCCGCCTGATTCTGGCATACAGGTGCATTTGGGTCATAATTCTCTCTGACACCGTCGTTTTCTAATGTTTTATAACAGCAACTCATTTATTTATTTAGGAAAATTAGGGAATTCTTTGAAAAAATCTTTTACCACCCCTCCGTGTTCTATATAGGTAGCCATGCGGGTCTTGTAATGCTTCTCTAGCAAGCCGTAGTTATCCACAAAGTCAAAAATAAGAGGGGTCACCTCCTTAGTCCTAAAGACACGCCCAAGATACTGCACAAAGTATTGCTCCACGTCAGAAGCTAGAATCATAGCGTTTAGGCGCTGATGGTCAAAGCCGGTAGAGCACTTTTGACATGTCCCTACCAATATTCTACTTTCTCTCTGAAACTCCTGTTGGCTTCCTACTAAGCTGGTAACATCTTCTTTTTCCTCCTTTAATCTCTCTATGAGATAATTAGCCTGAGCTACTCTCTTACATAGTACCAAAAAGACCCTATCAGAAAAGTACTTTATGACTGAAATAATAAGCTCATTCCTCTTAGTATTACTACACTGGGACTCTATAACAGAGCCCCAGTCAACTTTTCCCATCCTATTTAGAACTACTTCAGGCTTGAAATCTGTCTTTACCTTGTACACTGTGTGCTGTCTGTATAGTTTTCTAGTGATTTTTTCCTTACCGAAGTACATATCAATTAGTATATCTAACCCATCATTTCTATAGGGGGTAGCCGAGAGCCCTAGTAAATACCTAGGTAAAATATACTTCATACAGGTACTTAGCCTTTCAGCCATAATAAGATGCATCTCATCTACACACAGGAAGCCTATTCCCTTATAGAATTCTCTACCATGTTTAGGGACATTGGTAGCGTTCATAATGTAGAAATCAATATCGTCTTTCATAGCATCACTGGCTGATAGTATCTGGACTTTCGCTGTTGGGCAAAACTTTAGAATAGATTCTTTCCACTGTTTAATAAGGACTACACGGTTACAGATAACCAGCGTCTTCATCCCTATCTTAGACGCTATGTATATGGATAAGCATGTTTTACCAAAAGCCGGGTTAGCGGATATAATAACGGAACCTTTTTTATTCAAGATGTTAATAGCTTCACTTTTTACCACTTTCTGTTCCTCCCTTAGTTCGCCTTCGAAAACTATTCTTCGTTTTTCAAAGGTCTCTCTCTCAGGTCTAGGTATATCATCCCTATAAGAAAATGGTACGTATACATAATTTCCCTGTGTATCGTACAGGTAGAAAATATTAGGCTTGGCTCCAAAGGCATACCTAGAAGGCTCTTGAGATACCATGAGGGAAGTCGAGAGCACCTCAAGTTCCTTATCAGATAATTTACGCATATCGATTCGCTTAGACATTTTACTATGAATTTGAGTTTATTTTTAAAGTCAAATTTAATTTTGCGAAGAGAGCCTGTAAATGTACCATCCGAGAGATAGATATTTTTTAAGCTGTTCTTCGGATAATTCTGATTCTATTTTTTCATACTCAAAAGATACCATAAATTCAGATATTTTTTTTAGTTGGTCTTCACTGAGATTTCCTGCTTCCATCTCTTTCGTCAGAGTATGCAGAAAATCTAGAATAATTTTACTTTCTGCCATTTTTATTTCTAATAGATTACGTTTAAGTTTTCAAAACGTAGATAATTTTTATTTTTTTAAAATCTCTTGGTAATTAATAAAATGTCTTCTGGTACCAATGGTTTAAAGGTATATAACACGACCGTTTCTGGTCAAGCCCTTATCGCTTCGCTAACTGGTAAGGATATTCTCGAACTACAGTATGATGGTGCTATTAATGGTATGAACCCGCTACAAGGTCTCTCTTCGGGCACCATAAATAGCCCCTCTGTAGACTGGCTTATTCAGGGTACGGTAGCCCCTGTCCCTATTAAGCATGGTAATACTACAAGTGCTAGCGCTGACGGTTTTATTACCCTCGGTTCTGATACCGCCACTGTAGCACGTGCTTATCTTGAACTTTTCAATATTTCTTCGACTAACCAGGTTCGTCTCGTACAGGTAGTTTCTTGTGATAGCGAGACCGGTTCCGTATATCTGAATAATTCAACCGGAACTGATACGAATGTTATTATTCAAAATGCCGGTGGTTCTTCTGCAGGCTCTCAGCTTCTTATTTCTTCGGGTGATATGGGTACTATAAGGTCTATCTTCGTTTCTGGCAACCCTACTTCCGGTGCCCAGACCGTTACCTTCCGTATTGCTCCCGAGCCTGTTGCTCCTTAAGAGAATAAATAATATAAAAATTATATTATTTAATAAATCTATGTCATCGTATACATCGCCTACATATTATACATCGGGAAATTATAAGATACGGGATACTATCGCTTCAGGGCAAGCTTTAATAGCATCTTTAACTGGTCAAGAAATACTTGAATTACAGTATGATAGTGCCATTAATGGTATCTCTCCTTATATCGCTAATTCAAGCGCTAGTGTAAATTACCCATCTGTAGACTGGTTACTACAAGGCCTTGTCAGACCTGTTCCTATGGCTCATGGGTATAGTACTTTTACGAGTACCGATACCAGCGCTACAGGTTATATTATGATTGGGTCAGATACATCATCTGTCGCGTCCAATTACCTACAGTTATTTAACATCACTTCTACTAACCAAACCCGTTTGGTACAGGTAATAGCATGTGACAATGACCAAGGTGCCGTATACCTAACTAATGGGTGTACTACCTCTAGTAGTGTACAGATAGCGGATAACGTCGGATTAGTAGCTTCGGAACAGCTACTTCTTTCCTCAGGGAATATAGGACATATAAGTTATATTATTGTAGATGGTATACCAAAAAGTAGTGGTGTAGCTCCTGTAATTAAATTCCAAATAATACCTACTTAAGAATTTTTATTCTTCTTCTGAAATAAAAATGCCTTCTGGACTAAAAATATATGATACTACGACCTCAGGGCAATCGCTTATAGCGTCTCTAACGGGAAAAGAGTTCGGTCAACTAGAATATAAGAGTGCTATAAATACTGCAAGTGTACCTGCACCCATTACAGGAGTTATAGGTAATATACCTTATAATGTATTCCTACAAAATCTAATAGAGCCTGTACCTGTAAATAAGGCAATTGACGGACAAGCTACCGTATTTATTAGTTCTGCTGATAGCGCTGTTATAGCGAATAATTTTTTCGAGTTCTATAATCTAAGTAGCAGTAACCAGATGCGAACCACACAATACCTTTTAACAAATTCAGCAGAGTTCCCTATTAATCTTGGTGTATTAAACGGTTCGAATAATTACATTGCTATAGCTAATATATACGGGTCCGAGAATGCCACTCAGGTACTATTTAGTTCAGCCAGTCTTCCAGGTCAACGCGTATTTGTGTTTGTCACTAGACCTACTGAAACGAAGGTGTTGTTTACTATAGCGCCTACAATTTAAAGACCTATAATAAACGTGTAAAATGCCACATGATATAGAATTATACATAAATGTCGCTATAGCTGTCAATAATGGTATAAAAGGTATCTTACCGAAGCCATTTCAAGGCGAGTTTGAACAGTCTGGTAATCTGTTTACCTTTAAAACTAAAGTGTGTTCAGCTGACGTCTGCAAGTTCTTAGACTCTGTTCACATGGTAGCTTTAGGTCATAGAATGGATACTATAAAAAACGCTTGTTATATGCTAGAAATACTACGTGAGAAATTTGATATTTTTCTTGCCTCTAAAATAGCAAGTGATACTATGAAGCCTGGAGATGTTATAGCCTGCTGGAATAATAATCGTAACACGGCTATTTTCCTCTCACAGATTAAAAATGCAAAGGGTAATCTAGTAGAGGCTCTTAAGGATACTATCACGGACGCAGATTTTGCCAATATACAAAGACGTATAGCAGAGCCGGGATTTTATAATCCAGCTATAGCAGGACCAAACCCTTATAATACAGCGAATACCACTCGTATACATCTCAAGGGAGGATTGGTAAGGGAAAAAGCACCTGAGAAAAATGAACCTGAGAAAAAAGGTGTAAGAAGTTTAGGGCAATTAAAAAGCCTGTTTAATACAAAATAAAATATTTTAAAATATAATAATAAATGTCTTCTGGTACTAATGGCTTAAAGATATATAACACTACCATTTCCGGTCAAGCTCTCATTGCTTCTTTGACAGGTAAAGATATACTAGAATTACAGTATGATGGTGCTATTAATGGTATAGACCCGATAAGAGCCCCTGCTTCTGTTACTGCAAATGACCCATCTATTAACTGGCTTATTCAGGGAGTGATAACACCCGTACCATTTAAACATGGTAATAGAGGAGACCCGGATAGTACCGGTTATGTCTCTCTCGGTTCAGATACTGCCACTGTCGCAAAATCCTACTTAGAATTATTTAATCTTACCTCGTCGAATCAATCACGTGTAGTTCGTGTAGTTGCTTGTGATAATAGCGAAGGTATAGTTAGCTTAACTAATGAAAGTGGAACAACGAATTATGTTCGTATCACAGATATAGACGGTGTTTTAGTTGGTGGGACAACTCTTATTTCGTCTGGAAATATAGGTAAGATAGTAAATGTATTCGTTACTAGCCCAGAACCTAATGTTGTAAAATTCCAAGTAATACATTCTGCTTAATTATATTTTTCTACAAAAATATAATATCTTTTTTATACACGGTTTCCTGCGACCTGCTGATAGTTGTTAGCTATAGCACCATTCTGCAGGAAGTTCTGCTGGCGAAGCTGGCCGTTCATCTGCGCCATGGCACGCTCATACGCGCCTACAGAGCAAGAGGTATAGCGCACTTCAGAGCCAAAGTCCTTACCGAAGTTACCGGTGATGTTGTTACGGCTGTTGTTGAACTGGGTACGGCCATATGCATCTACCTGGGCCTCTACATTACCATAAATATCACCCTGAATACCTTGGGCTCCGAGCGTGACGTAGTTCATGTACTTGGGTCTCTGTGAGTTCTCTACAAGTACTCTATCCTCGGCACTGTCACAGCCGGCGGTCTTAGTCCACCACGAGTCGGGGCATACCTCCTGCCCCTTGCTGTTCATACCGTTCCACGGAATACACACCATATTCTGAGGGTTAAAAAATCTATCAGATTGTATACGATTCGCCTCGCCGACGTTCACGTCGCAGGTACGAACCGATTTTTCTAGGGAAATAGCGCCTCCAGACATTTATTATACAATAAAGTTTTTTTATTTTTTTTGAATTACTCTAAAGAAATATATTCTACGAGAAAATGGATTTTCGCGATACAGAAGAACGTGAAAAAATAATATCTGAGATATCTGAGTATAAGACTCCTACAGAAGTAGCGGAATTTATACAGCGTGTTTTTCCTGATTGGCTGGCATATATTTTCGATGACTACTCTGACGACTATCTTCACCTGAAAAATAACTGGCGAGTCATATGCGAACAGACTGGTTCTAAACCGCAAAAGATTATACTAGTCTCTGAAATCAAGTTTGACCAGGAACATTCTATAATTATGCGACTATGCGAGTACATGACTCAAAACGGGTATTGTGTTAGGCGCTTGGAGGAGTTTTCCCCTTGCCCGGTATGTAACAAGGCCATACCTACCCGTCCGGTATGGGAAATGATGAGGCAACGGAACTTGGGTGTACCCCTTACTTGGTCCGATACGTGTAGAAATTGTAAAAAATAAGTATATAATAAATGAAGTTAAGTAAAGCGGAACTTGCAAAAATTTCCAAGTTAAAAAAGACCCCAGTTCGAGACCTTACTAAGTATAAATATGTTATGAAGTACATAGCTAAGCACGGCGTTGTGATATCCATGACTACCTCACCTGAACGGCTTAGAAATTCTGCGTTTGTTATACAGAATGCTCTAGAATCACCGTTTATAAAGACATTTTATGTTGTACTACCGGATAAATATAGAAATAAGGAGAAATATTCTAAAAAGGATATAAAGTATATTTCTAGTCTAGACCCTAGAATAAAAATAAAACGTATAAGAAAGGATATCGGCCCTATATCCAAGATGCTTCCAGTTCTTTCCTCTACTAGAGACCCAAAAAGAATAGTTATAAGTTTAGACGATGATATATACCACGCTCCTAGCCTGATTAATGAGCTTATCTATAACTCTATACGATATCCCTATATGGTACACGGAGGAGCTGGTTTTAGCTTTGGCAATCTAGAAGGTATAATTGAACGTCAGTATTGGCCTGAAACTAAACCCGCTTTTCCTAGGTTAGATGTTATAGAGGGGTGGGGAGGTATAGCGTACCGAAAAGAACTAGTGGATATCAAGATGCTTAAAAAACTAGCCCATCTTTCTCTAGAATGTAAGCTATCTGATGACATAGTTATTTCCTTTATGTTATCTTACCATGGTATACCTAGAAAACTTATCTCTAATAGCTACTATAACGGAAATGAAGACCTTTTCCCTCTGTCTTATGGGCTAACTGGAGGCGCTCTGCATAAGGGAAGTGGATTCAAGGAAAAAATAGAAGTAGACGAGCATACCGATGTGAACATGGTAAAATACAGCAAATGTATAAAACAAATTGAAAGTATAATGAAAGTTTAAAAAATTTTAAAATGCTACCAAAGCTTTTAAAATATTCTTCTTGGATGGCGCTAAATAGTTGTGCTGAAAGCTGTTCAGCCGTTATTTCTACTAATAGCATGTTAAGTAGTATTATGACCGCACCTTCTTATACGGCTGTTATTGCGACTACCTATGTAGGTAAGGATATTATAGGACAACTAGGCGGTATGGTATACGCCTGGAAGACAGGAAAAAAGGCAGATAAAGATGCTCTAGCCTACATTACAAAAGGGGCTTTACTACTTCATACTGGATTCTATCTAGAAAATATTTCCTGTCTAGTCAAGCCGGACTTTACGCTACCGGTTCTAGGCCTATCTAGCGTAGTGAAAAATATAGCCTTTATTTCTATTGGTGCTGTATCCGCTAGTAATATACAGAAAATGGCAAGCCAAAATATGGGTGAGACCTATTCAAAGATAGCTAGTATTAATACACTATCTTCTACGATAGGTATGTTACTAGGAATAGGTATTATTCATACTGTCCCTTCTTATACAGTTAGAAGTGTACTTATTCTTCCCATTCTTACCGGAATTAGTCTATACGCCGTAAGAAAAGCTACACAGCTATGCAATCAAGTGTAAAAATAATCTTTCTTGGACTTTATTTTTATTTTCTGCAAAAGAAAATACAAAACTACAAAGATAGCTATAATAAATAAAATTTTTAAAATAAAGCTACCAACATCTTTAACTTTTTTTCCAAGATTATTATTTCCTTTTTCTCCTCCGGATTTCGGTCCGTCTAGTACCGTACCGTTCGCATGCCCCGTTGTAAGGTCTGGGTCGAACTTGGTTCCACACCCGAATACTCCATTTCCTACAGGAACAGGAATATCAAAGCCGAGCTTGCTATTAGGATTACCGTTACTCTTGGTGTTCATAGCTATTCTAAAGTATCCATCTTCTCCCCACTCTGTTCCCCATGAATTCTTTACAATCCAGTAATCAACCTTGTTTTCTCCTTTTGCATTTTTATAGCTTCCTGAGTTTCCAAAGCCCCAGCCTACAATTTCTACAGCATGACCCGCTGGCATACCGCCTTCCATAATTATAGCATCGGCACCTTCTCCTAGAATATCGTTATACATACCGTTAATGTATACTCCTCCTGTCTTTGCCCATTTACCCGCTTTGTTGTATAGCTCAAAATCTGTAGGGACGAAGAAGCAGGCAGGATAAGGACCGTTGGCGAGCTCCTTTTTCATATTGATTATAGTAGCTTCCTCATCTATCTCCCCTTTACTGTTGGTAGCATATAATGTCTTAGTACTTCCAGCCTTTGCCTTGTATAGGATAGCATCCGGGTTTATACACGCCTCTTCTATCTGCTGACAACTCTCTATGTTATTAGCGCAACTCTTTGGTATACAAGTAGTAGCCCAGGGCCGGCATTTGTCATTGTTAATTTTTACTGTGCCATTGCGCTCGAACCATACACCAGCGCTTGAGGGGCTTCCTCCGCTACAGCCATTATTTAGGCGCTGAGCACATTGTATCACGTTAGTAGGCTGAAGAAGTAGGTTCTTTATATTTTTCTGTATAATAAACCTATCCGTTAAGGCGGACGTAGAAGACATACCCCAGCAACAACCGCAGTCTAACTGATTTTGTACAGGAGAAATTTTACTTCGCCAGTCTATAGGTTTTAGGTCTTCAGCTGTTAGGCCTAGTCTCTGTAGGTGACCGAATACCTCGTCTGCCGGAGTAGGAGGTGTAGTAATTAGTAAATCCGCTCTACTCGGGGGTACATTAGCTTTCAAGCGTTCCGCTTGTAATCTCTGATTAACCATTTATATTTACTAAGATAAATGGTTATTATTTTTTCTATACTCGTGTGTATCCTAATAGGGTACCTGTTTATAATAAATTACACTGAAAAATACTCGGGTTATGACTATGATAGGGAAAACCCTAATGCTCTTGTGTCAGGAGAGAGTATAGCCGGTACCGTATACTCTTCCTACCCAGAAGATACCCCTGGACTTGGCTGGATATTATGAATTATAAATTACTTTGCATATATAAAATGCTAGTTGTAGTATTTGACTTTGACGATACGCTATTCGCTACCACACATACACAGGAAATAAGGAACAACTGGGACTTGTTAGAGACGCTAGATTTTAAGCGTCTCGGCGAGATTATTATTGATACGATACATCTAACCCAAAAATATACATCGGAAATATTTATTATAACTAATGCGGAAATAAACTGGGTAAAATCATGTGTAGAAAAATATATTCCTCACTGCGAGGAAGTACTAAAAAGTGTAAAAATTATTTCAACCGTAGATGAAGGCTTTTCTAAAAATAAAGATGTAAACACCTGGAAAATTACAGCTTTTGAAAATAACCTATCTTCCTACTTTAAAGAAGGCGTTCATCACCTAGTTTCTTTTGGCGACTCGGAATATGATAGATTGGCATCTTTACATATAAAAGAGCAGTTTCCGAATGTATACGTAAAGAACCTAAAACTACAAAGTAAACCATCCCTAGAGGAGCTTATTAAGCAACATGAGGCTATACACAAGGTATTTAGAGACCTATGCGAATACCAAGGACACTATGACATACTTGTTAGTGTAGAAAGATATAATCCGAATAATAAATGTATGAAGGAGGGATTCTGTTCCTATTTGCTCTAGTAGTGTATAATAAGATGCGAAAGAAACCCGAAGTTCCATGCGACTATACCCTATATTTCTGTAAAGGGGAATATCCAGAGTATACAAGTTCTATATGGTCTGAGTTCAAGAGTAAGACACTAGAGGAATATTATAGTATAGAAAGCCAGATAATAGATATATGCAACTCACCAGGTAAGAATGGGCTATTTAGAGGAGCTGGATTTAACGCCATTGCCATCTTTAGAGGGGAAGAAGAGATTTTTTACGGTATTCTGAAAAAATCATAAGGAATAAATGGATGACTGTTATCAGAAGAATGTATGTAACTGTAAAAAATCGTGCTCCTGTGAGGAAGGGTATGAATGCTGTTCTCAGCAGGCCGATAAGCAAGTCCTAGGACTCTGTGTAAAAAAGGGTACCTGTAACGAGGCAACCGGACTATGCAAGTCTAGCAAGTCTAGCGCAAAACCTATTATAAGCGAATTTTTCAGTGTAATCTCTAAGGAAAATTTTAAAGATGAACAAGACCTTGTAGCCGTTCACATCATTTTAGGTATAGGCTTAAGCCTAGTCTTGTTTATGGTTATTTTACACCTGAAACAAGCTTAATTTTTTTCAAATATAAAATTGAAAAAAGGATTTATAAGCGTGATTTTAACAACAAAATGACTAACAACAAAACCTGGACTAACATTTCTGCTATTATTACCGAAGCTATTTCTGAGTCTCTCGAGGAGAGTGATGTAAAGCAACTAATGAATGCTATTTCAGCTAAGAAGAATGACATTATTAAGGCTGTCGAGGGTAAGGCTACTAAGAAAAAGAAGGACCCTTCCGCCCCTAAGAAGCCCAAGTCTGCTTATATCCTATACTGCATGGAACAGCGTGAGAAGATTATGAAGCAAAACCCCGATATCAAGGCTAACGAAATCATGGTAAAGCTAGGCGAGGCTTGGAAGAAGGCTTCCGAGAAGGACAAGAAGAAGTTCACCCGTCAGGCTGAGGAGGACAAGGCTCGTTACACGGCTGAGATGGAGAACTATACCCCTCCCGATGATGTAGATGTTCCTACCCGTAAGGCTAAGAAGGAGCGCACCGGTCCCAAGCGTGGTATGTCTTCTTATATGTTCTTCTGCCAGGATATGCGTCCCGTCCTGAAGAAGGACAAGCCTGAGCTCAAGGGCAAGGAAATCGCTCTAGAGCTCGGTAAGCGTTGGAAGGCTCTATCTGACAAGCAAAAGGCTCCTTATATTGCCAAGGCTGGCGAGGACAAGGCTCGCTATGAGGCTGAGAAGGCTACCCTAAGCGATAGTGATACCAAGCCCGAGGCCAAGACCGTAAAGAAGGGTAAGCCTGAGACCAAGAATGACAAGCCCGCCCCTAAGAAGGGTAAGCAAGCTGAGGAGAGCAAGCCTGAGACCAAGAATGACAAGCCCGCCCCTAAGAAGGGTAAGCAAGCCGATAAGCCTGCCCCTAAGAACCAAAAGGGCAAGAAGGTAGCTACTAATACCCCTGGTTATAAGACTTTCTGCGAGGAGGTACGTGACGAGATTCAGGCCGAGCATCCTGACTTTAACTCTAAGAAGGTAAATGCTGAGCTTGTAACGCGTTGGTCTGCTCTATCTGATAATGACCGTGAGAGCTATGAGCTAGAGGCACAGGCGGATGATGCTAGTGAGGTAGCGCTTGACGAGTAAATTAAATATAACAAAAAACAAAAATTGATTTTTTTACAGAAAAAGTAAAAAAATATAACCATGAATCTATTTGGAAAAAAGAAGAAGCAAAATCCTGAGCTTATTCTTAACGAACTTAATAACGCTGTTTCCATGCTAGAAAAGAGGGAGGTATTTCTAAGCAAGCAAATCTTTGAACTTCGAGAGCAGGCAAAGACGGCACTCAAGGCCAAGCAGAAGACCGGTGCTATCTACTATATGAAGAAGTGTAAGCTCCTAGAGAAGCAGAGGGATAATATCCTAAATACAAAGTTAAACATCGAAATTCAGCTTTGTACCATCTCTCAGGCCATTACAAATAATAAGGTAGTAGAGTCTATTAAAAATGGCATCTCTGTAATGGACAAGGTAGACCCAGAAGAAGTAGAGAGAGTTATGGAGTCTGTAGAGGAAAACATTATTCAGGTCGATGAGGTCTCTCAAGCTCTCGGCAGACCTCTACAGGTTGTAGATGAAGATGAGCTACTTTCTGAGTTCCTAGACGAAGAATTAAGCCAGCCCATTATTATTAATGCACCACAGGTTCCAAATACCCCTTTGACGGAAGAACAAGAACTTAAGCAACTTGATGCCTTGTTTAGTTAAAAACTTTTTCCAAGCTTTGTTGTAGCTTCCATTATTTTATTTTGTATTTCTTCTATAGTTGTAGCTGATTTTATAGCTTCAGATAACCAAGCCAGCATAAGTATAACTCTCTCTACAAAGGTGTACACCTCTTCCTTTTTCCGTATAGATTCACTCAGGTATGTAGCGATAACATCTCGCTTCTTATCAGGGAAACGCAAACGGTAATTGGCGTATACAAATGACCAGACAGAGCAGAAACCTTTTTTAATAGGAACTCCTAGCTTTTCTCTAGAAATCTTCTCAAATAACTGTGGCCCGTGTCGAGGGCAGTATGAGGATGGTGGAAAATATTCTAATTTTTTAGAGTTTGGTATAACAACACTAAAAAATTTCTCTAACTGGGTATCGAGTAATTCCGGGTTAAATTTGGATGGGGTAACTTGTCCATGCGGTTCGTACCTCTCTAGAGAGTGTGTAAGTTTATCGTAAATAAGCATGTTAGCATGACCTGAAGAAGGTGTTACAAGTTCTATAGGTATTACAGTCATCCTAGAAGAGGCCTCTATACATTCTCTAAGCATCTTGGTATACTTGTAGAAGCCTACTTCTTCTCCATTTTTCTTAGCGAATATAGACGGGGCTTTTAGTCTACATTTTTTATCACAGTACCAGGATAGGGCAATAAAGTTCCCCCAAGGATGACTTGTAAAAGTCTGGTATACTTCGGAAGAAATAGGTTCTATATTTACAGGAAGAAAAATACAGCTATTTCTATATTTTCCCATGAGATAGAGTAGTTGTATAACATCCCACCAGCTAGAACCTATAAGTTTTTCTATATTTTCTGAGATACTCATAATTTATTTTATTATGAGTATTTTATTTACGGAATAGCACAATAAGAACCTAATTCAGAATTTTTAGCACATCCTCCTGATAAGCTTCCCCAGCTATCGTTATTTACACAGCCTGAGTTATTATTACAGGACTTCCATTGCTTTCCATTCTTATCACAGTACATATAGCCGTTAGGTACTGGGCTATTCATACTACAAGAACACTTACAGGAATACCCGCATACTCCTGAACAGGATTGCTTCCAAGTATCTCCGCATGCATTCTTACTATTCTGGTTATCACAGAAACCTAGGCAGTTACCATATTCCGGGTCATCTCGCATACATACATTGTAGTCTCCAGTGGTTCCCTGTGTAAAGGGTTTTTTATAGCATTTATTGGTAGTCAAAGAGCGCTGGTACCCATTAGCGCAACTACACAGTCCGTTACAAGAGGAATCCCTATACTTCCCTTTACCATCGGGATTTAACACACAGTTTTGCCCTCCTTTAATTTTAGTATCGTTTATACAATCATACGTAACATCTATTATTTTTCCATTCTGATTATTACACATAAAAGAATTATCTATAATCGGACAATGAGAGTTATCACAAGAAGGGAAAGAAGAAGCTTGTACGGCTGAAGGTAGACCTTGTGTATTAGGATTAGGTATTATACCGGTAGCAGTCTTTACCTTTGTGGAAACTCCACCTTCTCCGCTACAAGATTGTAAAGCTACACATAACTTATTTTCTTCATTAAATTCTACGTCTGTTATACCGGGTTGGGCTACGTGACCCCAGCAATCGCTAGCGGAACAGCTGTCACCTCCACTAAAGACAAGAACACGTTGATAAGAAGCCTTACCGTTAGTCGGGTCACAATAGTTACCGTTTCCGCTATTCTGTATAACATCTAGTTCTTTACGTATTTGTGACCAAGTATTTCTTGGATTACTATCACTAGCCATATACTTAAGTACATTTCTCCAGGTACAAGAGCTATCATTATTGCAGGTGTCTGAAGTACTATACTTGTTACATTTTCCTGTAGGATTGTTATCCTTATCCGTGCAGTACCCAGGGCCGGGATTATTAGGGTCCATAACGGAAGAGACAGGGAAGGAATAGCATGGATAATAATTGTCTATAGAACTCGGTACGGATACCTGTTCAGGTGAAAATGAACAGCCTTGGGAGCTCATACACATATAAGCCGTATTCCCATCTACACTAGCACCTTGATTCTCGAGAGATTGAAGCGTAACCGGGTCTACATTTTCTATTATTAAACATGACTGACCTTGTCCGCATGTGACAGCTTGCCCATTTTTAGTACCGCAAATAGGCTTACAAGTATTATCTTTACAAATTGTACCATCAGGACAACAGACAGGGCTATTATTTATATTACAGACCTGAGAAGTAGGGCAACACATAGAAACTCTTGATATAGGCTCTTTTGAACATCCAATATCCTTAGAACAACATAGCGTATCGCATGTTAAGGTATTGTTAGGGCAAGAACAGACTACTTTATTATTAACACACGTAGCCACGCTTTTTTGCCCTGTACCGCAACAGGACTTTGCTATATCATCAGGCGGACAGGTAACACCTTCTTTACATACCCATCCTCCTGGTGTACATACCCAGCCATGCCCTTGACATGAACCTAACATACATTTTTCATAATTCGGGTCAGTTTTCGGGTAATTATTCGGGTCGCAAGATGCACATATAATCTTGGTACCGTCATCGGAGCAAGATGGTATGGGCTTGTTAGAAGGACAACATGAAGCATTCAAGTCTGTCACGGAACATTTTCTTCCACCCTTTATACACTCTAATTTTCCGTTTTTGCATACTATACCAGATAAATCACAATCTGATGTATTACAGTCGGGTTTATCACCTCCGCATTTTACACATGAAATTTTTCCATCTTCACACGTAGCGTAGGAATCACTATCGCAAGATGCACATGTTTCAGGATTGGAAGGGCAAGTAATGCCTTCCTTGCATACCCAACCTGTAGGGGAGCAAACAGGACCTATCCCTTTGCAACCGGGTTCACCACAGTCTTTAGTTCCCGGACAAGGCCCGCATGTTATGACACCATCCTTACACGTTACGAAAGGACCTAGAGGGGATGTTAAGCAGGCTTTATATAAATCGTCACCCGTGGGACATGAGGGTATATCCTGACATACCCAACCGGTAGGAGAACATATCGCTACCTGCCCTTTACATTCTGGTTTATCATCCGGATTACACTCGCTAGAATAACTTACAGTGATAGTTATAATATCCGGTAAGACCGTGTATAAACTCTGAACAGTCCTAGAGTCGGTAATGTGACAGTCTTGTAAGGTTATGCTCTGTGTTCCTATGACTACACTAGAAAGGCATAGATTTTTAGGAAGAATCACTATCTTTTTGAAAAAATCGCTAACAGAAAGAGATAGGTCATCTTTCACACAGGTAAACTTTAGAGTTTTAGCGTTCTCTCCCAGTATGTTCACTGTGATAGAAAAAGATTTTTTCGCGTCTTTTTTCCGTAGAAAAAATACAATGCTAATAATAATTATAGAAAAAATAATCCCTCCGAGTATAATAAAATTTCTATTCATATTTTATTATATTTATCATAATCTTTTGCACGGAAAAGATAGTTTATTTTCCGCTTCCTCCTCACTAGAAACATGTATGCTTTTCTGGTTAATATAATCTAGTATATTTTTTCCTTGTGCTTCTCCGAAAATTCCTATGTTCTCTACCTGGAATTCTGTGAGAGGACTTCTGCACGCATAAACTATAAGGAAAAATCCAGAAGGATTTTTCCCCTGTAACATAGCCAATATTTCCGAGAGTAAAAAGACATTGGGTACATCCATACCTCTCATCTCACCCACTTTAACTAGCTTACTAAGCTCTGTGCTCTTACTATAAGTAGTAAGTAGTAGCTCGGGAATTCTTTTTTCCTCTGAAGAATATAGGCAAAAGTCGTTATTATACTCTTTTGCATGGCTTAATAGGGCTTGTGTATACTTCTCTGGGTCTGGTGTAGTTGCTAGTAGTCTCATATGGCGAAAGGTAGGCTCCTCAAATAAACAGGTTGGGGTAGATAACATAGCCACATACTGTCCGTCTTTTAGAATTAGCTCCTTGTTCAAGTCCCAGCCATGTCCTATAAATACGTATCTAGGAAGATTTTGCATGTTATTTTGCATATATTTATAGATATCGGGATTTTATAAAATGCTTTCAGTTATCCACACCTGTTACGGTATAGCTAAGGATACAATGGTATCCAAGTATACCAGATTTAGAGAACTAAATAAGCTAGTCAGTACAAACCATGAAAATCCAGTAACAATCTTTTTCGTCAGTCTAGGTATGATAGCCAAGATGTACTGGATGAATTTCGTACAATGGACCGATAATTCCCTTGAAAGACTAGATAAAAATAGGGTAGTTATATCTTATATCATTAACGGGAAATTACACAAGATTATAGTAAGAAATAAGAGAGGTCCGGAAAATGTACAGATGGTACTGGACGAGACCAGTACGGACGTGACTGACGAGGTCTTACCCTATATCGGACACAATGACTCTTGGGAGTTATCACCTTCCTTCTGGAAAAAGGAAAAATTAGCTTTCCATCTTTCTACAGGAGAAATAAAAACTTTTTCAGAAAATCAAACCATTACAGTTTAAAATATTTTAAATATAATTTAAAATATGTTTTCAAGTTGCAAAATAAAAATTATTGCAAAAGCTATAGATGATACTGGAATTTTAGAGTTAGGAGAGGTGGTAAATACTGCCGAAGATAACCTGGAAAAAATACACTCAGAGCTACAGTATCTTACCCCCTTTAGAAGTAGGAAAAATTTCCCACATAACATACATGATATGAGATACTTCCAAAAAGCATATTGTGACGATACGCTAATAACTCTGTCTGGGCATGGAAAAAATTTTCACGCGCCTATACTATGGGACGATACCTGTTCTACCCCTGTATATGCAAAGACCTATATACCTAGAGGTATTATATACAACCCAAAAAGGTATTGTATAGTATTGCCCTGTAAGAATGTAGTAGAAAGAGGAAGACTGCTAAACCGTGTATTAGACTACCATCCTTCTACTATAGTAGTAACTGGAGATAAAGTAGGAGAAAATAGGGATACTGAAGCGACCTTATGTTCTAGGTACCTAGTATATAGTGGGTACAACCCCGAAAACATCATAAAATACCGCGAGTCTAATGAACCGGAATCCATACTGGATTGTCTGTGTATTCTGACGCTACCTAGCGATTCTATTATCTATATCGCCTGTCCTAGTAACGATATAGGAAAGATACGTATGTTACTGAAAAATTGGCGGAGAAAATCTCTTCATAAGGTAAAGAGATTTTATTTTATAACAGACTAGCCAAAGGTATTCTCTCCAGAATAAGTTACATAAAGGAAACCGTCTTCCTCCTTATGTTGTGCATAGACCATAGATAGTAAAGAACATGTAGGGGGTATAGTATTATTTATAAAAATAAATATAGCCTCTTCAGGCTTTAACTTAAGTCTCTTTCTAATAACGAAAATAAACTGACCGACAGTAACATCTGACGGGATAAGATACTTATGCCTATCTATATCAGTCACATGGGACTTTTTATTTTTCTCTACTATAACTGGGATTTTATCCGGATACTTGGTTAGTATTCTAGTTATTTCAGCTTTTCTAGCTTCTAGAGAATATTTTTCCTTAAAAGAAGTCATTTTATCTAAGGAAAGAACGTTTAAAATTAATTATATTGAGGGGTATGCTGATAAGGCTGAGCATATGGATTATACTGAGGTTGCTGGGGAGGACCTTGTTGACTCATCCCCGGCATGTTTGACATAACCTGGCCGTGATACTGATTATATCCCTGTTGCTCGGACGGTTGACGGTAGTTACGTATATTATTACGTCCCGGAGTAGGGCCCATACCTTGGGACGGTGTGGGCCCCTGCATAGTCATCATATTATTGTTGGATACACCACCGATTCTTGCGAGATGTTGGTTAAGCTTAGCTTCTAGTTCGGCCAAGTCCGCGCCGACTACTTGGTCTACCTGTCTACCATCTACAAAAATCTGATAGGTAGGAATACCCTGTACAATAGTAAGCTTCTTATCATAGTTTTCCTTGACTAGAATACACTGACCGGGCTTGGTATAACTCTGTGCTAGAATAGAATATTCAGGTGCAGTCTGTTTACAAGGGCCACACCAGTCACCATAGATATTTACACAGACTAGTCTGTATTGGGTTAGTAGCTGTTGCTTGTGTTCAGCACTAACAATCTCAGGTACTGCGTATATATCTACATTTTGCCGTGGTACAGCTCCTAGGTCTGAATAACTTTTATACATTTTAGATTTTTACTATACTTTTTTAAACCAAAACAAAATGAAAAATTGGAATAACATAGGAAAAAATCTAAAATGACCAAAAGAAAGCTTACAAAATCCGAGATTCGTGACATACTGGACTTTATCGAGCCTAATCCTAATATTCCCGAGGAAACCGCACAGTCTCTAACTAAGGAGACTGTGAAACTTCTCAAGGTCCAACTAAAAACCGTGGAAATCTATCCTAAGATGATTCCGCAACTTAAAGCGGAAATTAGAAAGTCTTTTTTTACTAGCCAAGTTCCCGCAGGTGAATGTGTAGGTATCGTTACCGCTCAAAGTATCGGCGAGAAACAGACTCAGTCCAATCTTAACACATTCCATAAAGCAGGTTCGGCAGATAAACAGCCTACCGTATCGAAATTTTCAGAGCTACTTAACGCTACTAATAAACCCAAAGCTCCTAGTTACTGGATATACTTTAAGGAGGGAAATAGTACTATTCCTGAACTACGCGAGACTATCGGTAATACACTTATTCATAATACCATGAAGAAGCTCACAAAGTCCTTCACTGTACATATAGATAAGGAACCGGAACCTTGGTACGAGGCCTTTTCTATTCTTTATGGGGAAAAGGAAGAGCGCTACACAGATTGTATCACTATCAAGGTTAATATGGATATTCTGTATGAGTACAAGTTTACCCTTGAAAGTATAGCAGATGTGATAGCGTCAGAGTACACAGACTTGTACTGTATCTTTTCCCCGGACTGTTACGGACAACTGGATATTTTTGTTGATACTGCTAACATAGAACTTTCAGAAGAAAAATTAGTATTCGTTACACAGGATAACGCTAGAGAAATCTACCTTGAAGAAGTCGTTCAACCTATTCTAGATAATATTACTGTGTGTGGAATCCAAGGTATTAATAATATGTTTTTCGTGCAGAGCGGAGACGGTTGGATTATTGAGACGGAAAACAGTAGAGACAAACAGCCAGAAGTGATAAAGTTTAAGAACGTCAAGGAGAAGCCGGCGGACTCGGTAAGAAAATTTAAGCAGGTTCTAGCCCATCCTAAAATAGATATGACTAGGACCGTTTCCAATAATGTATGGGATATCTATCACACACTGGGTATCGAGGCTACCAGGCAGTATATGATAGACCAGTTTTCTGAGATTATGAGTGGTATTAACAAGTGTCACGTTATGCTTCTTGTAGACAAGATGACTTATAGCGGAACTATAGCTTCTATTTCTAGATATACGATGCGTAGCGATGATGGCGGTGTATTATCCAAGGCGTCCTTTGAGGAGACGCTAGATAATTTCATAAAGGCAGGTGTGCATGGCCAGGAAGAACCTACAAAGGGTGTAAGTGCATCTATTATTTGCGGTAAAAGGGCGCCTATCGGAACAGGCTTGTGTGAGCTTGAAATGGATATGGAAAAAATTTTAAATTGATTTCTATCTTAATTTTTTATTATAATTAAGATATGTCTATTCCGGGTTTACTTTATGTAGAAAATTTTATTAATGAAGCAGAAGAGAGCTACGGATACAAGTATAATTATAAGGCTAGGTCCATAGATAGAGAAAAGGACTATTTAGGTCCTTTTCCAGACTTTGGCGGAAAAGTAGCGAGAAGACTAGTAAGAAAAGGCTATTTTGAGACTCTACCGGAACAGCTTATTGTTAACGAGTACTTACCAGGGCAAGGTATTTCCGCCTATATAGACCAGCCGGTTATATTTGGAGAAAAAGTAGCATCTCTATCACTAGGAAGTAACACTGTTATGATTTTCTGCTAGGTATAAATGGACTCACGAAATTCCTGGCAGAAAATCAGATGGTGATATTCCTAGAAAAACTAGAGTATCTATGACGTTCCGTAATTTATCTTAGTTTACTCTTAAGTTTACAAGAAAGTTTTTACATGTGTTAGTATATCTTTATTTGTTATTTTTTCTAGTATACCCGCAGAGACTTTATCCCGTATTTTTGTTAATCCTTGTGCTATCATTAGATTAAGTAATAAAAAGCCTGACGTGAATATTTCGGGTCTATTATTATCCATACCTTGTCTTACTACTTCTTCGGGAAGTAGTATGCCGTGTAGATTCAGTATAAAAAGTCCTATCTGTTGGATAGGAGGATTTTCAACATCAGGGTCTTCAGTCAAGTCACCTAGATTCATGCGATTAAGAAGGGATATAATTCGTTGTACTTGTTGAACCTTAACATGGTCTAACTCGTATACTTTTAATTCTGATATTGCTTTTGCAGTTCCTTTAAAATTTTTATTTTGAGAGCGTAAAGCATCTTGATTAATTCTAGAAAAATTAACCTGAAAATCATCTGAAGATACTCCAGAAATTTTTGAAAGGGTATTTTTCAGGTCTTTTATTTCCTGGAAAGATTGGTATAGTTCAGCGTCTTCTCTGTTATTCTTACTATACGGCTCAGAGACATAAACTGGGTTCTTATTCCTTATACGCATAGCCTGGTTTAGGTATTCCTTAATGCGCGGTCTGGCTTCCCTATAGGGTACATTAGCGATATCCGAAAAGTCCCGTATAAAGACAGATATTATAGCATACTCTATTTTTTGATGGGTATTTCTTATAGCATATTCTATCACTCCAGGGCGCTTTAATCTTGTGCGAAGGTCTAGATATGCTATATACAGACTGTCTAGTTTACGGCCTTGTGTTTCCTTAAGATTTTTCACGGCCTCTATATTGGATAATAAAGCCAATGCTGGTACTAGTTCCCTACCCCTTGCATTGCGGTCCGAAAGAAGTCTATTAAATAATCTAGAGAAGTTTTCGTATTCTTCTTCTATATTAATTATATCGTCTTCCATTTTATTATTGTAAATAAATGAGTTTAATTCCAAAAAAAATCTATCAATCTTGGAAGACTAAGAAGCTCCCTCCAAAGATGCAGGAAGCAGTGGGAAATGTTAGGACTCTAAACCCAGACTATGATTATGAGCTATACGATGATGATGACTGTAGGAATTTTCTACTCGTACATTTTGGGGAGAACTATGCGAATGCTTTCGATTCCCTCATTCCCGGGGCCTTTAAGTGTGATTTTTGGCGTTACGCTGTGTTATACGTAAATGGAGGTGTATACCTAGATATAGACATGGTTCCTCTAGTCCCATTTGATAATATAATTGGGATGAAAGATACCCTGGTAAGCATAGTAGACCAAAAAAATATATTGCGTCCTAATTGTGCTATATATCAGGCCTTTATAGCATGTGTACCTAAGCACCCTGTACTACTTCAGGCTTTACAGCTAACATTCGCTAATATAGTTTCCAAGAGAGTAGAGACATTTGATAACCTAAGTGTGACGGGACCTGTAGTTATGGGTATAGCCATGAATCTATACTGGAGGAACAAGGACCCACATAACGAAATGAAACCTGGAAAATATGGGACTATTATCTTGTATAGCATGAAAATGCCTTATTCTTACGACCTGGATGGGAAAAAGATATTCCAAAACAAGTTTGACGGATATGATAGAGGTCTTAGCTTGGATTACACTACAGTAGACCATTATACTGACGACCCTAGAAAAACACTAAGGAATATAGTTAAATATACAATTATACTAATAGTAGTATTTTTATTGATAGTCATGATAAATTCGAATATTCTAGGGAAGAAGCTAAAGGAGTGTAGGTCAAGCTTAACGGAAGGTACAGATTAATTATACTGGTATAGCTTGATTTTCCAAAATTTCTTGCGTTAAAGTAGGACTTGTTTTAATACTCTCAATAATTTTTATTTTTCTATCTTTGTAATCGTACTTGGGAATATTTTCTTTTTTATTTATATTGTACTTGACGCTAAAATAACCTGCTATCCTTTTATCCGGAATGACCTGATTAAATAGGTATTCTACTTTATCTCGGTATGACATATCTAAAACCCTGTTTAATTCCTCTTCGCTAGTCAGTATAGACTTGCAAGCGAAAAGTAAACAGAAATTTACCCAGCTATAGATTTCTAGAAAGTCAGCTGTACCAGGGTACACACGAATTTCTAGCCTACAGCTATCGGGTTTATAGTAGCTAGTATTTACCGCATGAAATTTTAGAAGCTGTACATCTGGATTTATACTTATTCTCTTATTCCTGTCTAGAACACAGAGAGCTCTCACGTCTTTAGCCATACTACCTAAATTTATCCTTCTATAGCTTGGTAGTATATTTTTAATAACCTCTTCTAAAGCATACCAGAGCTTTAGAAATCTATTCATGTCTAGCCTAGGATGACTAAGGTGAACATGCAGGCCTTGCGACTCATTGATTAGATAAGTTAGATTAGAGGATAATATACATGCCATCCAGACCTTGTACATATCCGTGAATTTACTCGGTATTAGTATAGGACTAACAATTTCTATATCACGATAGTATTCTATCTCTTCTGGACAGGAGTCTTTTCGCCCAGATATCATACAATATTCTGTTTTTAGCTCCGGAAATTCGTCACTTCTATCTTTACTAGGACAGTCAACAGTACTATCGCTCGTTATGTTCCACTTGCTATAGTCCATAGCCTCTTTCTCGAATGGCTTATCGGTATAGTCCCAAGATATCGTATTTTCCTCGCATATAGGCTTCCTATTAAACTTGGTAGCCATCCTTTGGAATAGTGGTGTATCATCACCTTCATTTTTACTCACGTCAGATACACATAACTCCGCTTCAAAGCCGAATTTAAATTCTTGGTATAGTTGACGTATCTCTTCCATTTATAAAATCTAAAATTGTTTTTTATTTCGATTTTCTACACAAACTGCAAAATGCTCATTTTCGTCTATGGCACACTTCTCAAGAACATGTGGAATAATTGGTTATTAGATGACTCCGACTATAGGAGTAAGGCTGTCACAGTTGATAGGTATACTCTGTACGTCTTGGATAGTATTCCCAAGTTAAGTAAGCACCCTCTATACAATGTACGCGGGGAACTCTACGATATTCCTGAAGATATGATAAAGGACCTTGACAGGTTCGAGAATGAAGGTGTCTCTTATAAGCGGGAACTTATTAAGGTTATTGACGAGCAAGGTCACACACAGGAGGCATATGTGTATTTCGGCTTAAATCCGAAGGGCTATCAACTTCCCTTTGGAGATTATAGAGAATTTGCCTTAACTTATAACATCTAGGATTTCTCTGCTTCTTACCTTACTTGTCATGACTCTGTATATGTGAAAGGTCCTGTATATGTGCATCATATAGGAAGTAAGGAAGACGCTAAAAAGTATTACAAAGCCGTGTGTTTCGCATGAGTTATAGGTTCCATAGTTTTTTAGATATAGGTAGAGTAGTACACTTATTATAACAGCGGATATAAATAGAGACCTCCACATTATATTATTTTCGCTGTTATAGGTAGCGTAAAAGGTAAGTTCTTTTACGCGGGACTTTTTAGGTAGAGTCCGTAGCGGTTTTTTAGCGTATAGTTTTCGTATATCTGAGGCTTCCCATCTGACAGCCCAATAAAGTAGGATAAGAACCAAGAGTAAGAATAATAAATGTACTAACATTTATTATAACGATAGGTCTCCTAAATAATTTTGGACAGAGCTTTTACATGGTTCTTAATATATTCCGCCTTGGTATGGTGTAGGTGATAGTCATAGTATACATGACTAAAGTAGACTATCCCCGCGACAATAAAAACTGTGTTTAGCGTCTCTCGTGTGTCATGATTAAACATAAGGGATAGTAACACACTGGCTATTATACCAAAAACTAGAGACCGACGCCACTTTACCTCTTTGGTATAAGAACTAGAAAGCCAGGTAATTTTTTTAAGGCGTGTTTTAGGCGTATCTGATATAGCGGGTTTTCCCTGGTAGACAGATACGCCATTTTTCTCACCTGTTATTTTGGGTACCTTTTTATTTCTAGATTCGTCTAGGCCGTAAGGACGAGAACGGTCCTTTAAATCCATCTTCCAGACTAGGAAAGCTATGACAGAAAGAATAAGTAAAACTATCATTTAAGTAAGGGAAAAATAAACCTATAATATGCTAATCATTTCCTACATCACACAGAAAAATACAGCAAGTAGAAATTTAGAAGAATCTCTGAAAAAATATGGATATAGATATATTTTTTTAGGAATAGGAAAAAAGTGGAAAGGATTCGTAAAAGGAAAAATCTGCGGAATTGTAGAATTTTTAGAAACGTGTAAAGAAGACCTAGTATGTGTCATAGATGGATATGATGTACTAGCTTGTAGACCGGTAAAGGACCTGCTAAAAAAATACAAGAGCGCACGGTTTCCCATTATAGTAGGTGGAGAAAAATTTTGCTTTACCTATAACGGGACTCCTGTAGAAAAGTATAAGAATATCTCTCTATTTTCCTCTAGGAAATACCCTAATGGTGGGTTCTGTGTAGGAGACCGAATAGCTATACTAGAGATGTATAGGTATATTATAGCCAAAGGGGAAAAAGAAGGTATTAATGATGACCAGAAACTATTAGGACGGTATATTAATGCATATCCTGACCAGGTAAGTATAGACTTGTATCAGAATATAGTATTTAATACTATAACTACTATAGACAATAATGCCTATACTCAGAAACAGGGGGGAATTTATATACCATGCTATGATAGCTATCCTTGCTTTATTCATTTTCCATCTAATTCCTCTGATGGGTATGGGAGATACAATAGATACGGAAAAAGTATACTCGGGAAACGGTTCAAATGTCTATACGGGGAAAAGACTTGGAATTTTTTTGCTAATATACCAACTTATGTTATAGCTTTATTTTTACTTTTATATTTTAGTGGAAAATATAGTGTTCTTATTCTTGTTTTAGTTCTGATTATTTTAAAGAACAAGATAGCTTTGTAAAATGTGGAATTTTTTTGACAAGATATACTGTATAAATCTATATGAAAGAGATGATAGATACCATAGCGCAAAATCCCTATTTGAGTCGCTTAAAATCCCAGTGACCTTTTTTCGCGTCCATAAGCACCCTATAAGCGGGGACATGGGCTGTTTCGAATCTCATGTGAGTATATGTAAAGATGCAGTTAAAAATCGATATGAAAAAATAATTATTTTTGAAGATGATATAAGTATAACGAAAAATTTTACAAAAATAAATTTACTAACAATAGAAAATTTTCTAAAAACCAAAAAATGGAATTTATTTTTTCTTGGTTGTTTTCCAGATAACCGGTATATAACCCGCAAGATACAGAGAGGCGTGTATATGACTAAGGCGTATGGTGCACATGCATATGCTCTAAACAAATCCTATATAGAAAAAATAGCATCTTTATCATGGGAAGGGAGAAGCTACGATGGGTATCTTAAGGATGATTATCAGTATGCCTTTTTGCCTAGACTTTTTGACCAGAAAGCTGAAGCTAGTGACATACCTAGAGGTGTTAATTTTGTGAATAGGTATCCGATACTAAAAAAGGTAGTATTGGATGCTAATGAATGGTATGCTGTTAATTCTTTCTACGTTTTAGTAGGTATAGTATTATGGATATTAGGACTGGTATTCCTATACCGACAGAGACGTATAGAATTAGCTTACTCGAAGAAGTAGAGGAAGACGGTATAGGTCTAGGATTAGGTGACGGGCCGGGTATAGGACCTGGTTCACTTCCTCCGCATATTTTCATGTCCTTACCTTGTCCGTTACAAAAATCTACAAAGGTCTTATGACAGGGGCTATTGGTGTCTGAACAGAGTTGGGAACAATAGTCTAGTTGTCCAGGTGCAACATCGCCTAAGAAATTATTACACGAAAATTCTTGGTATTGCTTCTTTAAAGAAGCACTTACATCTTTATCTGACTCGAAAACGTATGCACATTCAAAGTTATTATGGTCCTGGCGTCTAATTATCCTATTCTCGTTAGGAGATGAGCAGTATTCTAAGATAGTCTTGCTAGTCGAAGAACCAGACACGAATGGGTACCATGCTCTATTTTCACCTAGATAATGTGTATTTTGGCTACCGTCCTTTATTACGCATGTACGTGCGTCTTTATTATACGGTACTCCATTGACCTTTATACCATCATAAGAAATCATACACTTACTGGTGTCTAGTTTATCGCCTACCATTACACTAGAGTCCATGTTAATACATTTCTCTAGGTTAAAAGAAGACCACGAAGCATCATCACAGCTTCCTATAGAAACCGGTGTGAACTTGCCTATATCTACATATGTATTATAAAAGGCCGTAGCTTTAGCTATAGCATCATTCCAAGCGCCTTTATAGTATAATAGCGGTTTCGGTTGTGTATAGGAAAAAGAAAAATTTCCCGTCTCATTCATGACAAGGTAAAGCTGACTTTTAGGATTATAAATAAGGCCTTTTTTGGTACCACTTACAACCTGATAATCGCTATTAGCTATACAGTCTTGGAATAGGTCTCCTAAAGTAGATAAATCAGATGGGAACGTTAAACACTTAGTTAGTAGAGGTATTTGCTTACCAACATCATAAGGACATATTTTATTATCGCGGATGTAGACCTTGAATAATATCTGGTCAATGTCGATATATTTAAGGAAGGTATACCCGCCTTTATACTCAGGTAAATTATCCATTTATTCTATAGCATAATATTTTCTATACGGAAAATATTACAAGGTGCATTTTAGGTAAGCTTTTTCTTGGTCTTTATCGTCGTAATATCGGTATTATTAACACAACTACACAGAAAATAACTAGCATCCAATTTCTAGCCAGAAATAGTATAAATTTACTATCCTCTTCTTCCCATGACCCTTTCCCTATGTGAATAGCATATATGGAAGTATCTTTTTTAAGGCTAAGTTTAGTATCCTTTATGCCATAAGGATGAAAGAGCTTATAAGGAAGGCTTTTTAAGCGGTATTTAAATTTATACCTAAAGTACAGCCTGTTTAATATTCCTGGACCTGTGCTATACATTACAGCGAGATGCTTGGTATAATAGTATGGGCTATTTTTACCTAGTTCAAGCTCAAGCACTAGCTTCTTCCAAAATGGATAGTTAGGCACTGAGTACATCAGAGAATTACTGATATGCTCTCGCTCTACTGTAAACCTGTTAGGTGTCTGTACAAAGTATATAGGATTTTTAAAGGAAGCATGTACCTCGTCTAATGGTCTGTTACAATAATAGTCCATATCCACGTACCAACCCCCGTACCTGTGTAGTATCAGGTATCTTATAAAGTCACATCGCTGTATTTCATAGGGATAACCTTCGTATAGTTCTAGGTATTCTGAGTAGCATAACTTTACTAGAGCATGACTAGTCTCTTTATTCCACTCTACTCTATACCAATCGGGATTTTTAGCAGTCCACGAGTCTCTATATATGGATAGTTTGTTATAGGCCTTCTTAGCTTCTCTCTTATTGGGTATTGTACCAAACCAGACTTGGTTTATAATACGCCCTTTTTTGGAAAGAAGTAGAGAATCTAATTTAGAAAAATCTAAAGACATTTTTGAAATTATTTTATACCGTATAAATAAAAATGTCTGACCTTTCTGAAAAATCTAAAATGCTCATTTCGTTGTACTGTGCGGTACTTTTCCTACTCGTAGCTTCCCCTATGATGTACCGCCTAACTGACCGCCTTACTAGCGCTGTCGGCTTAGAGACGTCTGTAGACGGTTGCCCTAACCTCGCCGGCCTAGTCCTTCACGCCCTTGTGTTCGGTCTTCTAGTCCGTCTGCTTATGCTTCTCCCGAAGCCTAAGGACGAGTAAACTAGACGCGTAAAAACGAAAATTGATTTTTAAACTGAAATGTAGTTTAAAAAATATATAATGGAATCATCAGACTATATTGAGTATCTTCCGCTATTATACCTAATTAACTTTATCCTATTCCTAACACTATCACTAGGTAGTGATTTTCTCACGTTTATTTTCGCTGTATCTCAGACGGTTACGCTTATTCTTACGGCGCTCGCAGTAGAGAGTATAGAAACTGTGAATAATTTAGACAGGTCTACCTCGGGTAAGTAGATAGAATATTTAAAAATGATTTTTAAACCACATTTCAGTTTAAAAAATAATAATGTCGCATACACAACCTAGATATATTGGTCCTTCTAAGGAGGAGCTAGCGTCCTTAGTTTACGCTACTATGTTTCTGAATATTTTCTTCTACTGCCTTACAGTATATAATTCGGCATATGTTATTATCGGCCTTCCTGTGTGTCTAGCTAACTTTATTGTCACTACATCTTACATTATTTATCCTAGAGATATCGTCGACTGGACAGTATCTCTAAATTATGCCGATATGGCATGGTTCTAATCTATCTCAAATCGGTAGATACCATACCGCTTACAACTCCACACCTATTCTTACATTCAAATGTTAAGAATAAATAAAAGTTGTTTTGTTCCGGGTCAAAATCATGGCTAAGTTTCTCCGTTAATAACTTGGCTATGTCGTCCATTAAGGTAGGTCCGCTACGTATAAGCGCCTTTGCTTTCTCTTCGTCTAGGTTTATAATTGTATCGTTAGGATATGGCTTATCAACTACGTTCATTCTGGCTTCTCCTCTAAAATAGTTCCCGCTACGTTCGGATATCTTTGCCATAATCCTAGCGTTTTTCTCTGGGGTATCTGCTAGCGTAACTAAGGCATGTGGGTGTTCCTTTGCACCATGCTTTCGCTGGTTTAGGTTACTACTTACCAAAAGTCGTACACGTTGGACGCCATAGTCTTCGTTAAGATACTCTATAAATATCACAGCACCGTAAATAACGGAGCCTATATGGTGAAAGTCATGGTATACACGAGAGTCATCACCTCTTATCCCATTCACCACGTTAAAGGTATCTTTAAATATATCTCTAGAATCATAGACGGTAACGCCGTCGAAATCCTTTTCATTCTTCTTAGGAGGAATGACCATAAAAGGACGCATATACTTTTGGCGGTATCTCTCACTAAGGTTTCTGTTTTCCTCCACCCAGACGCAGTGAGGGCACACTGACCCTACCGGATAGAATTGAATATTGCTTGTTCTACTCATTTTTTATAAGGAAATATTCTTATAAAACTTATAAAGTATATTTAGGCTTTACGTTCCAAGTAGCAGAAAGAGCTGTATACGCTACCGGTCTATTAAACTGGGCGATATAGTTATAGTTTTCCGCTGGTGCAGATGTAACTACACACCCATTACACTCCCTAGCGCAATTGCATTCAGCCCGGTCTCCGTTATCGTAGGCCTTTACACAGGAAGCCACGTTAAGATATCCGTCATCCCGTCCACAAGGCTTACAGCCATCCGCACAGGGAATCCATAAACCGGAATTTCCGCTGTCAGTACATTTTTTACAATCATCGCTACTCATTTATTATAAAATAAAATTTTTTATCCACAACTTCCTCCGCCTCCGCAACCTTCCTTTTTTAAGAAGCCGGTTTCCAGAGTATTTTCTAGAGATATGAATTCCTCTGCAGAGGTTGGGTGTATACCAGGAATTCTATCTAAATCATGCTTGGTAGTTTTAATACTCATAGCTAAAGCAAAACCCTGTGTAATCTCACCAGCATTAGGGCCTATATAGTGAAAGCCGATTATGTAGTCATTATAGCATATTAGTTTTGCTAGACAAGGTGACGTGCCATATCTAGCATCTTCCTCTTCCTTAAAATTTAGGTTATTCTTAGCGCAATAAGCTCTATACCATTCTTGACTAGAAAAAAGGAAAGAAGTCCGATTATCATCATATCCATCCATTGTAGCATTTTCTAGTATATTATACCTAGATAAATATACCTCTACCTCTCCGTACTTCTTTTCCGCCTGTTCATATGTATAACCACAACAGCCATATTCCGGCTGAGTAAATACACATGTAGGTATGTTATTATAGTTCATAAGTTCTAAGCTATTTCCGTATAGCCTTCTAGCTAACAGCTGACCGGCCTTTATAGCTACAGGAGTTAGCTCAGGCCTCCCAGAACAAACATCTCCTATAGCATATATATTTTCAACATTAGTTTCTTCTTTTTCATTTACTATAATTTTCCCGCTATCATCCATAATAATACCGACATCCGTAACATTGAGGTCTTTTATGTGTCTCCCTGTCGCCATAATAACAGTGTCATAAGTTTCTACACTAGAAGGGAAATATACAGTATACCGCTCCCCATCCTTAATTAGCCTTGTAGGTGTATCTTTTCTAAATCTTATACCAGCTCTCTCTAGAAGCTCCCCAATCTGATAGGCAGACTGTTCGTCAAAACCGCGTAGTAGTTTAGAGCGGAAAGATACGGTGACATCATACCCAAGCCCATTTAGGAAACTAGCCGTTTCCAAAGCTATATAGGACCCGCCAACTATTAGCGTTTTTCCAGGCTCCTGTTTTCTCCAGAAAAGGTCGTCACTGCTTATAGCTAACTTGGAATTCTCAATGTTATTCGGAAAATGGGGTCTACAACCGCATGCTATTACTATCTTATTAGCGGATACTAATACAACTTCTCCTTTCTTGTCCTTGTACGTTACTGTATTTTTATTGACAAAATACGCTTTGAAATTAAAGTAATCTATACCAGATTTTACAAGCTGATTTTTTAGAGAGAAATTAATGGACTTTATATAGTCTGTTATTTTCTCTACCATACTACCCCAGTTGTGTTTTTTCTCTACACTCCAGCCTAGATTTTCGGCGCTCTTACATGTATCAGGGAAACTCCCAGAATAATGCATAAGCTTTTTAGGTATACATCCTACGTTTACACATGTTCCTCCCAATCCCCATTTGGTACCGTGCTGGGTAGGTGTAACATAGTCAAAAACGGCTATGTTCAGACCAGGATTGGCCTTCTTAGCTTCCCGGGCGAAAGCTAGGCCTCCAGACCCGCCTCCTATAACAATAACATCATAATGGTGCATTTTCTAATATGTTTATATACTATAAATGGATATAGTTAGCAAGGCTATCAATGAGATACTAAAGACTAACATTAAGCCAGGTATGATATTACACTATAAAAATCAAAAGCTACGCGCCGATGAGTATATATACGCATATTACCATGCTATAGAAACTATTCTTGGTGAAAAAACAAGTTTAATTGAAACTGTATATAGTGTTGCTGTATATAGTGATAATGCTAAATTATGCACAGGAAAATTAATGATAGACTTGCCTACAAAAATGGTAGAAAGAAAAGAAGGAGATTTTTCCTATGATTCTGAAGAGAAAAGTGATACTAATACCTATCATACTAGAAAGTTACTAGCTAAAATAAACAGCAACCTGAAACAGTGTAAAGGCATATCTTTAGCTTTAATTTCCAAGGACGAAGATGGTGCACATCATCAGAATGTGCTATTTATCTATGAAGATTCTATTGGTAAAATTACCTTTGCCGTCTACGAGCCAGGAGGACAGGTAGAATTGGATACTCTACCTCTAATAGAATATATAGCAGAAAAGTATGCAAAGACCTATAATGTAGAGACGCGTGTTATTAGCCATGAAATATCGTGTCATTATGGCATGCAATCATACTACGACCAAGTAGGCTACTGTGTCATGTGGTCTTTACTCTGGTTATATATAGTATTTATGCTAATCCAGGACGAGCGGTGTACAACTGAAGGAGCTATAGACCAAGCTGAACATTTAATAATTTCATATGCAAATAGACCCGGTAAAGACCACGGAAAATTCTTGTACAAGATAGTGGTAAATTTCGGTATGTACATAGCCCAAAAACATATGGAAATTATGAGGAAATATGAAACGGAAAAGGAGTATAATACATTCATAAAATATTTTGAAATATATCTAGACGGAGCGAAAGAATGGAGGAGCTAGAATAATTTTATACACGGTAAGTTTATAAAAGATTTAGAAAATAAATGCAAAGTTTTGTAAATTCCGAACTAGAAAAAATAGCAAGGACTAATATCTCAACGCGTAAAATATTACGCTATAAAGGACAGGAAATTCCCGCAGAAAAATATGTATGGGCTTTCTACCAGGCTCTAGAGGAATTTACTGCATTAAATACGCGCCTATTAGATACAGTGTATAGTATGGGAACGGTATCACGTACTCATGCCTGCACAGCCTCCGTAAACCTAGACATGTCCTATAACATTCAGACTAAGGATGGTATCTTTAACTACTACAAAGACAAAGCTAAGTTTAATAGGTTCCTTGAGGAGTTTCATAACAGGAATAAAACCTGTGATTTTGGTGTCATTTCTCTAGGATTGTACGAACCCGACTCTACACACGAGACGGTTATATTTGTGTATAAAAACCCGCTTTCAGGTATTACCATGACTCTTTACGACCCGATAGGAAATGTCACCCAGAGTACCGATAAGGCGACTAGTGAATTTTTAGAGTACTTTGCATCGTCTTATTCGGTTAAGTTTTCTATACCAGTAACTATACTACCTAGGACCTATATATCTTGTTATGTAGGCATACAGTCTATAGCACTTAATGCAGGTGTAGATATAGGCTACTGTATGATGTATACCTATCTATGGACTTTTATAGCAATTAAATCTATACTAGCGTTACCTGCCAGAGGTTTCGACCTAGAAGTCGCCAAGCATAGTAAGGTTAGGTATACCAATGTATCTACAGTACTAAAAGGTGTGGAAGATGCCATTTTAAACAGCTCTTTGACTAGGACACCAGAGTCTCTACATAACATAGTGTTTAATTTCGCTATACTGGTCATGAATGAGCACCTTCTTAGGCTTGGTAGATTCCAAGGAAAAAAGGAGCTACGGAACTTTGAAAAATTATTCCAAAAATTTTTGAAAGAAATCAATACGAATTAAAATTGAATTTTTATACTGAAAATTTCCAGAATAAAAATGACCGATGTCTTACTTATTGTAGATACCTCCTTATCCGTAAAGCAGTATGTTAAGCCTTATTCAGAGTTAGTTAATAATATCCTAAAGACCTATAAAGAAGCCAGTACAGTCAGCGTATGTACCTTTTCTTATACCAGTAATGTTATAGTCAAGGACGCTAGACCTGATACTATCCCAGAGATTCCTATTATTCCTACTGGGACTACAAGCCTATATGATAGTATCTCAGAAATTCTCTGTAAGTTTGACGATAGACCCAGATTAGTTATTATTCTAACGGATGGAGACGATAACAGTAGCGGGTATTGTAACGTACACACTCTTACCGATAGAGTCGCTATGTTTAAAGCCAAAGGTTGGAAGTTCGTTTTCCTAGGTCTAGATATCCATTCTATGGAGATTGGTAAGCATATTGGCTTTAACGTCTGTGTGTTGTATAGTACAGATTTCACTAGAATCACCGAGCTTCTCTCGTCGCTATCCTATAATAATATTAAGGATAGAGAGGAATATGATATTTCTCAGTGTTTTTCTAGTATGAAAATTTAAAAATGATTATTTTACATAAGTTTAAAATTTATGCAAAATGTTCCCTAAACAATTCGAAGAAGGTGCTTTAAACTCTTATCTAAATTTTGGCCCATCTTTCACATGGGAGCAAATTAATTACTTTCTGACCAAGTACCCGGATAAGAAATGGAACTATAAGTATATTTCGAAACATAGGTCAGTTACCTGGGAGATTATTCAGGATAATCCTACATATCATTGGGATAGAGAATCTGTATCCAAAAATCCTAATATCACATGGGAGATTATTCAGGCGAATCCTGAATATGCATGGTGCTGGCGAGGTGTGTCTTCTAACCCGAACATTACATGGGAGATTATTCAGGCAAATCCGAATAGACCTTGGAATTGGAAACATGTATCTTCTAACCCGAATATTACACCTGATATTGTACAGGCTAATCCAGATAGACCTTGGAATTATTTCAGAGGCCTTTCTTATAACCGGTCTATGACTGAAGAATTTGTCCGAAATAATCTAGATAAGGAGTGGAACCATCAACAGCTTCGTACGTGTATAAAGTTCATGGATAGAGATATTCTAAAAATGTGCTATAAAGATGAAGAAGACTTGATGTATTCTTATCTATCAGATAAGGTACAATTCAGTGAATATCTTAACAATCCGGATAAGCCTTGGGATTGGTATGGTATATCTCGCAATCCGAACATTACATGGGAGATTATCCAGGCAAATCCTGACAAGCCTTGGGATTGGCATGGTATATCTGAAAATTCGAACATTACATGGGAGATTATTAGGGATAACCCAGAATATCCTTGGGATAAGACTGGTGTAAGTGAAAATCCGAATATTAGGATGTCTTATGTACTAGAAAATCCGGATTTCGGCTGGGATTACGAAAGTCTAACCCGAAATGAGTCAATTACTCTAGAAGATATTTTTACGCATCCCGAACTCCCATGGGACTGGGAGGACGTTATTTACAAATAAAAATGATTTTAATCTTATTTTATACTACAAAAAATAAGATGTCTATTCGCCTAGTTAATTACAGTGAAAAAGCTATTGCCGTATATGGAGATACTAAGGACCATAAGGAGAGGCTTCTTAAGTTGGGTGGAAAATTTAACCAGAATCTAAAGGAGGGACCAGGTTGGATTTTCTCTAAGAAAAATGAAGCTTCCGTTAAGCAGTACGTAGATTCAACGAGTTCTATGAGTTCTATGAGTTTCACGAGCTCTCAACCTAAAAGTAGGGAAAAGGTCTCAGTTCCTGCACCCTCTTCGGAGAATGGTAATATTAAGGATATTATCGCGAAGATTCCGCCTGAAAAAAGATTGGCCTTTATCGCAGAGGTAACCAAGCTTGCGCTTGAGATTCCTTACAAGTCTGCACAAGTAACAGTATCCGAAGAGGACTCAGATGTTGAGGATGATGACCCGAGTGTCCCTATGCCTAGAATGTTATAAGTTCTATACTATAGGTCTTGCGAGGTCAAATACGGTAGATACCGCTTCTCCGGCCGCGAAAAATCTAAATTTTGAGGACAAATAATGTACTATCCATCCGCCTAATATAATTATTAAACCTGTGATTATTAGAGCGGTCTTGTTCACGTTTAGGACCTTGTCGCCTAGTAAATATACTTTTATTACGTCACCCACATGTATAATTCCTCCTTTATAATCTACGTCCTGAACCTTAACCTCTCCTCCTTGTTTATATTGTAGAGTAATTTTACAGGTATCTGAACAAGTACCTGAAGGCTCGCCATTTATAAGTATAACCTTTCCTTCCTTTTCCCCTACAAATGCTATAACAATCATAATTATACCAAGAATGGTAGCAAAAACTGCCATTATTAAAGTCACGGCTCTGCCGAAAGTTACAGCGTCATCATAGATACTATTCACGTTCATGGTTTATATTATTCTAAGAAAGAATAATATGTATTTACTTCATGTAATACGAGGTATATACATACTGATTAAAACAGTAGAATATACAAAAGCGGTAAAGGATATTATAGTCAGCCTTGAAAAGGTGGATAAAAATATTAAGCTTGTAACACCTTTCTTTTCTTATAATATAAAAGAAGCCGAGGATTATATTGAACTTTTTAAAAAAGGGCTATACAGCTTTTCCAAGACAGATTATGAACAAATTTTTAAAAATATCAATGAGATACTAGAAGACCTAAGGTTATGCTACGAATTTATTTTTGGAATAGTTTGGAATATTATATGTAATAAAATTAAAACATGCAGGAATTTATAGATTCTGAATTAAGTCGTATTTTAGAGTACGAAATTGACCCGTTTAAAATGTTACGGTATAAAGGCGTTGATATACGCGCAGATATGTATGTATGGGCTTTTTACCAGGCTCTAGAGAAGTTTACACTATCTAATAACGTCCGCCTGATAGATACCGTATATAACATGGCAACGGGTAGGAAAGACCTAAAATGCACAGGAGCTATAGAGCTAAACCTGGATAAAAAAATAATGCGGACTAGAAACGGTACTTTTAACTACTACAAGGATACAGCCAAGTTTAACCAGTTTTTAGATGACTTTCATACTAGACACGATAACTGTGATTTTGGCGTAATTTCTTTCGGCCTGTATGGCTATGAACTTGCACACGAAAACATAATTTTCGTGTATAAAAATCCGTATGTAGGAATCACAATGACCATATACGAACCAGCTGGCTCTATGACATCTACGACAGATACAGAGACAAATAATTTTCTTCAGTATTTTGCCACCTCTTACGGCTTGCGTTTTAATATACCTACCTATGTCTTACCCAGGACTAGTATATCGTGTTATATGGGCCTACAATCAGTGGTAGATAATGCCGGTTTAGACATCGGGTACTGTGTTATGTATAGTTATCTATGGGCCTATATGGCTATTCGCTGTATAATTAACCTAAAACCTAGCTGGCTTGATAGGCTATACGCGAAATACTCAGATAAGAAATACGTCAATATCAGTAGTATACTAAAGTCTGTAGAACAGGATATTAAGGTTAGTACTCTAGCTAACACACCTGAAAAACTACATAGTGTAGTATTTAACTTTGCCGTTCTAGTTATGAATGAACATACTCTGGATATATCTAAATTTAGCCGAAAAGGAGCGGAGCAATTTGAAAAACTATTCCAAAAGTCACTAAGCGAAGTTATAAATTCTTAACTTTCTGTACTAGATTCTTGGCATGTTCCGGTGAGGAATATATGGTGTATAGCTTAAGGCCTTTCTTTCCGGCTACTACATTATGCCATTTTCCCGCGGGAATAACTATAGCATCACCGTCCTTCAGTCTATAGCTGTTCTCTCCTACGTATGCCATACCGCTACCTTTCTCTACGCGTATGAACTGGGTTGTGTGAGGATGCACCTCGTTTCCTATCTCTTGACCTGGTATAAGACTCATTAGAACTAGCTGAAAATCACCGGTATAGAGTACCTTGCGGTAATTCTTATTTTTCAGCGTATCTTTTTCGATGTTAGATTTATACATTTATTAAAATGATTTTCCAAATATAATTTTTTGGAAAGGAAAAATGTTAGAGTATGCTAGAAGATTATTTCTAGGTAGAGTTAAAAATATGACTATTCAGGAAACGAATCGAGGTAATATGCACTACGCGGTGAGGAATACACGCCTAACGTTCGTGGTGCTCTGCTCTTTCCTCTCCATATCGGAAAGAGCATTTTTACCTTCAGAACAGGTTAAAGGTGATTTATTCTTTTTTCAGATTATTTTTACGTGTATAGACGGTGTATCTTTATTTTTCCTTATTATCGCTAGGTTATATGCCGATGTTCCCGAAAAAAGTGTATTCTTAACCAAGATTCCGCTATTTACGGATGCTATTCTAAAAACATGTTTTTTCCTACTTCCTTACAGGTTACTTTATGATTTTGAAAATATTATACCTTTATTCAGTTTCCTATTTCCTCAATTCTTTCCAAACCTGATTCTAATGAGGATTTTCAAGAATAGACTTGAGACGCTAAAACCTGAGAGTGATTCGCTTAAAATAGTTCGCTTTATCTACCTACCTTTTCAGATTGTTTTCTATGCCATTCTGTGTAACGTCTTTGCAACCGGGAAGATATACGCGCTACTCATCTTGGCTCTTTTAGACTCATTCACTGTTTATTTTCCTAGTAACTGGTATATTTACCGTATTCGACAGCTACTTTCGTTAGCATGGACTATAGTATTATTAGTTATACTAGTACAATATGAGGTGCTAGATACCTTTACGACCATGTACCTAAATACACTATTTTCCTCTTTCCGAATGGGCTTGCTAGTTCAGGACTATATAGCTGATTATTCTCCTACACTACTATAAAAATATTCTTCTAATATAAATGCTTATTAGAAGACTTCTTTTAGAGCGCCTGCATATTACCAATATATCCGAGTCTATAATTCCTAATATTCTAGAGCTATTACAGCGTGTGTACATATCCGTACTACCAGATGTGATTAATCTGCATAAAAATGACCTGATAATATTCGGAAAATTTAACTATAGTTACACTATAGATTGTACACAGTTTTCTCCGCAGTATAAAGCTAAGCTAGACCAGGAATATAGGCAGATAAAGGATACACCAGAGGTCCTAAAGAAACTAGAGCGAAAATTTTCGCATCTCTGTGAACACTACTGTGAAGGTCTAGAAATTATTTCTACATGTTCTTTCCAGGCTAAGGAGAATGGGCTTGTAAGTATAGTCCTGCAGAGCTCTGTACTGCTACCGGAAAATAACACGAAAATTTACGTTTGAAATTGAAAATTTAAAATAGTATTTAAAGAAAATCAAGAATGTCTAATCTGACTGATATTTATCGCGACCTGCTTGCTATGCGCAGGGAATATATTCACGCGGGCTCATACGAACTCGGTAACAATATCATCGCATTTATTAAGGATAGTTTTACGAAGGACTTGCCTAGGTTCTTGGACTATCACGCAAGCGACCTTATCAGAGATGGTAGCTTTTCTGGCATGGTAGAGTACAATATTGACCATAAGAATCGTAAGCTGGTTAAAGATGCCGATGCGAATACTACAAAGGAGTATAATAAACGTCTCACGGATGTTCTAACATCTATTAGTCCATTTAATATCACGGTAAACGATACCAAATTTATTTATACTCGGTCTCGTAATAATGTGAAAAAGGTCATGCTAAAGCTTACAGTCGCCTTTATTAGCGAACCTCCAGTGCCCTGCTCTAATTACCATTACAAGTCATATACTCTAGAGGAGATTAACCAAGAAATGAAGGATTCCGCTGAGAAAATTAGACAGATTACTAATCAAGATTTTCAGGTCGAACCTATCACAGACCTCTCTAATACTGGAGAGCTTTCGAAACTTGTTTCGAAATTCATTCGTTCTCCTAACATGTTAAATACAACACGCCTAAAATGCCGTTGTGCATATTATATTTTCCGAGTCCTCAGTAAGGTACTATTTATTTACAAGTCTCACGCCAAGTTTATGAAAATTCTTATGGATAAGGTAGATGAGATTAAGCGTGAAAGTAACGTGGACCTTGCTGGCTTTGTAAAGCCCGATTGCGTGATTCCTGAAGTTGAAGAATTTATCGCAAAAAATAAGCTATAAATAAATGATGAAATTTATAGCGGATTTTGTATTTAATAATAAATACAAAGACTTCGCTGAGAAATTGGTACCAGACCTTGTAAATTATATTTCTAATCAACTAGACGTACACAAGAATTTTATGTATTCTCGTATAGCGGTCTTTGAGTATAGAATAAGTCCTAATAAGCTAAAAGAGAAATACCAAGTTGATTCCAGGGATATTATACAAGACAAAACATTTTATGCTTACTTTATAGGTGAACTTTTAAAGGAAGATATTGAACCTTCTATTAAGCTTGTTTGCGATATTTTTAGAGATGAGGTAAAGTACCTTGTTATACAGGTTGTATTTACAATTTAGACGAATAGCGTAATTATCTAGTTATGAACTGCCCAATATGTCTTGAAGATGATACAGACTACGTCACCGTATGCCAACATAGGTTTCACGCCGTCTGCCTGAGAGCTTGGTTTAATCTCGGCAACAGGACTTGTCCAGTCTGTAGAAGGATTTTAAACACGCCTACGGAGATGTGCTTAAATGATGCTAAGCTCGCTTTATTTGTCCTGGCTTGCGTCTGCTCTCCTGTTTACTCTATTATAGTTGGGTACATGATAGTTATGCAGAATATAGACTTTAATTTATCGTGTACCGTGGTAGTGCATTACATTTTCCTCTGCAATTTCTACATACTAGAAATTAATAGGAATGCAGTGGCTATTCCTCAGGTCTTGCAACGGTTTATTCTGTCTAGTCATAAGATTGTGTCTAACATACTACAGATTTTACTCGTAATATTATACCTAGATATACCTTATACTAGGCAATTCTATAATTTGTTACATTATTCTTATCTTGTAAATGTAACGGCAAATTGGTTTATGATGAAAAATTAAAAATGATTTTTCCGGTTTATCTTCCGTCTCTAATAAGAATGGAAGACTTTAATAACTTTGCAACCTCTCATATTAACCTTATTATCAAGCTTATCAGCGAAGCCGAATATAAGGCTATTCTAGGTATCAAGTCCTATAGAGATATGTATAATGGGTATATTAATCAACTCACAAAGGCACAGGAACTTAATGACCAAGTTGAATCTCTAAAGTCTGACCTAGAAAAGTTAGACTACGATAACGAGAGAAAGCGTCTCGAGGATATTATTGACAGTATTCAGACCCATATTAATGATTCTAAAGCCGAGTTGAAAACGGTAAAGGCATCTATCGATGAGGATACTAAAAGACGCAAATCGACATGTGAGTATAATCTGGAGCAATTACAGAAGAAGCTAGCAAAGGTAGAAAAGGAGATGACTAAGCTAACCGATGCATATAATGGGATTAAGACTCAAATTGCAACCAAGAGCGAGGCGTATAAGATGTATGAGACTATCGTTAACAAGGTCAATAAGGAAGAGGAATTAGTGCGTAAGCTACTGAGAGAAGTAGAGACACTAAAGACGTGGAAAGAGGAGCTAGAATCTGAGGGAGATGAGTCTGATACAGGAAATCCAGACGGAAGAGAGATGCCACAAGAGGACTTTAATGAAGCTCTAATTACACCTAACAAGTGTGATAATGACTACGTTAAAGAATATATCCCTGCTAGAATGTGTATTCTACAGTAAATTTATATTCGGTTTTTACTAATATAAATTACTCCATATTTACTATACTTTTAGCGTTAAATTCTGTAGGGAAAAACACAGGAGCTTCTGGGATTAGAACAGTAAAGTCTGCTCTTCCTATATAGGTATTAGAAAGTAGGTCATCCGGTGGCTTAGATACCATCCGCTGGGACGAGCTGAGTAGCTTACTAGCTCCCGCTTTTGTAACTATATAGGCGTTTGCCCCATTAAAATACTGCTTACGAGGCCTGTATAGGTTATCTGTTACCTTTTCTTCCTTCGCAAAGGGGAAAAATTGGCTATACGTCAGGTGAATAATGTCAAAGGGAACTTTTAGGTCATTTATGTCTTTTAGGACTACTGCAAAATTTTCAGTATCAAAATCCACGTCATCCTCTAGAATAAGGTAAGCATCGTTTTCCGTATCCCCAAGTAGCTTTTCGTATAATAACATATGGGACCAGCTCGCTCCTAGTTCTCCAGGTATCATAGGTTGACCGTTAAGTCTACGAGAGGTATCGTAAAAGCCTATTATCTTCTTTTCCTGTCTAGAATAAGTTAATAATTTTACGTTAGGCTGTGTGGTATTAAAAACGTCAATTCGCTTCCCATATATGCCTTCGAAAAAGTTACAGAATATCCCCATTTTCGACAGCTTCTCTATACACTCTTTCATGCCTTCCTTTCTTCTATCCCCTTCCTCCATTATTCCAGCTAAACTTATTATCTGACATGATATTTTCATTTAAATTCTCTCCTTACCTCTTTATAATAAAAATGCCAAGGGGTATATATTCTAATCTTCGCTGTAAATCATCGGAAAAAACATTTACACCTCTACAGCACCAAGAAAAGGTACGTGATTACTTTTTAACTAGTAAATATAAAGGACTTTTATTATTTCATGAGTTAGGCTCAGGTAAGACCTGTACAGCTATCATAACTGCGGACGCTATGCTAAAGCAAGGCCTGGTAGAAAGTGTTATAGTCTTCACCCCGGGTAGCTTACGGGCCACTTGGCTTTCTGAATACTGTGATAAATGCGGAAAATCTGACAAGTACCTAAAGCAAAAATATACCTTTATCACCTATAACTATAATGTGTCACCTTCTCTCCCTTCTTTAAATAATACACTGGTTATTATAGATGAAGTACATAACCTAATAAATGCAGTAAAGAACAATAGCAGAAACGCAAAGGATATTTTTAGCGCTATAGAAAATGCCGATTGTAGAGTTTTGGCGCTATCAGGTACACCGGTACTAAACTATGTGAACGAGTACGAGTTATTGGGTAAACTACTTAACCCCAAAAATCCCGAGAAATTAAAAGGCGTTATCTCTTACTACCCAGGAGCGGGCTCCGAGTTTATCCCTAAAGTAGTGCTAAAAGACCCTATCAAGGTGCAGATGTCCCCAGAGCAGGATACAGCGTATTGGCAGAGGTATGCAAGCGAGATTAAACTAACTACCATACCGATAGATGCGAAATTAAAGCAGACGAATCCGAAAAAATACGAGGAACTTTCTCAGCTACAGGTAATGGCTAGGAAAAATATACTATCTCGTTCAGCTTCTAATTTTTACTACCCGGAAGGCGCCAAGCCTCTTCCCGATACCCTGGAGGAGAAAGGCGGGTGGATAAACGATGAGATGCTATCGGATGGCGCCCTTATGATATACTCACCCAAGTTCGTAGCACTACTTCTCAATATCATACAGCACATTGACCAGAAACACGTAATACATACCTTTTTCAAGGATAAAGCAGGTGCTGTTCTTCTGAAGACTCTGCTGAAAAGATGCGGGTTCACTGTAAGCGTATTTTCTGGGGACATGAACTCCTCTGAGCGTACTAGTATGCTCCGTAAGTTTAATTCTAAGAAGAATAAACACGGAGAGTTAGTCAAGATTCTAATTATTACGGAAGCCGGTGCAGAAGGTATATCCTTAAAGGAAGCTAGACATATCCATATTTTAGAGTCAGCTCCGCGTATAGCCAAGACTATACAGGCTATAGGTCGCGTAGCAAGGTACATGTCTCATACACGTCTTCCACCTGAAGAACGCGAAATAAACGTGTGGCGCTATTGGAGTGTATCAGACCCAAAACCTATAAAGGTGACGATAAAGGGTGTAAAAGGGGAAAAGACTACTACTATTACGAATAAAAAGACTATAGATGAGCTACTATACGAACGTGGACAGGAAAAGGTAAAAGAACTTTCTGTTTTTCTAGAAAAATTAAAACAGAGTAGTATATGAAATTGAAAATATTTTAGAAAATATTTTCAAAAATTATAACATGTCGTACGTAATTACTTCCACAGAATATTTTGATGACTTTGGTAGACATCACAGGGAAGACGGCCCAGCCGTTGAGCGTAGTAATGGCGTTGAGATGTGGTATAAACATGGTAAACTTCACCGGGAAGATGGTCCGGCCGTGAAGAATAGCGATGGAACAGAGGAATGGTATAGAAATGGAATTAAGGTACCTGAGTATGAACTTGCCGAAGAGGTGCGTGTTATCGATAAATGTGGTACCGAAAAGCACTATAGAAATGGAAAGTTGCATAGGGATAACGGTCCTGCTGTCATTTATGCTAATGGTTCCCAGAAATGGTATCGCGAAGGGAAACTTCACCGGGAAGATGGTCCGGCGTGTATCTTCTCTAACGGGACTCTGGCTTATTACTATAATGACCTGTTACATAGAGAAGACGGGCCGGCTATTAGGTATGCTGATGGGACAGAGAATTGGTATTTGTATGGGCGGTATCAGCATAAGAAAAGAAATTGAAATTATAATATAACTTTCTGTATAATTATAATCATGTATAAAAGACGCTTAGAAGTAGTTAGGGAAAATTTTAAGCTATACGAGAGCTACAGTCCTAAAAATAATGCTATTGTTATGCATAATACCGAGTTACTAGAAGTAAAGGAAGGGGGTGCCGTTCCTATTATCTCTGTAGTGTGTGCAGATACCGTAAATTACGCTATGAGCCTAGCAAATAGTAATAGCCCGTATCTAGTCCTAAATATGGCAAATCCTGAGGAACCTGGCGCGGGCAAGTATGGGTGGATGTCCGGGTCTGGCACACAGGAAGACCAGCTACTATATAGGACTATGTTATATACTCATCTTCCTCAGGAAGAATACCCATTCAAGAGCGAAACTACATGTATAATTACCCCTAAAGTACCCATTATACGAGACGATTCGTATAATATGATATCTTCACCTCTATCTATAGACATCATAACGGCTTCCGCTTACATAAACGTACCTAAGAACTCTGAGAAGGTAGAGAGGGAGATGCGGAAACATATACACGGTCTATTAAAGGCTATTGTAACGGCTGGGTATAAGAACGCCTTACTTTCCGCATGGGGATGTGGTGCATTCCGTTGTGATAGTGATATAGTCGCTAGGTTATTTAAGGAGCTTATACCGCTATACCCGCTAGAAAGGGTTGTATTCGCTATCTTGGGAGACGCATATGAGGTCTTTAAGAGTCTTCTAGAAAATTGAAAATATATTATAATTATTGTTGTAATTATAATCATGGCTGAACTACTGAAAGATGCGCTACCTGCTATCTTAACTTGTATTACAAACTTCCATAAACAATATGGCGACTTGGAAGCTCTACCAGAAACACTAGCAAATAACGAAGCGTATATAGACGAGATTTTAAGAGAGGTAAATAAGGCCTTTTTAAACTACGATTTTAGAGGCGTTGAAGAGAAATTTGACTATCAGAATACTTCTAGGTCTCACAATCCTATGATGCGCAAAGAATGGACTATGAGACGTTTAAGTAAAGAAGGGGAATACGAAATTGTGATGCCTACGCCATTTATACATGATGGAGACGGAAGCACTCTTATACATGAAGTTACAAAGTACCAGGATAGGTATAACAATGCATTCGATAAGGCCTTTAAAAAACGGTTAGGAGTAGATAAACAACCGTTTACAGTTCGTGCCGGTGGACATCCAGGTAACGTTTTCGAAAGGTATATGCTTGGAAAAGCTAAAGGTATAGAGATAGATAATAATTATTTTAGTACTAACGGGAACTTTAGAGGTCCATCCTTATATATTTATGTATCATTCTCAGTTAGAGAAGAGAATATTCCTATATGGCTGTCATTATTCCAAAAATCAGTGTAAAAAATTGAAATTATAATATACCTTTCTGTATAATTATAATCATGGCTGAACTACTAAAAGATGCGCTACCGTTTATTTTTAATGCTATTCAAGCTCGCAAGGCTGAAGAAGAAATATTGAATGGTGTTTCTACGCATATTCAAAGCGAAAAGTTCTTAAATACCGTATTGGAGTATATTAATGCTAGTATCTCCAATAATAATATTAGAAGCCATTATCATACTGCAATTATGTCCTATAACAGAGTAAATATTATTCCCTATAATCAGCCCGGTTTTACACATGTCGTTCAAAAACCATATATAGCATCTTTACGCCTATCAGAATATAGAACGAAACTTCTAGAAAATAAGGCATTCTATGAAGGTCTTTTCCAGCTTGCAATGAAAAAGCATCTAGGTATTAGAGAAAATCATGCGTGTCCTATCGGTATTAATATCGCAACAGAAAGTGAGAGACCTAATAGCATTATAGCGTATATCTACATTTCTCTAGAAAAAGATACATATGAATTTTGGTCAAAACATCAACAGTATTCAGTATAGTATTTTATACATATTTTCTAATAAATTATTAGGAAAATTAGTGGTGCATTAGGATTTCCTCTCTATTTTCGACAGGAAAAGAAAGTACGCCTTTACTACATGTTTACAAAACATGTAAATTTCCTATATAATATAAATGAGCGAAACCCAGGTTCTGCAGAATATAGTAGACGAGGAGATTAAACGTATCTTAGATATAGATGTTGACCTAACTAAAAAGGTTGTAGTATTCGAGGAGGAAATGAAGATGAAAGATGCTATATATAATTACTATCAAGAAATCGAGAGTAGAAGCTTAGACAATCCACGTTATCCCGGAGTAATGGACCTTATGTATAGGTCTATTCTAAAGACGACTAAACACGGGAGAACATGTATAGATTTTATATCCATTGATAGTCCTTCTAATACCATAAAATATTCGAAAGGATTGATTATGTTTTCTAAAGGACGTGTAATACTAGAAGAAGATGAAATAGAATTTTTTAAAGATGTAATGTTAAGGCTAAACAAGTGTAATTATATTATATATAAATTTGGTGAATATAGTGTGTTTGAAAAAGATTCTATACAATCACATGCCAATACGTTAATTGTAGTTAATTTTGACAAGTATATATTTGTCTACCATTACGAACCGGCAGGTATACCACTCGTAGTACACCCGTTTAAAACTACTATCCTTAAGTTTCTGGTAGATGGTATAGAAAAGGCATCAGGAAAAAAGACTATATTTGTAGATGGGGAAAATGTATGCCCTTTAGGCCTACAAGAGTTAAGTACTGAAGATGATAGATATTGTGTATTATGGTCTAGTTTGTGGGTATATATCCTATTTAAAGTCCTTATTAAGACCGAAAAGCGAACTTTTAGGAAGATTTTTAATATGGATAAAGCAGAGAAAATTCATAATATATTTTCCCTTGTAGAATATATGATTGTAAAATCTAAGTATATTAATAGTAATGTATCGGAAAATCTAGAAAAATTAGTCTTAAAATACGGTATATTAGTACTTAATGAATATGATAGTCATCCCAATAGACCAAGCGCAAATACATTTATGTACAGACGATATAGAAAACCGGGTCTAAAAAGAAATAACAAAAAGTGCGTAGCTAATAGGGAGTGTATATCCCAGAACTGTGTTAATGGCTACTGTAGAAGACCTGATGAACAGAGGCCAAGGAAGCTATTCGAAGATATGACGGGAAGACCGCCTAAAAGTCAAGAGGAAAAGGATGAAATAGGAGAATCGGAAAAATATGAGGATTCTGGTAGCGAGGAGCTACATATTGACTCTAATGAAATAGAAAGCGACTTTGTTTATTCTTCAGAGGAAGAGAAGGAAGAATAAAGTAGTGCATTAGGATTCCCTCTCTGTTTTCGACAGGAAAAGAAAGTGCCCCAAAATAAAAATGATTTTTAAACTGAATTCAGTTTGAAAAACATCAATGTCTTCCCAACTTAACTTCGATGCTATCAAGTCTATTATCTCTATCCGCAGAGAAATGCATAAGAATCTTCACAATCTTCTCTTTGAAGTGAGAGATAAGGAATCACGTCTTTACCGTGATATTGCCAATGAGATTAATCGTGTCTTTTCTCTTGACAGTTCACTTTATTCTACAGGATTGCGCATCTGTTATATGGTTATTAGCAAGCCTTTTAAGGATATCGCCGAGTCTTTTATGGCTCATTCTAACAAGGATTTTATTGAGAAGGAACTTAATGTGCAATTTGCTAAGAATCTCGGTATTGGTCATGTCTCTGTAAGTCCGTTTACTTTCCAGTTCATTACTGAATCTTTTAATGATTTTAAACAACAGGTTGAGTTCATACTGAAAATTACAATTTCAGTTCGTCAGGATACTATGGAAGCATGGGATATTCTCTGTAAGGAATAAGTGGTGCATTAGGATTCCCTCTCTATTTTGGACAGGAAAAGAAAATAAACCCTTACATTTTCTATTATAATAAAAATAATAGAAAATAAATGAGTGAAGAGAAAGAATCAAAAATAGACTACAGAGATACCCAAAAAATAGTAGATGATGAGATTAGGAATATTCTCAAGATAGAGTTAGACCTAGATAAACGGGTAATTATCTTTGGGAAAGAAATGTCTGTAAAGGAAGCTATATACATGTATTACCAGGATATTGAGCTTTTGAACAAGGCGCATCCAAAATATCCTAGTGTAATGGATTTAATGTATAGGTCCCTTATGAAGACGACTAAACATGGAAAGACATGCATAGGTAGAATAGGTATAAGTAATGATGAAAATAGCTTACGTTATTCTAACGGAACTATATTTTTTAGCAAAGGAGAAAGTAAAGAACAAATAAAACATTTTTTTAAAGACGTAATACAAAGGCTAAATAAATGTAATTATATTATATATGTATACGACGAATATATTACATATGATGATGGCTTCTTTGAAGCCCATGCATCTAGTCTAATTATAGTTAATTTCGAAAAATATATCCTTGTATATCACTATGATTCGGCAGGAACAGAATCAGATGGAGATGAAATACACCCGTTTGGAACTGCTATGTTAAAGTTTATCGTAGATGGTATAGGGAAAGCAACTGGAAAAGAAACGCGCTTAGTAGAAGGGGAAAGTGTATGTCCTATAGGTCTACAAGAATTGAGTGTCGAAGAAGATAAGTACTGCGTTTTATGGTCTAGTTTCTGGATATATATGTTATTACAGGTACTTATTAAGACTGAGAAACGGGCATCTAGGAAACTATTTAATATAAGTGATTCCAGTAGAATGGAAGAGACCTTTTCTAAACTAGAGGTCATAATATTTAATTCCAAGTATATTAATAAGGCTTTACTACCAGAAAGCCTAGAAAAATTAATATTAAAATACGCTATTCTAGTACTTAGTGAATATGATACCCATCCTAACAGGCCTGACGTAATGAAATTTTTAAACAGGGAATTACTATATAATAACAAGAGATTACTAAGAAATAATAAGCCGTGTGAATCTTATAAACAATGTATTTCCCAGAACTGTGTAAAAGGCTACTGTAGAAGACCTGATACGTCTAGACCTAAGAAATTATTTACAGTTATAACGGGAAGACCGCCTAAAAGTCAAGAAGAAATAGAAGAACATGAGGATTCCGGTAGTGAAGAACTAAAATTAGAATCGCATGTAATAGATAGTGACACAAACTATTCTTCAGAACAAGACGACCAGAAACCAGGTGATTTTATGCATCAAATGCTTAGACAAATAAGAGAAACTAAAGGAGATGATTCTTCTGAGGGCTTTGACAGTGATTTCGAGGTTAAAACTGATACATAAACTGGATACACGTGACTTTGGTGGTACTCTCCATTACCGGCTTGGAATACGAATACGATTATGAAGAAGTAAAGAAAATTTTTACAAAATAAAATAATATTTTGTAATGTATAGGTCGAGTGATACTTTTTGAAAAATAATTTATTTATTTTTGGATTATAGTCCTAAATAAATGAGTGAAGTAACCAAGGTAAGAGATATTAGAGCGCATAATAGAGCTATTCAAAAGATAGTAGACGAGGAAATTAAGAATATATTGGATATAGAATTAAACCTAAATAAAAAGGTAAGTATATTCGGCAATGTAATGGACGTTCCTGATGCTATATCTTTATATTATCAAGACATAGACGCCTTACATAGAAAATATCCGCAATATCCTAGTGTATTGGATTTAATGTATAAGTCCCTTATGAAAACGGCTAAATATGGGGTAACATGTGTTAGTAATCTTATAATAATAACGCAAAATTCTACTATGATTTATGCTACCGGCCAAATAGACTTTAAAAATCGAGATAAAATACAAGAGTATTCTAACGAGTTTTTTGCGGATGTTCTTGGTAGACTAAAATTTTGCGGATATATTATATACGATTTTAAAGAGTATAGCGTGTTTCCAGATGGACATGTAAGAAATCATACAAACAGTATAATAGTAGTAAACTTTAAGGACTATATTCTTATATACCACTACGAGCCTCATGGTAAGCCTACGAGGCTACACCCTTTTAAGACCTTTTTCCTTAATTTTTTCAAGGATGGTATAGCTCAAGCTTCTGGTAAAGAAGTACGACTATTAGAGAGCTCTGATAGTTGTCCTGTAGGACTACAAGCCAAGGACAGACGAGACCGCGGGTATTGTATGTTATGGTCTAGCTTTTGGATATACATGCTCTTTAAAGTCCTTATAAAGTCCGATAAGAGTTCTTTTAGGAAGATGTTTGAGGAGAGTGACGCTAAGAAGATGGAAAATACATTCGCTCAGTTAGAACCGATAATACTCAAGAGTAAATATATCCATAATACTAATAACCTATTCCAATTAATTTTAAAATATGCTATCGTAGTACTTAATGAGTACGATACACATCCTGCAAGGCCTGATGCTAATAAATTTTTATCTAGAGAAAATACTATGAAAATATTGGCACCAGATATAAAGTATAGTAATCTGCTAAAAAATAACCAGAAATGCAAGAAGAATAAGCAATGTAAATCTCAATTATGTGTAAAAGGTTATTGTAGAAGACCTACCGATTCTAGACCTAGAAAACTGTTTGAAGCTATTACAGGAAGGCCTCCTAAGAGCCAAGAGAGCCAAGAGAGCAAAGAGAAAGATGAAATGGAAGAGAGGCTAGATGTTTTCGAATCAGATGATTTTGAACAGCCTTTTAGAACTTATAGGGATTATAGCGAATATGAAAGCAGTGATAGTTCACACTCTGACACGGAGATTAAAGTGGTATCTGAAGATATGGACACTTCCGAGGAAGAATAAGTGGTGCATTAGGATTTCCTCTCTGTTTTCGACAGGAAACGAAAATAAACCTTACAAAATAATATATTTTGTAATACCTTATAAAAATGTCCTCCCATCATAGTGAGCGAAAATACTCATGGGTTTAAGCCAATTTTCCGGACTTTCAGGAATCCAATAATTAGGATATACCCAACTAGCGGGAAGGATAAGGGTGCTATCCAACTTTTTACCAGACTCTAATAAGCCAAAAATAACATAGGTAAGAGCTATAGGCCCACTCATATTAACAATGTAGTCATCGCGGTCCTCAGCTTCCGCATCTAAATAATCGCTTTCCCATTCCTCTACAAAGTCCTTAGAGATATGCGCTAACCAGGCTAACATGGCTTGAGTGATGGGATGGCGTTTTTTAGAAGCCAAGATAGCATTATTTACATACATTACTGGTTCCATACCGATAATATAGTCAAACTTTTCTAGCATCTTTTCTAGAGGTGCTAAGCATAGCCCATCGTTTACATCAGCATATACCCCTCCTTCATAGTAAAGTATAACTTGGCGTAACACATCAGACCGCACTGCTGGATTGATGTGATTCTTATAGAGGTAAGTTATACTACTTCTCACCTCTTTGGGGAGCTTGGCAAGTATCTTCTTAATATCTTCAGGGCCTCGTATAGTAATAATACCCTTGAACTCTTCCGGTACGTTAAAGTTCGGGTTGTCAGTCCACATATTATACTTAAAACCAGGATTGCGGTCTATCCAAGACCTCATAAACTTGTAGAATTTCGGGTCCAGAGCCCCATAGCTATCTTCTCTGATGTCTTTACGTACCCATATCCAGTTTATAGCCTTTGGTATTTGCCCTTTACTATAGGAGCGCTTACCAGGATTTACAGACTTCCAATGTTCTAGTAGGTCGTCAGTAAAATCACTCTTGGCTTTCTGTTCTGTGTCTATATAGGTCCATCCCTGTGTAATTACAGCATCCATACTCTCAAGACCTACTGTATTAAGGTATTGGTCTTTATCTACTACACCATTCATAAGTAGAAAGTCGGTAAAGATATCCGTATTTTTTATAGAGGATTTTCCGGTTACAAGGTCCTGTACGTTTAGGAGTAGGAGACCAACCGCGCCGATTTTAGTTAGGTACATCTCATTTTTGGAATTATCACTTTTTAGCGTTATACTACTGGTTAGATTATTTACGCTATTTCTCTTACCGGGAGCTATAGCATATACATCGCCCGTTTCCGTATTGGTAAGGCGGGTATAGTCCGTTCCTAGGTTTACTAGTATGATATTACTGTATTTTTTCCCAGGTATGGTAATAGTACCCGTATGGGTAGGTAGCATATTATTTAGAAGTAGGTCCCACCAGTTTGCTCCAAAGTACTTATGCACCTTCCCTTTGGTTGGTATGCGCTGTCTCGGCAGAAGATGCCAACCATACAGCTTCGGAAGGGAATACAACGGAATTTTTTGTAAATCCATTTATTTTACAAAAATAATTAATTCTTACGGATTAGTTTCTTAACACACTTTTCAATATCCTTATTTCCTCCCTTAACTTTCGCGTCTCTAAGTTTAGAGAGGAATAGAACTTCCTCGCCTTTAAACTTCACGGGATAGTTACCATTAAAATCAGGCATTAGAGCTATCTCAATATCCGTCTCTATTTTACTACACTTGTATTCTGCCTTATCTCCCACTAGCGTTATCTTCAGAAGACCCTTTTCAGGAGTTATAGACTTTAGTTTTAGCTCAAATAACATAGCCGGTAACCCAGGTATACTATTGAAGTGTTTAGCATACTCGGTCGAATAATACCATTTTTTCATAGTAGAAGGCGGTATTACTATCTTACGACTATTCATAGTTGTGTATTCGGCGTATAACGAAATTTCTAGGTTATTTTTTCCACTAGATTTAGACGTGGCAGAACGGGAGCGGACTCGGGTCTTACGACGAGGGCTTTTAGACTTGCGAACGCGCTTCTTAAGGGACTTTTTAGGGGAGCTCTTAGAACGCGGGCGACCTACACTACGCTTCTTATGCGAACGCTTACGAGGGCTTTTCTTGGTCTTACGGACGCGCTTCTTAAGGGACTTCTTAGGGGAACGCTTAGAACCTCTAGACTTACGCGGGCGACCTACACTGCGCTTCTTAGATGAACGCTTCTTAAGGGACTTCTTAGGGGAGCGCTTAGAACCTCTAGACTTGCGCGGGCGACCTACACTGCGCTTCCTAGCTGAACGCTTACGAGGGCTTTTCTTGGTCTTGCGGACGCGCTTACGGGACCGACTCTTCGGTTTTGGTCCATCTATAACCTTTGCTCTGGTATAGACTCGTTTACCAGCCTTGGTATAGTAGTACTTGCCATCCTTACCTGGATGAACTACCACAGCTTTACCTTTAATAACTGCATACATTTATTAGAAAAAATAATTTAAATATAATCACATTTTTCTACTTCATACCCCTCTCGCCTTGAGACCATTCTAAACGGCTTGCCACAGCCCTTTATTTTCCCTTCTTCCGCATACTTATCACATAGATTCTTGGGAGTATGTGGATTCATCTGGTCCGTAAGTATAACCTTACCATTTTCTTCTCGGAAAAAGTAACCGTGTCTAAATATGGTACAGTTCACTTCGTTTTTCCCAACCTGTACATAATGACTACAATGCGGACACTGAAAGATGTACAATCCAGCTTCATTATCTACCTCCACTTTTGACATTTTTACAAGCTAAAGATTACCCTTTAATATAAAATGAAAAGATACGCAGAAGCACCACCGGCTTCTTGTACACGTTCTAAGAAACAATGTGTATATGTCCCTACCAAAACTTATTATAGTCCATCAGATATATATAACTATATCAGAAAAGACTCATTGGTTGACTGGCTAGAAAAAGCAAAGCCTAAACTAAAGGAGAAAGATGATTTTTCTGAGCTGTTAAAAACAAAGGGAAAAGAGTTTGAAAAAACCATTTTATCTTCTATGATAGCGCCTGTCACAATCTCGGACAAGATTACAGATGATTCTTGCCTAAAGACTCTAAGGGCAATGGAAAACGGAGTGCCCTATATTCATTCGGCTCCTTTTCGGGATGAGATTTCCGGCTTTCAAGGTATAATAGACCTTCTGGTAAGAACAGACCATCTCGAGACCTTTATAAAAAATCCGCCTATAACAGCTCCTAATTTCGCCTACAAGATAGGAAACCCATATCACTACGTAGTTATAGACATCAAATTCTGTACACTTCCCCTATCTACCGATTTACGTACTGTTTTAAATCCTGGCAATTTCCCCTTTTACAAGGCACAACTATACATGTACAATACCGCTATAGGGAATATACAGGGATATACACCCGAAAAGGCATATATACTAGGAAGACGTTGGAAGGTCACACAGGCTAACGCAAATAAGGTTAGCTACGACCCATTTGACAGACTGGGAGAAGTAGTATTTACAGAGGAAATAAAAACCGCTGTAAATAGCGCTATAGCCTGGAAAAATGAACTAGATAAGAACTGGCGAAAATGGTCTATTCCACCTACTTTACCGGACCTTTATCCTAATCTCTGTGTAGATTCAGAAGGGTGGAACAAAGTCAAGGCTGATATAGCACATAAGATAGGAGATATTACAGAGGTATGGCATCTTGGCCCTAAACATAGAGACAGTGCATTTTCCCATAATATTATTTCTTGGAAAGACCCAAGATGCAATAGCTCTATTTTAGGCCTCTCTAAAGGAATAGGGTATGTGGTAGATAGAATACTAAACATAAATAGACAAGATACCGCCTTAATACTACCTGAAAAAATCACGTCTACTCTATATGACTGGCGAACTGTAAAAAACGAAGCCTTTGTAGACTTTGAAACTCTGTGTGATATAGACGGGGAACAGACAGGTTATATATTTATGATAGGAGTCTATCATAACGGAGTGTATACTAACTTTACGGCTTCCTCTCCTACTAAGGAGGAAGAACTGAGAATTATGGAGGCATTTGCTTCCTTTATAAGCACTTCCTCTATAGAACGCATGTGGTGTTGGAGTGCGGACAAGTACATATGGTTACGAGCCGAAAAGAACCATAATAAAAAATTCTCCCTTCCTGACTGGTGTGACCTATATAGACTTTTTATTTCCGAACCTATAGTAATTAAAGGCTGTTTAAAGTACAACCTGAAAAGTATAGCGTCCGCTATGAAGAAGCATGGGTTTATAAGTACAGATTATAGTGAGTCGTCTAGCTCTAGTAATTCCCATATCTCTATTTCTTGTACCTCGGGTATACACGCCCTACTTCTCGGAAGAATGGCGTACGAAAATAATTCTACAGAATTGCTACAGGAAATAAAAAATTACAATTACAAGGATGTTTTTGTATTATATGAAATTTTAAATTTTATACGGACACTCTGAAATTTTCTCAAACTTCCAGGAAGCTCCAGATTTCAGATTTATCATCGGAAGATTTACACCGCCAGCTATATAGGCTGTAAAGTATAGACCTGATGTAGGATTATAGATATACCCAGAAGGCATAAATATAGCATATTGTTTCTTGTCTTTCACATCATACGTCTGACTAGGAGCAGGTGAAACTGGGTCAAATACTATCCATCTTCCGCTTGAAGTTTGTTGTGGGTTAGTAACGGTCTTCCAGTCATCATTCGTAAATATCTGAATATGCTGGTTAAAGTATATAGCCGTTATAGGTTGTGTATTCATATTACTATTACTTATCCTATACACGCCATCTTGTACTGTTTCAGGGCAGGGAGGACCACAATCATCCCCACATGAGTTTTTCCCACAGGTCTTTCCTTCGCATCCATTCACACATACACATGTACCGCTCTGGCAGGCATATCCGTTCCCACACTTTCCACAGGACTGACCACACGAATCTGTACCACAATTATTATCCCCACAAGGGCCTTTAGAACACGGGCATGGCTCAGCTTGTACCGTTCTATCGTATTTTTTGAGACTGTATCCTATTGAAACAGCAATAGGAACTATAGCACAAATAACTACAAGAAGAGAAAATAGCTTCTTACTTATTTTCCAGTGATAATCATCGTGTAAATATATTAATATTATAGGCAGAACAATACCTAAAAATATACCTCCAAATAGTACAAGTTTATTCACACGTTTCTCCTGTATAGTCTTGGTTTTTCTCGTTCCCACACTAGGTTGACAGGTTCCCGATACGCATACACACCCTTCGGTAGAACAATCGCCATCAAAAGCGCATTCACAGTCTAGAGTATAATTGCAGAAATCTAGCGGTATCTTTTGTTTAGTTATACGACTTCTACAGACAGGATTACCCTTTCCGTCACATAGTTCTATACCAGCTAGGTCTCTACACGCGAAGCCAGTTGCTCCCCCCAGCACTAGTATAGTGACTATAACAAGAGTCGTTACCGCAGGACTTCCAAAACCCGCGTGCATTCCTCCAGAAAAGGCTAATAACCCTGAAAACACGGTAACCATAACACCCATTATAAGTACCTGCTTATTATAACTATCTGGTGTATAAGGAATATAATTTTTCCCACATACCTCGTTGAAGCGTATCCAGTTTATACTTTCTGGATTCCTAGACTGAGAGGGTATATTAGGATTATTTAACCAGGCCCAAACTTCGTCACAGTGTGTAGCGCATGTAGCATCTGACAACCCAAAATTACTTAGTATAGTCTTGCCGCAGTTTTTATCAAAACACATCGCTCCCGGATTTCCAGCAGATGTTTGATTTTTCGGGACAAGAGAACTAGTATAACACATACAGTCTTGCATATTTTGGGTAACTAGATACTTATCTATAGCAATCCTAGTTGTATAATCTGGCGTTTGGTTATATTCATACACACAATACTTTCCCATACTATCATTACATGTTTTAGCGTCTGCACAATCCTGTTTAAGACATGAAAGCGGGATGGTACTAGCATACGAGGAATTATAACCGGCTACACTAGCGATTTTTTTGCACGTGTTTTCACTAAAGTTTATATTTGGGTTAAATATCTGGAAATATATAGTCAGCAGAGGACTCCATGTATCTACTATAGCTGTAATCTGTGCAGTAGCAAAAAGATACCCATTATAGTCTTTCTGTGTGAACTTTTTCGGGTCTACACCGAAAGTAATACCATATAAAGCAACATTTTTCGCGTCTACTACCTGTATTATAGAAATAGAATCAACAGTGCTATTTATTAGGTTTACACCGTTAGGTGTCCATGACTGAACAGGAATTAACGTCCCCATAACTCCCTCTGTATCCCTTAGTATATTATTCATTAGTCCGCTTATGTACCCATCCTTATTTCCTTGGTTAAGGTAGTCCTGATATTGGGAATAAGATAGCTGAAAAGTTAGAGAATACACGTCACCATTCTGATTCGGCTTAGGGGGTAGCAGAGCGCTCTGTATGGCTGTCGTAAGGGGTAAAGGAGGACCATAACCTGTATATGGAGGATTAGAAAAGTTACCCTTTATATAGGTCATAAAAGCATTAGTAAAATCCTGAAAGCCTTCTTGGAAAAAATCTAGAGAAAGAAATGGGTTATTGGAATCTTCTTTTTTATAGTGTCCTGTCGTGTAGAGTTCATTATAAAAGTCCAGTATACAAGCATAAATAAGGTTAGTATCACATAACCTAGACATATACCCTATATCCATACCTTTAGGGGCGCTGTCGGATTCCCCCTGACTTAGGGTCTGCATCCATTGCTGTAGAGCTAAAAAGCCTGTATCCCGATTAAAATCTGTGTAATCAAAATTATACTGACAGTATACCCATCCCTTGTTAGGAGTATTCCAGTTCCCATCCATACTAACATTCCAGTCAGTGCCAAGTACATTATTATGGTTGGTACCTATACCGGCTATGGCACATGTACTTACACCATCAAATACACCGCATAGGCTACCTTGCCATTGTGTACATGTTGTGGAACTAGTAAGATAATTAGTACTACAACTAGTCCCTCCGGCACTATATAATATTTCCGGTAGTCCTGTTGGTTTGCATAAATCCTGTTTATCAGGGGTGCAACTACCGCCTTGACAACTAGCATCATCGTTATTAGGCGTCTGTGGTCCTTTACTATACTTTAACGTATTTGTAGTTAGTCTTCCTCTCATTTCTGGAGTAAAGATATCAAAGTAAAAATCAGACCAGCTCATTTATTGTTAAAAATTAAAAGTTTTAACAATTCTACTTACTTTCCTGTTTCTTTTTGTAGAAAAATATTATTCCCATAGCTATTATGAAAAATGCTACAGTTATCCAAATTCCTATATTTCTCATAAACTTGGAAAATTTATACATTGTACTATTTACACGCCCTACAGGGCCTTGTATAGACCCACCAGACATTACACCATTTCTATAGTTAGTTATAGCACCATCTGGTACAAATTTATATGTATAGTCAGGATAGTCTTTGGCCAGACCTGTTATGACATTACCGCTATCATCTCTGAATTTTACCGGCTCGTTACCATCTACATAAATATGAGTATCTAGGTTACCACTTCCTGCTATAATATCTGATAGTACAAAGCGGGCGAATAGTGTACGTGATTGTTGTGTATCGTTCCCCCCGCTACTAGTAGGGGATATCATATTAAGGTAGTTATCCCAAGCTGTAGTATTCAGATTGGCAACGCCTAGTGCAGGTGTATTCATCGTATCCTTCATATTCAGTTTATTAGGACAATTTTGCACATTATCAGAACCATGCGCATCATACTGTACCGTACCGGGTGTGCATCGCCCCTTACCTGTAGAAGTCATATACTCCGAAGGGATAGTATAAAATTTGGTATTATCGTTCGTAGGATTATATAGAGGATTAGGTATGTTAGGTACTCCTATGCTATTCGCTAGGGAACTATAACCTTTTATCGAATTATCCAAATTCTGCATGGTATCTATTCTATACCCACCATTATCTCCGAAAGAACTTCCTACAGACTGCCCTGATGCTACGGATACGGCCATTTGTAACAGGTTTCCGCCGGGTCTAGATTGGTCACCTGGTGTTAGCCCATATACATACCGCAGAGGCGGACCATCTATCTTTACATTGCCGTCTTGGTAATCGACACAGTCTACATTATTTCCTCCTTTACCCATCTCTGAACCGGAAATACACTCCTCTCCCTTACTAAAGAATGGAGGAAGAGATTTTATATATGCAAATACAATCAGAGACCCTATAAGAACAAATAATATAAAAGATATCATAATTTTCATAGGACCGGTAGTAAGCGGTTTGGATAGAGCCCATCCTATAGCTCCTATAAGTATAGCCAGTGCTATAAGAAAACCACCTAATCCTTCTACTGTAGCAGTAGCTTTCTGCTGAATGGTCTGTGTAATGTCATTAACTACAGTTGATACCTGTGTATTATCTAGAGTTTGGGATGAAAGGAAATTCTTACTAGAACTAAAGTCTAAATTTACATTTCCTACAATCGTACTATTATCGCATATAAACTTATTATCTACGTTTGAGAACTGTAACGCACCCGCGTTCATAGAATTTATAATGGTATTAGTAGTATTTACCATAGTGTTAACAGAGTTGCTAGCATCCGCGTAACCTACTCCTAAAGAGCCTACCGTAGATGAAGCACTTTGTAACATCTGTTGTTGTATATTATTTTTTAGGTTAGTATCCTGTTGAGCTTTAAGAATCTGTGTATTTTTCACCATAATTTCAGCTTGTTCTTTTGCATTTAAGTTTCCACCTATGTAACAGTTATTTAAGCTTATTGTCTGAGACGTCTTATCTATCTGAGCCGTATCCGCTGTAGTAGACTGACTTACAGAATTGACTACATTCGCAACGGCATCTGCTACGTTTTTACTTTCCGCAGCGCCCATTTTATTCTAAAGAAAGTTTAGAATAAAAATAAATGTCTACCGTATGTATATATTCTTATTTTCACACACTGGTAGCGGAATATAATCTATCATTTTTTGTAGAGCATCTATTACCGCACGTTACCTATATTTTTGTTATTAATGGCCATTACTGTCCAGTAGAGATACCAGTTCTTAATAATAATGTTACTATAATTAAACGGGATAATATAGGCTATGATTTTGGTGCGTACAGAGCCGGTCTAGATTCTATAAAAGATAAGGATACTTTTTCTTACTACGTCTTTATGAACTCTGGTGTGTTCGGGCCCGTACTTCCTCACTACTCTCGGAATATAGATTATTTCAAGATATTCACGGACAAGATAACGGATAAGGTTAAGCTAGTAGGAACAACCTTAAATATCACAGGTAAACATGCACCCGAAGGTTTCGGGCCAAAAATAGAAGGCTTTTTCTTCGCTACTGATACTCAGTTTTTAAAAATACTATTAAAAGATGGAAGCATCTTTAGAAATTATGATAATAAATTATTTATAATAATGTATTCTGAATACGGTTTATCTACTTGTGCATTTCGGTCAGGTTATTCTATAGCCTGTATGTTGCGAAACTATGATAAGGACTGGTCTGATATCGATAACTGGGAAGTTATGCCGAAACCTATTTCTAGATGCCCTGAATGCGTTAACCCGTACGAAGTTATTTTCCATAAATGGTATTGGACTGACGTGCCTGATTTAGTCTGCTTTGATATTATAGAGAATTACCGGCGAGAATGCTCCTTATAGGCTTCTACAGTTTTCTGTGTAGCCATACAGCTTTCCCCTGTCTTGGAATATACCACGTCAAAAACATTCCCTATATTCTTCCATCCTATATATTGTACATTATACACAGGATACCCTTTGTATAGTATCTTATTCACTATCTTTACGTATTCTTCAGGGGTATGCGGTTCCTTGTGATTAATATCATAGTTCTTATCCACGAAGGACTCCGGTACTGACTTTATATTTTTACACCAGTGAGCCCCGAAAGATATGATATACACCCCTTCTATGGTAGCAACAACGTGGAATATGGTCTGGGTGCCTAGTTTCCTATATCCTAGGTAGTCTGTAACGGATGGCCACGCCTTTGTAACGCTATGCCTAATATACGCCTCTTCCGGGTGAGAATGGAAGTTATATCGGGTCGGCGCTACACTCACGGCTTCTTCTTCACCAGATTCTACGCTATCCTTATTAACGTCTATAACGTGTATAAACATACCTTCCTTATACTCTATATCTTTTGGGTATAACTCTCCCGTTATCTCTCTCTGGGATGTCTTGCCATTCTCCGTTACCATACCTTTCTTAGTAGAAGCGGATTTTAAGAACGTTACGGCATTCTTAGAGAATCTAGCGTGTATTTTACAAGCGTTTCCCGCCTTCTTATACTCCTCTAGTACGTAAAGAGCTTTTTTAACTACAAAATCCGGCTTGTCTCCTTTTCCGTCCCTAACTAAAGCAAGACTGGGTTGTATAGATTTTTTTAGTGGTGTTGTAGTGGTAATATACGGGTTTGTAAAGCCATTTTTAGAAAGATACTCTACACAGGCTGAGAAATTTTTTTCGCTTATAGGTACACATGTCCAGAGGGGGCGTTTAAGTTCCCCCTCCATCTTTGGTAGAACATTATACTTCATATACTTTTCATTACAGGAAAAAATGCAAAGATTTTTTTTCGTACAGAGGAAAAAATAATCGGAAAATAAAATATTATCTATAAATTTTTTTTCTTCCAAAATCTTTTTCTCTTTTTTCTCCAGCATTTTCTCTCCATCTTTTTCCAAAACCAAAAGTAAACCAGGTTCTGCTATACGGGATTTTTCCGGCTTGCCTATCTTCTCGTGAAAAGCCTTATATTCCCTGTCTATAACTTTCGGGTAGTCTATTAGAATCACAGACATTTTATTATAGAAAATGTTTAAAGATACTGCTGTATAATAAAATGAGCATTAAACTTACCACCTTCGATAATAGACTAGAATTATCTTCGCCGAATCATACGCTATTTATTTCCGAAAAATGCATGTGTATAGATGACAGTGCATGTTTTCCTAGAATAAGCGGTGACACAATTACACTAGACTCACAGGAAAATTCTCTTAACATAAGAGTAGGAAAACTTACCTTTACCTTTTCTAATTCGGGAGACCTAAAATATAGTACTTCATTAAATTGATTTTTGAAACCAAGTTTTAGATAAAAAAGACTATGAATATTTTTTATCTACATCACAACCCGAAAAGGTGCGCTAAATATCACTTGGACAGGCATGTCGTTAAGATGATACTGGAAACGTGTCAGTTACTCTGCACAGCTATCTGGTTAGCGGGAGGGGAAGCCTATTGTAAACCTACCCATAAAAACCATCCTTCTGCTATCTGGTGTAGGGCAAACAAGAGTAACTGGGAATGGCTTAAGAGCCTTGGTATTGCTCTATGCGAGGAGTACACATACAGATACGGAAAGACACACAAACTAGAGACAGTGTTAAGAGAACTTGAAGTTCCCGATATTCCTGACGGAGATTTTTCCCAACCCACTCAGGCTATGCCAGACGAGTATAAGGATAAGGATTCTATACTTGCCTATAGGGCCTATTATAGCTACGGAAAAACACACTTGCATTTTTGGAAAACTAGACACGCATGGAAAGGGAGAAGTATACCGAGATTTATTTTATTTACTCATCCGGAATATAACCTTTGAAATAATAATATTTCAAAGAAAGTATTAATTCAGCTTGTTTAATAAATTTTTTAATTGAGAAATATGGTAAGGTTTGAAAAGAAAATTTTTTATTCCATACTTCTTACAGCTTTCTTTATCCGTTTCTAAAACTGAAGCTGTAAGCACTGATACTTTAACGTTTATACTATTCCTGCTTATGTACTCGGCTACTTCTATTCCACTCATAACAGGCATCTTAAGGTCAAGAAGAAGTATATCGTACTTGTTTTTATTAAGCTCAGCTATGGCTTCTTTTCCGTTTTCAACACATTTTATATTGGTATAGTTAAGGCTCTCTAGCATTCTGCACAATAATTCAGAATTACACACATTATCTTCCGCTATGAGTATAGAAAGATTAAGATGGTCTATTTCTACCTTGGAAATAATAACCTCTTCATTTTTTCCGATACTATTCACAAGTACAGAAAGTAATTTACTCTTGTTTATCGGTTTGTATATACAATTTTTCTCGTACCCATCTTTCTCGCTTTCCTTGACCTTTATCACAGGTATGGTATAGTTTACGTCGCAGTCTGCTATAACAGCAGAGAAATCGTAGCGCTCCCCTAACTTTTCACCTTCTCTAGGTGAAGCACATAGAATAGGAAACATGCCATGGTCAAATAGGATATCTCCTATATTTAACCTATCATCTACATTCCCGCTTATAACTAGCACATATTGCCCTTTTAGGCATAAAGCGGATGTTTCTATATTCTTTTGATACTCCTCATAAGGCTCATGTGTCACAGTAAAGGTAAATATAGAACCTTCTCCCTTCTCGCTATCCACACTTAACTCTCCTCCTAGAAGTTTTACTAGCTCTGTAGAGATAGCTAAGCCTAGACCTGAGCCATTTTTTGTTAGGGTCTCCTGAACCTGATAGAAAGGCTTGAAAAGATTTTTCTGATTCTCTATAGAAATCCCGATACCGTCATCCTCTACAGAAAAAAGAAGTTTTTCCCCTTTTATACCGAGGTGCACTATAATTCTCCCGCCTATCTCTGTGAATTTATTGGCGTTGGAAACGAGATTTATCAGAACTTGTACAATTTTATTTTTATCGGAAATTACATATTCCGGAAAATTCTCAGAAAAAATATATTGCAGTTTTTGCTTTTTTTCTTTTATTCTAAAATCTAGAGCAGAATTAATTTCCGAAACTAGCTCTTTCGAGGAAAAACAGACTGAGTTTATAGAGGCATGTCCAGTTGTAAGCTTGGAAAAGTCTAGAATATCATTCACCAGCTCCATAAGCTGTATACTGCACTTTGTGATAGCATTTACATAGCTCTGCTGTACCCTATCTAATTTCCCGTGAGAAAGTAGTTGAGTATATCCAACTATCCCATTAAGAGGGGTACGTATTTCATGACTAAGGGAAGATAGAAAATCATATCCTTCCATTTATTTTTGCGAAAAATTAGATAATCTAGCTAATTCGTATTTCATCTTACCCTCATCGTACTTTCCCATCTCTACCGTGTAATGAGTAGGTGACTGTATATCATATGTATTCTTATCACTCTTATCTAGACTTATACTCAGGTCTCTAGGTAGCGTAATATTATTCTGCTTGGCGTACGATACCCATTCCTGGTATATATCATCCGGTATAAGAGGGGTAGATGAAAAAAGCTCGTCATAAGCAGAAGTAACCCAATTAACGTATTCTCCTGCGTTTACACGCTCTTCTCTGGATAAGCTAAGCTGTCGCCTTATATTCCCTTCTAAAGAAGCGTATTTAACGGCTATGGACTTGTGCGTTACGGATTTTCTCTCGAATTTTCCAAACTTGGTTATAGCGGAAAGGGTACCACTTAAGAAGGATAATAGAGTAACTAAGACAGTTACTAGCTCCTGTTGTTCTGAGAAGGCTGTTAATAGGCCGGATAGCGGACCCAATCCTATCACTATATACATTAATACGCTATGTTTTGTACTAGCTTTCTTAGAGGCAAAGAGATTCATCCATTTATACCCTTTACAAGAGTCTCCTATATTTTTAATCATATTTTCTATACTATCTGACCAAATAGATGTAGTTACGGGAAATTTCTCTTCTGTATTATTTTCGCTCTCCATTTTATATACACAAAAAGGCCTTTAAGGTATATATCTTAAGGATAATAAATGGCAAGAGTGTATAGCTGTAAAAAAGGCTGTTGTACAATACAAGAACTAGCCCGTGTAATAGCGTATAGCAAAAAACGCAGGGGGAACTGTCCAAAAGCGGGTGTATTTATCTACGACCCAGAGGAAAAACGAGTGCTCCTCGTACAATCCCGAGGACAGTTATGGGGTGTACCGAAAGGAACTTTAGAAGTAGACAAGTTCGAGAACGTTACTGAGTGCGCTGTAAGGGAAGTAAAAGAAGAAACAGGTATAACAATAGACTCATCACAATTTCTATATAGCGTTAGGATAAAAAACCGCGCTGTGTATTTTTATGCGGAACTAGCGTATTTCCCTGTGAGTATACAAGAGAGTATAGAAAGTATAGAAAGTACGGGAAATACAGACGAAAACGACGCTAACGGTATCACTTGGATAAAGTTAGACTGCCTCAACGATTTTATAGACGAGGGAAATATAATACTTAGTCATCATTGTAGAGTACTATTTTTAAAGATTCTAGGAATAAGCTTTCCAAAGTCTAATTTTATAAAAGTAGAAAGAAGGCGTAAAAATAGTATAAAAAGAAAATAGAAGTATAAAAAGTATCATGGCTACAAAGATTCTACGTATCTGTTTTCTAGGACCGCGCAAAGCAGGAAAAACATCTTATATTCGGGCTCTACAAAATGAGCGTTACAAGTCTGCTTATATTCCTTCTGATGAAGTAGATATTTCTACAGTGAGATATAAACTGAATTGTGGTAACACACCTATTATAGTCTCAGCATGGTCTATAAATAAGCCCCATAAGTGTATTATAGAGGCCTCTCATGGGGTAATAGGTCTATTTGACACGACCGTCGCTACTAGTTACATAGATTTGCTACAGGACTTGCAGAAGGTTTCTAAGCCGGTAGTTTTAGTAGGTACTAAGACTGACTCTAAGAATAGGATATTATGGCCTAGTCATACAGGACCTTACTACGAAATCAGTGCAAAAGAACAATATAATCTAGAATATCCTATGGTGAATCTTCTTAGATTAATTCTAAAAAATAACAGTATCGGACTAGTATGATTTTAAAAAGTTAACTTTTTAAAATTACCGTTTCTGGGCTAGAGCACATAGGATTATTAACACACCAGATAGAACTATCAATATACCCGCCATCTGTTTCGGTAGTATATTTTTAGGACAGTCAGGCTCATACCATTCTATAGGTTTCGGTACCTGAAAAGGGATAGGAGGGGGAGCTGTGACAGTATCAGGACCTTCTATACCTTGTATTAGAACTATACCAGGATTGGTAGGGTATCCTCTCCACTCGTTCATAATGGTTATAGTATAATACTCTGTATCGTTATAGAAATTGGGTCTAAAATTAGGATAGTATCCACTACTATTTATAATCCCTGTTACCTCCCCATCGTACATTTCTGTACCGGATATAGTGACTAGGACGTAATAGTTATTTTTCTCAGCGTATTCTGCGAATTCCTTACTAGGCTTTATGTATAACATTGGAATAGGGAAAGTATTATCTTTCGGAATGACAGCGTCCCAACGTTGAATATCATAGGTAGGCATTTATTAGGTACAATAAAAAGTAAATTAAAGATGTCTATGGTGTTTTAAAATGTCTATAAAGGCCAGTGTACAGGAATTACAGGCCATTAGAGCAGAACTTAAACTTATGAATGAGAAGAGAAAGAAACTCAAGGAGCGAGAGAAGGAGGTAGAAGCTACTATATCCGAGTACCTAAGAGCTAAGGAGCATCCAGGAGTGAAACACCAAGGGACTGCTATAGTTCTAGAGGAGAAGGAAGCCCGTGTGACAAAGAAGGCGAAAGAACGTGACGCGGACGCTATTTCTATTCTACAAAAATATGGTATAGCTGACGCAGAAAAAGCTCTGGAAGAACTTATGGAAGCCCGTAAAGGGGAAAAGGTACTAAAGTCTAAGCTTCAGATTAAAAAGTATAAAGATAACGTATAATTCCAAAATAATGATTATTGGAATTATTGGAACTATAGGAAGCGGGAAGAGTACACTCGCCTCATACATATCTCAGAAATATGGATACACAGAGTATAGCTTTGCGGACCCTCTTAAGAAAATAGGGGAGCTGTTCGGCTTTACTAGAAATCAGCTTTATGGGACACAAGCGGAAAAACTAGAAATTAACGATGCGTGGGGTGTATCTGGTAGGGAATTCTTACAGAAGGTAGGTACTGAGCTTTTTAGGGACCAGCTGAATACTGTACTACCCGGTATTAAATTACATAAAGGCGTGTGGTGTGATATCTTTAGGTATAAGTATACTAAACAACCGGGTAACTATGTTATACCAGATGTCCGCTTCCCGGATGAAGTAGAGACTATAAAGGGGCTAGGCGGTATTTTAATAAGGATAGAAAGGGATATAAACGAAAAACATACCCATAGGTCTGAAACTAGCTTAAATAATATTATTCCAGATTTTACAATAAAAAATAACGGAGACATAAAGGAGCTATATAATAAGTTTGAAGATGTATACAAATCATTTAAAACCCTCTGAAATAAATTAAAAAATGAATGAAGAGATTTCCTTAATGTCTTTCCGCGCCATTTGTAGTTTCGTAGCAGACCTTACTGAGGTCTTTGGAAACCGCCACAAGCCTCTTAAGCTATACAATAGACTAGTAAGCCAGACCAAGATAACCCACGACCAGGCTATTAGAAAGCATATAGCGATTTTTAAGGACTTTTGTGTTCAGAACCGCGAGGGTATCCTAAGCAGAGACCATACCAAGATAGTTAACGGTAAGCTATCCTATTCTGACCGGGTATATATAGACTTGGCATATATTTTCCGTATTTCCGACGAGGAGACCAGAGCCGTAATATGGAGACATATTCTGACTATAAGCGCCTTTGTAGACCCAGATGCAAAGTCTAAGGACATCCTAAAGAAGGCAGAAGAGGGTAGCGAAAAGGAATTCTTATCTTCTGTGATTAGCAAGGTGGAGCAGAGCGTTACCCCTTCCTCTAATCCTATGGAAGCGGTATCTTCGATTATGCAGTCGGGCGTGTTTACTGACCTGATGGGAAATATGCAGAGCGGTCTGGCATCTGGTCAATTAGACATGGGTAAGCTTCTTGGTACACTACAGGGTATGATTTCTACTATTAGCACAGAGGCTAAGGATGACCCGGAAGCTCAGCAGGCTCTAGGTATGATAAATAATCTTATGGGTGGTATGAGTGCAGAGAATCCTCCTGATTTAATGAAGCTCATGTCCGGTATGGTAAAAAATCTAGACCAGGGTAATGTGAAAAAGTAGTATAGAAAAAATAAAATTGATTTTTAAACTAGAGTGTGGTTTAAAAATGTATAACATGACTTCTTCGCCTATTTACCAACAATACTATATTGAACAATCAGGTGATTTCGACGACGGCACAGGAGTAGTTGACTACGTTACATTTGTCATTGAAGCACGTGACAAGAAGCATCTTCAGAATATTATTCTGGGAAGGTACAAAGTTTTTTCTAGATTGCTCATGCCTAGATGGGTTGACGGACGATGGCATTGCCATAGTAATAATATCACGGATGGAGACTCTACACTGAACTGTGCAAGTGAATACCAAAAGTTTCTTGCCGAATACTACAAGAATAAGGACCTTTTCGATGATTTCTCTAGAGAAGAGTCTGGAGGCTTGGAGTTCCTAGGAACTAAGGAGGAAGCTGAGAAACATTATGTAGACGATGGAGATACCAAGTGGTCTAATATGCTAACTGGAGGCAAGGTAGACGACATTAGTAAGCGAATGCATGGTATCGTACATGTGCCCTATAACGATAGTCTATTCTAAAAATAAATATTCCCCTAAAATAGGCTTAAAAAAATAATTTGTAAGATATGTACCTATTACTACCATAGTAATGGGTCCTATAACTCAGCTGGTAGAGTGCAGGTCTTATAAGCCTGAAGTCGTGAGTTCGAGCCTCACTAGGACCACATTTTTAACAGCCCATACTAAGATAGTATGAGCCGTTGTAGCTTAGTGGTAGAGTGTCCGGCTTTTAACCGGAAGGTCGCGGGTTCAATCCCCGCCAACGGCATTTTTACCCATTATGTATAACATAATGGGTCCTATAACTCAGCTGGTAGAGTGCAGGTCTTATAAGCCTGAAGTCGTGAGTTCGAGCCTCACTAGGACCACATTGGTCATCAAGACCCAATACTATAATAGTATTGGGTAGCTTTCCCGAGCGGTCAAAGGGGCGAGACTTAAGATCTCGTGCGCAGGCTTCGCGGGTTCGAATCCCGTAGCTACCATATACCTTTTACTTTGAAAGTAAAAGGTCCTATAACTCAGCTGGTAGAGTGCAGGTCTTATAAGCCTGAAGTCGTGAGTTCGAGCCTCACTAGGACCACGTTTATACCTTTTACAAAATTAAAAGGTATCCACCCATGATTTACTTTTTTGGCGTCTTTTGATACCCTTTTTATAGGACTCTAAACGGGAGATTTTTCTTATTTTAGAAGATGTTAATTTTATTATTTCCGCATAAAAATAATAAATTGAAAATATTATCTTATCTATAATGCACCGTAATAATTATGACTACAGGATATATTTACCTATTACAGGAACGGGAATTTATCAAGACTGGCGAAGATGTTTATAAGATTGGGAAGACTACACAAGATATTCAGAAGAGAATGCAAGGCTATCCGAAAGGCAGTAAACTCGTCTTTGTTATGCCATGTACAGACTGCCATGAGACTGAGAAAAAGCTACTGAAAATTTTCAGGGAAAAATATGCACGTTGTAAGGACATAGGAGCCGAGTACTTTAAGGGCGATGCGAAGGATATGGTAAATACTATATGCGAGAATAGGGAACGTTGGGAAAGCCGAGAAGATAGCGATTCAGAACCTGAAAATTGGGTTAAATTCTTAGATTACCAGAAAAAGATTGATATTTTAACTCCCGTCCAAAGACGCGATAAACTTTATAAATCGCTCGGTATTTATTAACAAAATACTTTGTTTTGTATTAGTATAGAAAATTTTCACCTTCCCAACACCTTTAATATATCATCCATCATTTTTCTACTTACTTTCAAGCCTAATTTTTTCGCTATTATTTTAACCTCATCTTCAATATCATCTAAAAATTCTAGTTCATCCGGCTCAAACATACCTACAATCCTGTTAATAATCTCTGTCTCGCTATTATCAGTCTGAAGCTCCTTTTCGGCTTCCTTAATATCCACTCCTTTTTCTATACTTATACCGGTTCTCGGAAGATACACACATTTTATAACCTTCATATCCCCTTTAGCTCCTACATAAGTAGCCGTTAGCTCTCCATCTCGGTCTAGTAACACCTCGCCTTCTTCCTGGTATCTAGACAAGCCGAAGATAGGCAACACTTTAGAACCAGGTGCCACGGTTATCTCTAGAATACAGCATTTACTACCTGCGAAATCTAGCGCCTTGTCATACTCTACACTAGTAGAGATAAAGGCCTTATCTGAATACACAGACATGCTATTTTTTCCCTTGTACACAGTAATAGGATTTTCTAAAGCAGGCGCTCCGCTGAAAGCTAAGTCTATTCTGTGTAGATGTTCTGCCTGCATAGAGCCAAGTCCTTTACCTTTCCGTAAGCGCTCATTTAGCGTATCAAATGCCCCGCCGGTATACCATGCCAGTGACTCTCTAATATTTTCTGGTAGAGAATTTACGTATGAAATTTGTTTTCTCATTTATATTAGTAAATATAAATGTCTACATATCGTATTTTGGCTTATATTGCCTATGCTATGTCTATTATTCTATTTGGTGTGTATATAAGCATGATTAAGAAACAACAGAAGTATAGCACCCTTACCATAATTTCTTCAGTATTATTCTTACTACTTTCTGTGGGTATATCACATGCTGATAAAGACCAGTACTCAAATGCTAGAGATAATGTCGATATCCTTATTGTATTATTGGCACTTTTCCTTGCCCTTAAACATAGGAAGGAGGAAGGCTTTACTACTCTAGGTCTGAGTATGACCATCGCATATCTTGGAGCTGGTAGTAAAATTATATTAGAGAATTGAGGTCTTAAAAAGAGTATTTTTTAAGAAATGAAAGCATACTGTTACTACGGTCATAGTACCATATGGGAAATCCTGTATAATACCATAGAAAAGGAACAAGATGTGTTTATTGTATCATACCAGCTTCCTAGTATATTACCGAGTAATTGTAAGGGTACTAGACTGCTACAACGCCCAGTGAAAAATATAGAAATGGAATTTATAAGAACCTGTTGTGAGCTTGTTAAAGATTACGAAGCTGAGAACAATATAAAATATGAAAAGCTTATTATGAGGGATATAGAAGCTATTCCGGATACTGATATAAAAGTTGTATCTTCTCTATACATATTTAAGCCTGATAATATATATACTAAAATAAATGACTTACCAGACCCATGTCTAATATATAATAAGCTTTTTGGGGAAAACCGTGTTATATTTTATGGGACTGATATACCTGCACCTAAAAAGACTACATTTCTTCTAAGTAGCGTTATACATAACAAGAGTATAAATAATACGTGGGACAATTCTATATTTTCCCACGAAGAAAGATTAATTCAGACGCTTTCTCAGGTCGAGACTATCAAGAAAAAATGCCCAGATTCTAGTATTTTCCTCTTAGAATGTAGTGAGTTGAATCTTCTAGAAATATATAGGCTATTAAAACACATAGACACGATTATATTCTTTACACGGGATACTACGGCCATGTCACTTTCTCATGGTCCGACTAAATCAAAGAATTTAGCGGAAATATATATAACTAAAAGTATGTTTAAAATTCTGTCAGATTTCTCCATTAATCATGTGGTCAAGATGTCAGGGCGGTATAATTTACACGAAAATTTCAGTATAGATAGACTACTTACGAATAAACCTACTACACGTATTGCACCAGCCGAAGAAAGCTGGACTCGTACAGCATATGCGTACTGTGCCATATACGCAATACCAAAGGCATATTTTTCAGAATATAGCTCCTTACTAGAAAGTGCCTTTATAAATCTTCCTTCTTACGGCTATGATATGGAACATGTCTTAATGTACTTATCCGATATACAGTCTATAGAACCTATATATATTAGTGCAAGATTAGCAGGAGGACCTTATTATTTCATATAAATAGATTTATACTCCGCATGGTATGTAATTAAACGAATGTTATTTTATACTTCTTTGTATAAAATTTTTATAGACTAAAATAAGCACCATTATAACTAATATTCCCTTCCACTCCTAGCGGTAAAGATATAATATTAATCTTGTCGCTGGATATACTATCCTTTATAGATTTTTCTATCATAGAATGATGACCTAAGGAGCAAGAAATTTTATATAATACATGCTTAAATTCTGTAAAATCAGTTTTTGGTATAGAAAATAACACCGTGTTAAATATATATTGATTTATATCCTTATTATACACGGAAGCGAAGCAGTATTTTTCTGAGATAAATTTTTCTAGTGAAAATACAGCTGTTAGTCTATATCTTGCGGATAGTTTTAAGTATACATTACCTTGTATATTATTTTTCTCTATATAATTTATACCTATTTCTAATAGCTTGCACTCGCCTATGCCTATATTGCAATTATTATTTATGTATACTTCTGCATCTTTATTTGTATCTGGTATATATACTAGTCCATCCGATACCTTTCTAAATATCTTCATTTCTTGACTTGTTAATTCAGAACCTTCTACTATTAGGCAGTATGAATTAGGTATCATTTTCCGTATGATATGTATACTATATATAGTTTCTGCAAATCTAACAGTTCTCTGTATGGCTTGATTTCTTTTCGGCTGTATGACAGAACATAGAATAAAAACAGCATCATACATTTTTAAAATTATTATTTTATTTTTAATTAGACAAATATAATATGAGTGTGTATATTTAAAACTTATTTTTCTTCTATAGAAAATAATGCCTATCTGCTACATCACTGCTTTCCTAGATATTAATAGGTCTTCCTGGAAAACTTTCAAGCGCACACCGGAAGACTACATAAAGGCCTTTTACCCTTTTATAAAGCTATTTGAGGAAGCGGAAAATGAGACTATGATTCTTTTTCTAGATTCTAGACATAGGAATAAGCTTCCTCTAGTCATGAAAAATATTATAGTCATAGACCTAGACGAAACATATCTAAATAAACTTTATGCCTGGCGCTGTCTCGAACGGGAAAGAGCTATAATGTCTAGTCTAGGGTATAAAAAGCTTATTTCGCACAGGACGCAGTACCCGGAAAATACTATTCCAGAATACACTATAATAAACCATTGTAAAATAGACTTTATAGGACAAGCTATGAAAATAGTAGAGTTCCCCTATTACTGTTGGGTAGATTTTGGCTTCTTTTCCAAACCCGAAAACATACCGAAAAGACTACTAGACCCATTTAAACTAGATACTTCCCGTGTAAATTATTGTGTAATATCTACCCCGAAAGATACCGATAATAATATCCTTTATACTTTACAGAATGCACCAGAGACGTTTACAGGTTACTTTTTCTTCGGTCCTAAAGAAGCCCTTATTCAGTATCAAAAACTATACCATAAAAATCTAGACCAATTCCAAGCTATGAATATAGCGGATGACGACCAGCACATTGCATTACGATGTTACTTCGAGAACCCATCCCTTTTTCGCTTACATACTATATTTTGGCATAAACCGCTACTAGTTTTTCAAAAGGATACTTAAAGCTCAAGATTATACCAAAAAATGAGTTTACTAACCTTTGTAACGTCTTTTAGGGATATCGGAAGAGATAAATGGGATAGATTTAGTAGACCTAAAGAACCTTATTTTAATGCCTTTAAACTATTCTATAACTATTTTAGGATTTTGGACAAGAACCGCTATAGACTAGTTATTTTCTGTGATGATAGATATACCGATTTGCTACCTTCTATAACCGAAGATAACATTATTACAGTTCCAACCTGCGACGAGTTCTTTTCTGTACATATTCCTGTTTGGTCTAGATTAGATAGGGAAAGAGCTATCATGAATAGCCAAGAGTATAAGGATATGGTTTCCCATATGATAATTCTTCCGGAACGTAGAGAACCGCTATATACCATGATTAATCATGCCAAGATAGACTTTATACGATATACTATAGATAGGTATAATTCGGAATATTATAGCTGGGTAGATTTTGGCTACTACGGGTATGGTCACGATATCATTATAAATCCTATAGATATGTCTAAAATAAGTAAGGATACTATTACGTATGGATGCTTAGAGGAAATAGATATCCTAGATAAAGACCCGTTATTTGTCCTCTATCACGACAGAGAAAGAGTAGGAGGCTGTTTCTTTATAGGAAGTAGAAAGGCTATGATAAAATACCAGAAACTATATCACGACTGTCTAGATGAATTTCAGAGAAATAATATGGCTGACGATGACCAGCATCTAGTAATACGCTGTTATGTTAAGCGCCCGGAATTATTTACGTTTGTTCACCCGGGAAAAACTTGGCATGATATTCTAAAAACGTTGGAAGAGAAATAAAAACTATCACATGGCAAGAAAATAATTTTTATTTAAAATTATTTTTCACATCTCATCTATCTGTTCTAAAATATCTTTTCTAATAATATCCGGAATTAAACTCCTATCACACGCCTGTTCTGTTTCCACAGGTTCTATAGTACAATTTACCTTGTATTTTTTTACTAAGCTTTTCACTAGTTCATATTTAGTAATAGGCTCTTTACAAGCTATGGTACAAATCCCTTCCCTGTAAGGTGTAATACCTTGAATAATTTCCCTTACTACATGAGCATATTCTAAGCAGGTGATACCATTCCATATATGATTTGTATACCCTTGTATAGTACCTTTACTGGATTTTACCCATTCTACTAGAGACCTATTATTTTCCTCTTCACCTATAATAGAGGCGCGTATACACATACACATATTATTTTCGGATAAAGCTTTACTAACCCCATAAGTATCTTTCGGATTAGGAAGGTCATAGGAACTTCTACCCTCCCCGTCTAGTCCAGAAAATACACAGTCTGTAGAAGGATGTATAAGATTGACATCCATTCTTTCGCATAACTTACTTAGTATTAGAGGAAAGTATGCATTTACCGTAAACATCTCGTCGATACCTTTATCTGGTCTCTTGTTGATAATACCACAACAATTTATAACATAGTTTGGTGTGTATTTTTCTAGTATAGCTTGTGTATCTTTTTGCAGAGTACGACGGGTAAAGCTAGTGTATATATCGAAATCTGCCCGCGTTATAGAGTATACTGTATAAAAATTTTCAAGGTAGTTAACCAGATACCGCCCTAACATACCATTTCCTCCCAGTATTAATATTATCATGTTATATTAATACGATTCGTCTTAAAACTTGTTAACAATCTCGGAAACAGGTCTTAGATTCTGTAAACTAGTAAGTTCGTCCTGTAAAATTCGTTCTTCTACAATAGGCTTATATGTAGGTAAAATTATATAGTATTTATCCCTAGCTATAGTCCTATATGTTTCCGTATAAGATATTAAGGCTTCGTGAAGCTTTTCCCCAGTTCGTACGGAAGATACTACAACAGGCTTATTATACTTACCTGAAAAATACGAAGCTATATCCGATATTTTATAGGCTGATATTTCTCGAGGAATTATAGTATCTCCCGGCTCTCCATGCAGAATAGCATATTCTATTAGCTCGGCACTTTCATTCAGAGACATGAAAAACCGTGTCATGTCCTTGTTTGTAATAGGGAAATGGGTCTTTTCCGGGTCTTGCCCTATACTGTTATAAAGAGGTATTAGACTACCTCTAGAATTTATCACGTTACCGTACCTGACGTTTACCATCTTAGGTTTCGTAACGTGTTCTGATAGTTCCGCTATAATCTTCTCACCCAGTGCTTTAGTCATTCCATAGGTATTAATTGGGGCACATGCTTTATCGGTACTAATAAACACAATCGTTTCTACTGATGGGATGGTATTTCTACAGAAAATGGTGGAAATATTACGAATACCGTCTACATTAGTAGAAATACACTCATGTACATTCTTCTCGGCTATGTCTATATGTTTCATAGCGGACGCTATAATAATTATGCTAGGCTTATACTGAAACAAGCATTGTTCCAGTCTAATAGTATCCCTAATATCTCCTATAAAAAATGAAATATTAGGACTAGGATAATCTTGCTTCATTTTCCACTGATTATTTTCAGACCGAGAATAGATTATAATCTTGTTATTTTTAATATATCTAGAAGTCAGTGTATACCCTATAGAACCAGTTCCGCCTATAATAAGGATAGACTTTCCGGTTATCATTTAGAAAATGATATTTTATTTTTAAATACTGAAAAATAAAATGAATCAATACCTTTTAGATAGAATTGAAACTTTGTCACGTATGTTTCAGGCTAAATACACTAGTTATTTTTTCCACGATAATCAAGACCAAAATCCGTATCTACCGTATCTATTAAAAGTTCTTACTGATAAGAAGGTATTTTTATATAATAAATTTTCTTCTGATAGAACCCGTTTTTATCAGGCTTATATATACCTAAAGCAGGCCTATCTAGAGCCGGGATTGCTCGAGGAAGTTCTAGATATACTAGACCAAGATGAGTTTTCTAAAGAAGATAAGATATCAGTGTATAGTGTTATCTCGGTCTTTATTAAGGACTTTAGCGATGTTTACCTGAAAAATTTCGATATGGTTATAGACAAGTTAAAAGCCCATGTTAAAAAGGCTATTGCCATACGCGATAACATACCGATATATTCCGTTTCAACCAGGGAAAACAGTGAAGACAAGGACCTATATGAATCCTATACGTACTTGCAGAGTATAAAAAGACGCTTACCTAAATCTAGCGTCCCTCTGAGTAAATATCAGGTTAATTTCGCCAAGATAGCGGAAGACGCGAAAAATAGTGACGATGAAAAATTTAAAGAGGTAGCTAGTGAGATGCTTGAAATACAGCGGGATGATTTAAAGCATACTAAAGCCCCTCAGCTGATTCGGATTATATCTCTTTTAAATAGGATTTCTTTGGGAAGCTTTAAACAGATTGATATGTATGAAGATGACCCGAATATACAGAAAATGGCTATATTTATACTAAATCTACACGGAATACTACTTCCTGAAGATACGATTATAAGGGGTATTATACACCAAAATGTACTAATGGACGATACCGAGTACAAAAGCGAGATGCTGGAGCTTAATCTGACTCTGGTAAATATACTAAGTAGATTACTAGATAAGCGTAATGCCGGTAAGCTATCTAATGTGTTACCTGACGATATTATATATGCTATAAGGGAGATGATATGAAAACATAAAATTTTAAAATTTTAAAATTTTAAAATTGAAAGAGAAATGAAGCTTAAAATAATTTTAAAAATGTCTGATACTACTTTTAACGAAATTTCGGTCTGCCTCCTGGGTAACGTCGATTCAGGTAAGAGCTCTACTCTAGGAGTGCTTTTAACCGACAAGCCCGATAACGGGAATGGTGAAGCCCGCTCTGTCGTTAGCAAGCACCCGCATGAGATAAAGTCAGGTAAGACTAGTGATATTGCTTACCACTCACGTGTATTCTGTAGAAATAGGGTAACATTCGCGGATCTGGCAGGACATCAGAAATACTTTAAAACTACGCTATACGGCCTAAGTTCCTTTATTCCTGACTGCGTAGTTCTCTGTGTAGACCGTTATGCATCGACTTATAAGATGACTAAGGAACATATCGGCCTTCTTCTTAGAATGAATATTCCGTTTATTCTCTGTATGACCAAGACCGACCTATATCCTAAAGAAGTCACTGACGATTCTCTTAGGCAGATTAAGGACCTTGTCACTAGGGCTTCTAAAAAGCGCTTTTTCGAGGTGAAAACATCTTCAGATATAACATTTGCGCTAACGGCTTTCCAGTCTAAGAGTGTAATTCCTGTTTTCCGTATTTCTAACACTACGCTTTCCGGGATAGATATGTTAAAGGAATTTTTCGCTGTTATTCCTAGTATGAAAAATACCTTTTGCACTTCGAGCGAATTTATGGTAAATACTGTCTACAGAGTCAAAGGTATCGGTTTTGTGTTGTGTGGCAGAGCAGGTAGCACCCCTCTACACGTTGGAGATACAGTTTTTATTGATAATAACGAAGAATGTATAATAAAGTCTATCCATAATGACCATAGGGAGTTTATCCCAGAGTTACCACCTTATGCTAGAGGATGCCTAAATATCCGTGTAAAAAATAACCTACCTATTCGTATTAAACTAGGTAGTGTAGTCTCTGGAAAGGAAGTTAAGCTAGTAACTAGGTTTAAGGCTAATATTCTAGTCCTGTCTAATCATTCTACAACTATCACTAATAATTTCGGAACATATATTCACTGCGGAGCAGTGAGGATAAGCGCTAATATGCGCTGTGTAGAAAAGGTCTACCTTAGAGGAGGGCAGACGAAGGAAGTAGAATTTGAGACTATTAACCCTTGTTTCTTAGAGACGGGACAGCGGTTCTTTTTTAGGGAAGGACATCTGATAGGGGAAGGGGTAATTATGTGGTGTTAGAAGTATTTTCTAAAATGATTATTATTTTAGAAAATATACCAAAGAAAAATGCTTTGTGGAACTTGTAAAAAGGATAAGGAAGATAACGAGTTTGAGACTAAGAAAAATGGGGAACTATATAAAACGTGTAAAGTATGCAGGGTAAAGATGATGTGTGAACATGGGAAACGTAAGCAAATATGTGTATTGTGTGGAGGAAAGAGTATATGCACCCATGGTAAGTATAAATATAGATGCGGTGAGTGTAAAGGTGGAAGTGTATGCGAACACGGGAAGAGAAAGGAACAATGCAAATTATGTAATGGTTCTGGTATATGTATACATGGAAAACGTAAATATATATGCATACCATGTAATGGCAGTGGTATATGCATTCATCTGAAAATGAAAGAAAGATGTCAGCTGTGTAACGGCTCTAGTTTATGTATTCACAATCGTATACGGTACTCATGTAAACTCTGTCAGGGTAGTAGTGTTTGTGAACATAATCGTATACGAAGCGCGTGTAAACTCTGTCATGGCGGGCATATATGTATACATAATAAAAAAAGAAGCCAGTGTATAACATGTAAAGGCTCTCAAATCTGTATACATAGTACACAAAAAAGTATATGTGTTAAATGTAAAGGCTCTCAAATCTGTATACATAATAAGCGACGAAGTACATGTATCATCTGCACCCCCTCTAAAGCATGCCAAAATTGCTTTAGTGTATATGTGACCCCAAAATACCGATTTAAACCCTATTGTTTCCGCTGTTATTGTGTACTAAATCCAAACGCGGAAATTCCTAGAGCGTATAAGCTTCGAGAGCATCACTTACGTGATGAAGTCAGGAGCGCCTTTCCGGCCGTAGAAATGGTATTTGATAAGCGTATTGAGAACGGTCAGTATGCCAGACGCCCAGATATTCTTATTAGGCGAGATACATACTCTATAGTGATAGAATGCGATGAGAATCAGCATCATAGGTATGATTGCGAGAATAGACGTGTAATGGAGATATTTTCAGACCTAGGAAATAAGCCATTAATCTGTATTAGGTTTAATCCTGACTCATACATAACAGAAGATGACGAGAAAGTATCGGGCTGTTTCGGTACTACTAAGAAAGGCAGTGTAACGGTGAAGAAAATTGAATGGAATAAACGTATAACAAAGCTACTATCTATACTAAAAGAATGTTATGAAAATCCTCCTGAAAAAGAGCTTGTTATTTATAAATTATTCTATGACGGATTTTAATTCTAAAATGATTATTATTTTGGAAAATAAATGGAGATTAAAAATTTTTGTAGAAAACCAAATTATTCTAGTTTTTTAAAAATTCCAGAATATCATAGACTAATGTTAGTTACAGCATCTAACTATTGTATAGAAAAAGATATAGGCAATACAGACTTGGCTACAAAAATAGTATTATATGACAAGTTAAGAGGCGTTCCAGATGACAATGTAAGAGGAATACGCGCCTTGTTACTAGCTTTAAAGCTACTACAGACTAAAGAACTCAAGGCTATACGCAAAGGCAACTATCCCATCGCTATAGTACATTTTAGACTGAAAAAATCTGAGATAAAGATAGGTTACGAACTGGACCCGAAATTACCTGATATGTTCACTATTATTCAGAAAGTAGATACACTAGGAGTTAACAAGGAACTTATGATGTACTATAATGACCTGAAAGAGTATATACTTGAAACCTTTATTACCTATCCTAGCTTACTAATATCTAAAATATCTATACAGTTAACTAGAGATAGTTCACCCAAAGATTTTTATGACCTATATACAGGTGTAGTATGGTCTAACGAAGACTGTGTAAAATGTCTCAAGATGAAAAAACCGCTATCAGCTAAATGTATCAAGCTACTCAAAACCTGCCAAGATAAGATAAAGTATAGACCTGGAGATACTGTTAGTCAAGCTAAGGAAATCGGAACCAAAGAAGCCAAAGCCAAAGAAGCCAAAGCCAAAGAAGCCAAAGCCAAAGCCAAAGAAGACCCAATAATAATACCTAAACCCGCTATAATACTACCAACACCGGTCTCTACGTGGACGTGTAACACATGTGTATTAGACCAGACTACAAAGAAATGGGCTTGTGACCAGTGTATATCTACGGCGAAAAAATGGACTTGCGACGTCTGCTTATTAGAAAATCCAGCGGATAAAGAAAAATGTATTGCATGCGAGAGTGCTAGAAAATAATTTTTATACTATTTTTCAGTATAAAAATAATTACGCTATCATCTTACTTTTTAAAGCAGAATGACACCTATAATTTTCAAGATAAAAATCTTCGTATCTTAATCCCTCTATATCTTGTATACTTTCACATTTTCCTAGTATTTCTAGCCGGGGAAAATCAAATGCACCCCTCTCTAACTGCTCTTTCACTACCGAGATGTGTTCTTCATATATATGTACATCTCCTAGACCCATAATAAGGCGTCTTGGTGTCAATCTAGTTATTTTCCCTATAATACATATGAGTAAAGCGGATGATGCTATATTAAATGGTGTACCTAAAAATAGGTCTTGAGACCTATTATAACAGTACATATCTATATACTTTCCAGATACATAAAATTGCAGTATAATACTATGGCAAGGATATAATACCCCTTGCTTGGCCTTACTAGGGTCGTAATCAGTCATAATTATTCGTCTGCTTCCTGGGTCATTCCTTATCGCATTTATGACCTCGGCGAGCTGGTCTATACCTCCAGAGACAGGCTTACCAGTTTTCTCATCGTATTCAGCTCCGTAATATCGCCACATGAACCCGTAGAGAGGTCCCATAATACCTTCGGCTCTATCCCTAAAGCCATTCATATCCAAAAAGGCCCTATCCGTGTTAGGCTTCCATATATTTACGCCTTTCTCCTCTAGAATTTTAGAATTAGTCTCGCCACGTAGGAAAAATAGAAGCTCCTCCACTATACCGCGGAAAAACATCTTCTTCGTAGTCAGAAGGGGGAAACCGTTTTCCAGGTTAAACTCAAGCTGTTTTCCGAAATCTGAGAAAACGAACCCATTTCTACTTGCTCTTTTTTCACATTCTAAAGTAGCCTGTAATAGCTTCAGATAATCTTTTTCTCCAGTATGGTTAGGAACAGCTTCATAATACACAAAATCTTCGTAATCTATTTTTTCGATAATCTTCCAGAAATAAAAAGAAAATTTTATAAAGGTATCACAATTAAAATTTTTTCTAAAAATAGAAATGTACAATCTCTTAGATTTTCCATTTTCCAAAAATTCTTCGTACAGTCTTTTTCCACCACAGATAAATATTTTTTTCCCAAGGCTATTTGCGTATATAAGAGCTCTTTCTACCGAGGGGAAAACGAGCGCACCATTTCTATCTTTAATATTATCGCAACTACTCACGCATAGCACAATTCTTCTACGTAGTATAGGGAGACTTTCCGCAGTTTTTCGCCCTACTATAAGTACGCTATCCATAGTCTTCTCCCTGAATAGCGCGAGCTCTTGCGGACTAGACCAAGGAAGCTTATTATCCTTTCCTATACCGAAAGCGCTATCACATGCCAAAATTACGTTTATATCTGAGTTCATATTATAAATAATCTAATCTGGTTTTTAAACTTTTTCCTATAATAAAATGGACGAATTTTTCGAGCAAGATATAGAGGAGGGAGAGGAAGGTGAGGAAGATAACATGAAGGCAGAGCTAAAGGCCTTTGAACGCGCCTCTACTACTAACCCACTTCTTGAGCTGGTCTCTACGTCTACGAGGATAGACGATAAACAGAGGGGAAAACCAAATGCACCCACAGATAGATTCTATATAAACGCCTACAAGGTCATTTCTACCATTAATGATAATTCTTCCCTAAAGATATCCAATAATGATATGACTGTTATGGCAGAAAAGTCTTTAGTTATACACGACCTGGAGTATAAGAATCCAGCAGGGTACGTACTAGGATTTTTGGCATCCTCAGGAGGAAGAAAGATGAGTGAGAAGAATATTAACTTTGTTATAGAGGAGCTTCTTCCCATAGTAGGTAAGGACTATGGTATTACACCTCCAGATGTTATCCGGTATGCGCGTTACTGGACTTTAGTCTTATAAAAACCTATTGTGTATTTTTATAAGTATTTTTTACGTATCTTTACGCTAGGCATATATATCTTTATGCATATATAGCTCTTAGCGACTTTAGGTATTTATCCCAGTTATCATACATCCTCTTAGAGGTCTCTAGCTCCTCGGTTACAGAGTCTATTATGTTGGAACAAATAGGCCGTTCAAGTATCACTTTGCCTTGTTCAAAATTTATTCCGTCTATATTCTGTATCTTTCCGTCATTGTATTCTATATCTTTCGTAGTTATCGTCTTGAACATCATAGAGACTAAAATAACAGCGAGTAAGCGCTTAGCTTCCTTATTATCCAGGTTATACTCCTTCTTCATGTCTATAACGTACTGTTCGTACATGATATCCTTTATATTTTTTCTGCGGATATTCGCCCAGTCATTACGGGATTCTAGGATATCCTTTTCTACCTGGTGAAAGTCTAGTTTCTTCTGCTGTTTTTCCCTGTAAGAAAGTAATCCAAGTTTTTCCGTAAGAAGCTTGTAGATATCGCTATATAGTTCTTCTGGGTCTTTTCGCTCTATTTTGTAGCTAAATTCCTTATTTTTATAGCTACAGCAGAGAAAGTCTTTACTGATGTATGCACCGTAAGGCGCTTTTCCGTAGGCAAGTTCCTCGAAAATGTTTTCCCAAAAAGAATCATCTGCATGCTGGCAACATTCCAGAAAAAACGGGTATATTATTTCTTTCTTCACTGGCATTCCACTTTTATTTTAAAATTATCTCTTTAGAGATAAAAATGATTTTTAAAAATTTCTTTAGATGCTAATTAAAATGTCTACTATTACCGCTACCAAGAATATTATTAAGACTCTATTTTCTAAGAAGGATGATAAGACGACTAAGAACTGTGTTAAGAAAGTTATGAAAACTTCCTATAATGCATCAGGTCAGCTTCATAGCTATAATGATGAACCTGCTGTGATTTTCTCAGACGGAGAACGCAATTGGTACAAGTTCGGGAAGCTTCATCGGGATGGAGATAAGCCGGCAGGTATTCATAGTAATGGTACTCAGAACTGGTATAAGGATGGCAAGCTACACCGGGATGGAGATAAGCCAGCAGTTGTTGACAGTAATGGTACTCAGAACTGGTATAAGGATGGCAAGCTACACCGGGATGGAGATAAGCCAGCAGTTGTTGACAGTAATGGTAATCAACAATGGTATAAGGAGGGAAAATGCCACCGGGACGGTGATAAACCAGCAGTTGTTTTTTCTGATGGTGGTCAGGAATGGTTTAAGGATGGTAAGCGTCATAGAGATGGATGCAAACCGGCTATTATTAATATTTACAATTTTTGTTGGTACAATAATGACCTTCTTCACCGAGAGAACGACCTTCCCGCCGTTATTGGTGCTGATGGTACTTTACAATGGTATAAGGACGGCAACCGTCACAGGGTAGGCAATCCTGCAATTGTATATGCGAACGGTTCCCAAGAGTGGTATGTTAATGGACAACGGGCAGAGGTAGAAACACCATCCCGTAAGCGAACAGTAGATGTTACACCCGCCCCTGTTGTTCCCGTTCCGGCTTCCTCCGTTAGAACACTCTTCGTAGCTAAGCGTAGACGTGTTAACAATCCAGTAATGATTACTAAGGAAGACGGTACACAGGAATGGTATAGGGATAACAAGCTTCACCGGGGTGACGACCTTCCCGCCGTAGTTAAGCCCGATGGTACACAAGAATGGTATAGGGATGGTCTTCGACATAGGGATTTCAACCAGCCAGCTGTAGTTTTCGCTAATGGTACTAAGTTGTGGTATACTAATGGAGAATTTGTAAGATAAAACTAGAAAATACTTGTAAATTAAAAATAATTTACAAAATGATTTTTATACTGTAATTTTTCCATATAGAAAATGAATGACAATCCAATTATTACCAGAAATGGTATTTTCAAATGGTTAAAAAATAACGAACTTCATCGAGATGATGATTTACCTGCTGTGGTACGTCCTGATGGTACCAAAGAATGGTATAGCAATGGAAAATTACACCGAGAAAATGATAATCCTGCTGTTATTTGTTGTGATGGCACCAAAGAATGGTATAGAAACGGCAAACTTCATCGAGATGATGATTTACCTGCTGTGGTACGTCCTGATGGTACCAAAGAATGGTATAGCAATGGAAAACGACGTGAAGATAATGTATTAATACAAAAAGATGGCACTCAGGTATGGTATTATAATGGGAAAATACATAGAGACAAAGATTTACCTGCTGTGGTACGTCCTGATGGTACTAAAGAATGGTATAGCAATGGAAAATTATACCGAAAAAATGATAATCCAGTTATTGTATATGCAGATGGTACTAAAGTGTGGTGTAAAGAAAATGGTATTATCCATAGGGATAATGGTCATCCAGCTATTATAAAAATAGATGGTTCCCGTTTTTGGTATATAGACGGGAAATGTATACAGAAGGAAAATTAAATAAAAATGAATTTTACATAAACTTCATTTCTCAAAGAAAAATGTTCAACTTCTCTAGATACGAAAATTATACTAAGGATTCTTGCCCCGCGTGCCCTACTGTCCTACTTGTTAAGGATGACGAACGGGCTGTATTCCCAACCAAGGGAACAGCTCTTTCCGTAGGATATGACCTGACCGCTTTTTCAGTAGCGAAGCAGATTTCTGCTAAGACTGCTCTATATGATACCGGTCTAATTGTACAGCCTCCGCCAGGCTATTACACCGAGATTCTTCCCAGGTCTTCCCTGTCTAAGACGGGATATATGCTGAGTAATAGCGTAGGTATTATTGACCCGGATTATAGAGGACGTCTACTTATCGCCCTTACGAAGGTAGATGAATCCGCACCAGACCTAGAGCTACCATTTACCAAATGCCAGCTTATTCTTAGACGTGCAGAATTCTATAATGTAAGGGAGACTAGCTCTCTAGATGATACAGAGAGAGGCACAGGTGGATTTGGAAGTACAGATAAAGTTTAGAATAAATAAAAATGACTTTAAGATTTTATGTGTAAGAATATACATAAAATGTCCAAACTATATACTAAGACAGGAGATAAGGGTACTACTAACCTATATGATATGCGACGCGTATCTAAGACTAACCCGGTATTTGAGGCGCTAGGAGATATTGATGAGCTCTCTGCCCATATTGGTATGTTATACGTTAAGATTAAAGGTTCGCATCCGCATGATACTTTCCTTAGAAAAATCCAGTCTAAGCTACTAGATGTAGGCTCTAGCATTGCAACGGTACAGAGACGGGACAATATCGTAGACATCTCCGAAGAAGACGTGTTCGCTGTAGAGAACGCTATTGATGACTGTGAAAGCCGAAATACTCCGCTAAGGGAATTTATTCTTCCCGGGGTGTACACAGAAGATAGTATTGCACACGTCTGTAGGGCTGTCTCAAGAAGAGCTGAACGGTCCCTTTGGCGGGTCAGAGAGGAATATAACCAGTTCTACACGTCAGATTACCTATTTATTTATATGAACCGGCTTTCGGACTACTTTTTCGCTTTATCCAGGAATCTATGCAACTGCAAGGAAACGAAGAGGAGTGAAGCGGTGTAGAGGATGGAAAATGATTTTTATTTTTAGAGTTTATTTACACTCTAAAAATGCATTGTGAACATAATTCAGCTATAGGAAGTGATGGGAATGAATATAAAAATGGAGATAGTGTTTCAGACTTAGATTATATGTGTTCTTTATGTAAGGAAGAATTAGTTCATGTTAGCGAAGCGAAAAATGGAAGACGCTGTCACTTTAGGCGTAAAACAGAAAATATCATGTCACCCTGGCATAGATACTGGCAAAGTCTGTTTGAAAATACGGAAATTCCATTTATAACATATACCGAAGATGGTGCTAATAAAGTAACACGTGCTGATGCTACATGCGGAAAGTATATATTAGAATTTCAGCATTCTCCTCTGTATACATCTACTATTAAAAATAGAGAAGTACAGTATGCGGGTATTAACAAGGAATTGTTATGGATAATAGACGGAGATAATGACGTTGTTATTATTGGGCAGGAAAATGAAGCTATTATTAACTTGTTTTCAGGTTGGAAATATTATAATTTTAAGAAAGCTGAAGTTGAGTATATTTATCTTCATAAAAATAATACCGTTTACCGTATAGAACTTGCTTACTGTACAAATTTTGGACATGTAACTACTAATCAGTATATGTCTGAAACGTTATTTATTCAAGGCATTAAAGAGGGTAATTTAAAATGGGAGGAAAAGGGTATTATATACCAGACTTGTATGAACCAAATCGGGTCAGGCGCGGGAAGTGGGAAAACTTGGTATATGATAACAAAGCCTTTTACAGACGAGGCATTTACACCAGAAAATGTAATCTACCTATCTAAAATGAATTCTGCTGTAACTAACCTAAAAAAGGAATGTGAAATTTCTAATGGTATAGGAATGGAAGAGATAGATAATGGAAGAGGTAGTAAGAAATATTATTATAAAATAAAAGGTACGTATGAAAATGGTGAAAAATATATATGTTCCTTGTACATGGGAACTATCGACTCATTTTTCTATGCTATTTGTAACATGAGTGATACTGGCGATAAATATACGTGTTCTGATGTGTTCGCTACACTAGCCAAAAAAATAGGTAATGAAAAATGCGTAAATAAACTTGGTTCTAAAGGCGATGTTAATTGGGCTGGGTCAAACATACCGTTAGACTCTAGAACTGTTATTATGGTAGACGAGTCACAGGATATAGATGATGTATATGCCAAAGCGATACTTACTATTATGGAATTAACCCATGTATGTGTGTACGCTATAGGTGATAAACTACAGAGCCTATTCAGTTCGAATAATATTATGACTATAGATACAAAGAAAGACTGTCCTAGAACTGTAAAAATTATACATATACTTAGACCTAATATAGTGAGACGTTTTCATAATAAGACATTTATGCATTTTGTAAATAACCTAGTCCCGTTCGAGACATTTGGCTTAAAAAAGATAGAGGCTATCTGTAGTGGTGATGATTGTGGTCATGACCACGATGATATAGAACCAAAAATTTTCTCAATGGGTAATGTATACAAAGATGAAGGGAAAATGTGCCGAGAGATTGACGTTAACATTATAGGTAATATGGAAACTTTACTGGAGTCTAAACCAGACTTGGTACCAGAAGATTTTCTATTTATTTACCCTGTACTTAACCAGAATAAACACGCGGAACTTTTAAGGGATAAGTTGCAGGAATTTTGGCGAGAAAAATTCGTAGATGAAAAATATAAAAATATTATTTCCTGTCGTAATTCTTACTGGGAAGACAAACTAAAAAATAATTTTAGACCCGGCATATGTAGCTTTGTACAACTACACAAGGCAGAAGATTATGGCCCTATAGACCTAGATACATCTAAGAATAAGTCCCGTATAGTATCTATACATACATCTAAGGGAGATGGTAGAAAAATAGTATTTGTCTTAGACTTTACTGAGAAATCTCTGTGTTATCATCGTACGAAACCTACAGACCTAAAATACGAGTCTCTTGTTCATGTCGCGGTGACTAGATGTATGCTACGAATGTATATAGGTATATCTGACGATACACATGATGATATTAGACGTAGAATAACACGTATGGGAAAGACATACTCGCCTGATAACACTGCCACTTTTAGACCTGATAATACGAGGCATAATCATAAAGTATCTCATATAGCAGACCATTATTGCAAGATGCCAGAATTACACGCACCTGACATTCCGAAAGGAGAGCGGAATGGCACTATAGACCTTGTACATCATTATATTAGGCAATCTATCCTACGTAATATATTTAACCTGTATATTAGTAATGAAATCGAAACTACTCAGGAACGTAGGTATAATACATATCACTTTACAGCTATTCTTAGAAATATACAGGAAGCTACTGTAGAAATATGTAAAGACACATACGACTATGAGAAAAGGCGAAAATATCTAGAAAATAGTGATGTAAAAACACCTGTGATATTACTCAAGGGAAATTACCTAGATTATCTTGAAGAATTAAAGAACCTTATATATACTGTACAGGAAAAACTGAAAAATAAGAATTATAATTTTACGAACTTGGAACATATAGTATTATACTTTATGACCTGTAACCATATTTCAGGTAATGATAGGTATATAAAAGGTCATCATATTTCTGTGTCAGAAATACTAGATATAGTTAGTAATTATACGACTAATACTTCTATGTGTGAAAAAATCCACTATGAACAAGTACAGAGTTATGTTAACAATATACAGAATATCTTTAGTCAAATTTCACAGAGATTTCCTGGAGAAAAATTCGCGTATAATGTAGAGGTGTATACGGGCTATAATGACGGGTTTAATCTGTATGGAAATGTTACAGTAGGATTCTCAGAGAACACAGTAGTAATATTTAGACTACACCATAATATTAACGAAATTAACTGGTTCAGTCTGTGTAAGGAAGAGGCAATGACGGCTTTTCTAGTCAATCACGACAGTCAAAGTAAAAGTGAGGTGTTGAATGGGAAACTTCGCTTCCAAGTTCAAGATAAAGATGGTATTATCGTAGGGCCTAAAAAAATATATACTTGTTTCGTATCTTTAGAGCCATGTATGGACAATGTTATACTGGACTGGTCTGAGCTCGTAGAAAATTACGACACGGTTATTAGGGACTACATGTGTAATTATCTCAGGAATATTTATAGCGACTATAACACATCTCTAAAAGAATACCTAAAAATACAGGAAAATAGGGCAGTCTTTCTAAGAAATATGAATTCTCAGGATAAAAATGAAGGCGGGAGATATATAGATAAAGTACCTTTTTACATAGCGGAATTATTCCAGATATGGAAGAGGAATAGTAGTTTAGCAGATTTTATAACGGAAAACATAGATACTATTCTAGACGAGAAAATTAATAAATTTATGAAGCCGAATGATTATACCTATGCGTAAATTTTTATTTTTCAATATAAATTTAGATTGGAAAAAAATAAAAATGTTTTCAAGTTTAAATTTATATTGAAAAATAAAATGAACGATTCCGACTTTATTTCCAAGCTTAGAACTTTCTACCGTATGCAGATTAAGCTTGATAAGGAGTGTCAAGATATTCATAAAGCTATTGATGATTACGATACAAAGTATAAGAGTATGCATCCTTCAGCGGAGGCCCTAAAGATGCGCGGTGACTATAAGGAAAAGCTCAAGATTGTTTTGCAGAATATGAGAGACGTCGATTGGTCTGTCTCGGCTCTTCTTGATGAGTTCACGGACCAGTTAAGAAATGAGCAGGATAGTGCTTAAATTTTTATAATAAATTTCTTATTATAAAAAACATGGAAGAATTCTACAGGTTATACGAGGAATTTAAATTCGGCTTTGAGGCGGAATTATGCGTATCTATACAGGATGATTCGGGAGAACATAATAACAATTGGGTAATCGACAGAATGTCTAGTTTGTTTAATAGGAAACCTATAATGAAAGATAAGGGTATCGAATGGGAATTTTTTGATATAAAATATAGTAAAAAAGTCCTTAATTATGACAAGTGGATTATTACTACAGACGGTAGCATAGGTTGCCCTGAAGGAAAAGATGAGGATAATCCTAGAATAGAAGGGAAATATTGTATTATATCTGGTGAGGAAACCGACTGTGATAGTTTCGCGTTTTTTAGAGGCATTGAGATAGTCTCACCCATCCTAACCAAGAACAAGTTATTAGATACCATTATATCCTGGTATAGCTGTGTCATGTCTTCTACGCTGACGTACCTAGTCAATGAGACGCAAGGCCTTCATGTGCATATTAGCCATCCCAGGCTAGACCTACAGCACTTCCTTAATCTCTGGTATTTATGTGAAGATGTATTATGGTCTATAATTCCTGAGTATAGACGCAAAGCCAATAAGGATTATGCGCAATCTGTAAAGGCTGTGTGCAAGTTACAAAATAAAAAGATAGAATTTAACCCAGATGAAGACATTAAATATTACGCTGTTAATACCAAGTATTATAAACCTAGTTCTTGTCGCCTTGAAATCCGTATGTATCAAGGTACTGCAGATTTCACTGAAATAATATGCTGGGTAAATCTCTGTCTATTCATAGCAATATATTCTATAATGAATAGCCAGGAGACTAAAGAGTATTTTAACTACTCTCGTACCGAATTTTTAGACGTATTCTTCCGCACTATAATTAAGGATAGAACACTATGCTCCTATTTTATATCTAAATTTAACGAGAATCGGGACCGTACAAAATTCCCAAATGAATACGCATTAAATACAGATGAGCTTCCTACTATTATTCCAGAGATACGTATACCGAGAAAATTACAGGAGAAAATTTTAGAAAATCAGGCTATACCTGTAGATGAAGCTAATTTTAGAAAAAGTAAATTATAATAGAAAAAGTAAATGATTATCTACCTAAAAAAATCTACAAAGCCCGAGAAAAAGTTTATGGTTCTCGTAGACGGGAAAACTATACACTTTGGCGCTAACGGCATGAGTGATTATACTAAGCATAAAGACCATGACAGGATGGAGCGCTATAATACCCGTCACAAGGCCAGAGAGAACTGGAATAAAAGCGGAATAAAGACAGCCGGCTTCTGGAGCAAATGGCTATTGTGGAATAAACCTAGTCTTTCCGCAAGTAAGAAGGATATAGAGAAGCGCTTTAATGTGAAAATAAGTGGAATCTGGCCCAAGGCTGGTTTTGGACTGAGTAAGAGTCCGCGCACCCCTAAAACTAACTCAAGATATGAGGCGTGTGTAATAGCAGTAAAATCTAAACAGGCTTCAAGCTGTTTTGGGGTAGATGGAAAATGGATAGGAGGTAAAGGCTGTTATAACCCATGGGCTATCTGCTCCAAGAGTGTAGGAAGGACTGGGATACCCAAGCGGTCGCCTCGTAAGACCTCCCGTAAACCGCGTAAATCTCCTAATAAAACCCGGTCTAAAAAGTAGGAAAAATTATGTTTAAAGAATGCAAAAGTCGTACGCGGTAAATAAACTTAAACAGCTTATCGACCTGAATGGTGATAGTGTAAATTTTGAAATAAAGTATAAGGTAACGTCCAAGGATGCTAAGCCGTTTTATTTTCTAATAGTAGACCAGACTACTCTAGATAACACGCCTAACCTAGAATATAAGTATGTTACACAGGGTGAGATAAATGGTGACTTGGCTAACGTAAAAAACGTATTTCAGAATTACTTCATGGTTCTAAAAGCTGACGAACCGTGTATATGCGATGTTCTTATTGAGAAGAAAGACCTTCCTAAGACGCCTATGCAACTTCCTCTTCCTCCTGTCCCAGAAAGTAAGCCAATAAATTGGTCGAAAATACTACTTGGAGCGGGTGCAGTAGCAATAGCGGGATATCTCCTATACCATTTTTCCCATAAAGAAGATAAGGAAGATTCCCTTGCACCTATACAACCTAAATTCACCTTTTATTCACCAGCACCGTCTCGCTCGGCCAGTGTAGCGAGTTCTTCCCATCATTCTAGTCCCGCTCCTAATCCGCTTCTAGAGAGACTTAAAAAACTCAATCTATAATAAAATGACTGACAGAAGGTTACTTACAGACTTGGCGCATATTATGCCAGGATTTTTAACGGCAGAATATTCCTATAATAATTATGGTTACTCCTATATCCCCGTAGACCTAGTAGAGGAAGGGAAAAGTATATATGTATATGCAGAAATTCCAGGTGTACAAAAGGAAGATATTGAGCTTGATTTTTTCAATAATCAACTTACCATAGCTGTAGACAAAACCCGCAATCATGAGATGGGTGTACTTTCCGAGATAAAATATGGGCGTTTTACCAGGGTAGTTACCTTACCTATATGTGTGACTAGGAGAGAGACCGTAAGTACTACATACACGAACGGAGTACTAAAAATACGGATTAATAGACTTTTAGAGGAAGAAAATAGGTTTAGTATGCGTCCCGAGTGAGCGGAGCGAATACGCCCGAGTGAGCAGAGCGAATACGCCTGAATAAATCATAAAATAAAAGTATTTTATGAAATTAACTACTCTGTTGTACAAGCTGTTGGAAAGCTGGACTGGAAAAGACCTGCCTGTATAACTTGGTATTCTTCAGGCCTTCTAACTCACCCGTTCTGCGGGCATTTACGTATATATTTACTAGGATATCAATAGCGATAAATGGGTCTTCTAGTATCTTGTTCATTACCGGGTCACTGTCTATTACCTTGGGGTCTACGGCATATACAGGGATACAACTGTTATTATTAGAGTTCGTTCCACACCCGCTTCCACCTATAGCCATCCATTTACCTATAAGAGGAGAGTTAGCTACTGTCGGGTCAAAAGGCTCGTATTCTCTAATACAGTTAGAGGACATGGACTTTAGGTATTTTTCCGCCGCGGTATTACGTATCAGAATTTGCCCTTTAGAAAGGGAAGCACCTAGACCTACAGGATTATAGCAACCTCCAGATAAGGCGCTACATTGCTGTACAAAATTCGCTGCGTTCCTCTGGGTATCATGCGACAGGAATTCACACACACCATCCCACTTATTAGCACAGTACATAGGCATAAAGGCCTGGCACTGAACGCTATTGGGGCCATATGCTTGGCTTAAAGTATGGTTAAAACCCGCCTCAAGTTGAGACACAGCGCAATAACTGAGAGGATTCGCCATAGGTGTCATATTAGAAACAGAAGGACCAAAATTTCCTATACTTGCGTAATTGGAATACATTTATTATTAGATAAAGAAATTATTTCAGTTTCTTTAACAGGACGCAAAATTAAAAATAAATTAAAAATGAAATAAAATTAAAATCTATTTTATTTTAACAAATGTCTCTTTCAAAGAATAACAGTTCCCTTTCCCTTAAGGATATCCATACACATAATCCATTCTCTAGTATCGGTCTATTTACGTTTTTACGCACGTATGCTAGACGTCACGAGGAGAATAATCCGCATAGTACCGTAGAGTCCTGGGGGGAGACTCTCGAGCGTGTCGTTACGGCCTGTAATAAGCAACTAAAGGTGGGTTTTACGGAGGAAGAGCAGAAGGAGGTATTTTCCCTTATGTATAATCTAAAGTGTTCCGTCGCGGGTCGTTTCCTATGGCAACTGGGAACGTCTACAGTTGATAGGCTAGGTCTGCCTAGTCTACAAAACTGCGCGGTGACCGTTATTAATGAGCCAGTGAGGCCTTTCACTTGGGCTATGAACTTTCTCATGTTGGGATGTGTCCCACCTGATACGCCTATTATGACTGAGACGGGTGTAAGACCTATTAAGGATGTTAAAATTGGTGATAAGGTATGGAGTTATAATACACAGACTGATACGAATGAGCTAAAGACCGTTACTATGTTACATGACCCTATTATTCCTAGAGAAATGAATATTAAGCTTATCGGTAAGTATGGCAGTCTTATTACTAGCAAGGAACACCCTATCCTAGTTAAGAGGGGAGGTAGTTGGGAATATGTTCTGGCTGGGGAATTAAAGAAAGGAGATATTATCCAAAAATTTGTACGTACCGAAGATAGTAACCAAGCTAATAAACTAGCCTGGCTTGCGGGTGCCTTTTTGGGTGACGGGTCATCCAATATTAATCAGAAAACAGGAAGTAGACGTGTTAGACTTCGTAAAGACAATGAAAATATGGTTAGTCATTTTACTAATATTATTTCGGAATTATCGGGATTAAATACTAAATATACACTGTGTACCGATAAAAGATATTCCGTCCCAATGTGGGATGTTGAGAAAATTTTTCCAGAGAAAAATAATCTTACCGAAAACTGGTCGTATATTGTGGGTGAATTACCCAGTAGTAAGACTTCTTGTATCGATATCCCGCATTGGATTAAGAATACTACCGATAAAAGTGTATTTATGAGCTTTTTGGCCGGGCTTATCGATTCAGATGGAAATGTAACCCGAAACAAGATAGATATTTCAACTATTTCTGAGACAATGAAGGAGTCTTTAATTGTATACTCATCTATTTTTGGTATTTATCCTTGGTATAGTAAAATTACAGTAGAAAATTATAACAAGACTAGAGATATGCGAAATACCGGCTTTGTAGCAAAAAATGATTGTTATAGAATAATCTACAGAACTAGAGATTTCAAGGATTATATTTCGTACTTTAATAATAGTGTGAAAAAACAGAAAATTATTGATGATATTTTTAGGGAAAGAAAGAAGGAATATAGTAGAAAATCTCTCATTATTCCCCAGACGGAGATTATGCGGGAAATTGAATACCTAGAACTAGGTAAAACTTCATGGCATTTTACTAGGAAAATTAAGGATACGGGATATGTGGGTTCTGGATACTATGAATCTAGAAATAAAAATTTCGACCATCTATTACAGTATGATATTATTACTGATATTGAAGACAACCTGGATATCCCATCTTCCTGGAAGGATATCACAGTCCAAGATAATAATAACTATTTCTGTGGAGAAGGTAGTTTTTACTGCACACATAATTGCGGTATCGGTTTCCGCGTCCTTCCCGATGACGTTGACAAGCTCCCCCCTGTTCAGTATGCGACGGCTACGCGCCGGGATAGCAAGGACGCCGACTTCGTAGTTCCGGACTCTAGAGAAGGATGGGTGAAGCTCCTTGGTAAGGTACTAAAGTCTCATTTCTATTCTGGTAAGAGCTTCACCTATTCGTGTACGCTACTCAGAAGTAAGGGAGCCCCTATTAAGGGCTTTGGCGGTCTGGCATCGGGTCCTGAAGTCCTTTGTGAGGGTATGACTAAGATTAATGAGATTCTAAACAAGAGAGCCGGTCAGAAAGTTAGACCTGTAGATGCTCTGGATATTATGAATATTATTGGTATGATTGTAGTTTCTGGTAATGTGCGTAGAAGTGCTTTACTGTGTCTGGGAGATGCCAAGGACACGGAGTATCTGAAGGCCAAGCGCTGGGACCTCGGTAATATCCCTAACTACAGAGCTTATTCTAATAATTCTGTAGTCTGTAACGATATCGCTGATATCCTAGACAACGATGACTTTTGGGCTGGCTATAATGGTAATGGAGAGCCTTATGGGCTTATTAATCTTAAGCTAAGTCAAAGCTGTGGTAGGTTAGGCGAGACACAGTATCCTGACCCGGATGTTGTGGGATATAACCCATGTTTTAGCGGGGAAACTAAGATTGCCCTTGCGGATGGTAGAGGATATAAGACCATTAAGGAACTGGTTGAAGAAGGCAAGGATGTACCTGTATACTCTATCGACCCGGAAACTATGGAAGTTAGTATTCAGTGGGGTCGTAACCCGAGAGTTACGGGTGAGAATATGAAGCTTCTTAGGGTGCATTTTGAAGGTTGTCATAGCGACCAATATATTGATGTTACACCTAACCACAAGTTTATTACTATGGATGGAAGAACTGTAGAAGCTAAGGACTTGCAGAAGGGAGATTCACTGCCGAATTTGAAAAATACAAAGTTCAATGATGATTATAGGAGAGTATATATGAATGGAAAATATAAGGTTGAACACAGGATGATTAAGGAATTCCATGATAAGAATGGCTTCTATTCTACATATACTGATGGTGTATATAATGGGTGCTGTAAGACACATAATGTTGTGGTACATCATAAGGATGAAAATAAAGATAATAATCATCCTGATAATCTAGAGATTACTACTGCGTCAGAACATGCTAAGATACACGGAAAGGAATATGCCGGGGAAAATAACCCTATGTACGGTAAGAAGCATAAGGAGTCTACTAAGAAGCTGATTGGTGAGAAAACAAAGGAGAGATGTAAGGACCCAGAGTATATTAAGAAACTAAGTGAATCTCACACTGAAGAAGAAAAGGCCGAGTCTGCTGAAAGAATGAAAAAGTGGAAGAGAGAACTTGATGCCAAGAGAGCGGAGGAAGTTGAAAGGATGGCGGAAGAAGCTGGTCTTAGAACAACTAGAATATCTGAGAACGAAGCGAGAGTAGTTAAGAACTGTGAAAATTGCAATGAAGAATTTATTACTATGTGGAGTCGTAGAGAACGAGCTTATTGCTCTCAGGCATGTGCTAATACCAAGAAATCTTCTGTTGAAGCTAGAACAAAGGCCAAGAGAGAGCTTTATAATGATAAGGCTAAGGAGAACCTACACAGACAGGTTATGGTATATAAGGATTTACAACAGGAATTAGACAAGGTAGAGCAAAAAGACTTTTTTGCTAGATGTAAAGAGCTGGGAATTCCTCATAGATTCCAAGCGCATAGTCCTAACCCCTTCATCGCCCGTAATTGGACACATTTTAAGCAATTGGCAAAGGAGTATAATCACCGTGTCTCATATGTAGAAGAATTAGACGGAAATCATACTGTATACAATATCACAGTTGAAAAGAACCACACAGTAGGTATCGTTTGCAAAGATAAAAATTCGAACCTGTCTGGAGTCTATATTTTCCAGTGTGGAGAAATTCAAATTTCTGACCGTGAGACCTGCTGTTTATCTGAGGTTTATCTGCCAAATATTACTTCGAAGGAAGAACTGTTTAAATGTACTTCTTATCTCTACCGTATCTGTAAACATTCTCTTACACTACCCTGTGTAGATAGCATTGAAACTGAGGCAATCGTACATAAGAATATGCGCATGGGTATCGGCGTTACTGGGTACTTGCAGGCTTCAGATGAACAGAGAAGCTGGTTAAGCGATTGCTATAATTATCTGAGAGAATTTGATAAAAAATATAGTGCTCGACACGGATTCCCCCAGTCTATCCGTATAGCAACATGCAAGCCTTCCGGCACCCTCTCCCTTCTCGGCAACGTTACGCCTGGAGTTCATCCCGGCTTTGCCCGCTACTATAAACGCCGTATCCGCATCTCATCCGAATCACCCCTTATCAACCTGGCAAAGTCCCATGGCTATCATGTAGAATACGTACAGCACTTTGACGGTAGTATTGACCATCGTACTCAGATTATTACCTTCCCGTGTAAGCTTCCTGATAACACTGTATTGGCGGAGAACTGTACCGCTATTCAACAGCTAGAGTGGGTCAAGAAACTACAGACAGAATGGTCTGACAACTCTGTAAGCGTTACAGTGTACTACCGTAAGCACGAGCTATCGGAAATTAAGGAATGGCTCAGAAAGAACTATAATAACTCTGTGAAGACTGTAAGTTTCCTACTGCATAGTGACCATGGCTTCTTACAGGCTCCGCTAGAGCAGATTACTAAGGAAGAGTATGAGGATATGGTAAAGTCCTGTAAGCCTATCGAGTCTGTAGCTGGTATCTGCTACGCTGAGGAAGACGAAGGGTTAATCGGACAGGGTGAGTGTGCTGGTGGAGCGTGCCCGCTAAGATAAGATGAAGGAGTAAAACAAGTAATACAATCTAATCTTATTTTTTCTAATAAAAATAAGATAACTAAACCAGTGTCATTTTAAAATTGATAATAAATATAAAATGAAGAAGAAAATACAAAATGCAACGCTGTAGCTTTTTTATTGAAGGTAAGGCCCTATTTGGTAGCTTTCCTACACAAGAACAGGTTACCGCTCTAGAGGAAATGGGGGTGCGCTCTTTTTTTGACCTGACTTCCAAGGAAGAAACCAAGATTACCCCTTATACTACCAAGTACAAGTATGTGCGCTATCCCATTCAGGATAGGAAAACGCCTAGGGACTGGGTATCTTTCGCTAGACTAATCGTAGATATCTGTAAGGATATCAAATCTCTAGGAGAAGGGGAAAAGGTGTATATTCATTGTAAGGGAGGGCATGGGCGTTCTGGTGTAATTGTGGCATGTGTACTCTGCCACTACCTGGGTATTAAGCCGGAAGAGGCACTGGAACTTACGAATAAGTACCATGCCGATAGACCGGAAATGCGAGATAAATGGCGCAAGATAGGTTCCCCTCAAGGAAAGAGGCAGAAAGATTTTGTGTGCAAGTTCTTCAAGCCTATTTACTACCACGGGAATCATGAACAGGACTATTCATATGGGTTTGGTAATGCTTCTAATCATTCTATAGAGCTTCCTGGCGTAGGGGTCTTTAAGAATGCATACCTAGCATATCATGCACTAGTATACCAAGATGATAAGGAATATATTAAAAAATTACTAGAAGGGATACACGAGAGGAAGGATAAACATAATCACGACTATGAGGCTATGAAGAAGGTCATTGAACTCAAGTTTAGGCAACATCCTGAACTGAAGCAGAAACTGCTACAAACGGGATTGCGCCCTTTGTACAAGTCATCAGTGAATACCTACTGGGGGAGCGAAAAGAATATGCATGGAAAGATACTAACAGAACTGCGAGTGGTATTTTTAGACGAACGTGAGTGATATAATATACTAAAAATATTATATCTGATTAATTTCCTAGTTACTTCCGCAACAACCACTAGTATTTTTCGCTATCTTGGCTACTGCTACATTTACTTTAGGTTTCTTTTCGTCTTTTTCATGAAACGGCTTATTCATACTGGGGTATTGGTACATTACAGTTATAAATTCATTATAAATCGGGTCAGATAGTGGGATAAATTTAGAACTATCCGTAAGCGTGTCCATAGTGGCATGGCAGTTACTACCAAGTCTTGCATACATAGCGTATCTGTCCATTTTATTCTACATGAAGATAATTTAAATAATGTAGCTAACTAATAAAAATGTCAGGTACACGCTATCTTGAACTAGATTCAACCTATAGAAATAGAAAGGAATACCCTGAACCTGCTTCATTTGTTGCCGACCTGGGTAACGGTCTCAAGATGAAGGATAATGCTCTTGACCCGGTATGTGACTCATCGCCTATTCTGGTGTTTAACACGTCTTTTTTGGAAGAAGATAAGGTGACAACTACAGGACAACATGTAGAAATATTATATACGGGTACAGACCCTACTATTTTAAATATAAGATTAGACGCGGAAAATTATCTTCGCCAAGTTAAAGATTTTTATGTTGGTTCTGTATTATATATAACAATTTCTAGTGTGCAATATTGCAGAAGAATAATATCTTATGAACCTTTAGGAAAAATACCAGATACGGGATATATACAAGCCGTCATACAAGTTAATTCTTCTTTTCCAGGATTACCTGTAACATCGGGTTCGGCTATAACAGGCGGAGAAATTGTAAATCCTACACCTTATAATACAGATACAGCATATGCTATTACAAAATTCTACATTCCATCAGGTTCTTTTATAGATAATTTCTATGTAGGGTATTATATACAATGCACAGACCTGGAAATTGCATATGCGTCATCTAATCCTCCTCCTTTCCCATATTCTGATACCTATAGAAAAATTATAGCATATGACGGAGTGCTAAGACTCGCAACGCTAGATTCTACAACTACTGTTAACTGGTTAGATACCAGCCAGTATCTTAATTTTTCTATACGTAAACAGATACCTCTAAAAATCGGAGCTATAACTGGTATCACACCTAATACACCTACTAATTCTGTCACTATATCCGATACCGTAAATTTTCCTGCTAATTTCTACAAGGGAGACTTTATCAGGTTTATTAGCCCGGTTCCTGCTACAACACCACCCATTACTGGGGGTTTAAGTACCAACGTATCCCCCTATAATGAAGAAATAGCTATAATCGCGAGTTCCGCTATGAGTAGTAATAACATAACACTAACTCTAGCCAAGTCTATAACATCTGCAGATGCTACTGTTTACTACGAAATAGAGCCTTTTTCTAAGGATAACTATTCTCCTATAATATACACAGGAAGTCAGGTATCATCCCAGGAAATGGTATGTTATGAGGTTGAGCTACTGAACCTTATTCTTCCTAATCTCCTTTTAGAATCTGGCAGAGGAGGGCGAACAGCTTTCTATCCGTATCTATACGTAGAGCTACAGCCCATAGCGGATACGTCAGCGGGAGCTAAAGGACTTATATACTCTAATAACCCGAATTCATACAAGATGCTTTTCAGGGCTATAGTAGATGATATTCAACAGCCTTTTAGTTCTGCTTTCGTAAAAATAGGGAGCGATGGCATGGCCCATACCATGAAGTTTAGACCTAATACTGCATTTAAGTTTGGAGTATACCAGGCGAATGGGGAACTTTTCCAGACAGTACTAAGGGATACCCACTCTCCTACAGCTCCTAACCCGCTAGTACAGATTAGCGCTGTATTTTCCTTCAAGCGTGCATAAAATCTAGTTTTTCTTAATCTATTTTTAAGATTAAGAATATTTTTAAAATGTCTACAGACCTAATAGAAAATTTTCTATCCCAAAATAATATTTCCCTAGCTCTATCTTGTGAAAATGCAGAATTGTGTAAATTTATAATGCGCCACACTGGAGCGGAAAAACCTACAGAAAAGATTATAACTGTCTATCCTATGTGTCACTGGTGCGATTCGTCTTCCCTTATAAAGTTATGGGATAAGATGAGTATGGGAGGAGGTAGATGGGGAAGGGTACAGCTAGTACCAACCCGAGAAGCGGACTACTACGTTATTATTAATTCTCCTCTACCAGGTACAGAGCTATCTCCAGAGGAGAAGAAAAAGACCATTATTTTCCGTATGGAACCCAAGATGACCTTTAACACACATCTTTGGGGAGAGTACGCTAACCCAGACGACTCCCAGTTTCTCAAGGTCTTCCGTCACGAGAACGGCGACTATAATAATAACGAGTGGCATCTATCAAAGACATATACCGAACTGATGACGGAAAGTATAGAGAAAAAATATGATAAAGTCCTTTCCACAGTGCTTAGTGATAAGTACCACGACCCGGGGCATGTCAAACGAGTAGACTTTATAAAGCACGCTGAGAGTTCTATAGATGTACATGTATACGGAGGAAATAAATGGGATTACAAGGACTATAAGGGACCTCTACCGCCCCACCAAAAAGACGAAGCTATTTTTCCTTACAAATACGTGTTTAACTGTGAGAATTTTGATATACCCTATTACTATACAGAGAAGTTGATTGACGGAATTCTTGGCGAGTGCCTAGTATTCTATTCAGGTTGTCCTAATATAAGGGAGCTCATAGACCCAAGAGCCTATATAGAGCTAAAGCTGTGTAATTTTTCGGCAGATACAGAGGCTATTAAGAAGGCTATGGAGCAAGGTCTGTATGAGAAGCGCCTTCCCTATATACGAGAAGCAAAAAAGAAAATACTAACGGAGATGCAGTTTTTTCCTAGATTAGAAAAATTTCTATTAGGTATTTAAAATATTTAAAATAAGTATAAAATATTATGACTACCATATATTGTTGCTATGATGATAATACCTTCGTTTCTACCCATACCACGCTGGCGGATGCCGAAGCCTGTTGCAATGGTCGTAAGCGTAAGGAGGCGGTAAAGACTGTACTACTTAATGCGGGTGTACCCAGTCAGATAGTACAACCTCAAAATGACTATATATTTAATCAGCTTCTATATATCCTAGGTATCGGGGAAGGTGAAATCCAAGCGGTAATGGATGCGGATACTACTCGTACCGTGCAGGAAAAGGTAATTATGTAAATAATAGTATAACTTGCAAGTTATACTAATCAGTTCATAAAGTGGTCATCATTGGGCGCTATGATATTACTAACTATGTGTATCATACCATTATTAGCGGGAATATCATACTTGATTACGGTAGCACAATTATTTATAGTAGTTATCCCGTTGATATTGGTAACGTATGCGCGCATGTTAGGATTGACCGTATAAAAATAGGAGACTGGACTGGACTTTAATAGTTCACTACTTATAGTCCTTCTAAGGGAAGATGCGCCTAATATCTGCTTAGCTAGGCCAGAATCCATATTCTCAAAGTACTCTTTAGGGATATGCTTTAAGGAAGAGTCAAGTGGGACTAGAAGGGTAAAGTCCGCATTAATGTTATTTAACTGACCTATCATGCCAGCGCGCTCTATAACTTTTTTAAATAGGGAAAATGACGGATTAGTATTAATAATATCATACAGCGAGCCCTTAGTTATACACACTTCAGGTTTAGTATCGCTTCTATAGTCTGTAAACGTATACATATGTGTATAGTATAGACTTTGTACATCAGGTCCGCAACTAACCATTTATATTTAACAAGATTTAAAAAGAATATTATGCTATAAATAAATGTCGTTCAGTATTAAGACTAATAAATATACGCAGATAGCTAATAGCGTTCCTGTAAATAATCAGGTCAAGCCAACTTCTAACTCATTTTTTGATATTAACGAGTCATCTTTTTTAACCTCAAGCTTCGTATCCGATGCCAAGGTTCAGCCTACTGAGAATAAGCCTGAAAAAAGTTCCGATTTCGGTCTTGCTATGAGAGTACAACCGAGGTCCGCTGCCGATTATTATTAATTTATTTTTATACTATGTATACAGTATAAAAATATTAAGAACTTACGTTAAGAACTTACGTTAAGAAGCTGATTTTTATAAATATTATTTGCCTTCAGTTCAAGTTGCTTCTTATTCATTTTGGGAAATTTATTTTGAAGCTCCTTTCGAATATCTTCTAATAATTTTTTAGAATTAGTTACAGTCGAGGTTTTTTCATGCTCTAAATAGTGCTTAAGATTGCCCTTGTCTAGCTCTAGGTTAGTTCCAGCGTCTATAGCTTTTTGGGCTCCCATTTTTCCTTCATGGTACTTCCCTACATAAAATCCTACTATACCTAGAAGATGCCACCTATAATAGTCGTATATACCACTATCTACGAAAAGTAGACAGTTTTCAGGATACTGTAGCTCACATGCCTCTCTCAAGTACATAAAGGACATGTGCCATACCTTTTTGTGTCTGTAGTAGTCTGCTATGCTTACGATAGGTTCCGCCCTCTTACTATGTTCATATGCCTTCAAGTACCATTTTTGAGCCTCGTCCCAGCCCAAGTTTAACTTTAGGCTAGTGTTGGCACATCTTAGCATAGAATGGAATATTTCTTCCTCAAATCCTCCTAGGTCTAAGCGAATTTTAGAGTAATACAGCGCTTCCTCCTGTTCTTCTAGACACTGACAGGTTTGGGCTAGATAGAACACAGTACGACCGTCTTTAGGGTTCTTCTTATACTCTCCCAGAAGAAGCTCTTTGTCCCTCTTAAAACGCTTGCTACTTTTGTCATCGTCCTTAGTCCGGTCTTGGTATAAAATAAAGCGGTCATCTAGTTTAAATACAGTTACACGGGGCTGGTCAGTTGGAGAGAGGGAATCGTATAGCCACTCGTGTACTACACCACTATAACGCCAACCGCACCTATTCTTGACTAGACGCACGTTAAAGTACTTATCAAAGTGCCCACTCCACCACTTCTGACAGACTAGGAAACCGTTCGTGTCTTGTGTAAAAAATTCCTCTGTTATTTTCCTGAGTTCCTTACCACCCTGTAGCTCATCATTACAGTCTAGTAGAAGGAGATAGTGGACGGGAACTTTTTCCGCGTACGTAAGCAGAACATTTCTAGAAGTTGAAAAATCTACAAAAGAACCTTGAATCAAGTAGAGATTAATTTTATATTTATTGGTAAATTTCTGTATGATTTCAAGCGTATCATCTGTACTTCCAGTATCGTACATAATCAAGGCGTCTACGTGTGTACCCTGATTTACTAAGCTCATAAGGCTCACTATAAGCCTCTTATGCTCATTCTTCACCATCATACACATACCTATCGTGGGTTTATTTTCGGGAAGCTTGGTATATTCCTTTTCTACTATTATTTTGTAATCCATTTTACAAAGGGTCTTTTTCCTTTTAATTATTATTAATTAAAAGTATATTACTCGTCATCTTCAATTTCCTCGACTTCTTCTTCATCGTCTTCTACCTCTTTATCTTCAATAACATCGTCTTCAATAACATCATCTTCTACCTCTTCCTCCTCGTCTAGTTCGTCAATCTCTACGTTCTCATTACCTGTATCTAGATTACCGGGAAGAATATACTCGAATTTGTACTTCTTACATTGCTCAATATCATCATCTGTTAGTTCCGATACCGTACCATCATCCTGTTGCTTTCCATATACCTTCCTAGTTTTAGGATTCAAAACCAAGTGAGTTTGTGGATGCTCGTAGTTGTCATACTTGTTACGACGTACCGGGATAACCATTGCACTAGAAGTTAGCTTCTCAAGGACGGGAGCGCTCGGTTTTCCCTTGGTAATAGTTTTTCCCTTAGGGGACTTTGCTAGAGCCTTACCCTTGGTAGCCTTGGTCTCAGATACATCAGCTACCTCATCGCTACCTGTTAGTCTAGAAATAAGCTCGTCCTTTTTTCCAGAGACCTTTAGACCCTTAGACTTGCACAGGGCCTTGAGTTCTACCAAGGTAGACTTAGATAGTCTAGCAGGACTCAAGTCCTCCATGTCTACACTTGCAATCTTGGTCTGTTTCAGCGCGGGTTTAGTCTTAGTACTCTTGACACTCTTGGTTACACCTCCATACCAGAGTTCTCGCAACTCGTCAGCGCTTAGGTCATACTTATCGGCAATATTACTAATAAAGGTATTAATAGTTGTTTCTACGTGTTCGGAAAGGATATTATTAAGCGACATTTTGTTTCATAAAGGGGAAGTATTTTTAAATATCATTTTTAATCTTTACACTTTTCTAAAATTATACGCTCTGTTTTACCTTTGAAATCGTATTTTACAAAGAACTGGGAATTTCTAGCCATCCTATTCAGTTCATACATGCCGTGTTCTTCCGTAAGAGAAATAAGCTTATTTTTCGCCATATTTATAATCTGGTCTTCTGAAGCCGTTTCTACTAGTTCATTAGCCACATTAATAGTAAATCCTGTAAAGATACCACCTGATACTATGATTTTCATTTAAAATTGTTTTATTTCAAAAACAACTTGTAAAAATTAAATGAAAACTCTCGCGAAAAAACTACATAATCTTTCTATCTTGGAGTATAAAAAGTATCTCAAGACCCAAGATACCGATACGCTAGAATCTCTTAAGGAGTACCTGGATGATATCTACCATAACTCGGGGGAGGCGCTGATGGATGATGATAGGTATGATATACTAGTTAATATCCTACAGGCAAAGGGAAATGTTAGTAGTAAGGTAGGAGCCAAGCTAAGAACCGATTCAAATAGGGTAGACCTGCCTTACTGGCTTGGCAGTGCTGATAAAATCACACCTGAAGACGTAGATGTTTTAGATAGATGGATTAGTAAGCACACTTCACCTTCTTACGTTGTCACAGATAAGCTAGATGGTGTTTCCTGCCTCTTTGTAAGGAAGAATGGTAAGAATTCTCTGTATACTAGAGGTGATGGTAATATCGGCGCCGATATCTCTTATCTCTCCTCTTATTTTTCTCTACCGAAATTGTCACAAAGTATAGCAGTAAGAGGAGAGCTTATTATTCCTAAGGGTGTTTTCAACTCTAAATACAGAGGGAAAGAGGTAGCAGGAAGAACTTACAAAAACGCTAGGAATATGGTAGCGGGATTGATAGGAGCCAAGACTGCCAGGCAAGGACTGGAAGATATCCGCTTTATTACATACGAAATAGTAACAGAAGAGGCGGAAAAACCTGAAGCACAGCTTTACAAACTAGGCAAGCTAGGATTTTCTGTGGTGCGATACGAGGTAGTAAAGAAAATTAGTATGGACAAATTGACAGATATGCTTAAAGATGCGAAGAAAAATTCTCCGTATGAAGTAGACGGGATTATTATACAGGCCAATAAGGAGTACGTTAGAAACACCGATGGTAACCCAGAATATCTTTTCGCGTTTAAGATGCTATTCGATGAGGCTATTCATACCGCTATTATAAAGGATATAGAATGGAATGTAAGTAAATGGGGACAGTTAAAACCTGTGGCTATTATCAATCCTATAGACCTGGGTGATGTGACCATATCGAGGGCTACAGCACATAATGCCAAGTATGTAGAAGAAAATAACCTTGGCCCCGATGCGGTTATTAAGATAACTAGAAGTAAGGATGTCATACCTTATATTCTAGAAGTCACGGTTCAAGCGGAAGAACCTAAGATGCCTACTGTACCTTATTCTTGGGATAAGACCCATGTGAACATATCGGTAAAGAAACACGATTCTATTATGTGTGTAAAGCTTATAGCAGATTTTTTCCAGAAATTAGGTATAAAGTTCGTATCGGAAGCAACCGTTCAGAAGCTATATGATAATGGCTTTGATAATCTTCTAAAAATTATTGAAGCTGATAAGAAGGCTCTTTTACGAGTTCCAGAATTCCAAGAGAAATCCGCTGAAAGAATCTATACAAATATTAGGAATGGTCTACAGGGTATAAGTATTCCTACAGTTATAGGCGCCAGCGGGGTACTAGGCTACGGTATCGGAAGAAAACGCGTAGAGTCCCTTATGAAGGCTATACCGAACCTATTAGAGGTGTATAAAACCAAGTCTAAAAAGCAGATGGTAGACATGATAGTTTCAGTAGAAGGATTCTCGAATATTACAGCGGAGAAAATAGCAGAAAATTTAAAGTATGCCGATAGGTTCATTAAAAAGCTTTCTAAATACGCTACTTTTAAGAGCGGAAAGAAGATTTCTTCTGCCCTATCTGGAAAGTACGTATTTTCCGGGTTTAGGGATAAGAAGCTTGAGGAAGATATAACAAGCCGGGGTGGTGCGGTTACCACATCTGTCTCTAAAAATACCACGGCTGTGATAGTTACTAATCTTTCTAGTACATCGGGAAAGACGGAAAAGGCTAGAGAGCTAGGATTACCCGTCTATGAGAAAAATGACTTTATCAAGCAATTTATCATATAAATAAATGAGTTATATATTACCAACAGGGTTATTATCTTACTGCAGTGGCGTATATGATAAGGACACGGATACCTTTACAGAAAATATAGAGGATGCCATAGATTGTTGTATTAAGGAATGTAAAAATTATGTTAATCCTAGATTTAAGAAAGACTGTGAAGATGTGTGCAGAGAATACGAAAGAAAGGAAATGGAGGGTATTATGCAGTGTGTAAAGTCGCTTTGCCCTGGTATACTATGCACAGAAGAAGATGTGGTATCATGCTGTGCAAATACCCAAGAATCTAAAGACTCTCAAGTATCTGTGAAAAATTGCAAGTTACTTTATGGTAAGTATAGTAATAAAACTATGGAAATGATTGATACTACTTATTTTACATATAAAAATATAAATTATGGATGTATAATTATTTTAATTATTTTTTTCGCGTATGCTTTTAGAAAATTGATTTTTTTCCGTAACAATGCATAATAATACGAAATGTCACGTATTACTATCGAAAGAAAAGTTTGTGTTAAACCCAGCCTGTTAACAACTTCCGTTATGGAACATATCTATGAGAAGCTGTGTACAGACTTGCTTAATAAGTGTGATGACACATACGGGTACATCCTAAAAATCTATAAAAAGATACACATCTTAGGGAATAGTGTATCTTCTGCTACTTCAGACGTATTTTTCCATGTAGAATTCTGCATAAAGGCTATGAAGCCTAACAAGGGAGACGAATACACAGGAAAAGTATGTATGATTTTCAGTAATGGAGTCTTTGTACAGGTCGAAGGCAAGATGAAGGTCCTAATTCCTTCTACTAAGTTGACTAGCTATACCTATAATAAAGATACCAATTCTTTCCAGAAAAAACGAAGCTCTATTAAGGTTGGTGATGAATTAGAAGTTGTAATTGACCTTGTAAAGTACGAGAAGCAAAATTTTAGTTGCATAGGTAGCTTAAAGGCCAATTAGCTCTATTAAAAATGTCTTCCGAAACGGATATTTTACTACAACTTAAAGGGCAACTGGTAGCCTTTTTAGATGAGCTTATTGAGTCCTTCCCTGCAGAGCCTGACTTTGTGATTTTCCGCATCTTTATAAACGACCAGGTTCCCATAATAGATATTATGGAGTATATAGTTACTGAACTGTGCCCTCATCAGGAGATGGTGAAGAATAGGAATGATGCCTTTTTCCTGAATAATAACCTATTTTTCGAGAAACTAGATGAAAAGAAGACCTCAAAGGTGAACCATTTCAAGAAGCTATGGCAGTCGTCTTCCCTAGATAAGGAAGACCGCGAGACCATATGGAGATGGTTCGCGTCCTTTATCTACCTAGGAAACAAGTATAAGGAGATACATAAAAATTAGGAAAAAGTCCCTATAATAAATGTTACAAACCTGTAAGCGGTATTTTGACTACCTTCCTGTTATACTCCTAACACTCCTGTTTGCTACTGAGACAGAACTGGAGAAACACGCCATATTTTTTTCCTGCCAGATTTGTATAGTGTTGCTGACTACTATACTATTTTTCCTACTTACACTGAAATTCGGGTCAGAACGTAAAACAGCTTTTGCAGTCTCTTTTGTACTTTGGATTATTCTTATGTATTATAAGAGAACTTATACTGAAAAGTTAATATAAAATTGTTTTTTATTTCCAATTTTAGGAAATAAAAAAACATGTCAACCGTATCAATTATTGGAACTTCTGGAAAGGAAGGTAATATGACAAATGACCTATTTAGAGCTATGATTAAAAAGGCGCATAAAATTATTAAGGAGGAATTTAACTTAGACCCAAAGGACGTTACCTTAGTTTCTGGAGGTGCTTCATGGGCAGACCACGTAGCCGTTAGATTATTCTTAACAGGGAAATATAAGCATCTTACTCTCCATATGCCATGTAAATGGCTTGGTTCTGGTTTTCTGGACAACGGCGCTTATTCATGGGCCGTAAATCCTGGTAGAACTGCGAATACGTACCACAAAAGATTTAGCCAAGATATTGGCAGAGATACACTAGGAGAAATAGGAAGTTGTGGCGCGAAAATAATAGATACGTATAAAGGCTTTCATCACAGAAATACGGCTGTGGCGCGCTCGGATTTCCTCATTGCTTTTACCTGGTCTGATACCGATAGACCTGAAAAAGGCGGTACCCTAGATACATGGAATAAATGTGTATCGCGTAAGGTACACGTATCTTTGAAAGAGCTATAGTATATGGTATATTATCTTACTTAAAAGTCAAGATAATGTGTATATAAAATATGGATATAGATAAGAACACAGTCAGTTTAATTATGCTAAGTTCTTTTTTCTCTGCACTGCTGTTTGCTATACTCAATAAGTTAATTTAAAAAATCTTTCCTATTAAGGAAATGGACCTGAATACCGTCGAAACAAAACTAAAGGAAATGGGCTATGTACATCCTACAACGAGTGCTACCGTATCCGAGTACATGAGCTATTCAGACTCTCATAAAGATACTTACCTTAGTAACCAGTCCGCTTCTGTCTATTCTACATACGATGCTTCTTATGCTGAGACCGATGCACAGGCAGAAAAGAAGACTTGCCCCAGTATATGCCCTGTCTGCCAGAAAAAGGCTACCCTCAAGTGTAACTGTACATATGCGGAGCGTATGTGCAACAAGGGGCATATGTGGTATATGGTAAATGGAGAGGTAAAGATAGGAGACCCGCATGAGATTAATGATAAGACTGGAGCAAAGCGTAATTAAAATTAAAGTAATTTTTACTTTAATTTATTTTATTCTTCCAAGACGTATACATTATTTTCCTTGACAGAATACAGGAAACACTCTGTGATACGTGTAAAGTTTTTCCGGAAAATAGTTGGGTCGCAAGGAATAACCGAGTACATCTTGAACATACTGGCATGTCCCGTGCATAGGTCATCCCAGACCATACGGAAATACAGCATGAAAAAAGTACGTAAAAATACTATATCCCGCTTCTGAAGTCTGACTTCATAATTTTTCTCCTTCATTGCCCTTTCAATTAGCGCGTCAAGTTTGGCATCTGTATTATATAGGAAATTTACCAAGGCCCATATATACCGCTTAATAACTACTAGAGAATCAACGCTATTTTCTCTACCAAATACCTCCTCTACTACATCCTTGACGTATTCCGGTCCATTTATAGCGAAAATATGGAAGAACCATACAGCCCAGAAGAAGCAGAAATGGTTCTGTGAATCCATATTCTGTAACCTCCAGTAATAAAAGCTATCAGATTCCATATCTTCTTTCGGTGAGACGAACCCGCCTGTAGGCTGTATGCTACGGGTAAGTGGTAGCACCTCTCCTTGTATACCAAATACCTCATGGGCTATCTGCAAAAAGAAGGCAGAATATAAACTATGGGCAATATATGGGTTTCTACTCTTTTGCTTTTTAACTGGTATACCCGGTTGCATGCTGTCTATAACATAGACCTTATCTCCCTTCTTAATTATAATACCAAAGTGACCGCCTTTCGTCTCATCATCGACCACATCTGTTTCTACGAGTTGCCCACCTATATGTAATACAGCATTAGTATCAGGACCTATACGGCGGGACTTTGCATATTTTTTAATCTTGGCTAATACCACCTCATATACCTTTGCTTGGTTAGGATAGTCTTCGTATACTAACGCATGGGCGTCCTTATCTTGGTAGTACTTTTCCTTAATAATAATAGGAAGACCGTATGAGCCTAGATTTTTATAGGTAATCCCTGTAGCCTTTTCCGTGTCTTCAATAATCTTAGAAATAATATTATCCGTGAACTTTGGGATATCCTTCATAAGGACAGGAAAATTATTAGCGTTTTCTAGTAGTACGAATTTAGTAGCATTATTCTCTATGAATAACTTCTGCTCGGCATCTATATCCCCAAAAAGGGCAGGATAAGTTAGCTCTAAAGGCTTGCTAAATTTTTCCTTGTCTTCTTCGCATGATTTCCCATATAGAATATGACAACAATTATATAGTTCTCCAGGTAATTTTTTCTCTTCTACTGAGCACATTATTTTTATATTTACGTATAAAAATAATTAATATTCAATTTTAGCCTATTATTTTTCTATAACATACGTATTATTTTTCGCTATAGAATATAACAAGCATTTATTCATAGAAAAATTATTCCTAAAAATACCAGGATTACATGGTATAACAGAATATGCTCTAAACTGGGTATAGTCCTGTGTATCTAAATCATACCAGACCATACGAAAATACAGCATAAAAAAGGTGCGTAAAAAAGTAATATCGGACTTTGTTAGTTCTGCCGTCTCATCGTCAAACAGTATAGCCATCTCTATAAGCGTGCCTAGTTTCTCATAGCTATTATAGGTATAATTTATTATAGCCCATATATACCGTTTAATTACTACTAAAGGTTCTATACGCTGTTTTCCTGGAGCGAATAGGTCACTTACTACCTCTTGTATATGTTCAAACCCGCCTATAGCATATAGATGCAGGAACCATATAGCCCAGAAATAACAGAAATGGTTTTGCGAGTCCATATCCTGTAACTTATACCAGTAGACTTCGTCAGTATCTTCACGTGATTTATTTACAAACCCACCGGTAGGCTGTGTATCATATAGAAGCGGGATAAACTCAGCATCCTGGTTAAAGACATCTTTTATTACCTGGTAGAAAAATGGTGTGTAAAAACTCATACCGTCGGTATCTATAGCTCCTATCTGCATGCTGTCTATAACATAGACCTTTGTACCTACTTTTATTATAATAGCATAATGACCTGCGCGGTCTTTCGCATTAATGTTATCAGTCTTAACAAGCTCACCTGCCAAGTGTAAGATTACATTACTATTTCTGGATATACCAAGCTCGTTTATACGGTCTTTAATATTTTCTACCACCTCGTTATATAGGGCAGTCTGTTTACGATAAGGACTTCCATACTTCAGGCCATCAGCGTCAGGATACGCCTCCTTGTATTCCTTCTTAAGAAGGACTGGAATCGTGTAGGAACCTAGATTATAAAAATCCATTTTATTTTCCTCTATAATAGCATCTATAATAGATTCCAAAAAATTAGGAATATCCTTTATCATAGAAATAAAATTATTCGCATTTTCTAGTAGAACAAAGTCAGTAGCACCTTCCTTAATAAATTTCTTCTGCACCCCGTCTAACCTGTCAAATATTTTAGGATAACTAAGCTCAAGAGGAGACCTGAATTTTTCCTTATCTATCGAGCAGGATTTTTCATATAGCGTATGACAACATTCCGCAAGTTTACTCATTATTTTTATATGTAAATATATAAAAATTATTTTTATCCTGTTTAAACCTTCTTCTTGACTACCTTCTTGACTACCTTGGGAGGAACCACAGGCTTCTTAGGCTCATCTTCCTCCTCTACGTCTGAGTTAGCTAGGCTTCCAGTGCGCTCTTTAGACTCTTGAGCTCTGCTCTCAGCCACGTCCTTAGCCTTCTTAATCGGTGGGGCAATATCATCGGGAAGGTCATCGTCAAAAACGTTCATTGGGTCTTGCGTTCCGGTCATAAGTCTATCACTACCCTTTACGCGCTTGGGCAAAAGCGGTTTCATACCAGCATCTAGAAGTTCTACGTCAGCTTCATACAGCTTCACCTGTAGAGAGACCTTATTTCCTAGGAAGATGGATTCGATTTTAATGGCACCCTTTACATAGCAGTACTTCTTCAGTAGAGAGAGCGGGTCAATAGACTCACCATCAGAGTTAAAGAACATACTCATAATCTTGTCGTGTTTCTTAGAGGCAATCAACTTAGCGTATAGCGTCGGACCCGTACCGTCTACAATCTTACCCTTCTCCTTCTTATAGTAAAGCGGGTTAAACTTCTTAAGGTCAGTAGGCTCTAGGTCATAAAGCTCTAGCTCTTCCTTATTGTCCAGCAGATACTGCTTGCAGTGTTCGACGATGTTATCAAAGGTAGTAGTCCACGCCTTTTCGGCTTCGGAAGGTCCATTTCTAGACCATAGGCAGAGAGGCAGTACATACCCATTTACCTTCTTGGTCTCGGGATTAGTATTCTCGCTAGTACCAAAGGAGAATACCCTTTCGGTGGGTAGGATGAGGTCGCCGATAGTACCGTCCTTATTCTTGGTGCTGATATTAATGCGTCTAAATACAATAGGAGTATCCGGTACAGACCCACCAACTGGGTCAGAGAAAACCATACGGTTAACATCGTAGCCCGAGGCCGTAGTTAGTTGATTCTTTCTTTCTTTAATACTTGCGTTGTTATTCTTGGATGACATTTTATTATTCTAGAAAAACTTTAAAATAGTTTCAATTTTATTTTTTGTAGAATTTTTCCTATAATTTACTTACTTACGTAAACAGGGTAGGCAAGGTAGACAACTTGAAACGGCTTCCTCTACCTTTGGGGATATAGTTGTTATACCATTTTCTACGCTAATAATTGTGTCTATAAAAGTGGGGATTAGCTGTAGAAGAGACGGGTCTGCTCCCTTCCTGCTAGCGAACTCGGTAAGAGTCTGTATAACTATCATCTTTTTTTCTACACCTGTCAGCTTAGGGACTGCCTCTACAAGTTGCATAGCGGAAATACACAGGGTAAAGATGTTTATAGTCGTTAACTGTCCGTCTCCCACTATACTTTCTATACTAGCGGAAATTTTCTGTACTAGTTCAGCGATATTAGGCGGATTCATTTTATTTAAGAAAATAATATTATAATATAAATATGGATAAAGTTGGCACACTAAACACACACGAATTACGCGGAAGACAACTCTATCAACATAGTGATTATTACAGACAGCTGTGTAACATCATGGAACATCCCGAGTTTAGGAGCTTCTTCGATAAGTACGTAAAGGACTGGGATGATGCTAGACTAATTATAAGCTTCATGAAGCTCTACGAGTCTATAGAGAAGCATTCTAATGTAGACCTATCCCCGTACCAAAAATTGGCTATACTAAAACAAACGGTAGATAATGCGGATTTTAGGAGGAATCTATGTAATAGTATACTAGACGCTAATAAACAACTTTCCATACAGAATTAATTCACATATAAATTATTTATATGTGACCTTACTTGTTCTCAGTCAAAATAAATACATCATAACTACACCTGGAAGAATACTGATTCCATATGTCAGCCGGGACGCTATCCTTACTTAGGGTTGTTCTAGTCTGATGACGTCGAGAGATAGTATATCCGTCCTTGTTTATCTTGTCTACGCCTAATTTACCCATTTCCTTGGATACTGTAACCTTGTACTTTTTTATTTTTTCTTCTAGAATATCTATCTTTTTCTTAGCATCGTTCCATTTTTTTAAAATTTCTCCTATATCCGTCATGACCTTTTATTTTAAAAAATATTTTCTACATAAATAAATGAGTTATATGTTACCGTTATCTTCCGGGCTAGGCGTTTCCGGTTCCGCTTGCCCATGTGACGGCTCTGTAAATGCAAGCACACCAGTCTCCTATAAGACCATATGCCCGAATGAAAAGGCTATGTGGGCTCGCAATATCCAAACGCAGTATGCTAGGCAGGCCATGATGTCTTCACAGAAGCCTGCCAAGACCTGCCCTAAGTTAGTAGGGAATCAAATTGGTGTAATGTAGATTTTTATACTTTTTATGTATAAAAATTATGCGCGTTTACGCTTGGGTTTCTCAGGCTTATTTTCTTGCACTCTGCTCTCCTTGGGCTCGGGAGCACTCTCAGTCTTGCTCTCTTGAGTTCTACTCTCTTGGGTCTTGCTTTCAGAATCTAGGCTTTTAAAATGCGTCTTAAGGTACGTCTGTAGGCTGTAATAAGTTAGAGGCTTATCGTTCTCTACATTATACCCTAAAAGATTGCGAAGCTTATCATCCTTATCTACACAGATACGGCGCTTATCACTAGGGTCCTGGAGATTCTTCTGCTTGATGTAGTCGCAAATGAACTTGGTCACATCTACACGGGAACGAGGCTCGCTTACCTTCCAACCGGTAAACTTGGCTAGTTCCTTAGAAATCTGAACAGGCTTGAGGAAGCCGGAATTCGCGTTATTTCTACGGGTAGTAGTCTTGTGCTTAGAAATACGTAGAGCATGTGACTTTAACGCCTTTAGGGACTTGTTTAGACTTCGTAGGAACTTTACACCGGACGCCTTGGGCTGTTCACGTAAACTTTCAATCTCGTTTGCAACACTAGTAATAAGGTCATCAAATTCCTTCTCTACAGTTTCACGGGTATGTACTTGGCGGGGTGCACGCGATGAGGAAGACGATTCAGTTACGGTTTCATCTTGAGTCGTCTCGGATACAATCTCTGACACAGTCTCGAGCTTGGTTTTCTCTTCTTTGGTTTGCTTCTCTTTTCTGGGCATTTATGTTATTGATTCTAAAAACCCTTTTTTTAAGTCTGTTATAAGTCCTAAGAATCCATTAATTTCTTATAATATTCTACAGCTTTGGGATGAGCTTTAATTTTCATAAAATCTATATCTCGTATGGTAAGGCCTTCCTTAGTCTTGACTCTAGATAAGGCTACATACGCCTGGCCGTAGGTAAAGACGTTAGAAAGGTCTACTTCTGCATAATCTAGAGTACAGCCCTGAGAATTATGGTTAATAAACCCATTACCTACAAAGGAACTAGATTCCGGTACACAGATATCATATAGCTGGTTATACCCATATTCTATACCCACAACTTTCAGTACGAGATTGTCAGAAAATTCTTGCATCTTTTCTAGGGTACTTTCTTCTATCTTAGACAACACACCCATGTTAAGTAGAAATAGTTGTATAGTTCTCAGGAATTCTTTTTCTCCCGCAATAGTCATTTTTCCTCTGAAAATACCATCTAAAAAGATTTCTTGTGTCTTTCTATCGCACCCAAAAATAGATTTCGGTATAATACCCTTTTCTTTCGCTATTTTTCCTAGAAAATATGCTTCCTTTTCTGGCATAACCCCTTTTCCATATACATGAGTCCCACAAGCAATAGTAACCTCATCCCCTAATGTAAGATTAGGCAGAAGCTTCCAAGTTTTTTCTCCAGTATACACTGGATGCCTATAAGAGCCCTCTAAAGAATACCCATATTCTGTAATAATCCTTATCGTATTCTCCTTATAGCCTTTATAAATCTGTGTACATTCTTCAAGCTTATTTTGACCCATAAGTAATAAAGAAATAGTAGCGCACTCGTTTTCCCACATACCTGGTTTTACTAGGTCTTGTATATAACTTTGTCCATTTTCAGTCAGAAGCATGGTATTTCCTACCACACATTTATGTACTGTAACGGCCCATGCCAACTTTAGAGGAAGCTGAACTATACTAGCGACTTTCTTACTACCTTCCTCTATTTCCCATACGTGATGACTAATAACGCATTTTACACCGTTCATAAACTGAACTTCCGGCATGTCATCTATAAAGCCCGTTACTACACCTCTGCTTCCGTTTGCCAGGCCCATCTCTAAATTCATGTTAGTTAAGAGCATCACCTGGGCATTTTTGCAGAGAATTAGCGTTTCCGGGGCGATACAGTTTTTCCTATATTTTTCCTCTAGGGTACACCGTTCCTTGAAATTTCCTCCTGCAATCTCGATTTCCATATCGTATTGGAAATATTCTACATTATCTACCTTGTCTTGTAACTTGTATAGCTGTTTATTATTTACCTCATCTACAGACATATTAGTCGTGAAGATTTTTGTAGGCAAAATACCCAGCTCATTATTAAGCTTTACTCCTATTCTAGAAGCTATCATCTCTCTTCCTTCTTGACTTAGTTTCCCGTATCGCATCTCATTTAGCACCTTCTGAAAGGCCTCATCCGGTTGCCTAATAATCTCAGTTAGATACACTACTTCTTCTACACAGTCATTCCAAGATTTCGCTTCAAAACAAAAGTCATCGCTCTTAACTACTGGAAGCTGAAGAAAGTCGCCTGTCAAAACCAACTGAATACCTCCAAAAGGATGTGTGTTATCTTTAGTATTTTTTAGGTATCTCTTAGGCTCTTCCCTTCGAACAAATCTAGCGACTGCTTCCAGCTTGTCAAAGAGTTCAGGAGATAGCATAGAGACCTCGTCTATAACCAATACATCTAACTCTTGCCATCTTCTCTTGAGGTGCTTGCGGGTTTCTATATTCCCGTATATCTGTTCTGCCGTTCCCGTGCCTAGTCCGATACCTAGGTATGAATGAAGAGTCGTACCCCCAATTAATAATGCGGAAATTCCCGTTGTACTCGTAATAGCAATATTGATTTTGTGACCGTACTGCTCCTTAAAGAGCTTAACTACCGCAGATTTACCAGTACCTGACGGGCCGGTAAGAAATATATTCTTTCCCTTCTTTATCAGGTCAAAGGCATACTTTTGTTTTTCAGTCAGATTCATATTTTAACTTTTTCGGTTAAAATAGTATAATAATTCATTTTTATTTCATATACATAACTTCCGCTCCCCCAGAGTATACTTTATAAGCCTGTTCATACGTCCATTCCGGCTTGTTATAACGCTTATTTACCTGATTGTGAAAATCTACGTAGAATTTACCTAACTCATGGCGCCCGCTTACTACCTTGTCTAGTTCATCCCGTTTATTCTCTATATAGGCTATGGCGTGAGGTCTACAAGTCGAACACGGAATTTCATAGGGGATAGCTAATATTCTTGCCTTCATACGCTCCTTGACTATAGGAGAAGGTTCCAAGGGATAATGTACAGCACTTACATGTAGACTAAACCAGAAAGCAGGGCCCCATATTTTTGGGTCAGAAGTGCTAACAGCGCCCTTTGTCCACACTATTTTATGTATAGGATTTTCCTGCTCCTTATTCTCGGTAAGATTGCATAAATAATCGGAAATAGAAGAGTACATTTATTATTCTTCAAATATTATATTTGATGTAAAATTCCTTTCCAAGCTTGAGATATCTACTTTTATATTTTTCTTAAAGAGGAATTCCTGTAATTTTCCAAAGTTAGGCTTTCCACAGTATGTTATTTTAATTTGAGCCTGTTCGTAGTCTGTAAATAGCTCCCTCGTCCTAACATGATTTAATACGCTAATATCTAGGCTAGTATTTAGAGCGATATCCTCGATGTTCCCGTATTCCTGTATGAGCTTATAGGCTTTAGCCGGTCCAACTCGAAAGATGTTTTTGTTATAGTCTGTACCACACATGATACAAAAGTCCAGAAACTGCTCCGGTGTAAGTCCCATCCTTTTTAGTAGGTCTTGGTATTTGACTCGGAAACACGTACCACTCATAACATTATACTTAGTAAGGAAAACAGGAGCGCCATAAGCCAAGACATCAGTGTCTTCCGTTAGCACTGCATGTACCATACCCCTCTTGCATAGGTCGGCACCCATAGTTTCCGCTTCCAAAGGGGCATTGTAATAGGGTACGCGCATAATATCAAATAACTCCCTAGTCGTCTCGAAGTCTTTCTGTGTAATATTAAAGAGCTGTTTTCGCATCTTTTTTACGGCATTTTCTATAGCATTAATATTCACGCTTACTTGACCTTGTTTTAACATTCTTACATTTTCCAAGCCTCTCTGTTCTTGAAATTCTAAAAGAATTGGTTCCACTATCTTCTCAGTATAATATTTTTCTATAGCCTCTTCCAAAGCTGAAACGCGTTCTTCTACCTTTCGCCTCTTTTCCTGGCGCTCTTCCTTTTCTACTGCCTTTTCCGGAGGAGAACCGGTATCGTATACGAATACACAGTGCACGTTATTTTGGCGCAAGCTAGTAATAAGCTTCACAAAGGCGCCAAGCCACTCATCGCCATATAGCGCCTTGTAATTACATAGGTATAGAGAGATGTCCACACATACCCTTTCGTATGCGTATTCGGATATATGTACCTGCTCAAATAGTTCAGGAAAGTTATCGTGTAGAAATTTACTCAGAGATTTAATGCCCATTTTTCATTCTTTAGAATTTTAGAAAAAATATTCATTTTAAAAATATTCTACACTTGTAAAATGTCCTTTAGAATAAATTCTGTAAAAATTACAGAAAAAAAGGAGGATAACAAGGAAAAAGAAAAGGATAAGCCCGAGGTCTTTAGTAAAGGCCCTATCCTTATTTTTAATGGGAAGGAATGGACGTACGGTTATGATTCTTTAGAATCTTGTATAAAAGAAATATGTCAAGAGAAGGAACAAACGGGAACGAGTCAGAAAATCCCCTAATAATGATAGAGGACCGGTATAAGCGAATTAAACTGAAGAAGAGACGCCCCGGTATAGAATATACTACAGCCGAAGATGTCAGGCTTTCTATACTAGAACTAGCGCCAGATAGGAAAGAGCTTCTTGCCCTACCTGATGAAGTCCTTATGCAGGAGTTTATAAAGTGGAGCGAGATTAAGCCAGGATTACTAGAGGAGATATTTAAGCCTGAAATAGAGGATAAGTAAGTTTTCAAATAAGATATTTGAAAATTAACCACGTGTTAGCTTCTGTTGTTCTCTATAATCCTGCTTAAGCTCTGCAAAGCGCTCTTGCAGGTCTTTCTTCGCCTCTTCTAACTGTTGCACCTTGCCTTCTAGTAAAATCCGGTCACGTTCCAAACGCGTAATTTTATCCTTGTATTCATTCTCAATATCTTTTAGTTGTTTTCTCAAGGCCTTTACAGTCTTGTTTAAGGTTTTATTCTGCTCGTCTAGGTCTGAGTCATATTCCTGGTCTTCATACAGGTGGCGCCATCTCTCGGCTTCCTCAGTTAGCTCTTCGATTCTCTCACGGGCATCTAGATACTTGCGGTTCCAGGCTTTAGCACTATCCTTGGCCTTTTCATACTTTTCTCTGTTTATGCTCATTTTATTTTTACAGTCTTCTTATAAATAAAGTTATGGACAGTAATTTTTTAGCTATAAATATGCACGGGGAAGAAAGCAAAGATAATTTTGTTATACCACCGAATGTAAGAATAATAATGTTCTGCTACTCAGGAAGAACGCTGTATGTCTGTCCGAAATTTGACAAGTTCATATGGTCTATTTTTCTAGATGAAAATAGCGTAAGCGATTATCCTACCTTTTTAAGGTCTATTTCTGGGTATTCTAGTATACGCGACCATTTTTGTGTGTACGAGGAGGGAGATACTATAAAGGATATGGTCTTTACTAGCGATGAGACCTTTAGGGACGGTCTCTTTACGCTACCTGTAATGGGAGCCGTACACGATGCGGAGAAAAATAATGTATACGTCTCATCTTCCGATATATTTACGGACGTACTAGATAGTATAGAAAACGTCAAGCGGGTCGTTGTAGACAAGAAAAAAACAGCGCATGCCATAAGAAATAAAAACAGCCCTGGAGTAATCTTTTCTTCACATAAATCTTTTCTTTACCCCACTTCTCTCTCCAAAATTTTAAAAAATTATTTGAGCTTAAATGAAGGTTGCACATTGCTTCTTTTAACATGTAGGGAAAGCCGAGAGCACCAAGGGGGAAGAATAAGCCGAGGAAAAAGGATAAAGAGTATATTAGGCTAGTCATCGTTATTTTCGCATAGAGCATTGTGTTCCCGTAACCAGGTATTTACTTCCTCGGGTTCAGTATAGCGCCTTTCACATCGTCCCACGGTGTATTCCTTTATAATATCAGGGTTACGAATAAGACCATCATAGTTAGTATAATCGTATTCCATCAGAATACTCTTAAGCTTTATCAGCTCCGGATGTACAGACCATAATGAATCAGGGGAAGACGGTAAAGATGCGGATATTTGTACCTGCCACCAATAGGAAAATTTCTCTAGGAAAACTAGAAGAAAAGGTGTGGTAGGCACTCCAAGCTTTTCCAAGTCTTTTAGAGCGGGGGTATAACTCTTGAGACCAAAGGCTTTAGTTATCCATCCTCTATCCATATCAATGTACTCGGTCTTGCCTATCTCTCGAATACGCATAAAGGGGAACCACATACCTGGAAAATTTTTTCCTTCGTTTGAGGTACCTGTTGATAGGTAGAAACCGCAACTTTTACAGGTATTATATTTCTGATAGGCTCCCATAGGGGCCCACTGACCCTTACTATTAAAGTACTTTTCTGGGACAGGTATGGTTATAAGATGGCGCCCAGTATACACAATACACGACTCTACGGGGTATTGATTTACCTTTTCCTCTATAGAGGCCTTTACAATTTCCTCTTCTATCTTGTCTAACATTTTGGATATTAGAACAGGTTTAGTTCCCGAAGAATCCACCCCAAATTTCTCCGCTAGTGTAACTAGGTCTCTCTTTAGTATACAGGAGGGGGAGCGCTCGGTTTTCCTCAGGATGGTAAGACAGGTATCGTAAAAATCTTGCCCTTTTTTCACGCGTACGATTTTGCAAAAATTTTCCAATTCTGTTTCTGTTATACAATCCATTTTATTTTATAAAAATAAGAATAAATTATAAAATGGATAGGTCTGAACTAAAGAAAAAATTAGCGCAAAAAATAAATACGAAAAGGCTCGGTAGGACATCCCAGACGTCTAGAGAGCAGAAAATAACGGACTTGTATAAACTTCTAGAAAAGACTAAGAATAAGGAAGAGAGGAAAAATATAAAGGAGCGTATAGCTCTACTAGAGGATATCACAGACAGAGAGATAACTAACGTAAATTTCGAATAATCCCATATAATAAATGTGTAGAGAGCTAATAATTATTATACTAGTCTGTATAGGGGCACTTGCCATACTAGGCATGGCGGAACTGAGAAAGACTGAGAACTATTGTGTGGATATCGGTAGAGGGTACACGCGACCTTGCGACTGTAGTTTTGGTTGTAGCGATAAGGAGGCGGAATGAAGGAGGGGATAGGGAATGGAATATGGCTTTAGAAATTTAGAGAATTTCTAAAGGGTGGGGATAGGGGGGGATAAGGTTACTCTTCGTATATGAAGGTGGGTTGGACGAAAGCTATCCAAGCTTTTTCGCTAGGAAGATAATAATGGGTATCGTTACACTTGTACCATGTATAATCTGAGACGCTAACAGGTTTGCCAGTGGCAGAAGCGGTAATGCGGTGAACAGGTTCCTCTGTGACCTTCGAAGCAGTAGCGTAAGAAGGGTATTTGGCTATAAATTCTCCGGTTTTCTTATCAAATTGTGCTACAGCACATACTTTCTTGTTTAGCTTAGTATCGTATGCATGCTTTATATTTTCAGAGCCTGTACACCATTCTAAATTAGAAGCTGAATTATCGTGTGTATTTCCATTTTTATGGTTAACCTGAAGACCTCTGTAATCGTCAAAGTTATACAATCCAAGGATAGGATGGAACGCGTAGCAAACTAGACGATGGACTTTAACGTTTCCTCCTGTGACAAATAAAGTATAATAACCATGCGACCGTGTAAAGGTCAAAAATCTTTTTCCATTATGTATCTCACCATTTTCATAAATTTTATAGTCAGGAAATTCAGGGACAGTTCGGTATTCCATATGTTTGAATTTATCCTGCTCCCATTGACTTTTTTCCATATGCCTTCTGGTTATACTTCTTACGGAATTACTAACTGCGTCTCTTTTGGAGATAATTATTACATTATCTACTGTATTATTAGACGGGTCTTTATCTTTATGGCTTACGACATATTTATTATCATCTAAATTCTCATAACCTGGTATCTTAAATGCTTCCGCGACTAATCTAGAAGCATACTGCTGTTTCCCGTTAACACGGTATCTAAATTTATGCTTACATAGTGTAAGCGGGACTCCTAAATTATTTACAGCCCTTCCAAGCGAAGAAATCCAAGCTCCAGTAACAGGCTTCCAGATTTCTTCCTTAGTGTCTTCGGGTTTGTTTTTGGTAATTTCATTGGCCTCGTCGGTTTCTTTAGCTAATTTTTGTAGTTTAGTAGAACTACAGTATCTACAACCTCTTCTAGCGAAATCCTTAAAGATTCTAGTTAATTTCGTGCCACACTTGCAAATATAAGTTACTTTATGATTTTTATAAAGTGGAACATCGATAGGTGTACAACCTCTTTCTTCTAGGATTTTAATCATTTCTTGTTGGGTATTAGTAGTCATTTGTTTACTTTGATTAAACAAATTTTTAAATCAATTTTATTTTTCTGTTTAAAGAACAGGAAATCCAAGTGCGCCACCACTAACACGGATGATATTGTTGTTAACGGCCGTGCAAATGAACTTGTAGGTCTGCTTGAAGCTAGCACCAGAATCCTGCGCACCAGTACCCTCAGCGCCAACAACAGCGCCATCAGACGCCACCGGGGCGATGCTAACGTTGGTAAGCTTACCGTAGTTAGTAGAGCCCTTAGGGTCTAGGCAGATGAAGTCAAGAGAGTACGAGTACATGTGGTAGCCGGTCTCGCGCGGGATAACAGGGGCGTGATACCAAGGCTGTACGAGCGAGAAGTAGTCAGAGCCCATAGACTGGAGACGAGCAGTGTTCTCATAAGTAAGGGTAGTATCCTTAATAGGGTCAACGGCACCAGAAGGAGCAAAGTTGACGGTGCTAGAGCTAGGAACAGCAGACGCAGATGTATAGTTAGACCACTGAGGAGCGACGGTCGTGTTACGGACAGCGAAGAAGAGTACCTTAATAGCATGCGAGAAGCGGAGGTCGTACTGCGGGTTTCTGTTAGTAGACTCGGCAAGGAACTGCTGGAGAGGGGCGGTCTGGCACTGCTCGATGAGAATGTTACGAGGAGCACAGGCCATACGCTTACGCTCGTCGTTAGATACGATGGCGTAGTTAGCCCAGACACCGTTGGCGTTGTTACCGCGGAGGGTAGGAGCCTGTTGAGTGACGAGGTCGTTGGTGGTGGCGGCGCGCGTCGATTGCGGGTTACCAGCGCTCTCGACCATGAGAAGCTCGTTCCAGTTGCGGAGGGAGAAGTTAATGCGCATCTCGTTATAAGGGAGCGCAGCGGTAGGGAGGGAAACACCACTATCACGCGAGAAGAAGAACGGAAGAGGGAGGTTGAGAGTGTGCGAAGGGATGGGCTTGGAAGGCTCATGAGGGTTCGTGAGGTCATCAAAGTCACCAATCATATTAGTGTAACCATTGTGCTTACCAGCGGGGACGGTGAAGGCAGCCCAGAAATCGAGGTGATAGTTGTCAAAACGGGCAGCGACGAGGTCGTTGAAGGTAATAGAGCACTCGCGTACGAGGTTATGCATCAGGTTGCGAGTCCAGCGAATACGGCCGTTATCACCGAAAGAGGTGTTAGTAACAAGCTGTACGGAAGGAATCGTGACACGGAACCAAGTGTATAGGAGATAGTCACCAGCGCGCGAAATGTTAACGGAGAAATCAGAACCGAACTCAGCGTCACCACCGGCACGGCTGAGGAGTACAGGTACCTGGGTGAACCAAGTAGCCTTGCGAGTTTCACGGACGAAGTAAGCGGTTGCGGAAGCGCCACCGTAAAGATACTTCTCAAGTTCGTCGAAAGTAGCAAGGTCAATAAATCCCGAAGTTAGGTTAGAATAAGACATTTTATATTCTGCAAGAAAAAAATTATAAAGTTTTTTTTACACGCTTACGCTTTTAAAGAAATGTTTGTAATTTTCTATAATTTTCTAGAATGTCTATAACAAGTGAAACTGATATTTTAACTATAGACGCAAAAATACAGAAAGACTTTGATGAAGAAAAAACAAAGCTATCCTTGTATAAGGAACGACTAGACCAGCTAAATATAACCCAATCTCAATACGTCCCAGATAGGGTAAGAGTAGAACTAGAAAAAGCCATATCATCTCTCATAGATAAGGTTACTGCGATAGAAACCGATAGAGATAGGTCTTTCTACATAGCCGAGACGGCAGAGCTACTAGAGCGCTACAAGGAGAAGCTTAAAATACCGGTAAAGATGTCTTTTACTGGGAAACAGGTAGAAATAGACCCGGAGAAACAGGATATTATAGCTAGGTATCTCGATATAGCTAAAAAGTATATACCTATTTCTGTCAAAAGTGTAGAGAAAAAAAGCAAGGCTTCCTGTATCAATTGTTCTAGTAAAAAAGATTTTGTACAAGAAGAAACTGGCTTTGTATGTCAAGACTGCGGAGCCCAACAAGATATACTACAACATACGACTTCCTACAAGGACGTAGACCGCGTAAACATATCCGCAAAGTATTCATACGACCGCAAGGTACACTTTAGAGACTGTATAAACCAATACCAGGGGAAACAGAACTGCACCATTGAACAGAAGGTATATGATGACCTGGAAAATATGTTCGAGAAACATCATCTACTTGCAGGTGATAAGAGCACTAAGAAGGAAAATAGATTCTCAAAGATTACTAGAGAACACGTGTTAATGTTCTTGAAGGAACTAGGATACTCTAAGCACTATGAGAATGTGATTCTTATACACTACAATATGACAGGAAAGAAGCCGGACGATATATCTCATCTAGAGGATAAGCTTCTTGCCGACTTTGACCTGCTAGTTGAGACGTATGACAAGTTCTTTAAGAACAAGGTAGATAGAGTTAACTTTATTTCTACCCAGTATGTGCTATATCAGTTATTGTTGAAGCACAAGCATCCCTGTAGAAAAGAGGACTTTGTGATACTAAAGACAGTAGACAGAAAATCCTTTCATGATACCATATGTAGCCAGTTATTTTCCCTATTATCTTGGACGTTTAATAATCCGTTATACTAGCCTAAAAGGTTATTTAACTTTAAAAAAATGAAGGCGCGATTAAGCTATTTTTTTAAAGTTTATCCAAGCATGAATTTACCTTATCTTTATGAACTTTTAAAAGAAAGCATAAGAGAGGATAATTTTGAGACGTTAGCTATTACAGCGTTTCACTACGGAAGAGGTGATAGATATAGGAAATTAGCTCTTACGGCTATGGAATGGCTTGGAGAGTACCATGCCGAATTTATATATTCTATGATAGATAGGATACCTACACTTATGGGATGGGATGCACTTTATGCTACTCTAAAGAGGAGTAAGAGCCCGCTTCTTCAGTTTAAGGTGGGTACATACACATGTGAAAGACTAGAGAAAGGCGATGTATTATGTGCTATGTATCTGTATAGCGAAAAAAGCTATAATAATAGTTTGTGTAAAATTTACCAGGATGTAGCGGATATTATGGGTATGCGGACTAGCGAGCTTAGAAGGGATGTTATAACACCTCTCAGGCGATTAGTACCTAAGAGTGCACAAACTAGTAAGAAGGCTAAGAAACACGATATTACATGTGTTATTATTCCTACGATTAATTTTCTATATCTTCCTGGGTGTAGCGAGGCATATGATATCACTACTTCTAGTAAGAATGTGTATAGCTATGAACCGGACCCGAAAAAACTGAAATTAACCGGAAGTAAAGACGATAAAATATTTCAGATTTTTCTAACCAGTTGGAAGGGGGAATTAGATGTGAATAAAATTGCGGATGAAAGAGTACTTGTCTTTACAGATTATACTATCCCAAAAAATATAACAAGGTCTGGTGTTTACTGGGTTAATCTAGGTACAAGGGACCTTTCTTGTGTACAAAAGGGTGAGAACTGGTATATTACCGGATTTTCTGAGATTATACTGGAAAGTATACTGGAAAATAAATTATTTAAGATGGAAGGTATTTACAGGGAGAAAATAAAAAGATATTTTTAAACTAAACTGTATAGAGTTTAAAAAAATTAAAATAATCTTTCTCGAAAAAGTGTACACTCAGATTTCCTTTTTTTCAATATAAAAATCATATTGAAAAAGATATTTTACACATTAGGTAACTTTACCACTACATCATAACCTGTAGTATCGAAAGATGTTTCTCCTGTAGTGATAAAGGTCGCGTGTACATCCTTACAGTAATTAAGGTAAATAGGACGTATAATATCTACATTAGGAAAATCATTCTCAAGTACGAGAACAGTATAAGTATTTATAGGAAAATTAACGTCAGTTCTAACTGTAACTTTAGGAATATCATTGTAAAATTTATGCGCTGTGCTAGTAAGAACGTAAATAGACTTGTATAGATTGTTCTCTATAAAATTACGAAGAATCTCTTGCACCTTGGTACTCTTACCAGATGTGGTAGGTCCCGTAATAGCAATACATTTATTCATGTAGTTAGTATCCATTTTATAAATATAATATTAACCTTTATATTATATTGAAATTATTCTTTTTACATCTTAAGCTCAAGAGAAGGCATCTTAAGGAGCTTTCTACCAAGGCTTTGAATAGGTTCGATATTAGTAGTTCCGGATTTCACGAAAATAATAGGAATGTTTCTAGCGATACGCTTAATCTTCTTTTCGTAGTCAAGCGCCTCGTTATAAGAGACCTTGTCGTTTTCCTTATAGAAGATAAGAGCGCCTTGAGCGCCAATAAAATGGCCTTCGTGATTAGTGCCTTTGTAATGGCCCGCCACATCCCATACATTAAAAGTTACATAGCCTTGAGGATACTTATATGGGATAGGAGTAATCTCTACGCCAAGAGTAGGAAGTGTGGAACTAGGAACCTTACCACTATGTAGAATAGTATTGGTATACATAGTCTTGCCGGTTTGTGAAGCACCCGCGACGATAATCTTAAAATTCTTGTAAATCTTATTGTTCTTCATGTTTAATTTTTTTATTTATGCGTAAATAAACTATAATTTTCGTGGTGCGCTCGGTTTCCCCCTTGCATTTTTCAATATAAACTTATATTAAAAAAATGAAAAATAAAATGGAGTTAATTCATAGTATAAAATGAGTAATACAATCTTGAATGTTGAAGAGCTACTTGAACGTATTAAATTATTGGAAGAGAAAATTTCTTCCTTAGACGAATGTACTATTTATGCTGATGGTACCAAGAAATGGTTTCGGAATGGGAAGCTTCACCGAGATAATGACCAGCCAGCTATTATTTATCCTATTGGTACCAAGGCATGGTACCAGGATGGGAAGCTTCACCGAGATAATGACCAACCAGCTGTTATTTGTTATGATGGTACCAAGAAATGGTACCAGGATGGGAAGCCTCACCGAGATAATGACCAACCAGCTGTTATTTGTTATGATGGTACCAAGAAATGGTACCAGGATGGGAAGCCTCACCGAGATAATGACCAACCAGCTGTTATTTGTTATGATGGTACCAAGAAATGGTACCAGGATGGGAAGCCTCACCGAGATAATGACCAGCCAGCTATTATTTATCCTAATGGTACCAAGGCATGGTACCAGGACGGAGAAGATGTTACACCGTGGAGTTATATTTTCTCCTCATTGTTTACTCCTTCTAAACAGATTAAAAATTTATAAAATATACTATATTTCTACATCTTTCAACTTATCTTTTTTCAATATAAACTTATATTGAAATTATTCTTTTTACATAATAGCTTGGACTGTGTTTATAACCGAAACTTTATCCGTCTCGTCATCACTAGACTGTGTGAGTATAGAAATGGTACTTATATTTTTCGGTATATTTTCTAGTTTAATTTCTAGTGTCTGTATACCTAGGGGAAGGACCTCTACCGTACCCAGGGAGAGACTATTATGCATATCTATAACGGAAATCATACAAGGCGTGTTAAAGTTACCGAAAAGTAGTAGAGAAGTCAGATTAAACTGAGTACCATCATAAGGGAAGGATAGGAGTGTATTCTGTTCCTGTGTAACTATATGCTTACAGGGGTGTAGTAGTATGGTACGGGATATACCGGGAGGACCTTGCTCGCCTTGAGGACCGGGAGGACCTTGGGGACCTGTACGACCAGGCATGCCAGTTCTTCCTTCAGGACCCTGAGGACCCTGAGGACCCTGAGGACCCGCAGGACCTTGGGGACCTACCGGGCCAATAGGACCGACCTGTATAGAATTGTTAACAGCTAATTCCTTCGCTACGACCGGTGTAATCACGCGACGTATCTCTTCTTCATCCGCGTGAGATGGTAAGACTAGGTTAGAGGTAGCCTGTTTAGGTTGATAGTAGTTATCTGCTAAAGGGAATTTCATACGAAAAGACATTTTATGAGAAAAGTATACGTTTTAAGCCTATTTAAAACTAACTTGAACAGTAGATTAAAAATGTCGCTACTTGAAAATAAACAATTAACTCACGTGATTTCTGAAGTAGTAGCTTTGGTAGGACTAACGTTTTACTTTTCTTCTCAAAATAAAAAGCTATCTAATCACATAGAGGAAATAGCACAGCGCCTAGAGGAACAGGAAGACCAGATACAGAAGCTAGAAGGCATGTTAAGACAACTCGCTATGAACGTAAATATGACCAATCAGCGGTTGGAAGGCGTGTTTAACGTGAAGCATGCACCTATTCCGGTCATACCGAAGCTTGTAGAAAAATCCGTACCGAAGATACAGATTAAGGAGGAGAATAACACGGTAAAGGAATTTAGCGAAAACACCGAAGAAGAGGCAGAGGAAGACGACCTAAGCGACAGCGACCTAGATGAAGAGATTAAGCAAGAAATCGAAGAATTGGAAGCTGTTAACAGTTTAAAAAAAGACCACTAGAAGTTAAATGCAAAAGTACATTGATAAAGTATTTAGAGGAGAACAAGCCGTACCCGACCAATATAAGAAACCTGACCCATGTGATACACGCATATCGCGATTTGCGGAACTCTGGGCACGTCCCACAAGGAGAAAGGCTATTAATTATGATTTCTGGGAGTATACCTACTTTAGGGAACTTTTAGAGCTATACGATATTTTCTGCTACGAGATTCTGCAGAAATATCCAGAATACAGGAAAATTATTTTAACGGAAAAATTTCTATATAAGTTTGGAAAATTTATTTTCCAAGAATCTTCTGGAAGAATCTGCAGAAATCTTCCGGATAAATCTGTACGGGACCATGAACTTTACCATGATTATGTAGTTAAAAGAGAAGATTCTTATAATAACGAATGAGCCGTGAACAAGATATTTTTGATATTCTAGAGGAAGATGAGAATACACAGGACGAGTATAGCGATGAGAATAATGAGAACCTAGATAACCTAGATTACGCCGAGCATAATCCTGAACAATATAGGCAAGAACTAGAGGATGTAGCATATATTATTTATACGGGTATGAAAAGCTTTATTTCTAGTGCATGTGTACCACTCGGCGAGACTATTACGCCTAACGCCATAGAGGATTTTATACAGTCTGAACTAAACTGAAATTATTACTAGAAAAGTAATAATTTATATTAAGCACTAACTAGACCTAGACATTTTAGCACTGCCGTTTGAACCTGTGTAAAGTCCTCTATCTTGGCCTTTTTACCGGAGAGCACCTCAGATAGTACATTTTCTACTTGCTGTATATCTATCTTTCTTGCGGGTTTCTTAGGCCTGGGTTTTTCCTCTTCCTTTTCTTCGTCTGAGGACGATGATGACTCTGCCTTCTTAGAAGGTTTCTTAGGCTTTGGTTTCTCCTCTTCAGAGGACGATGATGACTCTGCCTTCTTAGAAGGTTTCTTAGGCTTTGGTTTCTCCTCTTCAGAGGACGAGGACTCTACCTTTTTGGCCTTGGGTTTCTTAGCCTTTGGTTTCTCCTCTTCAGACGACGAGGACTCTACCTTCTCCTTTATAACCTTTTCTTCTTTTTCCTCTACAATAACTGTTTCCTCCTCCGTCTTCTTCTCGGGCTTTACCCCCTTATTGAAGAGCTTAATCTGGTGGTCAGTCATATGACTGAAGAAAGAAGCAGGCTTTCCGCTATACTTGACAGCATTACGCAGGTGTTTCGCGCGTTTAGCACCTAAGTCTGTAGTATCGGCAGGAGGAGTATATTTCTTAAGGCCTAATTTCTTACGTAGGGCGTTAATAGCTTCTTTACTTCCTACTATCTGCTTACCCTTGTGCTCCATCTTGGATATTTCCAGGCCTTGTATATCTTTCGGGTAGTAGGCAAGCCAAGATTGTTCAGAGGAAGCTAACTTGGGATTTACGCATATACCGGGATTAGTTGAAATGTTGCAAATAGTACCATTTGGACAGTTAAATTCGTTTTCTTGATTACATACAGAACTTGTAGATTTTAGTCCTTCACAAGCGAGAGATACAAGCTTATCCTTGTCTTCGATAGAAGAAGAATCAATACCCTTCTTCTTGAGTATTTTTCTGAGTTCTTCTAGGCGTTTAGAAACCAAGTCTTCATAGCTATAGGACCCACATGCCTTTTCTTGAGGTTCCTCTTCAGATGAGGATGACTCGACTTTTTTACTCTTACTAGACTTGCTACTAGGCTTAGAAGCGGGTTTCTCTTCCTCTTCCTCTGAGGATGATTCGGCTTTCTTCGGGGGAGGTGTCTTGGACTTTGTTTTCTTAGTCTTAACGGGTTTCTCCTCCTCTTCCTCTGAGGATGATTCGGCTTTCTTCGGGGGAGGTGTCTTGGACTTTGTTTTCTTAGTCTTAACGGGTTTCTCCTCTTCTTCCGACCCATGTTCCCGTTCATATAAAATAATAGCCTTAATCAGGTCATCCTTTCGCATAGTCTTGAAGTTGGTTATTTTTCCAGATGCAAGGCCGTGTAAATCAGATTCTCCGCTACGGGAACGTAGATTCATCTTAGATAGTTGCTTACGTCTTGTTTCCTCCGCATTAGATAATTCTATATCTTCTTGCTTAGATTTTTTTACCTTTACAGATTTATCTGCCTTTTTTATATCGGGAGATTTTCCAGTCACTTTTTTAATATACTTTTTTATTTTATCCCCTGCTTTTTCCTTAGAAAATATCCAACCAGGACCGTCCTTTAATCGTTGATTATATTTTCCTCCCATATTTTTCAGGTCATCCTTATGATTCTTCGTGTCTCCATACACAGCATACGACTTTTCAGTATAATCTACAAGGCGCAGTTGGTTTTCCTCTCCCTCTTCCTCCTCTTCCTCTTCCGAGGTAGATTCAGCTTTCTTCGAAGGCGTTTTAGACTTGGATTTCTTGGGCTTTTCTTTCTCTTCCTCCTCTTCTGAGGCAGATTCAGCTTTCTTAGCCTTGGATTTCTTACTAGACTTTGAGACGGGCTTTTCTTCCTCCTCTTCCGAAGATGACTCTTTAGACATGGGGCCGGCTTCCTGTACATTGCGGATTATTTTCCGTAAGTAGCTCATAGGGTCATTAACAATTTCTAGCTGTTCCTTTACCTTGGAATAATTAACGTTGTAACCGCCAGCTTCTAGGTCTTTGACTTGTTTTTTTAGTTGTTCCTGTGTCAAAGATTTTAGTTGCTTTTTATCAAATAAAGTTACCATTTTTTATTTACGAATATTTTTTAATTTGTTTTGTAGATATTTTATTTACAAAACTACACAATAATAACTTTATCTTTTGCAAAATCTCTTATACCATCCTTTTCCTTCCCTTTCTGATTCGTGACTAAGCGGGTGCCACCATCCGTTACGTAGTCATAGTTCTCATGTATATGCCCAAATATCCAGGTGTGTATATACTTTTTATGTAGAAGATAGTCCAGGTCGCTAGCATATATAGAAATATACTTAAACCTCTTTCTATCGTATACTACGTCGTACGTAGGGGCATGATGCGTTACACACACGGCCTTTAGGTTACGTTCGTTACAATAGTTTACCATATGCTTAATATAACTAGAATCCCGCTCATACAACCAGTCATATTTTTCCGTAGTCATATTCCGTATCTTTACTATAAAGCGAGGGACTTCTACTTCCGGCTTGGACCATAGTGTACACCCAAATATACACGTATCACCTATTATAAAGCTATTCCGGTCTAGAATATGCAAGTTATCTATTTCTGACTTGATTTTATACAAGTCCTGCTTGAGCTGGAACATGTTCTTTTGGAACATACCATCTACACGGTAATATTCGTGATTACCGGGAACGTATAATACGGTGTGAAAAAGCGGGCAAAGACGCTTTAAAAAACTATCAAGTTGCTCATACTTATGAAGGCGACCAATGTCACCTGCCAATACAAGAATATCAGCTACAGGAGTAATATAATCTAATGGATTGGGAATCGTAGACAGCATTTCAATGTGAATATCGGACATTAGCTGTAATTTAACCATAGTACCTTATTCTCGTATTTATTATAGGTTAATTTTCATTTTTTAATTCGGTATTTTCTTCAGAAATATCAGGTATATCATTAATGTCTATATTAGGACCCTTCATACGGCGTTTCGGTTTAGATACCTGTGGGGATGGCGCATTCATACCATTAATCATATTCATAAGGTTGGCACCGGTCTTCTTCATAATCATCTTACTGACTATAAAGATACCTGCGTTAATGACTATGATACCTAGTAGACGTAACTCTACAGGCCATTTACTGCCGGTAGGGACATAGGACTTTTCTCCTAGTTCTATAAGAAGGCGCTCATAACTATGCATATTCACTACTTGTTGCTGTGTGAATCCCTGCATATCAAACCCGAGAAAGTTTCCGAATACAAATTCTACCACAGAGAACCCGCCTATAAGATATGTCTTGTAGGTTCCTACTGTAGAATCCAGAGAAAGACGCTTTACATTATCCTCGTATGATTTCTGCATCTCCTTCAGGTCTGAATGTATAGAATACTCAGGTATTAGGGAAGAGCTAGTGGGATATGATTTCTTAAGAAGCTCAAACTTGAACATAAGTTCCCGTTTACGGTCTTCCTCATCATATTCCGCCGTAGTAACATGGTTAATATCTCTCATCTGGTACTCGCGTTTATACTCACCTTTCTGTTCTAGTTCTTTCAGGGTAGGAGCAGGAGCCATCTCCGCCTTGTACTTGTCGTAAGGCGTGTACTTTCCACCGCTACTTCCCTTGTGTTCTCTACTATACTTGTCCTTGTTTTTCTTGTCCTTTCTTTTGCTATGCGAAGAGTCTGAAGAAGCGGTATCTTCGCCTAATAATTCCTTTAGCCTATTAGTCAAGTCATCGGAAGAGTCAGAATCTTGAGTATCGCGCGAATCATTAGAGTCTGACTCGTGTGAATGGGAGCGTGAATCTTCTGATATATCAGACTCCCGTATAGAAGAGCCAGTGCTGATACTTTCAGTATCTGACACTGAAATGGAAGAGGAATTACTATTCCGATTTTTTCCCCTATCCTTATCCCTTTCTCTCTCCCTATCCTTATCCCTTTCTCTCTCCCTATCCTTATCCCTTTCTCTCTCCCTATCCTTATCCCTTTCGTCTTCTTTCGGCTTCTGTGCTTCTGGTACATAATCCTTATTAATTAAATCGGGCTTAATTTTCCCTTTGTTTTCTATTAATTCTAAATACATCTGGGGCATCCTAGGAAAAGATTTTGGAATATCAGCAAATCTTTCGTTCTCTGCCAATGGTATTTTTACAATCTTGATTTCTTTAGTTAGTACCGGCATTTATTGATAACTTACGAAAGACTTTAAATATATGTTATAAGTATACTATCACTTGTTTTTCGTTAATCTTTTCATAGGACTTTTTCGTTTCTTAGCACAACGTCTCGCAAGCTCTGTTTTACTGAGTTCTTTAACGGTTTTCGGTGTACTAGGAGAAACACGCTTATATGGTCTACAATAAGGATATTTCTTTTTCCAGTCAGGTAAGCTTATAGTAGGGCGCCCGCACGGGACCTTGGTAGGTAGTTTACACACATCTACCCATTCTTCAGCGAACCAGCGTGTTAAACCGTCTTTCGGCTTTTTCTTACCTTCATATGTACCACCCCGGCGCTTGTACTCCTTGACTAGCCAACCGCTAGCATATGCAGAAGGCCATACCTTGAATTTTTTCTTGGCTTCAGCTTTCACTTTAGAGTAGAGCTTTTTATTTTTCGGTATAGCAGGCATTTTATTTTACTACGCGTAAAATAAAATTAGTAGCTTATCTTAAACCTTTTTCCAGCGATAAATTCTCTTACCTTTTACAACAGCAGGAGAAGACTTGTACTTTAAGCCATCATTACCTTTCTTGACCTGATTACGGCATTCTTGGGCGGGGTAAGGAGGACCGGGACGGTCAGTATACTTCTTTAAGGAAGATTTAGAGCAGGAGGACTTGCGACGAGGGTTCTTCTTAGGGGACTTCTTAGGGGAGCTCTTAAGGGACTTCTTAGGGGAGCGCTTCGAAGAACGTTTCTTAGACGAAGTCTTACGAGGGCGACCTACACTACGTTTACGAGGACTCTTCTTGGTCTTGCGAACCCGCTTGCGGGAGTTCTTCTTAGGAGAACTCTTAGAACCTCTAGACTTTCTAGGTCTTCCTACACTACGTTTCTTACGTGGGTTCTTCTTGGTCTTGCGAACCCGCTTGCGGGAGCTTTTCTTAGCGGACTTCTTCGAAGAACTCTTAGCACTCGAACTCTTCTTAAGAGGTTTAGTATGTACACTCGCGGATAGCGTAGTTAGGTTTTTACCTAATCTATACATACCACCATTTTTTTGTATACGTCTCTTGACCTCTGCTGTACGTTTCTTAAAATCATTCTTCATTTCTTGGGTTACTTCCAAGTTAGTTATACGAGGTGATATTTTCGCTTCTTGAGATTTAGTTAATATATAAAAATCTATATAGCCTTTATCTTTACTAGGAACATAAATCTTAGAGCGGGTAAAACCTTTTACTGTAGCAGTTTTCACTTTATGCAGTCTACCATTTAGAATAATATAGGGCATTTCTTTATTTAAAGAAAATTATAAAAATAGTTTTATTTACGAGGTCTTATTTCTTCTTAGAATTTTTAGATTTTCTAGGTCTTCCTACACTACGCTTCTTAAGCGAACGCTTACGCTTAGAACTATTACGGGGACTTTTCTTGGTCTTACGAATCCGCTTAGACTTCTTAGGCGATTTTCTTAGGGAACCTCTGGGTCTTCCTACACTACGTTTACGAGGACTCTTCTTGGTCTTGCGAACCCGCTTAGACTTCTTAGGCGACTTTCTTAGGGAACCTCTGGGTCTTCCTACACTACGTTTACGAGGGCTCTTCTTGGTCTTACGAACCCGCGTGGATTTCTTAGGCGACTTTCTTAGGGAACCTCTGGGTCTTCCTACACTACGTTTACGAGGACTCTTCTTGGTCTTACGAACCCGCTTAGACTTCTTAGCAGAGCTCTTAGGGGATTTCTTAGCTCCCCTAGATTTTCTAGGTCTTCCTACGCTACGTTTTTTCATTCCCATAACTGCATCCTCGGTCTCTTTAACCTGACAGCCACACATACCGAAAGAAGCTGGGTATTTTTTCTGTAGCCATTTCTTATCCTTTTCAGCTTTCTTAGCTATCTTTGGATTACGATTTTTATTATACACAGAAATTAGGTTAACTTTAGCCATTGTAGCTTTGTACCCATATGCAGATACGGCTTTTTTCAGAGCCTTGTGACGTAGACTCGTACTATCAGAAAGCCTATATCCCAAACTAGTTAAGGAACCAGGTTTTTCTACCTGAATTTTAACACGTTTTTTTCCCATTTATTAAAGGTTATAAATAAAATATTTTATTTATAATCTCATTCTTCACTTAGCCAAGGATGATTTAAACATTCTTCTACACTATACCGTAAAATAATCTCTCTTTCTATCATACACTTTAGAAAATTCTTAAACTGCTTACTCCATCCTTCAGGATATCGTACTTTTTTGTATAGCACATCTCTTCTAGTAGAGAAAGGGGAATCTCCGTTTACAATAGTATAAAAGGTAACTCCAGCGCTCCACACGTCAGTTTTAGGGCAAAGCTTCTTACCCTTTACCTGTTCGGGGCTACAGTACTCAGCTGTGTGCTTTCCTTCAAAATCTATAATAGAGGCCTTTTCAGTCTTCTTATCGTAAATAATATTTTCAGGCTTAATATCACCATGAATAATATTTTTAGCGTGAATCTGCCCTAGCGTAGTAAGAATTTGTTTCGCTAGCTTTTTAACCTCAAGCTCGTGAAAGCATACCCCGTTATCCCCAAGACAGTAATCGTAGAGGTCTCTTCCCGGAATTCTAGAAATAATATTATAGTTAAGTGTGTCTGAAAGGGTAGTTGACAGTATAGCAGGAACTCTCTTAACTTTTTTAAGCTTATTTAGGTGCTTTGCTTCCTTTTTTGCGTACTTTTGCTCCTTGTATACTTTAACTAACCATTTCATGTCTTTATTTCCTACATAAATAGCGTGTACATTATCATATACCTTCTTAAGTTTCCACTCATTATTAATAAAGATGCTATCAAGGTCCTTTGCTTCAGTATTGATTAAAAAAACAGTTTCTGTAGCCATTTTAACTTTAAGAAAATCTAGATTTTAAAATCAAATTTATTTCCGCTTTAAAACTTGCTTTCCAACTATAAAAAATGTATCAGACATCATATCTTCCTATGTCTTTCGCGTATACAGTCTTAACAATGTTGGTTACCGATGCATACTATACAGTAGATTACCTAGTAAAGAAAGGCCTTAGAATATGTCAGAGGCCTCTGACAGAAGAAGCCTTTATTAATGCGTGTGTTCAGGGTAATATAGATAGGATAGCCGAAGAGCTTAGAAGAGGGTATTGTACCCATATTAATACAGGCGCTATTTCTGCACTACAACACAACCAGATAGGGCTAACCAAGTTCCTTATTAGGGAAGGCGCTACTAACTACAATGCTATATTTAGGGTAGCCGTTGCAAGGTGTAACTATGATATTGTAAAGGAGCTAGCACCCCTCGCACAGATTACAGACGAATATTTATACTCTATATGTGATGTCCGGGACGAAGCCCTGCTATCTATTATTTTTGAAAATTTTGACAAGTCCCGTATAACCGATTCTCTAGTATACTGTGTAAAGAAAGGGTATTATGGCATGTGTGAGCTCTGCCTGGAACACGGGGCAGATACGAGACCCGCCTTTAAGCATGCAAAGACCCATAATATCATACGTCTTCTACACAGATACGAACAAAAGCCCGAAAATATAGTTTAAATTTAAGTTTCTATTATTATAATAATAGAAATGGATAACATACATATTAGAAAAAATTCTACACGAGAACTAAACAAGTTTAATACTTTCGGTAGTTTTTCTATCGCTGCCATAATTTACGCAAAGATGCGGGAAGAGCTTAAGGAATATCTTAGGGAGGAATTAACTAGAGAAATCCGCATTGCAATATACCAGGAACTTCGAGAGGAACTATTAAAGGAGATGAATAAGGAGTTTGAGTTGGCTGAGAAGCGCAGGATGGAGCTACTCTCAAAATTACACGCAGAGGAAACTGAGGACGGTTGGATTATCAAGTAAAAATGATTTTATACAGGAAAAACGTATAAAAATAAAATGTCTTTCATTTATAGCGTAGACTGGCAGGCTGGAGCGCATACAGCATTCTCAGGACGTATATGCGATACCCTATGGACTAGTGTAAACTTTGGAGCTTATACCACTCAGTTCTTTATGGGGAATCCTCAAGGATTTAATAGGGCAAAAATATCTGAGGAAGACCTGAAGGAATGCAAGAAAATATTAAATAGGTACCCTATGGCTGTCTTTTCCCATTTTCCTTACGTAGCGAATTTAGCAGGTTCTAAGGATAGTTTGGCGTGGTGCGGTGACGTTTCCCAAGATAAAAAAACTAAACACGTGCTAACCTCTCTAGAGTATGAGCTAAATACGCTATCTCACCTGAAAGGAGGTGTAGTTATTCATCCGGGGAATTATACGAATAGAAAAGAAGGGCTAGAAACTATAGCAAAAAGTATTAATAAGCTTGACTTGTTACCGGACGCTAAACTTATCTTAGAAAATTCAGCAGGTCAAGGCACTAGCTTGGCTACTACACTAGATGAGCTTAAGATTATCTTAGATGGAGTAGACGCCAAGAATAAGGACAATATGGGAGTGTGTATAGATACATGCCATATCTTTGCTTATGGTGACTACGACCTAAGGAAAAGAGATGAGGTAGATAGACTATTTAAGGATTTTGATAGGAAAATCGGCATGGAGAATTTTTCGCTTCTTCATCTGAACGATAGCGTAGAGAGATTAAAAAGCAAGAAGGATAGGCATGCTTGCCTGGGGTGTGGCCATATCTGGGAAGGTGATATGACTCCTCTGAAATATCTCCTCTGTAAATGTAAGGAAAATAATATTCCTATAGTCTTAGAAACTACTGGTGCGGATATGCTAACTCTAGCGGATATTTAAAAATGATTTTAAACTTAAAATCAAACTTAAAATATAAAATGTCTATTGATTTCTCACGCGCTAATATTGAGGCCTGCGAGCCTACGGTTCATATTGTAGATAAGGATATTACTTATGGACTGGACCTATTTTCTTATGATAAGTGCTCTAATGAAGAGAGCCCGCTTATTAAGCAGTCTAGAGGTCTGGTATATTATAACGACCTTCTGATTATGAAGGCTTTTCCTTATTCTGACGAGTATAGTGTTAATGATGAGAAACTTCCTACTATTCTAAATGACCTATCCGAATGGTCTTTCTTCGACTCTTATGAGGGAAGTCTTGTGCGCCTCTTCTACTTCCGTGGAAAGTGGTTCGTATCTACCCATAGAAAGCTTGACGCCTTTAGAAGTAAGTGGTCTTGCAAGGACTCATTTGGGGAACTTTTTGTAAGGGCTTTGACTCATGAAACTGAGAGAGACCCTGATTTTCTCTATAGTCTTCCCGAGGGAAAGGATATTCTAGAGCGCTTCCAAAATTCTCTGGACGAGACTAAGCAGTATATGTTCCTTGTTAGAAATAATGAGGAGAATAGGATTGTGTGCCAAGTCCCTACTCAGGAAGAACCGCATGTGCTTCACGTTGGCACCTTTGTAAACGGGATTCTTAGCTTTAGTGACAACTGTGGTCTATCCAAGCCGGTAAGGCTCTCTTTTACTAACATTGAAGACCTGCTTAAGTACGTTTCTAATGTAAACCATAACAATCTTCAAGGAATTGTGTGTTTCGGCCCTGATAATCTACAGATTAAGGTGTATAATCCAGCATATGAAGAGCTCTTTAAAATCCGTGGTAACGAGCCCAGTGTTAGATATAGATACTTACAGTTGAGAAGTGATAATGAGGCTGTAAGAAAGCTTAAGGAGCTATATCCGAATATGGTTTCTGTTTTTGAGAGCTGTGAAGCTACCTTGTTTGAGATTGCACAAAATATCTATAGAGCGTATGTTAACCGGTTTATTAAGAAGCAGTACGTTATTATTCCCAAGGACCAGTATAAGGTAATGTCTGAGTGTCACGGCTGGCATATTGAAGACCGCGTGAATCATAAGATTTCTCTAGCAAAGGTGATTGCTGTCCTAAATAGTCAACCCGCTACCGCTTTGAATCATATGATTCACGAGGTAAATCAGGCTAATAAGGTAGGAGTAGAAAATAAGTAATAGAAAAATAAAAATAATTGATTTTCAAACTAAAAATGTTTGAAAAATAAACATGAAGATTTTAGCTATAGGAGACCCTCATTTTAAGGCGGATAATATTCCCGAAGTTGACCTATTTATTTCCAGAATAGAAGAACTAGCCAAGGAGGAGAATCCTGACAGTATAGTTATTCTAGGCGATATGCTACATACCCATGAGCGGTTACACACTATACCACTAAACAAGGCATATAGTCTAGTTAGAAAGCTACGTGATATCGCACCTGTTACTATTCTGGTAGGGAATCACGATATGATTTCTAACCAGCAATTTCTGAGTGAAAATCACTGGATGAACGGTATGAAGGAATGGAGAGATGTTGATATTGTGGATACGGTCAAAAATAAAATTATAGATGGGTACAGCTTTGTTTATTGTCCTTACGTTGCACCGGGAAGATTCATAGAGGCGCTAGATACATGCCCTGCTTGGAAAAACGCTACCTGTATCTTTGCCCATCAAGAATTCCAAGGTTGTAAGATGGGTGCTATTACATCTGTAGAAGGTGATAGATGGGATGAGAAGTTCCCTCCTGTAGTTTCCGGGCATATACACGCTAAACAGGAGCTTCAGAGTAACATATATTATTGTGGTTCTGCTATGCAGAATGCCTTTGGAGAAAGCGATAAGAATATTATACCTATTCTAGAGTGGAAGAAAGGAGAGAAAAATTATAAATTAAGAGAGATTGATTTACAGCTTCCTAGAAAAAAAATAATTTATACTGATGTTCAGAGTGTAGAAGAATACGTTCCAGCTAATACCGAAGACAAGGTGAAAATTACTATTTCGGGAGTATACGATGAATTCAAGGCCTTTAAAAAGACGAAGAAATACAAGGACCTAGTAAAGAGCGGGACAAAGGTAGTTTTTAAGCAGAAAAAGATAGATAAGAAAAAGGTACCCAAAGATATGGAGGAAATGGTGGAAGAAACCGATTTCGCCAAGATATTAAACGTTCTAGTCTTGAAGGAGAAAAATCCATTTCTCTACCAGATTCACGAGCTTGTGCTAAATAATAAGGAAATCTCCGCGGAAGATATTCTTATAATATAAAATTTTCTATAATAAAAATGAGCGGTAATTATAGAAATTTCACAATGATAGATGAGCTACCTGATGTTGATGATATAGATGACCCGTCGATAAAGGCACAAAAAGTTATACGCGGTACCCATAAAATGGTTCCTGAATCGGGAATGGCTAATTACGGCCATCCACCGGGTCACATGCAAGGACCTGGGCCGGGACATATACAAGGACCTCCCGGTCATCTTGGGCAACATGGTCATCCTAACCCTCACGAACCTATTGTATTACAGAATCAGGTTATTGAGATGCAACAAGCACCCCCTCAGCAACCTTACTACGATTTCCCCCATAACTGTATAGATATCGCTAGACATATACACGCGTGCCCTATATGTTCTAGATTCTATAACAATGACAAGACACTATATATTGTAGCGATTATTATGTTAAGTATAATCTGTGTATTACTGCTAAAACGTGTACTTAATGTATAATAGTTAATTAAAAACGCTTCCATTTTCTAAAAATGGAAGATTACGATACACTTGTACTACCTGGTGGAGGTATCAAGGGCTTTTACATACTTGGAGCTGTACAGGCTTTATTAGACTCGGGAAAAATACAGAATATACAGACATACGTGGGTACTTCTATAGGTGCTATAATAGGCTATCTACTAGCTATAGGTTATACCCCTGTGGAAATACTAGTGTCCTTACACACCCATAAATGGCTAGATAAAATACAGTATTTCGACCTGGTTACTATGATGGATGGAAGAGGGGCTACGAGCTTTTTACATATACATGATGCTTTGGAAAAACTTTCTATAGAAAAAATAGGGAAATTAGTGACCCTAGGAAAACTCAGAGAAGAATATGGGAAAACCTTGGTGTGTGTAGCGTATAATATGACTCAGTGTAAGACTGAGTATATAGGGCCTGATAATTACCCCGATTTACCCTGTATAATAGCCTTGAGAATGTCTGCTAATGTACCCCTTGTTTTTGACCGATTTCGATATATGGATAATTTCTATATTGATGGAGGGATGACTGATAATTTTCCTATACAAAAAGGGGATGAGATAGGCCAGAAAGTTATTGGTATAAATCTCAGGTTACCGGAACAATCTCTTAAAGATATACCGGAGCAGGGTATTCTAAGCTATTTTTTAAAGATTCTTATGATACCTGGTATATACTATACAAAACAGAAAATAGATAATGTAAGCGATAAATGTACTATTTACGATGTTGTTACGGATGATGCTACTAATCCGCTAGATTTTGCTGTAAAAAGCAAGAATAGATTAGAGATGTTCTCTAAAGGATACAATTCCGTTAGAGAAAAAAGTTAAGTGTACATACCCGGCGGGGGTGCATCTTCTTTTACCTGTCTATGCTTAATAATATAGCTCATAGCATCGGTAAAGTCTTTCTTGGTTAGTATAAACTTGTGTTCCTTTTCTAGTGTAAAAACCCGCTTAGAATGGTATATCTTACACTTTGTTATAAAAGTCTCTATATCACCTCCAGCGTTCTTAAAATATTTCTTATTCTTCTCCAAATGCTGTTCTAAAAATTCTGTATCGAATGCCACGTCCCAATTAATATCCTTTATCATCTTCATAAAAATTTGAGATAATTCCTTACTAGAATAGTCAGGAATAGAGTGTGACCAAGGAAAACGGCGTTCGGTTCCCTTGTTCATGCCAAAAAAGCATTTTTTCACTTCATCCTCATACCCTGCTATTATACAGCAAAAGTCATTTTTATGTTCAGATAGAAAACCGGTGATGGTATCTATGGCCTCTTTAGAGAAGCTATCCCGGTCATTATCCCTAGGTGCCATAGAATAGACCTCGTCTATGAATAGCACTCCGCCTATACAGGAATTAAGGAGCTTCTTAGTCTTAATAGCCGTCTGCCCTAGATAGCCCGCAACGAAGTCATCACGGTATGCTACTCTAAATGGCCCATCTGGCGATAGTATCCCCATAGCCTGGTATATCTTACCTACAATCTTGGCAACTGTAGTCTTACCCGTTCCTGGCGAGCCATATATTACAGTGTGAAGATACTCTTCATTCCCGCTCTTGGTATGCATACCCTGTAGGTAGTATATCACCTGGTAAAATACGGTTTCCTTTAGGGACTCCATACCTATCATATTATTTAGTTCCTCTAGAAGAGGTATTATACGCCAAAGCATCACGGTATCTACGTTCTTATAAAACTTCATGTTCTTACCTAGATTTATTAGGTCTATCAGAGAATTAATATCTGGCGGGCTTTCTAGTACATTCGCTGGATTCTTACGGGCCCTGGTTCTCGGTCTCTGAGAATTATTCATTATTTTTCTTTTTCTTCCAAGCATTATTTTAATTTATCAGAAATAAACCTTAAGCCAAGAAATAAACAGAAAGTAAACACAAAAATAAAAATGAAGAAAACAACTTAAAACTTTAAAAAACTAAGAAAATGAGTACTAAAGCCAAACTAGTTCTTAAGAATAATAAAAAGCTGGGAAAAATCTATAATCCTGATACTATGCTTGTTTTTGACAAGGCGGGAACCGATAAGCTAGTTATTGGGCGTATTGATGGCGACGAATTTGTTTCCCTTGACGAGCAAGCCATTTCCTTGTGTAAAGAACATGACCTAAAATACGATACGACTCTATGCGAGGAGGCCGAAGAAGAGGAGCAAGGAGCAGAGGAGGAACAAGAGTCAGAGGAAGCCCAAGAGGAACCGGAGGAACCCGAACAAGAGGAGGAAAAAGAAGAACCCAAGAAACCCGTTAAGGAGACTAAGAAACCTGAACCTAAGAAGTCCGAGCCAGTAGAGTCTAAGGTGTCTCATCCCGCTCTTGACCTAGATAGTCTTGTAAAGTCCTTTACCGCTAGTCTTTTCGAGCAGGTTCAGACCAAGGAAACAGTCCATAAGCAACAGCTTTCCGATTTGGAAGCCAAGGTACAGAAGCTTGAGAAGGAGTACGATACCCTTAAGAAGAAGTACAATGCTATGATTCAGGCTATGGCTATTAACTAAAAATGATTTAATATATTCTGTACTTATATTAAATCAAAATGACCGATAACGACCCAAGTATTAGAGTGCGAATTAGGACAGGGACAAGTACTAGAGCTCCGTTACGAGCGCCTACAATGAGAACTAGAGAAAACATATCGTATTATCCCGATGTATTTGCCTTGTTTAATCCTAGAGTCTTTTACCAGGATATTATAGCGGAAATCATGAGGGAAAGCGAGAGAGATGGGGAACTTAAGCGTAACGACTCTATTAAACTAGGATTAGTACATATACAGGCTTCGGACAATGATACGGATTCTATATGCCCAGTCTGTCAGGTAAAGATAGAGAAGGGAGACACCGTGTGTAAGCCTGTATGCTCCCATATAGTACATAGAGACTGCCTTTCGGAATGGGTAAAGTATAAGCAAGAATGTCCTATGTGTAGGAAAGCTATACCAGTTTTAGAAGAATAGGTTTTGTATATAAACATGTCTACAAAACTAGAAGAGGATACTATAAATTTTGGCAAGTATCGTAACTGTAAATTAAGCACCGTCTTACGGGATAGAAAATACTGTGCATGGGTACTTGAACAGGACTGGTTTAAAACCCAGTATGAATTTCTATACAATAGAATAGCTACATACGACCCGAAAAAGTTTTTTATTAAACCTAATTCTTTACCTATAACTACAGTAGAAGATTTTCTGAATAATTACACATACTTTAACCTAACTCCTCTAGAAAAATTAGAAATAGAACTTTCTGAGGAAGAAAGGCGATGTTACACGGAATATTTAAAGATTATAGAAAGTTTCAAGGTTAAGATAACAAATAATAAGGCGGATAATCCCTATGATATTAAGGCGCCTTCTGCCTGGTTATCCAAGTTAGAAAAAGATACAGGGCTAAGACGCGAGGTTTTTAAGGAGTTTCTACAGGCCTATGAATTACCTAATATTCCCTATATAATACAAGATATCAAGCAGATGGGCGGTATAGACTATAAGGGAGCCAAGTCATTCCTGATAGCTAAGACCAACTCACTGAAGCAGGAAGAATTCTGGGGAACTGTATTGAAAAAGTACTACGGTGATGAGATAACTATACAACACGTCCTAGGGAACTGTATTTTCGACTTTCTGAACAAGCGCAAAAAGATACTATACGAGTGTAAGCTAAATCTAAAGGACTTTAACGAGAAGCAGTTTAACGAGTATAGGACTGCTACACAGAATAGTTTTTCTTTAGTCTATCTGATAGGGGAGCATACTATAATAGATATCTCAGCGAAAACTATACATAGTACCGCTCCAGAAAAACTATTTTCTAAAATAAAAGATGGAGATTTTTTCCTAGAACTTTTAAAAACTTTTTCTGTAGAAAAAATAAATAATATACAGGAATATTTTTCTTAAACTTTTTTCTAATTTTCCAAAATTAGAAATTATTTTTCGTATTCCTGTTCGGAAACTACGTCAGAAGGTCTATAAATTCCGCTATTAATATCTGTACACTTGTTAGCGTATTTATTCCACATACATGGGTACCCACATGTATCCTTACCTTTTCCTATACAATCATGGGAGATTTTCTCCCTAGGTATCATACGTATCTTGTATTCCTTAGTATGCCTCTTAATTATGTTCTTAGAACGTTTCTCTCGGTCTAGCCAGCGGTTAAGTATCTCTACCTTTAGCTTATTGTTAAAGGGTCCTTTGCACTTGGTTATAAAACGCTGGAATGGAGACTTATCTATCTCAGATATACCCTGCTTTGTATAATAGGTATTCTGAACTTGATTAAGATATCTAAGCTTGCATTTAGCGTCTTTTATCTCGGTATCACTATCCCCGAAAACGCTCGTATAATACAGGTCGTAGTATAGATAGTCTATACTAACCACATACCTGTTTAGAATAAGTTGATAAGGGGTGCAATTGGTAAGCTGAATTATCTCGCATACTAACATCGGGGTGTTATCTATAATAGCCATTATGCTATACACTAGCGGGTTAAATTCTCTGGCGGGATAGTATATAGTAGTAGTCTCTAGGTTCTTGTATACCTTTAATAGTATACCGAAGAGCTCCCTTAAATTCTCCTCGGCATTCTCTGATAGTAGTCTAAAATGGTCCGCTACTACACGTTTAGGAGCCCCTCCTACCTCCATATAGGTATTATACGCTAATGGTCCAGTGAATAGTAGCTTATTCTTTTTAGCGTAACCGTATGTACTTTCAAGTAATAAAGCAAGGTTCTCATTAATCTTTACCTGTCCACCCAAAAATAGGTGTTTAGAACATGCGAAACGCTTTCCTAGCGGGTTAGTCCATTTGGTTAGTAACTTCTCACGTTCTGCTACTTTAGGCCATCTAGCTGGGTTAGAATAGGGCTCTGAAAATTCCTTATACATACTCTCTAGAAGTTTATAGGGAGATACTACCCTAATCCCGTTAATCACCTTACTTTTCATCTTATCAAATTCCGCCCTATTCATATAGGTTATATCAGCGACAGGCCATAGATTCACAAAGACCTTATAAGTACCCTTGTGTATACCTGCTCTGGCTTCTACATACTTGTACCCCTGGCTATGATAAATATCCGCAAGTTCCATTGCGTGTTGCCATGGGTTTGGGCTATACATGTCATAATCTGGTACGTCTTTCGGGTTATATATCTTCTCTTCTCTGGGGAGATAGGAATTAATAGCTATTCCTCCGTATACCTTAAGACCCTTATCCTGTATAAACTTTTTAACTATATCGTATTTTTTCCGGTCATCTACAGATACGATATAATCATCTAATCCATCTTGGGATTTTTTTAATAGTTCCTTTTCTCTTTGTGTTATTATACTATCAGATATGGTAGCTACTATATCTGCATAATTTTCTGGTATAATGGCGGGAGGTATATCCTGTAGATTAACATCCTCAAGGTCCCAGTTAATAGGTGCTATATCTTTTTTTGCAGTAGGAACCCAACAGAATAGATTAGGATTTCCCGCTATCTCCTTCCATATGAAGTTAGGCCCTGGTTTATCTTCAAAAGAAGCACGAGAGCTTGGGCAACTCATTTTATATTATAGAATCTTTTTGGAAATAAAGATGTTTGTTACAGATATCTGGAAAAATTACGGATTTGAGCTATGTGTTCTTCTCTCTATTTTCTTAATCCTTATTCTTGCTATATTTTGTAGAGGGAAAAAAGGGACCTGGACGAAGCGGTATCAACTAGTGAAACCGGGAGTAGAGCAATCAAAGGGAAAAGACAGCAAGGGGGAGGTAGAATGCAGAAGGGTACTAGAGAGTATCTTTAAAGTCCCCTTTAAAAAGTGTAGACCGAATATGCTACGTAACCCAGTAACAGATGGGGAAAATAATCTTGAGATAGACTGCTATAATGATGAGCTGAAAATTGGTGTGGAATATAATGGGGTTCAGCACTATAAATATGTGCCTTATTTCCACAAGACTAGAGATGCCTATAATAACCAGAAATATAGGGACCATATAAAGCGGGAACTATGCCAGAAAAATGGTATATTCCTTATAGAGGTACCTTACACGGTAAAGATAGAAGACATAGAGAGCTTTATTACAAATAAACTTAGATTATATAAATGAGCATAGTTCCTATCTGTCTCTATAAGAATCAAGGAGAACCTGGAGGCTTCTTAGACTACCCGGTAAAGACCAAAGATGGGTTTGTATGTAGGGAAAAACAGGATATGATAAAGGTAGCTACACTATATAGTGTGTCCCCAGATTTTCGCCCAATACCGGAAGGTATGTCGTTATTCTGTATAGGAAATGGCAAGGTAGACTTTATTTATGATATGTTTGATATAGACCAGAATTGTAAGCGCTTTTTTGGATGGACTAGGCCTATCCCTCATGGTGTTCCTGTATACATAGCAGACAACGGCGTCGGGACACTAGTATCCTTAGAGCCATTTCCAGAGAGATACAGGCCCGTTCCATACAGTCCTATATATTTACTAGATACTCCGGATATCGGGTTTAAAAATTTAGAAGGGCTTTGTGTACCTACTAGAAATGGGTATAATTTATATAGATGTATGGAAGAAGATTCGCATTCTGATTCTATTCTAGAAAGATTAAGAGAGGAAGAAAAATCTAATATTGTTACAAGAATTATTTTAAAAATCCTAGGAATTATTTTAATTATTATTCTGCTACAAAAAATAAAAGAAAATTATGCAAGAAATAGTAGATAATATTAATCATATCTTATCTACCTCTCCAACAGACGGAAAGAGTATTATTATTTATGATATTGATAACACCTTAATTTATGAGGATGGGAATCCGAACGCACCCATTATTGCAACCTACCAGTATGCTAAAAATCTCGGTTTCATTCCTGTAATTATTACAGCTAGATACGGTACAGAGGAAAATATAAAAAGAACACTGGAACAGCTAAAAGAACATGGTATAACGGATTATAGGTTTATATTCTTCCTTCACCCGGAACGTAACGACCCTGCTAGATATAAGTTATTAGCTCGTAAACAGCTATACGACAGAGGATATAAAGCTGTAATGTCCATAGGGGATATGCCATGGGACTATGGCCCTTATGGCGGAATAGGTATTAAACTACCATCTTAATTCTAATTCTTAATTCTAATTCTTATACGTAAAAGGTATAAGAAAATTACTTATGTTTCTTGACTTCGTCTCTCTTGGACTGGTCCTTCTTGGCTTGTTCCTTCTTCTCTCTCTGCTCCTTCTTAGCCTGCTTAAACTTTGCTATTCTAGGAATGGCTATCTTGGGTGCTGTTCCCTTCTTGCGATTTTTCAGATGAGACTTTTCCTCTTCTTCACTAGAAGAATTGGAATCATCTTCCTCCTCACTGGTTTCTTCCTCAGAACCTTCGGACTCGTCTTCGCTAGTATATTGCTCCTCTGTACTCTCCTCTTCCTCCTCCTCCTCGGAAGAAGCACTGGTAAAGTCTTCCGGGTCGAAATCCTCCTTATCAATATACTCCTCTATCTGACCGTATCCGAGTATATCGAAAACCTTGCTAAGTTTCTTCTCGTTAGAATAATGGTCCTTTAGGCCTAGGTCTATTAGCTGTAACTTTCCGTCAAACTTTCTATGGGGAGAATGATGGTTAAGGTCTACCTTTGTCATATCCTTAGCAGTCTGCTCCTTTACAAGGTACTTCATCTCTATATCAAAGGTGCTAAGGTCGTCTAAGATATACCAATCTACCTTTTCTAGTTGTTTGGAGAGATGCTCTAGAGCTTCCTCGTTACCTTGGTAACGTATAAAATAAAGCCAGCTTTCAGATTCCTCTCCGCTAGTTTCCTGTAGAATAGCATAAGTGTATTCCTTAATTTCGGTAGATTCCTTATTTTCGGTTCCTGACATTTTTACTAAAATGAGAATACTTTAAATCTCTAAAGTTTTTATACAAGATATTTTTGTATAAAAATTAAGGGAAGGCAGTAACGTTAACATCGCTCGCGGCGGCGGAAAGGCTAGCCATGGACTGACCGGCCATATTAATGTTAGCATACGAAGGGTTATAATCTGCGAGGTTAACACCTGCAAGGGCAGTCTGCGAGTTACCAGAAGCGTTCATGATGAGCTTGTATAAGCTGGCCTGACTAGAAATAGGAGCAACGTCAGTGAGTACATTCATAGCACCTTCTTGAGTATCACGAGCAATATCAGGGAAGACACTCCAGCAATCTCTAGTGAGAGGGGCTATCGGTACATCTCCTCTTATCGGGTCACCTTGGGCACGGAGTCTACTGGAAGACTTCGTGTTCGCAACCATAACGCGGTTAAAGGCCACAAACTGTTCTTGGTTACCAAAGCCATCCATGGTAGACATTGTACCGATGGGAAGGTCGGAGCCGGCAGATACGGCATCGGGGCGTAGACTGTCATAGACTTGCTGGAAGTTACCGTTAGTGTAACCGGGAGGAACTTCGCATGCATCACCTACCTGATGACCCATGCCATAACCGCCCTTACCACACGAAGGGGGGTTACTTACGGTACAACCAGAGCTACCGCCACAATAGTTTTCCTTTACCTGAGGAGCGGGATTATTGCTAGCCATCTCGCCGAAAGTTAGAGGCTCACAAGGACTAGCCATATTAGCTCTGTCGGGCTGGTTATATCGGATAAGCGCGCCGTAGTCTAGGTTACTGAATCTAGGAGAAATAACGGCCTGGAACTGAGGCGCAGAGAAAAACTTACCGCTACCCATATTAGGGTCTAGGTAGTTACCGCCATAGGCAGTCTCGGCACCCGTCTTCATGTTCTTAATAACAGGCATTGCACGAGTAGTATACGCAGTACCACCCCACCAGTTCTCTACTACAGGAGGACTAGCCATATTAGAATTACATATGGCGAGTAGCGCGAGGGTAAGACCTACTAGCGTAACGACAATTTTTCCATTTAGCATTTATTATTAAATGGAAAAAAATTATTATTCACAAAAACATTCTCTACAAACTGGAGAATAAAATTCCTTTCCTCCAATAAGAATAGTACTATTTTCCTGAATATTTCTTTTTGTAAAATGTGCAGGCCTGATAATCTTCTTTTTATTTTTACAAGGAACACAGAAAGGTGTAAGCTTGGTAATAGTATCAGAATAAGGAATTAAATCCAGAACCTCTCCGAAAGGCTTTCTATTATAATCTCCATTCAAGCCGGAAACAAGTACAATTTTATTTTGATTCTCAACAAGGTTAAGAACAGTCTCTTTTAGATTCTTGAAGAATTGAGCTTCGTCCAAGCCTATTACATCGTATTTTTCTAAATCCAAGCTGTTAATATCTTCAACTTTAGCACTTTCAAAAGGAAGCTTAGTTATGGTGCTATTATGTGTGGAAAAAGTAAGCTCACTTCTAGTATCCTTAGCAGAATTAATATACAGTACGTTCATATCCATTTCAGCGTAAATATTCAGTCGTCTAATTAACTCTGAAGACTTACCCGCGCACATAGGACCGATAATAAGTTCAATACTAGGTGATGTATTCATATCTATAATAGAGAGAATTCTATTTTTTCGTATCATTTTTATTCGTGTTAAAAATAGCTATTCTTTATAAAAATGTGCGGTATTCTTGCTGTTTTAGGCAAGATAGATAAGGATACTATTCAGGATATTCAGGATAGTATTAATGACCCTGTATTATCAGGTAGAGGACCCGACGATAAACAGGTAATAGAATTAACCAACGGCTTACTTGTATTCTACAGGCTTGCCATACACGACGTTCAGAACGGGAAACAACCCTTTAGAACAGACCGAATAATATACATGTGTAACGGAGAGATTTATAACCACAAAGAACTAGCGAAAGAATATGGTATATCCTGTACCACAAAGAGCGATTGTGAGATAATAGGACGTCTATACGAACGTGTAGGACTAGTAGAAACCCTGTCTAAATTACATGGTGTATTTTCTCTGGTTATTATAGAGGGTGATAATGTCTTTTTCGCAAGAGACAGAATAGGGATAAGACCACTCTATCTAGGCTTTGCAAAGGATAACTTGGCCTTGTGCTCCGTTCCTAATCCTTTAGTCAAATTCTGCCATAACGTTTCCTATTTTTCTCCTGGTCATTACGGCGTATATAACGTAAAGACTGGTTTAGATAGCATAATTATAGCGGAATATAGTCAACTTTTAAAACTCCCTAAACTTCGTATAGCCAATCCTCAGCTTGCCCTATACGATGCCCTTGTAAATGCCGTAAAAAATAGACTAGATTCCGATAGACCCATATGCTGTTTACTTTCGGGCGGGTTAGATAGTAGTATAATAACCTATATCTTATGTACTATACTGAAGCCGAAAGATGTCCGTACCTATTCTATAGGAATGGAAGGTTCTACAGACCTAAAATATGCTAGAAAGGTGGCTATGTATCTCGGTACGACCCACACAGAGGTCGTTTTTACACCCAAGCAAGGTTTTGAGGTTATACCTACTGTTATCAAGGCGCTAGCTAGTTATGATATTACTACCGTAAGGGCCAGTGTGGGTATGTATCTAATTTCTAAATATATAGCAGACCATACCAGCGATAAAGTTGTATTTTCTGGCGAAGGCTCGGATGAGCTATTCCAGGGATATCTATACTTTCATAACGCACCTTCCCCTAGTGAAGGAGAAAAGGAAAGTTTACGCTTACTGAAGAATATACACCTTTATGATGTCTTGAGAGCGGACCGCTGTATATCTACAAATGGCCTAGAAGCCCGTGTACCCTTCCTAGATGCAAATGTAATAAAAACAGGCTTATCCCTGTCTACATATGAAAAATGCCCTTATAACGGGTATGAGAAGTATACACTGCGAAAGGCTTTCGAAGGGAAGCTTCCTGACGAGATTATATGGAGACGTAAAGAGGGTTTTTCTGATGGCGTTTCTAGTGTCAAAAAACCCTGGTATGCTTATATACAGGACCATGTAAACATACCCGACGAGTGCTTCAATAGCTCTAAATACCCAAGTAAAGAGGCGATGTATTACCGTTTAATATTTGAAAAGCTATTCCCATCCTATAACCTGGATATAGAATACTGGATGCCAAAGTGGAGCAATTCTAAAGACCCTTCTGGAAGATTGATTCCGGTGTATGACCAAGAGGACTAGAGAAGACTAGAGAAGACTAAGAAAATTAAAATAAATTCAAGTCTAAGATTTTATATAAAATATTTTTATATAAAATGTGTATCATATGCAATAATCCTCCTTATCTTTCTAAAATGTCTAGAGTGCAATGCTCAAACTGTCCAAGAATCAAGGAGATACCTTTTTTAGAGAACCTACAGGTATTGGAATGTAATAACTGCCCTATGCTTGAAAAGATAACAGTTATACCTAGTCTAATAGACTTGGAATGCAATCACTGTCCTAGACTCAGAGAGATACCTTATCTTCAATCTCTAGAAACGTTAGACTGTTCTAACTGTTTATTCCTAGAGAATATACCCGAACTGCCTAATTTAACCAAGCTAGCCTGTACAGAATGTAATATAAGTACCTTGCCTATGCTTTTGAACATAATTTCTATAGTATGTATTAACTGTGTAAATCTAGAAGCTATACCACCATATCAAAAACTAGAGGAGCTTTTTTGTAGCTTCTGTACCAGGTTACGCTATATAGACCAGTTACCTAATCTAGAAAGGCTGTTCTGTACCCATTGTAAGACCTTGCAAGAATTCCCTTGCTTTCCTCGGTTACGCTCCTTGTGTTGTTCTTACTGTACCTCTCTTAATACTCTTCCGTGTTTTCCAAAGATAATAAAGCTAGACTGTTCACACTGTAATTTACTACGAGCTATACCGATTTTTCCAAAGATAGAAAAATTAGTTTGTGTAAACTGTGAACATATTAGAGAAATTATAAATTTAGTTTTTCTTATAAAACTTTACTGTTCAAATTGTATTACTCTAGAAAAAATACAAAACTGCGAAAATTTACGTGTACTAACTTGCTCTGAATGCCCTTTACTTTCTAGTCTAGATATGTTACCGAGATTAGAGCGGTTATATGCTATAGCTAATGCCTTTGAGAGACTTACAGACCTTCCCAGTCTAAAGTATATAGTATGTCCTGACTCTAAGAAGTTAACCATAGTATCCCTTGAATCTCTACTGGAGCTAGATTGTAGGAATTCTCCTAGAATTAGCAGAATAAATACCATGCCTTTGTTACAGGAAATAGACTGTAGAGGCTGTGATTCTCTGACTACTATAGAAGCCCAGCCAGAGTTATGTAAACTATTATGCGACTTATGTCCTAATCTCACTACAATAGAAGATATGCCAAATTTAGAGGTCATTATGTGCTCTTATACAGGTATAAGTAAAATACCGTATTCTATGCCTTTATCCTATATAGACTGTAGATTTTGCAAGGTTCTAACAACTATACCTAATACCCCCTTTATACATAGGTTAAACTGCTCATACTGTCCTCTGCTTATTAGTGTACCGGAAGCGAGAATTTTCACTTCGACCGGTTGTAAATGGCTGGTAGATGATACAATCCAGTTCGGGGATAACCTAGAAAAACTGATAACGATACAGAAACGGATAAAGGTACGTAGCAGGGTAAGAAATCTACAGAAATTTATATCTCTTAAGCGGTACTTTCCAAAAGATATTGTTAGACTAATAATTAAGTATTAACTTAAAAGATGCTTAATTTTTAGAAAAATGAGTAAGCCTATGCTATCTATTTGTATACTAACTAAAAATGAGATATGTGCTCTAACGGTATCCTCTGTAATGTCTATTATGGGGTCTAGTGAGCTTAAGGAAAAATGGGGTATATCATGCTCCCTTGCTATTGGTAGTAGTGACCTGTGTAAATCCCGCTCGCGTCAGCTAACTAGCTGGTTTTTAACAGCGAAAAAAGGTGACGCCTTTATGTTTCTAGACTCTGACCACGAATTTTTAGCGGATGATGTTGTTAGGTCTGCAAGACTGTTAGAAACTAATAGCGTAGTATGCGGTGTGTATGCCAAAAAATCAGGAGGTATAGCGTCCCAACCGAAAGATATCGTTTCTTTCTATAGAAACAAGGAAGGAGAACTTCTCTATGGTTCTACCGGCTTTATGATGATTAGTTATGATATAGTAGAAAAAATAGCAGGATATCTACAGCGCCCGATTTCTACAGACCCGGGTATATTAACATTCCCCTTTTTCTATGAGAGAATAGCAAGGGAAGAAGAATACTTCGGAGATGAAGAGGTATGGCTTAGCGAAGATTTTTCCTTCTGCTATCTAGTCCGTCAGGTAGGAGGAAATGTATATGGGTATATATCAGATACACTAGGTCATATAATACCTGAAACTAAATATGTAAAAATTCCTGAGAGTAAAAAATGGCCTGAAAAAAGTATCGTATATTTCTGTGGAACAACACCCGAGAAATGGGATGCAGACAGTATTAAGGAGGGTATAGGCGGTAGCGAACAGGCCATTATAAATCTAACTAGAAAATGGATAGATAAAGGCTATCAAGTTTTTGTATACTGTAACGCGAAAAATACAATGAAAACAATCCAAGGTGTTACCTACGTACACTATAGCCAATTTTCCCCTCATGATGAGTATAACATTCTTATACTATGGAGAAAGGGTGGGTATGACCTGCTAAAGTCTGGGAAGATTGTAGCTAGAAAGTGTATCCTAGATTTACATGATGTTGTGCTTGATATAGAAAAAATTATTATAGATAGGTGTGATTATGTCTTTGCTAAGAGCCAAATGCATATTAGACATATTAAGGATAAGGTGCCCGCAGAAAAATTATATACAATCCCTAACGGGGGTGCTATAGTATCTAGTAGAAACTTTGAAAAGGACCCTAACTATATTATATACTGTTCTTCTTACGATAGAGGAATTGCCTATATACTCAAGTGGGCTTGGCCAAAGATTAAGAAGGCATGCCCTAATGCTTACCTTAAGATATTCTACGGATGGGATATATTCGACAAGACGCGCTTCACGGAAGACAACAAGCTATTTAAGCGGGTCATATGCGACCTTATGAAGCAGGATGGTGTAGAGGAATGCGGTAGAATCTCACACGATAAGCTCCTTGTAGAAAAAGCTAAAGCCAATATACATCTCTACACTGGAAACTATCAAGAAATAGACTGTATTTCTGTTAGAGAATCCGCAAGCTTAGGTGTTATACCTGTTGTCTCAGATTTCGTAGAGGTCTTTAGAGAAAAGGATTACTGCCTTAGAATAGAGGGTAGTCCATCTACCCAGTCTATGCAAGAGAAAACGGCTGATAAAGTCATTGAGTTACTTCAGAATCCTGAGCTAGCGAATGAGATGAGAGCTAAGGTAACTGTACCGGCTTCAGAAACATGGGCTTCTGTGTCTAATAAATGGGTTGAGCTTATGGAGCAGTAGATTGTTATATTACATAATAATATAACAGGTTTTTTTATTCGGCATAATCCTGGTCGTTAGAGGTATCGTCATCAACGTCACTATCAGTATACACAAAATGGGTCGGTGCAGTCACTCTACGCGGGCGCTTATTGGATACTGAAGATACGCTTCTTTCTAGTACCTCAATAACATCCGCTTCAGACTCAGGAAGAAGCTTGTTAAGTAAGTTATGCACTGAAGCGGTGATTTTACTGCGAGACCGCTTAAGCTCTGACTGTGCAATCTTAATTACGTTAGTTACCTCGCACTTGAACTTGTCATTCTCTAGAATAGTCTTTTCTAGCTGATTAATGCGGGTACCGTCTGCATGATTTTCCTCGAAAAGCTTAATCTCGTCTAGCTTGGTGTAGATGTTCAGAAGATGCGTATTAAACTTATTTTCCGCGTGTCTGATGTTATAAAGTTCATCATCAAGCTTACGAATCTTATTCTTACGCATCTCGGCTAGAGACGTGTAAAACTTTAGTTCCTTTCTGTGCTTGTATCTACTATACAGAATATAAAGGGTCATTAGGCATAGCGTCATGTTATAATAGGCGTGTCTGTAGAGTTCGTCAATAATAACTTGTGTAGGAATCTGGGCGAAGAGCTTAATAAGTAGGTCGGTAGGAACTTGGAAAAACATTTTAATTTAGGCTTAAAGCAAAATTAAAATTTCAATTTTTTTTATTAAATTTCGGGAAACTGTAATCTTCCATGCATTTCGAACAGCAGAAAGTGTAGTGCTCTACATCTTTGCCGTTATAGCCTATAGATTTAACTTGATTCTCACCTACTTCTTTACCGCATTTAGGGCATGTAATTGTTAGAGATTTATTAAAGCCCATGGAAGAATTTTCTTCGGCTTCTTCTATTTCTCTTTGCAGTTTCTGTATCTTTGTTTCTTCCTCTTCTTCGTCTTCCTGGTCTGGTTCTTCCTGGACCGGTTCTTCCTCTTCTTCCTCTTCTTCCTCTTTTTTATTCTTACTTCTTAGGCGCTTCGTAAGGTTCTTTATACTTTCAACGTCCTCTTCCTCCTCCTCTTCCACGTCCAGTATCTTTTTAAGGGTACTCTCTTCTTCTTCCTCCTCTTCTTCCTCCTCTTCTTCTTCCTCCTCTTCTTCTTCCACTAGAGACTCCTTAATAATTTCCAGTAGATTAGGTATGATAAGTTGAGGAAGAGGTAGTTCCTCCTTAACTTCTACATCGGCAACCATAACAGGTCTATCTATACCATAAGTCTCCTTAAATTTCGCGATAAACTTATCCGAGAACTTTTCCCCTGTGACAGGGTTAATTTTGGTATCTAATAGCCTGGCGACTGTTAAAACCGGGAAACAGTAGTGCTTGCCATTTTCTTTATAAGATACAGTCAGCTCCAAAGGTACATTCTCTACATCTTCTAGATTTTCACACTTGAAGAGTATATCTTTTAGTACTTTATTCGCCTTCTTCTCTAGATTATTCATAGTTTCCTCTAGAGTTTTTCCAGACAGTATACTTTGTATGAATCCGAGATTATTAAACGGCTTCTTAGTGTACTCATTAATAAAGTTACCGGAACGCATCTGCCTGTATATCTCCTTTACCGGGAAGGTATAGACCTGAAGCGTGTCGCCGTCAACATAGTGTATAATATTACGGGCTATAAACTGCCTACTTAAGGCTTTACCGGTTATAGGATTTACGTATTTTCCTGACTGAACGATTTCCCTAAGATTAATACAATACGTCTTTCCCTCTTCTGTGTAATATACCAAGTCTTCCTTGGGTATCTTGTCTATATCGCCAGAATTTTCACAGTTATAACGAAGTACCGGTTCCGGGTTTCGTGCCTCATCCAAGTTAAGTCTTGTTAGTTTTCTAGCGGTCGGGTCCTTTAACTGTAGGAGCTGGTCTACCATAGTTTTTACCGTCTTGTCTATACTATCACTTATGAAGGATGTCATTACATTTACATCGTCAGAATTCACGTTATTATAGTAGATTTCTGGCAACTTGTCTTGCGGGGATAAATCAAAGATAGTTTCAGGAAGGTAATACAAGGCTTTTATTTTTTCTTGTAGATTTTTAGCCTGTCTCAAGTTCAAATAAACAACAAAATTAGCAACAGTCTGAAACAGCTTCTCATTATCTTGAGAAGATTCCAAGGCTACTTTTATGGCTCTCTGTACAAAATCCGTTTTGCTATAATCATCGGAAACCGCAGTTAAAGCATTATAAAGGGTTTTTCTGGCTACAGACTCTGAGTTTGAGTCTATAGGCTGTACAAGCATTCGCTTATTGGTAATCAGTAGGTCATTAGCTAGGTGTTCTTTATACTTTTTCTCGGCATGAAACATAGCTTCTTTTTGTATTGTTATATATTCACCTTTGTGTTCACCTTTGCGTATTTTCATAGATTCCGGTAAGCTATCTACTGTGCTATATGCAACAATGAATTTTTCAGGCTGTTTATCTACCTCATAACAGGTTAGAACATAGGTATTCTGATGCCTTAGTTTACTATACATATTACACTGTAAGGCAAAAAATCTAAAGTTAGCTTTGTGAAAGGTCATTTTTTCTACTTTATTGGAAGATATCATGACTTCAGCAGTTAGACTCTCATTCGGATTTATGTAGTCATCTATGAAGCTTGTAACAGGAGCTAACCATACACCTGTTACGATAGAATCTATCCAAGGGAAGGTTTTATACTCATCTGCACAGCGTCGTACGCGAATATACTCGTTAGTTATCTCCGATATCTTGCGCTCCTTTGTAGAATCGTTTAATTTTCGGGTTAGGTCCCCAGTAGAAAGAGATTCTACCTCGCTTCTAGACTGACCAGAAATAGATGTATAAGCGGATATTAGGCTATCTCTCTGGAATTCTTCCCAGAATTCATCGCCTTCTTCGATGTTCTTATATTTTTCTTTTAGTTCCGTTAAAGGTAGGTCTATGAACTCTGAGACGTCTTTACCTGTTATTCTGGCTATTTTTTCTGCTAACTTTTTCTGCTCCATATCTATTAGCTTAGAGTCTATTAATTTCTGCTTTACTAGACTCTTTAGTTCGTTACTGCGAATTCTTGGGTATTTTTTCTTAAGAGTTTCTTCCAGTTCCGCTTCGCTAAGATTACTTTCCCTAGAAACTAGGCGACGAACGTACTTGCGGTTTAAGCGGTCTCTGGTATCATTAACTAACTTTACTAGTTTTTCTCTTGGTAACTTGTAGGCGTTAGCTATTCCTAGCGATATAGCTTCTTTTCTTAGTTCTTCAAGAGATGTTTCTGCATCTTCTTTCTTTACACGGGATTTTAATAGGAAAACGGAAAGGACTTTATCAGGTTTTTCTTCGCCATTAACTAGACCTATTTTATTCGCATTAGAAAGTAGCTTCTCCCTATTCATCTTGTATACCTTTGCAACATATCCAGGGTCTACGTGTTTGATTAAGTTATTTTCGGCTTTAATTATAGCAGAAAGTAGCTCTATCATACTGAGTTTCTCAGGAGAAGACACGCCAAGTACGGTAGCAAGCTCTATATACTCGCTTGCTATCTGTTTGTGTAGCTTTCTCACCTTCTTTCTTAGGTACGATTCTTGATTTTCGTCAGGAAGTTGCTTCGTAGCTCTTATAATTTGTTCTAGTATATTATAGTACCCATCCTTGGCTTCAACTGAAAGATTATTTTCTGTGGCATATTCTATAGCTAAAGATAGTAGCTTTTTCTTGAGTTCGTCTACTGGGGTCTGACCTACCTTTTCCTTGTCTTCTCTATCTGCAACGTCCTTTATAATCTCGTCATGGTTATTACCAGACCATTCCTTATAGAAGGTAGCATAAGGCTTATTCTGAGCCAGGTAGTCGCTAATAAACTTGTTACGTAAAGATATAGATAGTTCTTCCATCTTGGTTAGAAAAGGAGCACGTCCATACATCGCATCCAGGTCAGTGCTCATAGCCTTAAACAAGGCCGACGCCCTATCCTCGGCATCCGACTCCTTCCAATTAATCGCATTCTTAGCCTTTGTTAGGTACTCATTTTTCGGGTACTTGGAATTGTCTAAAATAGCACGTAGCGTTGTGCGCATAAGCTCTTCCTCATTGCTACGCTGTTCCATCTGCGCCGTTGTTCTAGCTAAAAAAGCAGGTCTTTCCTTGGGTTTTTTCTCACGTTCTACCACAATAACTTGCTGAACATCTTGCATATCTTGCAGTTGTTCCTTCTGTTTCTGTAGCCTCTCTTTGATTTTCGCTAAATTATTAGACATTTTATTTATTAGGTAATTAATTTAAATTCTATTTTGTAATACAATTATTACAAAAATTATTTTCCGTACTCTGGTAGTAGTCTATATTCTATTTTATGACAGTGGTACACAGGGCCATTAATATACTTACCAAGGCTCTGTGAATAAATATTAATACCCTGCTCTACAGTTTCCTGGAATACTCTCATATTTTCCTCAGACTTTAGGTTATCTATAAGAGAATTAGCCAAGTCCGTTATGGCCTTTCTCGCGGAGACCTCGTCATCTAGGTACCCCTTTAGGTTATCATCTAGAAAGATAATATACTTTGGCATTTATTATAGTTCATATTTCATTTTAAGTTTCCATGAATTAGGCACGCTATTATAATAAACCGGGTTGCAAGACCCACAAGGAGGGGCAGTATAACTTTCCGCTGTCTTTGGGCACGTAGCACAGGCCTTATAGTCTGAGAAGGGGCCTCTCAGTTCCGGATATGGGTCCCATGTTCCATAAGATACACTAGAAGACTTTGTCCAGGTCTTTGACAGAGGCGTAAAGGTAGTAATTTTATTATTACAACAAGACATTTATTAAGAGGTATTATTTAAAATTTTGTATAGTTCTACTCCTCTATATATGGTATCATATTCGGATATATAACAAGCCTGTTCCTTACTTAACTGTACCATATCACAACTCTCCTTTATACAGTCTACTACCATGACCTGAGTTTTATCAGAAAAGGTATAGGTATCATCAGGTATATTTATTTCTAAAGCTATAGCTACCTCTTCCGGTCTTTTTAGCGGAAGCTTCCTATAACTTTCGCGCTTCTTCTGTGATACCGTGGTCATCACCTGGTAAAGTACTCCTTCTATACAGCGCGCTAGACATAATAGGGAACATAGCATTTTTTCGTAGTGCAGACCTTTCAGGGTAGAAAAGGTAGCTATAGAATCTACTCTTTCCCTTACAGAGAAGCGGAAAAAGTTAACAGCGTAATCCCTAGTAGTAGAAGTAGAATAATCAGCCCTAACAATCCTACAGCTGTCTACTATCCCTTGTAGTATATAAATGCAGTAATAAGGGGAGCCTATCTCATTCTCTATTTTTGAGAATTCCTCTGTAAAGACCTCGTACGCTTTCTTTATGTCATCTATAGGCTGTGTCTCCAGAGGAAGCTCTATAAGAGTCATAATTAACTCCATGCAGTAGTATTCATATTCCCTCATAATAGTAGACTTGCTATTTTTTGAGACAAGTTCAAGTACGTAGTCTGTGGCACATTTTTTCGTGTCCATATCCCATCCACTACTCCAGTCTAGATTTAATTTTTTATAGTTATTCTTCACTATGTTTCTTAATTTTCTACTTTTCTTGGAATGAAGCGCCTCGTTTATTTCCCCTGATACAGTTATAAGGAATAATTTCGGGTCCGCTACTGGGTCGAACCTGTCCGAAGTAAAGCCTGCATCCGTATGGTTAAAGGTGCACCAACAGGGCCCTTTATTCATATCTGCAGAGTAGGAAAACCCATAATCTATAATAATAGGGTAATGCCCATATGTCGGTATGCATAGCTGATTTTCTGCGTCTAGCACGTATAATATCACCAGGTCTTTGCTACAGTTTTTGACCATAATATTATTAGAGTGTATATCATAGTGCGTAAAGGACTTTTTCCGCTGTGCTATGGCCAAAGCTAATAAGGTCTGTTTTAGTATGGAAAAAATACACTCTTCCTTACCTTTCCTTATATAGTTATAGTACTTGTATGCTCCTTCTAAGTGCTCTAGAAGAAGCACCTGTTTTTCTACAGGATATTTTGAGACCGGATTAAAGGGATTATCCGCATCTTTATCTATCATAGCTGAAATCATCCCTATACTTCTACAGAAATGTGGGCAATAATCTGCTATTTTTGACAAGGAATTCATTACTGTATATTCATGCTCTGCTAAATGATTAATATACTGGGAAAACTTGAATACAATGGTTTTCTCAGGTTTTTCCTTGAGTGAAAAAATTCCCACATACCCCTGCTTACCTGGTCTAGGAAATAAATTAACAAAGGTAAGCCATTCGCTCCACGGTTTTCCCTTGTTCTTTTCGTATATAGCTAAAACCTCTGAGAAACCGGATATTTCAGATAACGTAGGTAACAATTTAGATAATGTAGAGGACATTTATACATTTTGTAATTCTGTTTAAATCCGCTAATTCTATATTTTTCTATATAGAATTTTACATGTCATAGTAAACACCTCCGCACGAACCGCATTTATTACAAGCATCGCAGTCATCTTTGTTACCTAGATAAGGATTGCAAGCATCTGCACAGAGCTCGCATATAACAGGTACACGTGCACCCTCACACGGGGGCATGCATCTTCCTAGGAGACATTGTAGACCGTCACAGCAATCTGCAGGACCGTTACAGCTATCACCTATCTCATTGCCACACGTAGGACCCTTATTCGGAGGTGAGGGAGAAGGACCGACACCGGGTCTAGGAACCGGGTTAGAACTAGGCATGTCAGTTCTGGGAGATGTACTCTTTTTTCGCATCATAAGAACTAGCGAAACTCCTAAAGCTACAACCATAATAACAAGTAGAATAATTATTATATTCTGTTGATACATTTTATTTCTACTCGGAATTATTATTTTTTAGTTCGCTTATAATTTTTTCGTTATCTAGAATATATTTTTCCATATCTAACTTTGCCTGGAAAAATAGATTTTCGTAGCGGTTCCGCTCCTGAAGTATTTTTTCACACTCGTTTCTCAGCTTGTTTAACTGAGCCTTTAAGGAACTATTTTCCTTCTCTAAACAGGTTAGTATATTAGTTCTAGCCTTTTCCGATTCTTGTAGGTCAGCTTCTAGCTTTTTATTTTTAGTCAGTAGCTCATCTACTTCATTATCTCTTTTCCCTTTCGCGGCGATTTTTCTAGCGTCCATACAGCTATTACAGAGCATGTTTCCGCGCTGGGCTACTACGTTATTACAGCCCGTAGTGCGGGAATTTAAGCATATGTTCGGGTTCATTTATTGTTTGTTTATTTTATCGTTTAAGTTCTTTACTTCTTGGGATAACTTCTTTAGCTCATTCAGCATTAGAACAGGTAGTAACGAGTAGCGGACGCTAGAAGGCCTATTAAGGGTATCTTTTGGGACTATAACAGGGAAATACCGTTCTACTTCTTCGGCTATAAGACCAATGTGTAACTCTTCCTCGTTACCATGCCCCGGTGCTGGGTTGAAAGTGACTGGACGAAGGTTATAAATATTACTGGTATCTATAGTGTCGGCTATATCCTGGACATTCGCCTTCCATCTGATAGAAGAAGAGACAGGGTATAAACAGCCTCCATTACTGGTAGAAAAATTAACCTCAGTTCCATGAGGGAAAGACCTTAGATTATTAGGGAAAGTTAGGGTATTATCTCCATACGATACTACACCTTGTCCAAATACTAGCTGGTTCATAGGAACGTCTGAACTGGTATCTGCACCATCTCCTATACATATACAGGAAGAACCAGATATATTAGTTAAACCCGCATTTGCACCTATAAATATGTTATTGGTACCTACCGTGTTAGAATGACCTGCAGACTGGCCTAAGAATACATTCCAACAACCTTCAGTATTTGAAGCGCCCGAAACCGCTCCTAAGAAGACGTTACCAAAACCTGACGTATTATTAAAACCCGCTTCGCTACCTGCAAATAAGTTATAACTAGCTGATGACTCAGCACCTCCGCATACGTTATTACCTATATATGTGTTTCTACTACCGGAACAGTATTTACCCGCTTCTGAACCTACTATGGTATTTAAACCAGCAGATTGTATTGTTCCCGCTTGATAACCTATATACACGTTTTCATCGCTATTTTCCTTGTTACCGCAGTCGTAACCTATGTATACACTGGATTTTCCAATCGTACTTGTATTTATACCTATAGAAGTTGTTTTATATTCGGAATCCCCTATAAAGGGTTGAGGCCCTGTGGGTCCTGTAGGGCCAAGAGCACCTAAATCTCCTTTGGACCCAGTAGGTCCTTGCAATCCAGGTAATCCCATAGGCCCCGTAGGTCCTTGCAATCCAGGCAACCCGTCCATTCCATGTAATCCCATAGGCCCAGTAGGTCCTTGCAATCCACGTAGCCCATCCATACCGGGCAATCCCATAGGTCCGGTAGGTCCTTGCAATCCAGGTAACCCGTCAACACCAGGTAATCCCATAGGCCCGGTAGGTCCTTGCAACCCGTCAACACCAGGTAATCCCATAGGCCCGGTAGGTCCTTGCAATCCAGGCAACCCATCCAAGCCTTTCTCTCCTTTCTCACCTTGTATACCTCTATGGCCTCTAGGCCCCATTTCCCCCTTGTCTCCCTTCTCCCCCTGTACCCCTCTCATACCCGTTTCCCCTCTCATTCCTCGTTCCCCTTTCGCCATTGTCATACCTTCTATTCCTCTGACTTTCATGAGAAGTTCATTGAAACTAGTTTTTAACTCGGGTTCTCTCGTTATGTGCTCGCTTGTCATGTGTTCTACTGGCGTGTGTTTACCCGTTACATGCTCGCCTTGACTTTGCTTATGTTCTCCTTGTTTCTCTTCCACATGTTTGCCTTGTCCGCTTTCTTCACATGTATTATTTTCTAATATCCTCTTTACCCTACAGTGTAATAAGCTATCCAGGTCGCTTAATACCCATCTCTGCCCATCGTGAAAAAATATCGAACCACTCTTACACCTATGTTTACCAAGTACAGTATCTAGTGTAGGGTCTACAGTAGATTTTATACTTGGTGTCCTTAAGCAAAAGTGTACCATTGTATTTTATAGTATAAAATATAAGTTAAGATATTTAAGGAGATTGTAAAAACTGCGCACAAGGCATATTATTCGGGCGTACAGAACCGTAGTCTACACCTAGCCCATTGATAGGATACAACACATTCGGATGACACTGGTCAGCGGACTGGTATTTATCCCTTTTAATAACACCGATACTAAAGTCAGTGGGATTTATATAGTTATTTCCGGGAATAATAAATGGTTCAGATGGCTTCTTTTTCGCCTTTATTTCCTTTTTTTCAACCACTTTCTTTTCCGGCCGATAGAACACGATAAAAGCTATAATAACACATACTACAGCTATAATTCCTATTTGCATAGCTAACATGTTTATATTATACTATATTAAAAAAATACGGAAAGCTTCATAAATGGCTAGCTACGGACAAGTAATAGATACTTTTTCTGAACCGGAAAAGGAGTTTGTATATCAGGGACTCATAGAGTACTTTGAGAATCCTATGATGACAAAGATAAAAGACGCGGGAGAATACAGTATGTACGGTGTAAAGATACACGCGTTATTAGGTATAGAAAATAGGTATTTACTACTTTTTAAGCACAAGGATACGGAACCTATAGGGACTAGTGTTAACCTGTCTTTACTGAGATGGGTAACGATACAGACCAGAGCCCTTACGGATGAGTATGATGTGTCTACACATTCCTATATACCGAGACGCACAAAGATAGACACGAAGCTATTCCTATTCTATCACGATAATAAGCAATTTAACTACCATGCACAGAACCTTCCTATTCAGGTCACACTTTTACCCAAAAAGGGCGGTATAGAATATAGTAATACTGGAAGCCTTGTTTCTGCTTTAGAAACTTATCAAACTATTTTAAGCTTTGTTTAGAGTTTGATTAATTTCTTTTATTTTAGCCCTAAATTCAGGCTTATCAACAACTTTTGGAAGCTCGGTAAGAAGAGGTTGTAGCCTCTTTAGGAAATCATCATTTTCGCTACCAGTCTTTTGGAATTCAAATGGCGGTGCAATTAGACAGTTTTCTTTCTGGGTATTTTGCACCTCGTCATAATCGTCTAGTATAACAGTGTTATTTTCCGTAAATCCTGGTATACCATAAACTTCCCATAACATGGCCAAGGTCTTGGTTCCCTTCATTTTCTTCTTAGAAATATCGCAGTGATATGAGTAGAAGACGTAGTTTATCTTTCTTTCGGGCTTAGCTAGTATAATATTATTTAGGATGTATATCGCATAATCCTTACTCGCTGCCGTCCATACAGAAACCTGGAAATTGGCAAATAGGTAGTCTAGGAAATCCTGCAATCCCGGGCGCTCAAAAACTATATAATACCCATCCATATCGTGGAACTTGAATTTTTTGGATTTAGCCTTATTAGATGCGAAGTTATATTCCTCTACGGGCTCAGCCGATATTATAGTTTGGTCTAAATCTAGTATAAAATGGCCTTTGTTCATTTTCTTTATGTGTTTATTTTTATTTTCAGAATATTTAAGACGAAATCTTAAATATTTTAATGCCTGATTTTCTTAGCATTTTCTTCCATCTCTCGTTCTTTTTCCATTTCCCTAGCTCTACTTTGTACATCTGAATTTTTCTTAGGTTTTATCTTGCCTGGTTTCTCTCTAATATCTTCCTGCTCTCCTGTAAATAGCTCATCTCCCTCATAATACCCGTTATCATCCTGTCTAATCCGTTTAGGTCCCGGCTTAGTAATATGCCTGTCTGTTTCTTCTATTTCCCCATCATCTTCGTCTATAGGTGTCATACGCGCGGGTATTTTAGATACAATAGGCATATTTCCCATAGCAGGCATGCTAACGTCTGGGATTTCACTTAATTCTGGGTCTTGCATATGTTCTTGCATACGCTCTTGTATAGGGATTGGCTGACGGGATGGGGGACCTTGTGCATGTTCTTGTATATGCTCTTGTCTACGTTGCTGACTACGTTGCTGACGAGGGCCCTGTATCTCTTGGGTATACACGGGAATTTGTGGTACCTCAGGTGTATTAGCCTTTATAATATTTTCCACCCAGCTATAAGCATGATTCCCTTCATATTTCTCTACTACTCCTGTTGGGTACATACATAGTATACACGGGACCACGCGGATTTCTAGGGTGGTATCGGTCTTTATACGAGTTCTAACGCTCTTATTATCTATGCATAGATTTAGTAGAGAACTGAAATCCACGTTACTTTCAGATATCATACTTATTATTCTTTTACAACTAGGAGAATATTTGCTATACAATAATACACAATATTGCGGTTCCATTTTAGAAGCGGAAACAGTATTTTAAATAATATTATTGCTGTATAATATAAAATGGCGAATACCACACGAGACGCGAATTATACAAGATATGTTGGCTGGAGGGAGATTACTCCGGGCGTGGAAGAATATTTCTCGGAAAACACGGTAAAGCTTATATCCAAAAAGGTCACTGAGTTGACTAGAGGCGTAGACGTGAAGAATCGGAAAATTATAGTACCTGACTACCTTATAGCTAACGTTATGGATGGTGTCTATCAAGGGTATAGGCCTCCTACAGGGGATATATACTCTAGGTACATAATCTCTACTCCGGAGACGAATAACATGATACAAGAGATGATAGACCAGACTATAGAAATTATAGTCTCTAACATCAGGAACCAGTTAGGGATGGAACAGTATAATAGTACCCTTTCTACATGGGTACAGGTTTATGGAGACTTTAATACGGCCGGACTAAGACAGCATGCCCCTATAACTACTAGGGAAAGGAAACCTGCTACTATGCAGTTTAATATGAATTATTAAGCTTTTCATATGTGTTATATGAAAAGATTAGATTTCAAGGGCCATCTTAGGAACCTATTACGGGGCCATCTTACACACTGGTATTTCTACAGGTAGCTGGTTATCAAACATATTCCAAACATGCCCAATAAATCTATGTAATGTAGTACCGAACATTTTCTTAGCGACATCATCACCTAGTTCAATAAACTGGTAACAAGATAATAATAAGCTGGCAGCGGTCAACCATTGCATTAAAATGGCATTAACACCTATAGTTTCTGATAGTTTCTCTAAGATTTTTCTTCCTATAGTCCTGACTAATTGCATATCGGCGGGTGCATTATACTGGGTTTTAGATTCAGTTAGCCATAGATTGCCTAGACTGGTTATCATTTTATCATTCTTAGGGGGAATTTTCGATATACTAAGAAGCTCAAGAAATTCTTTAGATACAGCGATACTAGGTGTATTCTTAATAAAACGTGTCATATGATAAGTAGGCTTTAATGATAAGGGTAGTGTAAAAATCAAGTCTTTAGGTATAGAAGCAGGCGGTCTTATAACCTCAAAAATATCACTACTCCAATTAGTAGTATATATACTCTCTAAAAAGTTAGCATGCCCTTTAATCTGGTCATCTGCAGGTCTAATACCATAAGGGAGTAAATGATGCGTTGTAGTAATATACCATTCCCAATTAATATTTGGTACAATAACGCTCATCTTTATCTTGTTTTTCAGGATAATATTAACTTGATTTAGACTATGACGATGAAGAATATATATAAAAGTAAATAGGTCATATTTCGGATTTAGACCGTTGCACTCGCCAATTCGACGACAAAAATCTACGTCAAGCATTACATTTCTAGGTACACTGCTATACCGTATAGCACCCCTATCAAAATCGTATATCTTGGGTATATACCTAGTCTTTACCTTTATTATCTTGTCCCTTTCTATATGGAAAAATAGGGTTATTTCCTTCCCTACATCCTCTACGAATATGTTCCCGAAATGAAGGTCATTATGTCTAAGGCCTATATTGGCAAAGCACCAAAGGGTGTATATGACTATAAATATGACTGGTACTAGGTCTTTAGCCGTAGTTTCTAGGGTAAAAAATTTTTCTAGTTGTATACCAGTAGACCGTTCCAGGACTAATAGAGATGGTAGATTATTTGTATTATATAGTCTACTGTCATCAATAGCCTTTTTCTCGGTTGTATATTTTCTCAGTTGACTAACAGGAATCTCGGGATATTTCTTGCAGTTTAGAGTGCCTAGATAGCTTATAACACCTGGTGTATAGGATTTATTTACTAGCTTGGATATAATATTCTCGTATATAGCCTTTTCTACATCAAGGGAATTATTAAAAGGAAGCAACGACGGGTAAGATGTCTTTATAATTACATTGGATTCTGCACCTCGGACTGTGTCAGCGTTTGTAGGCATGATTAAACCACGCATTATAATAGTACCAGACACGGAGTTTTTATCTTTACTAGAATATACATAGATATTCTTCATGATATCCATTAGCTCACAAGTATCTTGCCTTTCATCTAACCAGGAAACTACATTCTCTCGCCATTTTCTAATGCTCTTTAAAAGGTATTCTTCATAGGTCCCTTGTCTGGACACTCCTAACGGCTTGGGGATACATACCTTGTTTTCCTCAGAGTATTCACAGTTACGATTCTTACCACATGCCACTCGAGAAAGAGAGGTGCAAGGAAGTTCTGCAGGACTCTTAAGTTTAGGTATAGAGACTATAGAAGATATTTTCTCTTCCTCGGAAGATATAGAAGGAGCTTCAGGTATAGTAGTCATTTTATTATATAGATTTTTTCTATATAATTTTATATGGAAAAATGTTATTCCGGAAGTATCTTAGGACCTAATAGAGACCATCTTACAGACTGGTATTTCCACTGGTAGCTGATTATCAAACATATTCCAGATATGGGACAGTAGCCTATATATTCTCAGTCCGAACATGCCTTTGATTCTATCATCATCTAGTTCATCTATCTGGTAACAGGCTAATAATAAACTACATACCTGAATCCAAGCTGTTAATACAGGATTAACACGTACAGTCTCAGATATTTTCTCGGTTATCTTTTCTTCTATTTTTTCTTTTATATTATTTACAGGTGCACCGTAGTCTTTTTTAGTTTCTTCTAACCATAAACTACAAAGCTGTATAATTAAACCTTGTCTATCGCTATCTATAGGGACCAAAGCGAGCGCATCTATAAATTCCTTAGACTCAGCACGACTACTTCCTATTTTAACGGGTTTTATCATATTGTAACTAGGCTTTAGCTTGGCAGGTAGAGTAAAGACCAATTCTTTAGGTATAGGCGCGGGAGGTATTAGCTCCTCGAATATGGGTACTCCCCAGTCCGCTTTATACACGTATTCAAGAACGGCACTGTGATTTTTAAGCTCTGCATCGGTAGGTACAACGCCGTATTTTAATAGATGACTATCTATATGGTCCGCATACCAGTCCCAATTTAGACTTTTTGTGAGTACGTTTATCTTGACCTGATTTTTAAGGGCAATAGAAGTATTGTTAAGATTATTGTGTAATACCCATAAGAATGTATACAAATCATACTTTGGATTTATACCATTACAAGTACCATAGTCTTCGCAATACATCATGTCTAAACCTATATTTCTAGGCACGCCAAAATACCGTATAGAACCTCTGTCAAAGTCGTATATCTTGGGTATATACCTAGTCTTTACCTTTATTATCTTGTCTTGTCCTATACGGAAAAATAGGGTTATTTCCTTCCCTACATCCTCTACGAATATGTTCCCGAAATGCAGGTCGTTATGCTTTAGTCCTAGGTTCGCAAAGCACCAGAGGGTATACACTACTATAAATATAATCGGAGCTAGGTCTTTAGCTGTAGTCTCTGGTGTAAAGAAATCTTTTAACTGTATTCCAGTCGAACGCTCTAGTACAAGTAAAGACGGTGCATCGTTTACATCGTATTCTTCTCTATCTTCTATCATCTGTTGTTCTCTCCTGTATTTATTCATTTCTCTAGCGGGAAGCTTCGGGTCATTGTCACATACTAAATTACCTAGATAGCTAATAACACCAGGTGTATTCCGGTCATTAACTAGCTTGGTTATAATATTCTCATATATAGCCTTTTCTACTTCCAAAGTATTATTGAAAGGTTCAAGGGTAGGGTAAGATGTCTTTATAATTACATTAGATTCTACACCTCGGACCGTATCAGCATTCGTCGGCATGATTAAACCACGCATTATAATAGTCCCAGATGCAGAACTTTTATCTTTACTAGAATATACATAGATATTCTTCATAATTTGGGCAAGGTCACACGCACCTTTCCTTTCATCTAGCCAGGAAACTACATTCTCTCGCCATTTTCTGATGCTCTTTAAAAGGTATTCTTCGTATGTCCCTTGCTTAGATTCACCTAGAGGTTTAGGTATACATACCTTGTTCTCATCGGAGTACTCGCAAGAGGGATTTTTTCCACATGCTACACGGGAAAGAGAGGTGCAAGGAAGTTCCGTAGGGCTCTTAATTTTGCGCTCTACAGAGATAGATGACATTACTTCATCTTCCTCAGAGGATATAGAAGGAGCGTTAGGTATAGCACTCATTTTATTATACTAATTTATTTTATAAATTTTCACAGGAAGAGAATTATTAAAGCTATTCCAGATATTCGAAATTATTCGCATCATATCACTTCCTACTATAGCTTGTCTTGTTTCTTTATCTAGAGTATGATACTGATAATTCATTAAGATAATACATGCATATCTTTTCCAAGATATAGGTATATTTAATAATACCCGCTCTGATAGGTCCTTTGTACTACCTTTAACTTTTTCCGCTATTCCATACTTATCATTTTCGTCTTGCCAGACCTCTAGAAAATTATCCAGGTCATCATTAGTATATTCTGAAGACAGTCCCGATAAAAAATCTATAGAACACGCTTCGTTATTTTCTAGAGAATATATAGTTTCATGTATAATCTTAAGATGACGTTTAGGAGGCGGGGAAAATACCAGCCCTTTAGGGATAGACGCGGGAGGTCTAAGTATGGTAAAAGGAGAATTATCCCATGATTCACTGTATAGCACCTCTATTAGCTTCTCATGTGACGGAAGCTGTTCTTCACTTAGATATTCTTGATAACGTAGAAAATCTTTTTTCCCCTGAAACCAATCTAAATCTAAAATTTTAGAAAAGAACCTGTTTACTAATATAGATTCTTTTTCTATACTATCGTATAGCTTCTTTAAAAATTTAAATAAATCATACTTGGAATTAGCTATGTTACAATTTCCAAAATCTACACAATAATAAGCGTCTAGCATAAGATTTCTAGGAACACTAGGATATAGTATGGCAGATGTATCAAAATCGTATATCTTGGGTATGTAACGGGTCTTTACTCTAACTATTAGGTCTCTTTGCAGGTGAAAAAATAAAAATACAGGCTCTTTAGTTTCCTCTATAAAGATATTACCAAAGTGTAGGTCATTATGTCTAAGGCCTAGATTGGCAAAGCAGAGTAGTGTATAGATAATTATAAACATAACTGAAAGCAGGTCAGAAAGGGATACCCACTTCATTTTATACATAGGAATACCGTGACTATACTCGAGAATAAGTAGTGTGGATATATCGGGTCTATCATGTCCAGGTAAAGGACATTTTAACGTGCCTAGGTAGCTTATAACACCAGGTGTATGCGAATTATTTACAAGCTTGGTTATAATATTCTCATAGATAGCCGTTTCGACCTGTAGAGAATTATTTAACGGGTCTTCATCTGGATATGAGGCCTTTATAATTACATCATAGTCTTCTATACGGGCTTTAAACATATCAGCATTAGAACCTGAATCCTTTTCCATACTACGAATATCCTTTATACTGTCTTTCAATTCACAGTTAGAAATATTATTTATCATATCACAGACTTTTTCTCGTTTTTTTCTCTGTGTGGAAAAATATTTTTCGCTATAACCATAAGACATTTTATTATTCAGAATAATAAAAGCTTTTATTTTCGTGCGTATTGTTCTGGTATCTTGTACCGATTCATATACACATCCATATTTTCCGGACCAATACTGGTATTACATCCCTGACATATCGGTACTAAGTTAGAAAGGGTATTTTCTCCTCCATTTTTGACTGAAATATAATGCCCGCATTGCATACTCTGCTGTTGGAGTTTAATCCCACATACGTAACATAGTACCAAGTTATCTTGTCCACAGTACTTTGTAAATAGGGCATTCCGTACAGCATTAGGTATCTTTTTCCTAACAATAATAGGCTTTTCCGGGTCTAATATCCTTTGTACAAGGTCTGCTTTAGTACCATATACAGGTAAATTCATTTTTTTCAGTATAGCTCGTAGTTCTGTTACAGTCATAGAGTCAAGTTCATTTTGGGTATAAACTTTTTCTTTTTTACAGCAGAAAAAGGAAAACATTATATTTTCTTAAAGCAATCCTATAAAATAAATATGAGTTTTGAAATAAGACAAAGTAACGACCCAATCTTACAAAACTATGTAACTATTATTATTGATAGCACGGATGGCGGTTCCGGTTCTGGCACGGGTGCTACTGGGTATACGGGATACACTGGAGCTACAGGTGCTACTGGCGCAGGTGCCACAGGATATACAGGTTATACCGGCCCTACAGGTTATACAGGTGCTACTGGCGCAGGTGCCACAGGATATACAGGTTATACCGGCCCTACAGGTTATACAGGTGCTACTGGCGCAGGTGCCACAGGATATACAGGTTATACCGGCCCTACAGGTTATACAGGTGCTACTGGCGCAGGAGCAACTGGGTATACAGGTTATACAGGTCCTACCGGGTATACGGGAGCTACTGGATATACAGGATATACTGGAGTTAGCGGGGCTACCGGATACACGGGTTATACCGGCCCTACAGGATACACAGGGGCTACAGGAGCAGGAGCAACCGGATATACAGGTTATACGGGACCTACCGGGTATACTGGGGCTACAGGAGCAGGAGCAACCGGATATACAGGTTATACGGGACCTACCGGGTATACTGGGGCTACAGGAGCGGGAGCAACTGGGTATACAGGTTATACAGGCCCTACAGGTTATACAGGAGCTACAGGAGCGGGAGCAACTGGGTATACAGGTTATACAGGCCCTACAGGTTATACAGGAGCTACAGGAGCAGGAGCAACTGGGTATACAGGTTATACCGGCCCTACAGGATACACAGGGGCTACAGGAGCAGGAGCAACTGGGTATACAGGTTATACCGGCCCTACAGGATACACAGGGGCTACAGGAGCAGGGGCTACCGGATATACGGGTTATACCGGCCCTACAGGTTATACAGGAGCTACAGGAGCAGGGGCTACCGGATATACGGGTTATACCGGCCCTACAGGTTATACGGGAGCTACAGGAGCAGGAGCTACAGGATATACAGGTTACACAGGGGCTACAGGCGCTACTGGGTATACAGGTTATACCGGCCCTACTGGAGTTACAGGTTACACTGGATACACTGGTCCCACTGGTGCAGGAGCTACTGGGTATACAGGTTATACCGGCCCTACTGGAGTTACAGGTTACACTGGATACACTGGTCCCACTGGTGCAGGAGCTACTGGGTATACAGGTTATACCGGCCCTACTGGAGTTACAGGTTACA